GGTGGCTGCCGTGGCCTGTTGCTGCCTCTCGGCCTCGAGCCGTTGCAAGGCCTTCAATCCCTCCACCGTGTCTGCACTTAGCTTGGCACCACCAGCCGATGCGCCGCTAGGGCGTGGCTGCGCCGAGGCTAGCTGCTGCGGCATAAGCCGATCCTTTCCACGCATCACCCCGTACTTGGCAGCCAGACCTGGCTGATTCACGGCAAACATGGAACCGTGCCCTTGCTGGAACGCCGGGTCCCTAGTGGCTTCCTCCGGCAGCATGTCCGAAGGCATCAACCCAGGAGGTACATGCAGACCACCGCTACGTGCAGCCTGTGGCATCTCTTGGTGCGCAGTCCCATCCACGATACCGCCGGTTCGCAGTGCAGGCTCATTGCCCAGGCTGCTGACCAAGCCATTCAGATTCGGCGCAGGCATGGGCGCAGACCCACGCTGCATCAGCGCCTGAGCCGCCATGGTGGAGCCCTCTGCCGCCTGCTCGTTCAGCATTGGGATGGGCACGTCCGGGCCACCTGCCACCGGCGTTGTGTACTTGGGCAGCGGCAGTTGCCCGCGTCTGCGTTGCTCCGCAGCTTGGGCGTAGCGCAAGGCCACAGGGTCTCCTGTTCGCGAAGGGTCCACGAACGGGGCAGGGGGTTGCAGGGGATCGGAGCCCAGCCGCGTGGGCTGTCTGGCATCCCGTACTACGGTCGTAGGTGGGATACCGGGACCTCCCGGACTCACGATACTCCCGTTATCTTCTCGTTTCGCCATTCGGTCATCGCTCCTGGCGTACAGCGTACGCCTAACTCATAGCTAGAAAAAAGGCAGTGGTCAAGAGGCCGATGCCGCCACAAGAGCCTCGAGCACCTTTTCCAGTGCAAGCTCCTGCGGCGGCAACTCCACCGTAACCACCGTCAGCCCGGTCACAACCGGGCGTGGAAGCCAGTAGTTCCACGGGTCTACCCGAAGAACCAGCTGCCCCACCTCCCCGAAGTATTCTCCACCGTCCTTCTGTATGTAATGACTTGGCAGCAGGAGGTCACTCAACGTGCGCCCCTGCAGCAAGTGCATCGCAGAACGGTGACTGATGTGCAGCCGATCCACCTTGAAGGACCACCACCGCAGCAGGTGGCCGTCCACATTGGCTTGCTGCTGCCGTGTGGTGAATGACGAGAAGGTGCCCACCGGGACGTTCCAGTCCCGGCGCAGCCACATCATATCGTCGGTATCGAGGCAAACCCTTTGGGCTGCAACGGCTCCGGTAGTGCCGGGGCTGTACGTACTTGCATCTTGTTGCGCTTGCATACTGGACACTTCCCGAACTCCGGGTGGCTGCGGTCATAGGGCACCGCGTCACCCGGGCTCAACTTCGCGGAGAGCCCTTGAGTGAACTTGAGCTTCCCGGGACAGCCAGGGTGCGTGCAGATGGCGGTGTAATCCCCGAAGAGGCTGGTGTTTGGGCTGACTGTGTACTCGTCGTCTTGGTACATGCGGACTCCTTGGCTGCTCTGGCTTCTTCCATGCTCAGGATACTCTCCAGCACAGCCCGCTTGGATACCGCATTGTCACCAGACGCCTCAGGAAAGAAGAACTTACCCTCCAGCAGGCTAACTCGAATGGCATCACGCGCCATGACCAGCAGATTACGCAGCTCTGTATCCAGCCGCGTCCAGAAGTGCACTGCCTGCGCGTAACAGCTGGGGCACAGGTACACCTCAGCGAAGAGCTTCGCGTCGGCGGGTTCTACACTGGCCTTGCAATTCATGCAGTTCATGGCGTTGTTGCTCACGGGGTGACCTCCCACAGTGTCTGCCAGACATCATCTACTACGTCCGCGTCAATGTTGGCAAAGGTGATGCGACAGACTGTTGGCCACAGCACCACCATGGCTGCTCCCGACAGGTTCACCAAGGACAACACCGTCTGATCCCCAAGCGCCTTGGCCAGCGCCTGGCGCAAGCTGGCTTCGGATGTGTTGGGGAACTGGTAGAGCTCTCCTTCGAAAGTCTCTACAGCTACGTCTACTGCATCGCTCATAATCTCAGTCGCTTTATCGTGAGGAGCTCTTCAGCCCTGGCAATGACCTCGTTCACCTCTTCAGGTATGTCGCTGGCCACCGCTTGGATGTAGTTGACTAGCACTTGTAAGTCTTTTACGTACTGAGAAGTCTCAGCTTTGCGTAACGTGACCGTTTCATCTAGCTGAACGCGGAGCCTGCCCACTTGGTACTGGGCAGACTGCTCCTTGATGCGTTCGGCAACTTCATTCATTTGAAGTGCACATCCAATTCAGTCCAACCGACTATTGCAGCCGGATCCGTGGTTACTAAAACACTGGTCGGTTGTCGTGCCTGGCTGCTGAGGACATCCAACACGTCCTGCTTGCAGATGGCGCGCGTGGTGAGAGCGATGAACGAGCGCAAGCTAGGTGGCCACCTCTCAGGAAAGGAAACGCCTGGCGGAAGCGCCGCGCCCTGCTCCTGCCACTGCACCCACAGATAGTAGCGATGCACATCGTTCTTCCCCTCGATCATGCGCAGCCAGGCGTCAAGCCCACGCGCCTTCTCAGGGATGACGTTGCCCTCGGCATCCAGCGTACCCTGCCGGGCATACTCTGCGAGGGTCTCGTACTCAGCCTGCTCTAAACTCAATGGAAACGCCATGTAGTTACCCTATCATGTAGTGGTCGGTTTTCTGAGGAAGGGAGGGATGTCCTGTTGGCTCTCGTCGAACGGGATCATTCGGCCCGTCGCTGCGTCATGCATGCTGTCCGTGCGCATGGCTAAGTCCAGCAGGCCAGCGTCGTTGGGGATTACATAGTCGAACTCGCTGTCGGGCCACTGCGGCAGTTGCACCTCACTGGCGTGCTCATTATCCATCAGCTTCTTGTCGAAGGGCTCTTTGGCAAACCGCTTCACGCGGACCAATACACCGCCGGCATCACGTACTGCCTGGGCTTCGTTGAAGTACCGGCAATCAGACACCACGATCTTCGTCTTAGGCCGAATCCAAGGGTCGTCGCTGGTGTAGATGCACGGCTGCAGCCCCAGCTTCTGGCTGTACGTGTACCCGCCACACTGCAGCTTGACGGCCGTTCGACGCAGGTAGTCCACCCAGGTGGCGTCGTAGCATTCACGACCCCAGTCATTGCCCAAGGACGTCAACGCGAAGCGCGGGGTCAGGTACTGCGTAGGGATGTCCTGATCCTTGAACTGACGCGGTCGAGGGTACCGCGTGTCTGGCTCTGTCCGCTTCTCGCTCTCGCCCCAGAGCTGCTCGTCGGTGAACTCGTAGACCTCCTGCAAGAATCTCTTCAGCGGGTCAGCGAAAGACATCAACACGAAGCTGTGCTTCTCGAGCAAACGATTAGCGACGCGATCCTTTCCAGCGCCTGCAATGCGCTTGTTACCCAGTGGATCAATGTGCAGACCGGTGACTCCTATGACCGTCATTCGTCGTCAATCTCCTCTCCGCGTGCTTTCCTGACCTCTTGGATGAACAACTCAGCTAGTCGTCGCGCGCAGCCACGCCTACCCAGCTGTCTCACCATCTCAGCACCGTAGTACTTCGAGTGTCTACCTGTTACCCACACAGCCACCAGCGTGAACGCATTACCCCGCCCACTGGGCACCACGGTTACCCTTGCCCCAGTCTGCGTGCACAGCCATGGCAGGGTGTCCATGTACCTGGCACGAAGCAGCTGCAGCGTGTGCTCTTCTAGGGCGTTAGTTGGCATGCGGGTAAATGACACAAGAACCCGGAGCTCCCCACATGTAAGAGAGGAGACACCGGGTCCTTGGTCGTTCTGTCTGTGAGGACAAAGAGCCCATCGGACTCAGGTGGGTTGCGAAGCAACCCGTGCTGGGCGACGAACAGGCTTACTACCATCCTGCAGCCCATCTATGTCGGCCGAGGGGGCCGCATCACTGCCGGCTGCTACATCCACCTCGGGTGCAGCTGTGTCCGTCTTGAGCCTTTTACCAGCCTTGGCAGTCTGCTTTGCAGCAGGTGCCGAAGCGGGCAGCAAACCGGGGGAGATGACCTCCTGATCGAGTCGCTGCACTGCTCGAGACATTGAGAAGACCGCGGTGGTGACGCCCTCCTCCAGCTCAGCTTTTGGGAACAGCTGCTTGGCATCCCTCATGGACGTAAGGGCCTGTCCGATAGTAGTGACGACAGAGCCCATCTGCTCAATCACTCGTGCCTTGCGTACTTCAGGAAGCTCCGTCGTCACTGCGATGGAGGCCGGAGCTTTCGGCGCCGCCATCGCTGGTGCTTTTGGGGACGCACCAGGCGCAGGTTCTGCCGCGGGGGCAGACTTGGTGGCCTTCTTCGCCACCTTCTTTGCGCTCTTCTTCACAGCCTTTTTGGCTGCCTTCTTCGCGGGGGGCGCAGCAGGCTTGGCCTTGGGGGTTGCCTTCTTCGTAGCCTTTTTGGCCACCTTCTTCGCGGGCTTGACCGCTGGCTTAGCCGCGGCCTTGGGGGCCGCCTTCTTTGCAGGGGCGGCAACGCCAAAGTGCTTGGCTGCCATGGTGCGCGCCTTGCCCTTGTCCTCTTCGGACAACTCCTGCGTCTTGCCGATGGCCCGATTGGCCCCGGTGAGGTTCGCGTAGGAACCTCCCGTAAGCCGCGCTTTGAACGTGGCTAATGTGAACTTGGTGTAACTGCTCATGTGCTTCTTCCTAGCATTGACGTCGGCGTACTGCCGTCCGACTGATGTACTACCCTTCTGCTACAAATTCAAGGGAAGGGCAAGTACTTGTACTACCCAGCCGTCTTTTCCTCTACCTTGACCCGCTTGTCGCGCGGGAGGTACCGGGCGTCTACATCCCTCTTCACTGCGTCGTAGTAGCTGATGTCCCCAATAAACACGCACTTTCCAGTGCTGTGGGGCATCCAGTACTTGGTCTGCTGCTCGAAGTCCTGCAGCTGGCGGGTGTCGTAATGAATCTCCAGCTGGCTGTTGAGCTCATCCGCGGATACGCTCAGCACAGGGACGCAGCCCAGCAGCTGGTTGTCCATGAGGAACCAAAGCGTGTCCCCTACCTCTGGAGCCCCACCAGCTACATCCTCGGGAACGGGGACGAAAGCCTCCCCGTCGACATCCCACTTGTAGTACTCGAACCAGCCCTTGGTGGTTCCTCCCCCTGCTGGGGGCTTGTCTGCACTCTTCATTGCGTATACGAAATGGGACATAGTTACTCCTTGCTAGCACGAACGCGTAGAGAATACATCATGCCTGGCGTTTGCCAAGGGGCAAGGAAGTACATGGCAAGAATCCGGGGTAGCGGGGATAAGGTTCGTATGGACTACACTTCCGCCAAGGATTTGCTCGAGGAGCATGCCACCAGGATAAAGAACGGACACGGAGTAGTCGCGCAGCTCGATCACGACGTCAAGCGGCTGGCGAACAAAACCCAGCTTACGTACGTGGAGAGAGCTAGCGAAGGGATCGCCCAGTCCCAGCCGGCATACCGAGTCGTGCTCTTTGGCAACCCCATCCTGCATTTCTGGGAAGGGGACTACTTCACTATCTCCGACCATGGCTGGTTTTCTGCCACCACCATCCAGCGGCTGAATGAATACATGCCCAAGGGTTTCAGGATCTACGGAGAAACCCCCAAGGGCCTGGAGATGGAAACACGACGACCACTAGGCTTTGTGCATACGCCTAACGGCACGTACCCGTACAACATGCCGGCGGTCTTCCGCTACGACGGGACACCGTACGGGGAGTCATTCACTGCTGAGGCGCACACGGCCGTATCGGAGCTTGGCTCTTACACCAACCAGTATCTGGACCTCCTGTTAGGGCACAAGGATTGCGACTACATCGGGGAGGGGCGGGTACAAGGTGACCTATCCCTTGGTACGACGGGGCACAACAGCTGCATGATGGCAGACGCCATTCTACGGAGAAAGTACTACTCGCACCTGGTGGAATTGGCTGTCGAGCAGCACGCCAACGTCGCTTACGCCGGGCTCACCTTGAAGGAGATAGTCACTGTGCTACTGGCGGAGGGTGCTCGAGCCTTCAAGGTGAACTCATCTGAGGAAGCCAAAGCCAACCACCTGGAGCACATGATAAAGCACCGCCTGCCTATACCAACCATCAACCAAACCTGGATACGACGTACGCTACGCCCACTTATCAACGAGTTCGTGATACTGACGCTGGGCTTCGACTACGTGACGTGGAATAGGAGAGAACCGAGATGACGAGTAAATACGGCAGGCTAACTCCTACGGGCGTCGTCAAGGGTAAAGCGTACGTAGCTTGTCGCTGCAGCTGTGGAGCAATGACGAACGTGCGTGCTGACCATCTTACATCCGGAAAGATACGTAGCTGCGGGTGCTTGGCAAGGGAACTACTCGTTCAAAGGAACACCACGCACGGTAAGGCCCACAGCGGCAAAGCCAGAACGCCTGAGTACAGGGCGTGGGCGGCCATGAACAGCCGCTGCCACAACCCGAACGACGATAGGTACAAGGACTACGGCGGGCGTGGCATCAGGGTGCACCGTACCTGGCGAACCCCCGCTGGGTTTCTTCGTTTCTTGGAGCACATAGGGCCACACCCTGGCCCCAAGTACTCGCTGGACCGTAAGGAGAATAGAGGACACTACTGTCCAGGGAATGTGCGCTGGGCCACCAAAACGGAGCAGGCAAGGAACCGGCGAAGCAACCACCTGGTTCTTTACCAGAACGAAGTAAAGACCCTAGTGGAGTGGTGCATGCTACTCACGAGAAACTACAAGGCGGTGTGGTCAAGATTGCATGCAGGATGGACCATAGCACGCGCGCTAGAAACACCAACGAGGTCGACATGAGTTCAACACATCGTACCAAAGAGGACAGGGCCGCAGGAGAGACATGGGAGACCCCCCGATGGGCTGTGCGCCGACTTCTTGAGGAGGTGTATATCCCACCAGGCATCTGGGTGGAGGCCGGTGCTGGGAATGGTCGCATCATCCAAGCAGTGGAGGAAGACAGGCCCGGCCAGATCATCTGGCATGCCGTAGAACAGCGCCCAGAGTGCCTGGAAAACCTTGAGAGGATCGGCCTGAACACGCTGAGCTTGACCGTGCACAAGGACGACTTCCTCACGTGGGATGCCAGGTCTGTAGCCAAGTCCGAGGGCAGGCAGGTCTACGCGCAGCCAATACCCGAACCCTACTTCGACGTGGCAATCTTCAACCCACCATTCTCCAAGTCCATGCAGTTCCTGAGCAAGTGCCTGGCGATTGCCAGCCACGTGTTCATGCTGCAGCGACGTAACTGGGTGGGCAGCGGCTCGAACAATGGGAAGAATGACCTGCTACGTGGGTGCATGCCAGACGAGCTCAACCTACCGGACCGTCTCAAGTTCCTGCAGTGCGGTGTATTTCCCAACTACCCTGACGACTACAAGAAGGTGAAGCTTCGAGGAAAGCCCATGCCTGGGGACTCCATTGAATACACCTGGTACTACTGGCCACCCTCCCCTGATCGCTTCAGGTTCAAGGGAAGTACGTGTAACCTCATGCCCACCTCGAAGGAGGAGAGGACCGCGCTAGAACTCACGTAGTTCTGAGGGTACAGTAAGGGCATGCGGCTCATACGCAAGTACGGCAAGTACGGACCCCGCCTCTTCGAGGAGGTTTGGGACTTGCTCCGCATGTACATGTTCATAGTAAACGCCGAGCTCAAACAGCGCGGGCTGCCTCCCAAAGGGCAGCTCGAGCTGATGGGTGCCATCTGCTCCCATTTTCTTTTAGCTATGCAGCCGAGGATCATCGATGACTACAAAGCAGCCGTTGTCGGAAGAGCCGTCGACCACTACAAATCTTACCTCCCTACAGCCGCCGGTGGCGCCACCCCCTCCACAGTTTCCGACGTTCTCGGAGCTGGTGGAGTTGGAAGCCCAGGAGCAGGCTACCCCGAAGATGAGGAGGCTGACGGACCTCTTCGATGGCACCCTAGGGGACCCGACCCTCTTGGTCTCCGACTACCAAAGGAATCCAGAGAAGTACGGGGACGAGGTGAAAGGACTTCTCGAGCAGTTGATGCAAGGGAGCAAATCCGTCGAGCGCTTGACGACGAGTGAACGCAGGCTGTTGAACCTTGCCACCTTCGATTACTTCCAGGCACCACCACTAAAGAAGGAACCACCAGTCACCCACGGCTCCAACAAGGGCAAGCCACGGCCACAGGCTCCCCGTAAGGCTGCGCCAAAAAGAGAGAAGCCCCGCCCGGGTATTGATGTACCCGTAACGGAGCTCCCTGCCTACTGGTGGCTGCAGTAGTTACTTAGCCGTGGCGTCGAACTCGTAGTAGATGGCGAAGTCCGTGGCGCCATCAAACGTAGCGTTCGGTGCGTAGTTACCATTCGGCAAGCCCGTCGTCGAAGGCGCAGTCAAGACGCCATTGGTAACCACCGACCCACCCGCAATCTCACGGATGCAGCCGGTCAGACCGGCACGCGTCTTGGCTTTCTTCTTGAGACCGACGGCAGCACTGATGCCGATGGCCACAGTGGCACCGGTGCCGTCAGCCGCGGGATACGCAACAGACGCGATGTACGACCAGAAGTACTTGGTGGTTGCCGTGGTTGCCGTCTGCGGCAGGGTCACAACCTCCGTATGCGTGCCGCCGTTCGCGTCCTTACCCACGACAGTAGCCGTAGCCGGGGCGTCGGCAGGGGTGGTGCCAGCCACCGTGAAGACCAACGCACGGGGAGCGTCAGTGGACAGCATGCCCTGGAACAAGTCGGCCGCAGCCAAGGTCACAGCTGACGCAACGGTAGCCGTAGCTGCTTTGAGCTGGGCAGCCGCTACGCCGATGGACATGGTCGCTCCGGTGCCTTCGGCAGCCGGGTAAACGACGCTGGTGATGTCGCTCCAGATCTTGGTGGTCGTTGCCGACGTCGCCGTCTGTGCGACCGTGAGCGTTTCCGTCTGTGCGGCACCCAAGGCATCCTTGCCCGTGACGGCAGCTGTAGCAGGAGCATCCGCGGGGGTTGTGCCTGCCGTAGTGATGGTGAGAGCGCGTGGGCAGAGCGCGAGCTGAGCAAGACCAGCCACCTTCATCGCCGCCTTCAAGACGGTGACTGGGGCAGCTACCGAGGCAGCAGCGTCCAAGAGTGCAGCCGCACCAGGAGCGGCGGAGCCAACGACGTTCGTGTACTCCTCCACCGTGATGGCAGCGACAGGTGCCAACGTGTCGGTAACGTCCTTGCGAACGTCCCAGATCTCACCAGCCAATCCACCGCCGGGGTGAACGAGGTGAGAGATTGCAGCGCGTGCCGTACTGAATAGACCAGAACCGATAGACATGAATTCCTCCGTAGCTTGCCGAGGGTAACGGGCCTGCTCGGCCCTGGTACCTACATATTACGTCAACCCATCTCTGGAACACCAAACTGGTTCGTGTACTGCGGCAACCCGGCGTTGTGACCGCCGAGCGTACGCGTCTCTGATGGCTTCATTCCGTAGTTGTACAGGCCCTTACCTGCCTTCATGGCGCCATAGCCAGCGCCTAACGCTGCCCCACCAGCCAGGAGTTTGGTGCCCAAACCCACCTTGGGGATCTTCGCCATCCCAGCACCTGCCAGGTTCTTGATGCCACCAAGTACTGCCCCGCCAATGCCCGCACGTTTTGCGAGCAATCGGCCAGCCTCAACAATGTGCGCGGCAGCTCCCTTGTCGAACATGAAGGAGTCACCGATCTCGCCACTGGCCGCCCTCTCGTTGTTGTAGATAGCGGAGCCAACGGAGTCCAGGGGCGCCCCACCTCGAAGGGATGCGACGACACCTGCATTGTTTGCGGCAGTATTCGCCCGCTGTGCCAACGCTTGCTGCTCGGCACCCACCTGATCCCGTTGCTGGCTGCCCTTCATGCCGTGATACAGCAGAAGGCCACCGGCCAGCGCCGCCAGAGGGAGCCCTCCCTTCATGGGGGACCATTCCGCGGACTTGGTGAGTAGGGCTGGATGTGGTGCCATCACGATGAGTGTACCCGCGGCCTCGCCAGAAGGACAGGTCAAGGACGCGGAGCCGGCGCAGGGACAGGCGTGCGCACGTTGACGGGAGTCTGCCGTTTGGCGCCCAGCGGCAATGGATCGGAGACAATGGCCATCCGTGAAGCCCCTGGCGCAGCCCCAGGCACAGTTACCCCCGCCTTTGGAAGCACCCCAGCCAGGTACCCGGACAGCTGAGCAACAGTCTCGCGTAAGGACGCGTTATCCCTGGCCTGTTCGGACAGCTTCCACTCGAGGGTATCTATGCGCGCCGCGGTGGTTGCGAAGGCGTCTTTCTGCTCCTTGGCAGCCCTCTTCAACTCCACGTAGTCCATGACCACAGTCCAGACCAGTGGGGTCACAGCCATGAGCAAGGCAAACGGAATGACGAACTTCTTACCGTTGCGCCGCACAGTGACCGCATCCGGGGACACCGAGATGGCGTTGTGCGCCGCAGTAGCCTTGGCGGCCGCAAGCTCTTGCTCCAGAACGTCGGCACGTGCCTGCTCTTCCTCAAGCTGCCGAAGGGCTGCACGCGCACGCGACTCAGCAGCGTCCTGATCGGACACTGCTTTCAAGTCGTCGTAGCTCTTCGTACGGCGAAGCAACGGGGGCTTAGGAGCTTCCACCCCCGTAGGATATCAGCCTAGGAGGCGAACGCGAACTACCGCATCAGTTGTCCGGACGATTGAAAGACTTGCCCAGCCCGCCTGGGGCGTAGGGCTTGCCATGAGGAGCATGCCTCCAGGGGCAATCTCCAGGTCGTCCGTGCCGCCATTCACGTTGAGGTTGATCGGGGCTGCGCCTGCCGCGGCCTCGTACTCCAGCAACAAGAGCTTGGCGTTTGCCACGGAACCGAATGGAACCGCGGTGGTCCCAGCTCCAGTCATGTTCAACCTCGTATCGAGGACGGACGTGAACTGATTGCTGAGACCGAACGGGATAGACACCTGCGCCTGCCCCTCGTCGGGGGGAAAGAGCAAGGTGCCTTGCACCGTAAAGGGGTTGGTACTGGCTGCCATTACGACCCAGGTAGACCAAGGAAGGTGGCCGAGGTGTTAGCGCCACCCGCGTTCGGGTTCGTGGCGCTGGAGATGAGGGTGAGTGCCGAGATCGCCACGGGTACCGCGCGTTCGAACTGCACCGCAACCGACTCCTGAATGAGCACGCCCTGCGCGTCAGTCGCCCAGGTGTGGTTCGGGAGATAGCAGGCCTCAAAGTACACAGCACCGAGAGCATCCTGGTTGATGTCGCGGATGTACATCAGGATGCCAATGGGCTGCGTGAAGAGGTCGGAGGCCAGGTTGAGGTAGATGTTCTCGTACCCAGGCGGGATGACCACGTTGTGCGGATTCGAGACGCTGGCAGACCCTGCGTTGAGGAACATCGCCGGCACCACGGTGGGCGGCAGCAAGTCCTGGTAGTAGGAGTACAGCAAGCGCAGGAGCGATGCACCATGGTAGTAGATGCGGCCCAAGCCCAACTGCCCCACGGTGCGACCCGTGATGAAGTAGCTGCGCTCCGAACCGATCTCAAAGATGCGGTTGAACTGTCGGGTGTGCGACAGATTGAAGTTCTGTACGATGCCGATGGGCAGTACAATCTGGTTTGCTGCCTGCCCAGTACCGCTCACCGCTTGCGCGAAAGCAGCAGCACCGCCGATGTTGGCGATACGAGGAGGGCCTGCCGCCAACATGGTGAAGCCAGCGTTTGCATACGCCCCATCCACCATGCCGGCCTGCACGTAGTTCGAATAGGGGCTCCAGTCACTGAAGTTGCCAGCCATGTCGTTCTCCTTCTACCAATCTACCATGCAGGGCTTAGCGCCCCTTCTTCTTATCCTCAAAATGCTTCAACACTCGGTCGGCACCAAGAGCAGTTAGACCAGGTGCTACAGCGCCCGCCAACGCACCAGGAAAAGTCTTGGCGTGCAGACCGAGCATCGTGCCGGCTCCAGCGGAGGCGGCTCCAGCCAGGGCTGGATGTCGGATGATGGCGCGGCCGATAGGTCCAGCTTTAGCCTCCTCCTTGCGCCGGTCAGACGCAGAGGTGACCTTACCTCGGATGTGCCCTGAGACGCCACCAGCTAGCGCAGCGGCACCGGCAAAGGGCAAAGCACCTTTGGCATAGCTCAAGGTGTCGGACAAAGACGACGGCTTGCCATTCTTCATGGCCTTGGCGTTATGTGCGGCCCTTGCCGTCGCGTCACGTGCCTTACTCAGCGCCCCACGCACACCCTCTGGGTTGGTGAAGTCCACCTTGCGCACAGTGCCGTTAGCCGCTGGAAGGACCTTCTTCGCCAAGTCCTTGACCTTCGAAGCTAGGGGTCGGGTGAACTTCACCACATCCCCTGCTGTCTTCTCAGGCCCCTCTTGGAGCTTCTTGTCCCACTCCTTCAACGAAACACCTGGAGGGGGCGGAGGCTCCGCAACCTTTAGCTGACCACCCAGCTTCATGTAAAACCCAAGGGCATCCTCGGGGCAGAGCTGCGTGGCGATCTTGAGCAGGTCGGGGTCTTCCGCCTGCCCAGCGCGCGCCTGTAGCGCGGCGTCGATGGCACTCACGCCCACGACCGAGGCAGTCTTCTCTCGAAGGAACTGCCCGGCCTGGACGCGGTGCACCGCTACGTTGAACTTGTCGAGGTCCATCAGCAAAACTCCGGGGCTAAGAAAGAAGCGGGGACACCGCGTCTTTCAGATACTACCGCAGTTGGTCCAATAATCGGACATATCCTGCGGGGTCGTTGAACTTCAGCTGATCCAGGTGCGCCTGCAAGTCTTCCATGGACGGCATGTGCCCAGGAGAATGCCCCTCTCCCTTTCGGGCGCGCCCGTCTAATACCTGAAGATTCTCTGGGCGGTTGTCTGTGCGCACGCCGTTCTTGTGGTGCACAATCTCCCACTCGTAAAGAAGCCTGTCGATCTGCTGCTCCACTACCAACCTGTGCTCGAGCACACGCCCGTCCTTGGTACGCCCTTGGTACCCGCTGGGCGCTACCACCAACAGGTAGCCACCCGGAGCCCGCACAGGTCCGTCCACGTGCTTCTTCCCGCCAGGTAGTGGATCCCGCAAAGGATTCCCTGCCTCGTCGATCAATCCTCTGCTTCGCTTCTGCGCGTGCCGATGGCACATCCCATGGCTGCTGGCGCGTGCGTCGCAGCCAGGAGCACAACACACCACCATGCTCGGAGCTTGCCCGCGAGGTAATGCCAGAACGGTGGATACGTCTTGGCCCTTCTGTTGACGCTGCCAGTGCCCGTGGCAAAGGCCGCCTGCCTTTGGTCGATTGAAGCACCCAACAATGGAGCAGGTGGCGCCTGGTCCGTAACTCGGAACACGTTGCAGCTCTCGCAGTTGATTCCCGTCGCGGTCGATAATCCCGTTTCTGCACTGCATGTAGTGCTGCCGACAGAGCCCAAAGGAACCTCCCTTGGTGCTGTTCTCGCAGCTTTGTACCTTGCAGTTGGGCCATTGGTCTCTTGGCGGTCGTCCCGGTTGTCGCTCAGTCATGGGTAAGGGTTCCTCTCAGAACCCTTATACCATTTAGTGTCTACCTATTCCACAGATAACTAGATGACAAGAGTAATTCTGATGTAGTTGCAAGGGTAGGGGGGATCGATCAACACGTCCACCAACACGGTATCAGGAGACTCTTCGTCTTGGATGATGTTGTTGAGGTTGAACCCAACAAGGACGCCGACTTCCACAAGGAACCCACCTAGGCCACCGATGACGGTACCCAGCTGGTCAAGGAAGGCCTGCGTGATGTTGAACCGCCCGATGAAGTTCTTCAGGCCGCGCCGTAGGAACTTTGCCGTGAAGTCCACAACCTTGGTGATGGAGTCCGTGCGGGTCTCCACCGACGTGAGGTCGGTCGTCAACGCCATGCGGGAGATGAGCGGCGCGCTCGTAGCGTCCTGCACGATGATGTAAGTACCGCCCCCAGCCATGACGTTCATCTGGCTTTCGGAGAAGTAGTTACTCGACCCAAGGACACGGGTGTACCCGGTCATCGGGAAGTTCGTGAAGGACTGCTGCGGAGGTTGCTGCCCAATCATGCCGGCGATGCCAGCGTTCATGTAGAAGCCGTTGATGACCTGCTCCACACCACCGATGGTCGCCGCACACTGGTCAGGCGCCGTATGCCAGAACCTGCGATTACTGTAGGACTGGCTGAGCGCGGCGTAGGTCTCAGCAACCTTTTGCTTGTCCACTGCACCCGTCGTAGTGACCAAGGCTGCTCCACGGATGCGGATGGCAAAGGTCTCTGCGATGAGGCTCGAGGGTAGCGGTGGCGTGTTGAGCGTCGTGGTTGCGTAGAACCCGTCGTCGTTCGTGCCCGGCGTGAAGCTGGTTCGGATGGTAATCACCGAGCCGCTCACCGACTCGATGGAGTAGTTCTTCGAGTCGCTGGCGATGTCCAAGAAGACGCCGATGTCGGTCGCGATGGTACCGATGGCGGTGACTCCCTTGTTCATCAGCAAGGCCGACAGGTTGGGGATCCCCGTATCGAAGAGCAGCCCGGTGCTGCCTACGGTGTTACCGTCAGCGCCAGACGACACCAGGGTGTCGACGGCCGTGGTGGGGGACTCCGAGTTGAAGAGAGCGATGCGCTCCCCCTTCTGGGCGGGCTCCGACATGAAGCTGACGTGCGTGTTGAAGATCTGGCCAACTGTCTGGTCATGCGTCAACGGGGCAATCGCGTAGACCTCGTATGCCTCCAGGAACTCCGCCGCGCGAGTGAACGCCTCTGCCGTCCCGAAGGGGGCATCCTCGCTCACCGCGTCAACACCAAGACCCGTAACCTGCACACCAGGCGCATTCACCATGGCGAAGAACAGGCCCAGAGCTAGGGGGTTGCGCGTGTCCACGGGGGACAGCGTGCTCTCCAGCACCGACTGCGCATCGAAGCGAAGTAGCCCAGCGCTGGTCGCCGAGGCCGACACGTCCTTGCGAACTGCCGTGTAGGCCAGGTAAACGGGTGCTCGCCCCTGGGTGGGAGGAACGGGCACGCCGATGGGGCTGCGCAGAATGGTGTTCTTGATCGTGGCGGTCTTGAGGGAGTCCACAACCAGGTCGGGGGTGGGGCGGTCTATGCCCGTACCCGTCAGGTTCTTCGCGATGATGTGCCAGTTGGTGCCGGCACTTGTCGAGAGCACCTGTTGGCTGTTGATCTTGAGGGTGTCCACCGCGCCGCCGGGAGCGACCTTGGTAACCAAGCCCTTGGTCACGCCGTCGATGTACAGCTCGTCGCCAGCAGCAACATGACCGAGGGCCCCGTACGCACGGGTATCGGCGGTCAAGCCGAGGAGGGTCAAAGCCGTTCCACTCCGAACCCACAGCATGGAGTCAGCCCCCGTCTGTGTGGACGTGAGTACCAAGTAGTGGGAACCATTGGCAGTTGCCAGGAGGCGTCCGCCGGCGGCAGCACCAAGCACTGCATTGATCTCGCTGAGGACGTGGGCTTCGTCTACTGCCGCCGCGGTGAACTCCACCGTCTGCCGCTGTTGGCCGTCACTGATCTCAAGGGTCTTACCGGCAAGCCCCGCGGGCGTGGCGACACTGGTAGTACCAACGATGGCGGCGGCTGTACCAACTGCCGTGAAGTCCACGCCTGCGAACTTCAGCAAGGGGGAGAAGTTGTCCCCGTTGCCATCGTCCACAACCTGGATGGACTCACCGGAATCCGTCTGACCATCGACGAAACCGATAGTGGAGGTTGCAGTGCCGCCTGCCTTGACAGTCAACTTGGAAGAAGCACCAGTGTCGTCGCTGGTCAGACGTAGGTGATTCGTGGTGGCAGTAAGGTCCGCGACCAACCCAGTGGTTGACGCGTTCACCTTAGCTACTACCAACGCCGGGGTAGTCTCCCCCGCGGTGAAGGTGACCGTCTGGTCCACCCCCGTACCCACGGCCACGATGAGGGTCTTACCTGTGAGGTCATCCGGCAACGTAAGCGTGGAGAGGTCGATGCTGCCCGTGATGACAGCCGCGGTCGACACTGAACCATTGCGCAGGAAGGACTCGTCGCGGAGTACTTCGAGAAAATTCGTGGCGCTCATCGCCAAGAACACCCGGACGGTGTCGGCTTCGATGGCCAGCTCCGTCAGATTCCCGCGAGGATCGGGGTAGTTGGTGACAGGGATCACCTCCTCGAGCTGCGAGTAGTAATCAGACCCGGTGTACGTGCGCTCGGCGCCGATACCAAAGGCCGTCAGCACTGCCGGCGACGTCGTCGTATCGATGCGAATGCTTTGGTACTGACCGGTGGCCACCGTGCGGAGTCGGAAGGCATTGCCAACCGTCTCAGCAAGTGCCGAGGTGACGCCAGCTGCCGTCAAAGCCTTGTTGATGACGGACGCAACCGTGGCTGGGGTAAGCCCGGCGGCCGTGAGGTCAGCGAACAACGCGGTTACGGGCGGCCCGTTGTTGACGTCGAAGACTAGCGACAGCCCATCGAGCCCCGAATACACCTTGACGGTGGACCCGGTTGCGTCTTTGGCCAAGAAAAAGGCGGGTAGCGCAATGAGCGCATCCCCATTCAAGACCTTTCCTCCGCTGCCGTCGGATTCCAAAAGTTCTACGATTTGCTTGGCCACGCCGACGACGCAAGGGACAAGCGTTGGGGTGACCACTGTCGGGGTGGTCGTGCGGATGACTTGTACAACCTCTACGCCGGGTCGGGGCAACTCTGCTGCAGCCATGGAAAGGCTCCTTCCTTCATACTCGCGTCTTGATAGGCGGTGACGAACTCGATTCTTCCACGCTGGCTTCGGCTATGGGAATAGCGCGGCCACCCATTGAGAGCGGGCGCAGGCCTGGGCGGAAGGGGTGGGCAGACCGAACAACAACGGTACGTGCTGGATCTAGCGGGTGTGCCGCGTAAACAGGCGGTGCAGGCAAGGTACCTCCAGGGTCCGGCCGACGCCCACGGGCATCCGTAGCTGCTGGGAAAAAGGCAGGAGGCGGGTCCGCTTGCACGTTGTAGGGCAGGTCCACCCCATTGGCGCTGGCCAAGGGCCCGCCCATTGCGAGACTTCGCATGGTGAGCATCTTCTGCTGAATCTGCAGAGCGATGGAGTTTACAACGTCCTTGTTGAGGGGAGAGAATTGCGACATGCGGGGGAACTGGAAGGGTGACGAAACCGTCGTGCAGTACCACTCCTCCCCTCCGTCACCCGTAACGATGCCCTCGGCAGGAGATGGGGCGGAGATCTGCGGCTGCCTTCCGATCTCGAAGAACAGGCCTGCCCCCATCAGCTTCTCGCGCAGGAGCCAGATGTGCTCGGCAATCCACCAGGCGATGTTCTCGCTTTCGAGGTCACTTCTCGAGCAGCAGTTGATGCTCATGACACCAGGAATCAAGACACCCTTGGTCTTCTTCCCCGTGTCGAACTTGTAGCTGAGCATGTCGTCCTGCCCCAGCGAGTAGAACTGAATGGGACCTCTTGTGAACGACACCGCCGGTCGCGCCCCAATGGACGTGGTCTTGATGGGGTGCTCATCCGTGATGAAGATCTCGGAGTCGTCACCCTCCTGCCAGTGGTAGTTGCCCTTCTCAGCGGCTGCGAACAGACCAGTTACGAAGGCGTTATACAGCACCCGCAGTTGGGTCAGGGGTGTGGACCGGATGCTTTCCTGCGGGGACTGATCCCCTGGATTGGTTCTGGTAGGCTTCGAGTGCACGGCGTAACTGCTCCTGTTCTTTGGCCTTGTAGGTATGGTACGCCACTGCGGCTAGTCCGCCCATGACGGGAGCAGCCTTGCTGAGCACGCCAGCAGGTATCTGCTTTCCCATCAACTTCTCGACGCCCAGCTGACCCAGGTAGCCGGCGCCAATGCCGCCACCAAAAGCCAACGCGCCGCCACCCAAAGCACCAAGTCCGTGCAGGATGGGGTTCTTGATGTGGTTCTTTGTCACGGGTTGCCGTAGCGAACCGAGCTCTTCATGTGGCACCTCCCCGGAGTCTGGCGGTGGCTCTGGCAGTTCCGCCAACTTCCACAAGGCCCTTGCCAGTGGCATCTCCCTCAGGGTTACGTCGTAGGTCATGGCTGCCTCGGTGGTTGAGGATACATCGCAAAGATGTCCGGCATCGAAGTGATCTCGAAGTTCGATAGGTTGTGCGGGTTGCTGTAGTTACGCTCGGGGGTCACCCACAGGTTCTTCAAAGCCTGGTCGAAGTGCACAGGGATTGCGTACTCGATGTCCTTCTCAGGTACACGGTGCAGTTGTACTTCCTGATGTACCGCCGCACGGGAGTGCTCCGTTTGGGTCTGCCCGGTCACACGCCAGCGAACGTTCTCGGCCTCGATGATCAAGTCAAAGGGCTTGATCGAAGGGTAGTACCCCAGCCTCGAAGTTGTGTTGTCCTGCTGGGTGATACCAGTATTGGCGTTCTGCTGCGACTTGGAGCTCGGGTCTATCTGTGTCCACGTCTCGATTGGGTGCATGTACCCGCGCACGAAGCCAGTGTCGTAGCAGGTGAGGCATCCACTCTTGGTTCGCTTCTTCAGCTGAAAGTTCCAGCAATCAGGGCAACGCTGCCCGAAGGTGCGGATGGGGAGCACAATGCACCTCCTACCGGCAACCTCCTTGAACAGGATACGCATGTGGCGGCGCAACTCCAAAGCCACCAGGTCGGCCTCAGGCTCCTTGGCGAAGGGGCCAAAGTCCCTAGCATCACCTGAGATCTTCTCCACCACGCGCACCTTGTAAAAGTACGTGCGCCATCGATTCAATATCTGCAGCACATCGTCGATGAAGGCGTACCTGTCCTCCATCGGTGGGGAGAGCTCAGTCCAGGGGCCCTCCTCTGCCTCCGAGCGAATCACCTGGAACGTGTAATCCAACACGTCACGTGATGTCGGAGCCACAGCCCAAGTCACCTCATGGAAATCAACATCCAAAGAGGTGACCTTGAGCTTGCAGAGTTCGATGGCGACGGGCATTAGCGGTTGGGCGCCGTTGCGCGGCCGAGGGCCATGCCGCCAAGACCAGCAGCGCCAGCAGCGATACCGGTGGCAGCCAAGGGGTTGGCTTGGGCAAAATTCTTGGCGACGTTGCCAAAGGACTTAGCTACCTGGGGCATACCCCCCGCCGCATGTGCGGTAGTAGCCAGGTTCTTGGCATTGGAGCCCAACGTCTTTACGCCCTGCAGCAAGCTGCCAGCAATTCCCGCCTGCTTAGTGGCCTCGTAGTGCTGCAAAAGTTGCTGCAGGTTGTTTGCGTCCCTACGAGTCCCTGCGCCGGGTTTTCTGGTTGCACCGTAAATACCGCCGCCTAGCGCACCCACTCCAGCCCCTAATCCAGCAAGCGCTGGAGAGTAGCCAGACGGGTCAACAAGTCCAGCGCCCATTGAACCTACGGCAGCGCCACCCAATGCGCCCACACCGGCGCCAGCCAACCCCTGATGAATACGACTACGCACTGGATGCTGCTCTGCCTGAGCTGCCTGACGGTTCAACACGGCGATAGCTAGACGCAACTCATCTGGGTTAGCAAACCCAGCGGTACCCTGCGTAGCCGCTTCCTTCTTCTTGCCGGCCAGGTGCGGGTAGCGCTTGATGACCTCTTCGTAAAAAGCCTGAGGATCGGTGGCACTAGTCTTCTCGCCAAGCACTCGATTGGCGATGGCAGAAGCACCACGTACCTGCGGCTCGATTAGCGTCTGCATGCCGCTGATGCGATCCTTGGCTAACTGCTTCACGCCAGACAAGTCCACGCTGGCAGACTTCGCAAAGAGTCTTCCGGCAGCGTCCGCCGCTACAACCTTTGAAACAGCCGCAGTCTTACTTACCTGGAGACCCTCGGTCACAGTCTCCGAAGGGTCCACAGAATAGTCACCGAGCTGGCCATTTCCCTGTCTGGCTTCCGGATGGACAGTGTCGCGCGTGCTGCGGGCTTCTGAGATGAAGGCACCAACGGCCGCCTCTTTCTTCTTGTGTGCGGCAGAGCCGAGTCCTGCGGCTGCTCCAAGTACGCCAGCTGTGCCCAGGCGCGCTTTCAATGTCTTGCCAGACAGCTTGTCTGCACGCTCTACTGCGCGCTGTACATTTTGTGCACCGCTACCCAACGCGGTGTGCACCGCCGCTGTCATCTGTGCCCTATTCGCCTCATTACCCAGCAAGTTGCTGATGTAACCAGCCTGCTTCACCTCGACGGCTGTCTGAGAGGGAGCTTGTTCGACTGGGGCTTCCGGAGTTGCTGGTACTGCGGGCTCCGGGGACGCCGCTGCCGCGGCACCACCCTCTTGCTCAAGGGCAAGGTCCAGATCGAGCATGCGCTTCTGCATACGCAAGGCGTCGCGCTGGTCATCCATGGTCCTGTCCGACTCGCGCTCTTCCGTGCGCTTGGCATCCGCCGCGGCGTCTGCCTCGAGGAGGGACTTCTCTAACTCCACGGCCTTTTCGAACAAAGGTGACCCCTTGTACTTGTCGAGCCAGGATTGAGGGCCGTCAGACGGTCCATCGCAGTAAGAGGCCAGCTTCGCAGTGGGGTCACCGTTGGCCAGAGCGACCAGGTCGTCCAGGTCGAAGGCCTTCAGCTTGTCCACGAGCTGCCGGTTGGCGAGCTTGGTTTGGTTGTCCTTGTATGCAGCTAGCAAAAACTCGTTGAGCATGACGGTCTCCTCAGCCTCAGGGCTTCTTGTGCAGATTCCTGGCCTCACGCAGCGCCCCTGGCAGTTCCTGCCCAAGCCCTGCTCCCATGGCGGCGCCCGCGGCGCCACTCGCAAGCGTCCCCAAGACTGGGTGCGCCTGTATTGCCTCGCCCTGTGTGAGCAGGGTTCGATTCCAAGCCAAGTCGAAGGCCTTACCGAAGCCCTTCAACCCAGGCTGCTGCATGTCCGCGTGCTGTTCATCTATCTTTCCACGCAACTTGTTCAAGTCCGGACCATGCCCCGTGGCCTCGAGCGCGCCCAGGCCTAAGCCCAAGGCACCACCGGCGAGGCCACCGACAAGCGCGGGGTTCACCCCCGCTGCCTTAGGTAAAGGGCGGCCGCGGCGTTCCTCCAAGAACGCGATGGCTTGTTCGTAGCTGCCGACCTTGATGGAGACCTGCCCTTGCCGCTTCGCAGTGGGATCCTGCAATGGAGACGAAGGCGTCCCAGTCGAGTTGGACTGAGGACCGACCCCAGAGCCAGAGCCAGCTCCGCCAGACGTGTCATCCGCCGGTTGCAAAGAGGTAGGACCAGCTGCCGCCCCGGCTTGCTCCGTAGATGCGGCCTGACCTGGCATGCCTTCGGCGTTTGCCGGCTGCCCAGCTTCATTCATCCCAGCACTGGGTGTCTCACCGCCGGCCTGTGGAGTCTCACCAGGGGCGGCTGCCGTCTCACCTGGGGCCCCATTCGTCTCACCGCCTGGCGCCGCCGGAGGTTGGCCACCTTCCATGCCACCCGCGGCGTTACCTTCACCGCCGAGCTCAGGCTCGGTACCGGGCAGCCCTTGGGAAGCTAGGCCAAAGAGTTGGCTACGAACCTGTTGCTGCTGAATCTTCGCGGCAGCCTCGTTGCCCTTGGCTTGTAGCGCGCGGTTCTCCGCGTCCACGGCCTGCTGCATGGCTGTCGTCGCCGAAGCGTTAGCCGACTGCACCTGCTCCATGGCTGCCTGCTGGGCCAGCTGTGCTTCTTGCTGGGCGCCGGCAACCTCTTGGTCATGCGCCTGCTGTTGCTGCATCAGCTGATCTGCCTGTTGTTGCGCTAGCTGCGCTTCCTCAGACTTTTGCGCGAGCTCCTCACGCAGGCCACTGAGCAGCTGCTGGAAGTACGCCGAGGAGTTCTGCTCCTCCGCGGCCATGCCTGCCTGCTCGTTGGCAAGGAAGGACTGCTCGGGCGAAGTCTCCGGCGTCCCCTCCTCAACAGGGGTAGGCGTGGCCATCTCGCCACCACCGTGTGTGGACTCCTCGGCTGCACGCTTGATGAGCGCCAGCCGCTCCAATGCCGCTTGCTTCCGAAGAGCAGGAGACTGCTCGAGGGCCGCCTGCTTGATGCACTCAGCCATGAGCACGTCGTCCTCATGAGACAACGGCTGCCAGCTCTTCAGCCCCACGAAGAAGGACGCAGCCTTCTCCGCGGGAATCCCACGACTAAGACCTTGTTGAAACGCATCCATGATTACACCTCGATGGCGACGTAGACGAAGAGTTGTTCGGTGACGAACTCCACAAAGCGTGGAAGATCGGTGGAGCTCGGGCCTTTCAAACAGCGGCCAGTAATGGCTTCGCCGTTACCCAACCCAAGCTTGGTACGTGCTGGCTCATCCAGCGCCGCCAAGGAGACGAACAGCCCGTCGGTCTTGTGCTCGAAGCAAAGCTTGTTGTCCGTAGACGTCACCAGCAGGTTGCTGATAGCTGCCTCGAGCTGAGCCTTGACGTCGGTGTAGTGCATCAAGCCTACAGGCTGCCCCGACGGCTGCGTGAACGTGCATGAGCCTGCCGGCGTAGCAAACGTGACGGTGTTTCCCACCAGCCCAGCAAAGGGCTCGCTGGTCTTCACACCACCCGTGAGCCCGCCCTGCATCTTCAGGTTGGCCTCTTCCAAGGTGCCGTACTTTTCAATCTTCATCATGGTGGTTAGCCCTAACTGCTGGAAGCCACTGTCAGAACTGGGCGTAAGTGCAATTCACTGCCCAGTATTCGCTCATGACCCCTGAATTGGAGGGGCCAAGAATACCTTCGATGTTGAGAGACACCTTGACCCGCTGCATGAGCTGGTCGGTGGTGCCTCGGTAGTATTGAAGCCACTGCATGAGCAATGGCGTCTTGTCGTTCACGCCCACGTTGATGCCACCCGTCGAGTAGTTGATGTGGTTTCTCGTCTGGAGAAGCCCCACCTGCTCGATGAGGGAAATGACAGTCATCCGGCACATGAGGTTGTGCTGGTTGCGCTGCAGTAGCTCATCGAGCGACATCTGCGTGAAGTGCGGGGTGCCGTTGAATTGGCTCAAAGCGTCCAGTACTGACCAGGCAATCTGCCTGTCCGTGGACTCCTCCCCAGCAATGAGTCGGTTGAGCTCGGGGAAGTCCCTGGTGTAGCCGCGGACCATTTGCACAAAGGAGCGGAAAGCTGGAGTCACCCCCGGCAAGCCCTGCAATGTGTCGCGGTTTACATCGGTCATCGCCGCTTACCCTTGCCCTGCTTCGGCGTGGGTATGGCTGCCACGACGGGTTCCGGAACGGGGTCAGCCGCCCCAACCAAGGGGTCGTTCTTCGCCAGTTCCACGGCGTCGCCCTCAGCCAATGATCGAGCAGCACCACCAGCCACCGCGGTCTCTTGGACATCCACGTGTGCCACGCGGAGGGGTGAACGCGAGGCGTCTGCCTGTGCCACCTGTCGGGCTTTCAGGTACGTGGGCGGAAGCACATCAATGGACAGGGACCCGACCTGCAGCAAGTACTGCAGGCCGTCCCGTGTTGCCGCAAGGTCCTCAACCTCGACGAACTCGCCTGGATTCACCATGCGCCGAGCCACAGAGATGTGCTGGTTCAACAGCCCACGCTGCTCGAGTACCTTGGTTGGGACGTCAGTGAGGTTGAAGACGCGCACGATTACCTCCGCTTCTTGCCGAGCTTGGTGCTCGTCGAGGGTTGACTAACTGGGGGTGCTGCTGGCGGTGGAGGCGGTGGAGGCTCCTCAACGACAGGCTCTTTGGGCTCAGCAGGAGCTTCTGGAGCAGCAGGGTCTTCGAACTCAGCCTCCTCCTCTGCCAGGGCAGGGTCGACCAACGCTCCCTGGCGAATACCTTCCTGCACCTTCTGCGCGGTAAGGTCAGCCAGCACGCGCTCAGCGGCTGGATCACCGTCAAAGGTGCCGTCGATGTACTGCGGCATTGGGTTGCCAGAGGGCGTGTCGTTGGCGATGGAGTCCAGTGGGGGGTTCTGCTTAGTGACACTGGGCGTCTTACCGGACAGGGACAAAACCCCGTCACGCAAACTAGCCAGGTCCAAGCGTCGTCCATCCAAGGTGTGTACTGCCAGGATACCGCAAGCCTCTTTGGCCTCCAGTTCCGCGAAGTTCTTTACCAGGTCCTCGGCTGTAATACGCACAGGTCGATTCCTCAGGACACGCTTGCTGGGGTCCGAGAACAGGTACTGCTTGAAGCGGTGCCGTGTCGGTTGCTGCCTACGCAGGACACGGGAACTCGTCTTCCGCACCTGGCTGCACACCATCAGGGTGGCAGGCAAGTCTGCCGGGAGCCTAGGTGTGTCGGACTTCCATGCTGGATTGCTCCACGTGGGTCCCCACTCCTCACCGAGCTCACGCAGCTCTTCGAAGTGTCTCTCGTAATTCTCAGCGCTGTAGCCAGCGGCCACGAACTCTTCCAGGCAGGGCGGCGTCTTCTTTGTCTCAGTCATCTAAACCTCACTCTGCAGCTTCCGCCGCTAGTTTAGCCTGGGTTGGGCGTTGAACCAAACCGGCATGTGGACAGTACCCGAAATGGCCCAAGGAGAAGTTACAATTGAAGCAAAGAACCCGAAAGCCCGCTGGATACCCCTGACGCTGAAGCCACCGGTAGAAGTGGCTGCCACACATGTTGGCATTCCTGTACGTCCAGCCTGCTTCCGTTTGCAGTTGCCGTCTATGGGCAGCACCGTTCCCATCGACGTGGTCGATGGTCAGGAACTCCATGTGGCTTTCGCCGCAACAGTCACAGGTAGGGCCGCCGTAGGCGTGCATGGCTGCCAGTTTGAGACGCTGCCTACGTTCTTTGGCCACAGTATGGTTCTTAGCGCTATTCATGTGATAACGGGTGCGGTGCAGACCCTTACAGGCAGTACAGCGTGAGCTACCTGGCTCCGCCGGCTTTTGGCAGTCCACGCAAATCCCCGACTCACGTAGCTTCTTTGCTCGGGCATTGTTCTTCGCGATGGCGCACTTCTTACAGATGTTCCTGGTCGAGTAGAAGTCATCGTCGGTGAGGTCTGTACGCGGGCAGAAGTTACAAACTCTGGACATGCCAAAGGGCCTAGCACGTTGTAAACAACAGCGCTAAGCCCCTTGTAACTAACTGAAACTACCTCAGTATTGCGATACCTGAGGAAATTTCAACCCTGCGTCAACCCTGTTATTGACTGCGCCCAAGGCTTCCTCGGACCGTGGGATGAAGTTGTCCAGGAGGTCATCCGCATCCGTCGTCGGGTTGGCGTCACCCGAGTAGAGCTCGAGCTTTCGAACCGACGCAATGTTGATGACCGACATCCCGATGTCTTCCCAAGCCTGGAAGGTGATCGTGTTGGCGATCTTGTCGATGTAGAACTTCGTGTTGTTCAGTACGTAGAACTTCCCGAAGAACTCCGGCTTGGTGAACGCGTAGATGTTACCGGGACGAAGGATGTCCGTCTTGATGGTACGGATGTACGCCTTGCCCAAGAGCGTGTTGTACTTGTAACCGTCGACAGTCGTTTCCGACTGAATACGGTCACCGAAGTCTTCCACCGTCCAGGAGAGGATATCGTCCCAATCGACCTCGGTCATGAGCAGACGCTCTGCACGGAGTCGGTTCCCGTCCACCATCTTGAACAGGTTGACGATGTCGACGCGGCTGACTGGGAGTACCTCTGCCGAGTTGGCAGTGGCGTTGCGTGCGAGCTCGCCCTTACGGACGGAGAACTCGACAGCGCCTTGACCAACCGTACCGTAGTGGAGAGCAGCGGGGGTTCCACCGTTCGCCTCGGTCTGGAGAGCCTGCACAGCAGCCTCGATGTGGATCGTGAACTCACGGTCCTCGATCTCCTGGATGTCCTTCACCGAATTCTCTTCGATGATCTTGGTGATGGGCATCTCGTAGGCCAGCAGCTCTTGCTCCGTCTTTTGGAACATCTCAGAGCTGATGGTGAAGAATGCAATCTCCGCACGGTCGCCTCGAATGAAGCGAGCCTCGGGTTGCCCCCGGAAGGTAATCGACATTGCTCGGCTCTTAGGCTCGATGTCGATGATCTTGACCAGGGTGTCGTGGTTTACCGAGCGCTGGCAGTCAGCACGCGTGACCTGCTCCGGCGGGATGACTTTGCGAGCAAAGCTCACCTCGCGGAGGCGGTCACGGATGTAGCTACCACCATACTCGGCGATCTTTTCCTTGCCATCGTTGCTATTGAGCTTCGAAGCAAAGAGGTCGTTCAATACACTCGCCGGAACAGCCATGGGGTCTCTCCTTGTACTTTCTCGTAAGAGGGGTCGTTCCAGCGGTTAGCTGCGGTACCCCGAGATGAATCGAAGCTTACCACCATTGCTGGAGGGAAGCCGAGTTACATAACCCACTACTGGGTTGGTGTCTGCCGCGCCACCGTGGCCAACGAGGCCAACGAAGTTACGGCTGCCGATGGTGATGGTCGCAACCTTGAGGGGCTGCATGACCGAGCTGATGGGGGCGCCCGAGCCAACGGTGGCACTGGCGTCGTAGACGCGGGTGTCGAATTCGTACTCGCCACGGAAGAGGCAAGTGGTCTTGCGCTCCGCCATACCGAGACGGTCCGAACGGCCCTTCTCGAAGAAGACGGGGAAGCTGCGGACCGTGGCAGCAGTACCGGGGGTCCCGATAGCCGCGGCACGTGCCCACTTGTAGCTGCCGTCAACCGTCATCCACTCACCGTCGATGAGTGCTTGTGCGTTGGAAGGTTCCGCCAGCGACTTGTCTGCCAGCGAGAGGTCTTTCCTCTGGATTGGCAGAACGTCGCTGATGGGCTCGAAATTTAGTTTCTGAATCGTCGACATAATCTCTACGCTCCTCCTGTTAGCCTATCAGCCGCACGTAAGAAACCGCTCCAGGTCGCTGGACCCTGCGGAACCCGAGAGCTCGTCGGATAGATGTGCGTGCTTGCCCATGTCCGGGCCCACGAGCTCCACTGCTTGCTCGGTGACGTCCAGGTTGAGGGAGCCGGCTTGCGCCTGCTTCTCCAACTCATCAGCCACCGACTGTACCGTACCGCCCTTCAGGCCCTTATCGACCATCTGGGAAGCAACCTTTTCGATCCGCGCACGGTTGGCCCCCTTCAGGAAGGCCTCCTTGTACAGATCTCTCTCCGCGGCCACTTCACGCAGAACGCGGGGGACCTCTTCGAGAATTTCGCACTGTTGTGCTGCGCTTAGCTTATCCATTGAGGGGGTCTCCGTTACATTGCGCCAGTGGCCGCGCCGCTGACAGGTGGTGCTTGGAAGTTGCCCATGCCCGCCGACTCCTTCTTCTTCGCCTTGGGGTCGGTCTTGGCACATTCAGCTTCTGCCAACTTCTCCACTACAGCACGTGCTGCAGCAGAACGCATCGAGGAGATCTTCACACCGGCAGCGCCAGTGTTGTCGAACGCCTTGCCAAGCGTGGTGTCGTGAGCGGCAGAGAGCGCCGGCTCGGTTAGGACCGCACTCAGCTGCGGCTTCACCTGGGCCTTCGCCTGCCCCTTGGTGTAGTTGATTGCCGACTCATTCGAGCCAACAAGACCGGTAGGGCCTTGGGGAAGACCACCAGCAGGGGCGCCGCCGGACTCACCCGAAGCGCTAGTCTCTGGAGGAACTGCGGCTCCTGCGGAGATCTGCGCGGGGTTGATGGCGTCTTCTGCAGCCTTGGTCATGGACAAGAAGTAGTCTACCAGGCGGGGATCGACTGCAGAAGCTTCTTTCTTCTCGCCCTTGTCGTCTCCCTTGTCCTTAGGCTCCTCTTTGCCCTTGTCCTTGGGGTCCTTCTTGTCCTCTTTCTTGTCGTCCTTCTTGGCGAAGAGCTCAGCGGGGAACTCCGCTTTCTTCGACATACGACCAAGCGCTGCGCCGCCAGCAAGGCCTGCTGCGCCGGCTGCCGCCGCGGGGTGCGCCTTGACTACGTTCATGGCCTTACCAGCAAGACCTTTGATGTCGGCCGCCGCCTTACGCAGCTCAGAAGCGGTAACAGAGCTGACCTTCTGCTTACCACCGACAGCTTCCGCTGCGTTGGTGTCAAGTGCCGTAGCGGGACCCGCGGGGGTCTCTGCGGGCTTGTGCGTACCCGGGGTCTTGGGGACCACGTGCGCCGGAGTTGCTTGCCCTTGATGTCCGTCCTTGAACTCGTTGTTCTCGGAAGTGGCCTCGAGGACCTGAAGCGCGTTCGGACCCTTACCGGGGCCGTTGGCAGAATCCGCTGCCGCCTTCTCCCGAAGCTCGTCGAGCATATACTCGCAGGCACCTGCAAGTTTCTCGACGTAATCGGTAGGTATGGAGTTCGGGACCAAGGAGGGAGCCGCAGAAGCAGTCTTCACGGAGGTTGCGGTAGGTTCGCCAAGATTGGCTAGCTGCCGCTCCGCTTCGACCGTCACTGCAGCCTGCTCAAGGGTGCCGACTGCGGCAGCCTTGACCATCTCGTGAATCGTGAGTCGATGAGCCATCGTTCCAGACATAGGAACCTCTCTGTGTGCAATTTTCGGAGGGAGAAAGTTTTGGTTGTCGGGTGGCATGCCCTTTTGGGAGGATGCCCCGGCGTCTGCCTGTAGCGGAGACCCGGTGTTGACGCGGGAGTAGTTGGTGCGGGGAGCCAAGCCCTTAGGTCCCGTTTGACCGGGTGCGGGCTTGTTACCCACCGCTAAGCCAGGGAGTGGAGCTGCCGCAGCTGTATCTGCCGCCGAGTCGGCGAAAGGTATCGATGTGGCATCTGCGACTTTTTGCATACGGCTGAACAGCTCCATCCTACGTCACACCTGGTCCGTGAGGCTTACGCCTTGGTCCAGTCCACCGGGTAACCGGCAGCCTCGCAGAACTCCAAAGCACGCAGGGTGAGCGCGGCGTCCGGAGTGGATGCCGCAGCGGTCTTGGCACTCTCTTGCAGGCCTAGGGTGAAGACCGCGGAAACACGGGCTTGCGCCACGTCCCCGTCCTGACCCGCTTGCTTGAGCATGTCGATAGCGTGCACGGCTGCCAACTCATCGAAGTTCGGCGTCGCCGAGTTCGTGGTGGGCGTTGCGGCTGCCGTCTTGGCTTGTGCTGCGGCAATTACAGAAGCTGCCTTCTCAGCAGGGTTGGGAGCGGAGGCTTCCGCTTCTTGCGCGGCGGCGATCTTGCGAAGCTCGTCGACCAGGGCGTGCGCCATGATGCGACCGGTGGCATCCGCTTCCGCTACCTTGACGTGTGCCGCGCGCTTCTCATTCCACTCCGCAACAGCAGCTTCTTTCTTCTTCTCCTCTTTGTCTTCCTTCTCTTTGCTCTCGCCAGCTTCGTGCTTGCCGAAGGGCGGGGCAAGATTCTTCTTGCCGCCCTCTTCCTTGGCCTCTTCCTTGGCAGACTCTTCCTCAGCCGCCTGCTTGAGATCCATGGCAACCTTGAAGAGGTCAGCGATCTCGGGCTCGCTCAGCTTTTCGCAGTCGATGGCATGGTGCTCACAGAGCTGTGCAAAGAACTGAAGGTTCGCTTCCTTGGAGAGGTCTTCGTTGGTGTGCGTCTGGTTTCCGTAAACCTCGGACAACAGGGAATTCATTCCAGGTGCGGTCATGATTGCAATACTCCTACTCGTTGTTGATGCTGCGTGGTCGCCAAGGGGAGTACCCTCTGCACGCTGGCGTGTGCATGTTTTACCACCTCTTGATCCGGAGTTCCAAGCTCATCCAGGAAGGCATGAGTTAGGTACTGGACGGACAGTGGTGTAAAAAGTTCCTCAGCAGGTACTCCAGCAAGCTTGCGTAGCGTAGCATCGCTAGGCGATGTGGACGCTTCGATCAAGTCCTGTGCTTCTGGTACAAACTGCATGAGGCTGTCTCGGTAGCCGTTGTAGGCCGCTCCAATCTTACGGAGAAGCTCAGAGGAATGGGAAGTGTCCTTCTTCGTATCCTTGGGGGTTGTGCCGGCTACAACCACAACCCGCCGCTCGATGACGGGTCCGAACGCGGAGCGGTCCCCCAGCAGCGGTGCCAGGATGCTGGCCAGCCCGGGGCTGAAGCTACTCCCCTCCATGGGCAGCGGATCCCGCTCCTCCACCTTGGGGAAAACCTGACCTAAGGCATCCAGTTGGTCCGCAACGTCGCGCTTTCCCAGGCAGATGAGGGTAATGCGCTGGAACTCCCGTGGACGAAGGACCATGCCTAGGCCTGCCGAAGTAGTCAGGGCCGAGTCAAGCCCGGCAGCCCCCATGGCGCCGAGCACATCCTGCGGCAGGTCTGGCTCGTTTGCCGTCAACAGGGGGACGGCTTTCCCCGCGAGCTGGTTGGGGATGACTTCCTTGTTCATCTCGGCAGACTTGGGAGTGGCCTGCTTACTCGCTGCGGTCTTCTCCTGCACGTCGTCATCGTCCGACATCCCCAGCTTCTCAGCCAGCTCGGCGGAGCCCATGAAGTAGTAGACCCGCCCCGCGTCTGCGATCTTCAGCATGGCCTTGGCTATGCGGTCAGCGCCCATGAAGACATAGCTGAGGTCGAAGAACTTAGGGAAGTCGTTGTCCACCCAGACCTTGCGGCCATCTGGGAGGATGAAGTTCATACGGGTGCGCGCGTACTTGGAGTAATCAGCGCGTGTGATGCTGACACCACGAATGCCGACGCCGTCCTTGGCCTTGAGCTTCTTGTGGTACTCGAGGATGGCCTCGCCTGGGCTCTTGTGCTTCTTGGGGTCGTACGTCGCCCAAGCCTTGTAGTAGAGCTCCTTGTCCAGCGTGATCGAGCAGGTGTCGAAGGGTACCTTCGTTCCCATGCTGACGTCAGGGAACATGCCAGCCTTGAGCTTGTCCCAGATGCCCTCACCGCCGAACTTCAAACACAGCGCGTTGTCCAGCCTTGTCACAAGCTCGACCCGCTTCATGTGCGGGTTCCAAGCGGCTAGTTCAACGAAACCAAGGGCACGCTTGGCGTCCTTGTTGCGATGATGAGGGAATACATGCGCCCCATAGAAGGTCGGAAACCCGTAGGCCCAGTCCGCAGACTTCACCTTGTCGTAGACGGGGATGCCCTTCCAATCGTTTGGCGAATGGATCAGGGCTTCTTCGGAGAAGCGGTCGCCGTTGACGTTCGACCCGTAGTACTCGCCAGCGCCCATGGCGTTGACCAAGACGTACTGCGAGTCGTTACGTGGCTGCAACTGGGCTATGTACGTCGACACCTCCGGTAGCAACGAGGCAGAAGCTACCTTTTCGAAGTAGCTGTCTGCCGCGCCAAAGAGCGGTACCGCTGCTGGACCGTACTCCTCGCTACCTTGAAAGAGGCTGACCTTGATCATGTCAGTAGTGGTTGTCGGTAGTCTCTACGCGTTGAACCACACCCTCATCACCCGGCGCGTATGTGGTCTTCGTCTGCCCGCGGAGCAGCTGCTTACCGCCGTCTGGTTTGCCACCCATGCTACGCATGTAGCCCTGCAGAGCCATATCCGAGACCGGTCCCATCTGCTGGGGCTTGCGCGCGTTCATCGCCTGCACAGCGACCTGACCACGCCCCTCAAGCGGGGCCTCCATGCCTTGCCGCATGTAGTAGCCAGCAACCATGGGCTCTTTGGCAAACTCCGGAGCCATGGTGTGCAGGGACGAGTACATGCGATTGAACCCACCGGGGTCCATCTTCTGGTGCTCCTTCAGATCCGGGTTGGCTTCGAGCATTGCCCGAAAGTCTCGAGACTTCGTGGCAGCCGTAAACAGCTTGCCAGCGGCACCAACCAGACCGGCAAAGCCAGCGGCACCAACGCCACCGGCCATGGCCATACCAGCAGCTTGCCCGAAGGGTTTGACAGCGCGACCCACGCTCTTTGCCGCGTTGGCAGCCCCGCCTAAACCAAACGCTCGCTTCTCTACCAAGAACTTTTCTGCTGGGTTCGTCATCTTACATTCCCATCTGGTTGCGGTAGCGGCGCTCGTTGTACGCGGCCGTGCCAGGTACCACCTTCTGCGCCGCCTGCACTGCGCTACGCACAGCGGGACGGTCCGTCACGTTTTGGACAGCAGCGTTACCGGCCAGCAACGCGGCAGCACCGCCTGTGAGCTTGGTACCTTTGGCCAAAAGTGGTGCCAACTTCTTGGCGTCTTTTCCACCAACCAGCATGTGAGCTACCGGCTTTGCCGCGGTATCAATCCCCTTGCTGGCCGCGGACAACCCTTTTCCCACGGCACCAACCAACCCTCCAGCTGCCTGTTTCAGCAGCAAGTCGGCGGACTCCAAGCCCTCTGCGTACTCACCCATCAGCGCGCGAGCAGTTGCCAGCTTGTTCAGTGTGGCAACGAAGTCCCCGTAAGCTTGCACCAGGGGATGCTCCGGGTTGGGGGTGCCCACCGATGCCTGCTTCTGCAGGGACTCTCCGATGGCCTCAAGACTGTCGAACACGCCGTCTCTGCGGAGCTGAGGCGACAGTAGCTGGAAGGCCACCTTCACGTACACCGGGTCGGTGTTGACCGTAGCCCAGGCCGCGACGATGTCCCCCAGCGGGTGTCCTTCCAACGAGGCCTGCTTCACCGAGTGGTACAGGTCCTTGCTGACCTCGACGTAGTCGAGCTCGAGCTTGTTGACTTCGTGTACGAGCTCGTTGTGAACGCCAGCCAGCTTGTGACGAACCTCCATCAGCGGGCCCATGGGCTCCGCCATGGGGAGCACCGAAGGAGACTCGGCGCCAAACAGGCCCCAGAGCTGGTCCTCGTAAGGGGACTCCGATGCCAGCTTGGGCAAACTGGGGAGCTTGGTTAGTTTGGGCAAGCCCGGCACCGCTGGCTCTTCTGATGCGGCGGAAGCGGTCTTGTCCATGGACGTGGTCGGGGTACGGCTGAGTGACGCGGATTTTGCCATGGATGGGGACATCCTGTAGTCCAGGTTGCCCTGATCGTACACCGACCCACCTCCGCCGTCATTCAAGTCTTGGAGAACCTGCGCCGGATCCGCCGGTCCGCAATCGAAATGAACCACCTTGTGCTGCCCTTCTTTGCGGAATTCCTGCTGGTATGCATCCTGGTTTGCAAACTCAACCACTCGGCGTACCTGCTCGGGGGAAAGCCGCTCGGAGTGGACCGACGCCACAACTGCCTCATGCAGCGACGCGCACTTACCGGTGACCCAGCTTGTGGCAGCGCGCTTGCCTAGTACTTCCAGGTGCTCGCCGGGGATGGGGCGGGCGTCGCGTTGCTGCAGCATGGTCTGCATGGGTGAGTCATTCATGGCTGGCCCTTTCATCGTTTCCTTGTAAGAAGTACCATGCGAATCAGCCCATGGGAAGGAATCCTAAGCTACTCACGCACAAGGCTGCAGCCAAGCAGCTGGGTGTAACCCCCCGCTGGCTCACCGCACTGGTTCGCCAAGGCAAGCTGCGCCCAGCTTTCCGCGGGAAGCACGTCATCGACTCCCTCTACGACCCCGCCGACATCCGGGCAATACTCGAACTGCGCGGACGGACCATGGACATGCCATCCGTGGCGCACCTAGCCAGGCAGGCCGCGGCCCTCAGTAGCTCAGTCGCCGACCGGCTCTCCATGCTCTGCCAGCTGCTGGGGCTGGACAACAGGCGCCTGGCCTATGAGCAGGAAAGCATGTTCCAGATCCACGCGCAGGCGTACGAGCTGCTGTTGTCGGATCTAAGCCGGGTGCCCGCCGACCAGATTCTGGAGTGGGCCACCATTATCAACGCAATAGACGAGTCCTACCTGCGGCTGCTGGAGGACATCACGGACTACTCGAGTCCTTGGGAGATCTACATGCAACTCGCCAATCGCTTGGCGGACCGCCCAAGCAAGTTGCGTGACATGAGTCTACCCTTTGCTTACTCGTGCCTCGAGGCTGCTCGTAAAAGCCTGCGGCACGTGGCCTATTTCTACGTGCTGGAGAGACGTGGTCAGCGCATGGCCGATGCCCTATTCGTGGATAAGGCCGTGACCGACGAGGTCATCTCCCAACTCTACCCTCGAAGAATTTCCTTGGCGTTGTCTCAAATCCACGACGATTTCGGGGATAAGGAGAGTAGTGGAGGAACGCCATGAGCTTTCTATTGACAACAGCCTACGTAGCGATGGGTGCAGTAGTTGGTTACAACGCCTACCAAGAAGTAAAACGATCACGCTGGACTGCCGACGTGCTCATTGCCGCGGTGACAGAGGACAACCCGCTATCCGAACGGCAGCTGGCAATCGTGGCCAACGCTGCGTTTATTGGACTCATTGGCTTCTCAGCTGTCGCCTGGCCAGTGGTGCTGGGCTACGACGAAGTAGAGAAAGCGCTGAAGACGCGGCGCGCGGCTGAGTGAAGAAGGGGGAGTAAAACTCCCCTTTCTCGTAGCCCCCTATTAGCCAAAAGAGACCTGTACCTTCTTCCCTCGCTGCATGTACTCGTAAGTCCCCAGACCTGCCAGCGCCTCCTTCCAACGCTTGCCTGTGCAAATCCTGCCTATCTGCGCTTCGCAGACCCCATAAGCAGTTGCTAGTTCGCGCGGGGTATCACCAGACAGCCGACGTCGGACAATGTCTATAACCTGCTGAGGCGTAAGCTTTGCATGGCCGTGCCTAGCCCCTTGTGCTTTGCGTGCCCTGCCTTTACGGAACATGTCATTCATGTTGTCTTGGTGCGTACCCAGGGACAGATGTCGAACGCAATGGCGCACGTCACACTCATGCAACACGAACATGCCAGCTGGTACCTCACCGTGCAGTAGTTCCCAAGCGGCACGATGCACAGACACTTGCTGCCTCGAATCTGCACGCTTCACCCTAGCGTATCCATTTTTCTCTAGCCTGCCGGTCCATAGCCAGCAGCTCGTTTTCATTCCGTCTGCAACTAACCCATGCTTGTTGACGCGTGCCCAAAACCGCTCGGCAAAGCTTCCTTTGTGTTTGCGCTGACACTCCCTAGAGCAGCAGACGTTGGTGACACCTGATGGGCTGAACGGCTCCTTACAGACAAGACAGGCACGCTTTGGCAGCACTGGGTATGGACGGTTACAAGTTGGGCAACACTTCCTTGAAGGCATACACCATACTAGCTTCTACCAGTATGGCGTCAACCCTGGTCAACAGGCCCCGAGTACGAACTCCAGACGGGGCCAACCCCCTCGGCCTCCTTGCCAGGGGCGATGATGTCCGGGCGTGGACGCATGACCATGGAAGCCAGGAAGCAGTACAGGATGGAGTGAAATGTATCGTCCGTCTTTCCTGCGGTGTGCCCGTACTGAATCATGCGCAGCTTCTCGTTGTATTCGCTGAAGATGTTGAGCATGTCCTGGCCGTACGGGTCATTGAACTCAGCCCAACGTGGAAACTCAAATACATTGCCACGCTTGATGGCATTGAAGATGGCACTCATCACCTCTGAGCGGTGCACCATCCAACGCCGCAACTTGTTCTCCCAGCGTACTTTCGACGTGAGCCTGGCCACGTACTGGTACTTCATCAGCCGGTCTGGGCCAAACTGGCGGGTCAAGTAGTCGTTGGGATAGTAGCCGCCACCATAGTCGGCGCCGATGATGCGCACATTGAACGTGCGTAGAATATCTCGAATCTTCTCCTGCTGCCGATCTGGCTCGATGTCCTCTCCTGTGAACCTGTGCACATAGAAGATCCGAAACTTGTTCCGAATGTACATGCCCAGGGAGAGCACCGTGTACGTGTTCTCGCCTGTGCCCCAGTCGATTCCAGCAAAGATAGGCTGGCTGAAGGACAGCTTCTGGTACTTGTCCGCATCCGCCATGTGAATGGTCTCGATGCAATTCGAGCGAACCTGCGCTTTCGTGAGCGGCCGCAACCCGCTATCGAAGGAAATACCCAACGTCTCGTTGTAGAACTTGTTGCGGGAGTAGCTGTTGTAGTTGTAGAGCAGCTCGTTGTAGTCCAGCCACGGGACCATGAGCTGGGGGATGCGGTACCCCTCGAAGGGCGTATGAACCGGGTCGTACTCCACGGCGCTGGCCCACTGTGAGGCTGGACCCATTGGAAAGATCTGCTTGCCGCAGTGCTCGCAGATCAGGTGCTTCTTGCCGATGTTCTTCTCGCCAAGGATGTTCCAGTAACGGCCCGCTTCCCCGCCCGTGCAGTCACAGGGCACCACCCACTGGTTCTGCGTGGAACGGTTGCTCCAATAATCCTCGATCACGTTGTCCAGGGTCTTGGGCGTCCCTGAGTAGACGAACCGCTTCAGCTCCTCGGGGGAGTGGAACAAGCACTGCTCGATGACCGGGATGTTGTCCGATAGGATGTCCTGGATTTCGTCGATGAGGAGCTGGTTGGCTGGGATACCGCGCGCGCGGTCAGCGTTGAGGAAGGCGTAACGCAGTGTGATCTTCGAGCGGTTGATGAACTGCTTCTCGAAAACGTTCTGCGACAGCATGCGGTTCGTGAAGGCCCGCAGCACAGGGCTGGTCTCGATAGGATCCTTCACACGGTCGTTAGAGAACGTCTTGGTTTGCGTTGCCGAGGGGCTAACATAAAGGGTCTTGTAGGCGGGGATGAGACACCCCAAGGCCAAAGCCCTGTTGCCAAGAAGTGTGGACTTCTCGACCTGACGACCGCACATGAGCAATACACGACGCCGTGGGGTGTCGTAGACCTGCCGCAGATGATGACGCCCCTCGAACGAGAACTGCTCGTAGCCGTTGCTCGTGGGCATCCAGAAGGCGTACTCAGTGAAGCTAGACGGGAGGATTACCGGAGCGTCACCGTCCCGGAGGAACTTGTACGGGTCGTCATCCGTGCAGAGGTCCAAGTACTCCTCGGCCTCCGGCACCCACCTATCGAGCTCGGCCAGGCGTTGTAGCTCTTCATCAGAAAGTGGGGTACCCTCTGCACCAGAGTCGTCCGGGTGCTCCGAGTAGTCCTCAGTAAACCTTTCAGCGGCAGCCATTCAATGTACCCTCCAACACCAACCAAGGATCCATACACGCTGGTTCAAAACATGTGGTCGTCACTACGGAGGGCATCTAACCTGCATTGGGGTGAGGAGGCTACCGTGGACCAAGACGAGTCGGGATTCAAGATTACATTCCGCCTGACGTCCAAGATACCCTCAGAATTATGGAAAACAGCCAGTAGCTACATGAGGGGGTATGCCAGGCGGTCGCACTGGGCGCTGGATGAGCTGTCTCAAAAGCGAGGGCACGTCGCCCTGCACATCAAGTACTCCCCGCCTAAGCCCCAGGAACACGGGAAGGGGAGGGGTAGCTCGCATCGAGCCCCGCATCCAATCTCTCGAAGAATTTCAAAATGAAGGCGTCGGGATCCAGCCTGTTGGCGAAACCCCCTGCCTTCAGGTACCAACTCTGCATCTCCGGGATGTACTGGGCAGTAAGCACCGGGCGCGTGGCTTTGAAGTAGTCCTCGGCGACTGGACTAAGTACCAGCGGGAACTTCTTCTGCCAAAACAACAGGTACTCCTCCACCACTTTGCGGGCTTCGCCCACGCCTACGTAGGCCTCCAGCGGCGGGAAGAAGTGCACGACGATGTTTCCGTCCAAGCACGTGTACTCCGCCAGGAACGTGGTGTAGTCACGCACCTGATTGAACTTCACCACAGCGTTGAGCACGTTACCCAGCGCCGCGGGTTCTTCCTGGCCTCCTGCTCTCTCACGAAGCTCCGCGAAGACAGCCTTGGTCTCTGCCACGTCTACCCTTCTAGCATTCACTTCCATCGGGATCTCCCTCTTCCTCTACTTCATCGAATACGGCGTCGGCCACCTGCATCCCAACCTTGGGTTCAGGATGCACATTGGTTGTGTGGTTGCCGTTCGTCAACTGCGCTAGCGTTGGGACCTTGTTCTGTGTTGTAGCCAACGAGATGCGCTTCAAATCGGAACGCAGCTTGTCCTCTGGGTTCACAACAAGCCCCTTCAAACGCTGCAAGGTCTCCGCTGAATTGAAGAAGGACTGAGACATGGTGGCACCCAGGGGCCCACCGTTGTGTGCAGCCTCAGCCCCGCGTAGCAACGTCACCGTCTGCGCCTGCTCAAGAATGACCCCTAGATCCATCTTTCTCGGCATCACCCCGAGCTCAAGCTGCGCCAGTGCTGCAGCCAACGGCGTATGCGGTAGCCGCGATGCAACTACCCTCGGGTCCGTGTGCCGCATGCGCTTGATGGACGGCAACTGTGTCAACGCTTCCTTGTCATTGCCGTTCGTCAAGGCTCCGCTGTGGCGCAGGTCCAGCAGCGTGCGCATCTCCAGGCTGTCCAGCAGATCGATGTCCCAGAAGTAGCTCTTGAACAGACGGATACCTTCCACTGAGATCTTCAAGGAGTGCCGCACATCCAAAGCGTGGACGATGGCTGCGTATGGCGCCTGTGACAGGAGCATGGTCTCCACGACCTCCCGAATCCTAGGCTTGTTCAAAAGTCGCAGTACTGCGGACCAGTTCTTATCCGGATGGAACGGACGCACCAGAGACTCCTTCATCAGGAAGCGCTGAGACTTATCGTGCGTCAGGTCCTCAGGGTAGAACGGGGTCGGCGGTCTCAGCCGCTCACGCAACCACTGGATGTACCAATCGCCCAGGTAGTCTAAGCTCAACTCCTGGGCGATTGTTTGGATGTACGCGTTGTCATACACCTGAGGATGTACTATAAGATATTTGTAGTAACCTTCAGCTGGAGCGCGTCTTATCATGGCAGTACATCGAGACCTTACCGGAAAAGAGTTCGGCAGGCTAACGGTATTGAGACGAGGCCTAGGTAGGCAGTACAAAACAGGTGCAAAGCCAACCTGGATTTGCATATGCACCTGCGGGAACACAATAGACACGCTGGAGATGAACCTGGTTCGCGGTCAAACAAACTCCTGTGGCTGTCTGCACAGAGAGCTAGCAAGCGCGCGTAGAACCACACATGGCGCATCCACTACTCCGGAGTACGGGGTTTGGCAGTCTATGCTGAATCGCTGCCGCAACAAAAGTACTAACAGCTACCAGTACTACGGCGGTAGGGGCATAAAAGTCTGCGCGCGTTGGCGTCGTTTTGAGAATTTCATAGCAGACATGGGACCTAGACCAACCGGAAAGCACAGCATAGAAAGAAAAGACAACGACGGCGACTACACTCCAAGCAATTGCCACTGGGCTAGCACAGCCGAGCAGGCAAGGAATAGGACCGACTCCTTCATCATCCAGTACGGAGGCGAAAGTAAGCACCTGACGGCCTGGCGCCGGGACGGTGGAATACCGGCGCATGTACTGAATAGGTTGGCGCGAGGCTGGCCGCTACGAGCGGCGGTGGACACACCAAAGGGATGCCGTCGGCGCCCTCAGAAGAAAAGTAGAGGACGCCGATTCATGCAACTCGATTAGCCCTGGAAAGCTATGACCTTGAGGCCTTCAACTACATCTTCTACTGCCCGGATGGCACGCTCGAGCGCCCCATCGGACAGCTCCCGAAGACCCAAGCGTGCCCCAATCAGCAGCTCGCACATGCGCCGTTGTGCCTCATCCAGTGTGGGTAGGTACCCAACGAAGGCGGAGATATTCTCGGGATTTAGGAAGCCCAGGCTGAGCACGGTGTCCACGGCAACCGGGTCGGGGATGACCGCGGCTTCCTTCCACATGCGCACCCGATGTACTGGCATATTGTCCAAGTACTTCGAAGCCTGCAGGTAGCTTTCACCCCGCACCTCTGCGGCCATCTTCAGCTGATTGGCAACCTGCATGCTGGTCTTGCGGGAGGGTACGGAAAGCGCCTGCGCCAGCTTCTGCTGGGCTTGCTGCGGGTCGGCCCCGCAGCCAACCAAAACGAATAACGCCTGGTCCTGCGTCAGGAAGTTCCGATCATCGGACGCCAGCTTCTCAACCGGCATGCCCCGCAGCGCATAGCTATCGACACCACCAGCCAGGATGTCCACCGTGGTGCAACGCTGTGCGACGGAAGCCACCTTGCCCACCTCTCCGGGGGTCTCCGCCAGCGTGACCTCCTCCGCGGCGTCGAGGGGGATCCACTGCCAGCTGTCGGGAATGATCATCTGGTCTTCCACACCGACCACGGTAGCGACATACCCCTGAATGCTGACGCTGATTTGACGGCCATCGAAGGTCTGGGCATCGAAGTGAGCCGTGTCCTCGGCGCCAGGCAGCGGCGCCACAGTGGCCCCAAGGGACAGCGGTATGGTGGCGGTGGGGATACCGCCAGCCTCGAAGTAGAACACGCCCTTACCACTGGCCTGCTCGGCCGGGACTGCTCCAGGAGGGGAGAACTCCCCAATGGGGCTGCCAGAGATGTCGGACTGCACCGCGGCGTGCTGACCATCCACAAATAGGGAGATGGGAAGCGCCGTACCGTCCACATCAAGCAGATTGGTGATGACAGCACCGGCAAGGGATTGCCCATCCGTGGTCTGCACCTGGTACATGCCTGGGGCTGAGATCGGACCGGCACCAGCTCCCGGTGCGGGCTCCTCGGCAACGGGGCCTGCGCCGTCGGGCGCGAGGGTCAAGGCACCGGCGGTATCTGCGGCCAACGCCAACTTCACCCCGTACCTAGCAACCAGCTCCCCGCGGTCGAGGATCTCCGTGCTGGGGTCCCACGCATGGTGGCTTGCGGTCTTACGGAAATACGTCCCGTCCCCGACGCTGCCAATCTGCTCAACACTGGGGCGGATTCCGTAGCGGATGGCCGACGCCAGCTTCTCAGTACTCGAGGGCTTGGCCTCCGCCACTTTCACTAGCGCGTCGTACGCACCTGGGTTCTCGATGAAGGCTTGCTTCAGCATCTCGTCCTGTAGCGCCTCTCCGAAGGCAGCCAGGTCCGTGACATTCGCCGTGGACAGCACCCCCGTCAGGATGGAAGCAGACGCCTCTTTGAACATGACCGAAGCCGTCTTACCGCCCATGCCTGCGCTGGTGGCAACGCCACCACCACCGAACCCGTAGTTCTGGCGGAAAGGCGGGTACAGCTGGCCGATCATGGACTGGTCTCCGGGCGTCTTCGAGGTAACGTCGAAGTTCTGCGGGCGGAACATGGCCTGGCGCAGTCGCCCTTCGGTAAGGGGCAGCGCCTTGGAGTCGTCGGTGACCAGGATGTCAAAGGGCAGCAGCTTGCTGTCCTTGATGATCACGGGAATACGGGACTTTCGAATGCCCGCAGCTTGAAGCTGCTCACTTGGCGCGGTCATTGGCGCTTCGGTCTTGCTCGAGACCTCCACATGCCCAAGACCGTACCCGCGCTCACCATCGACCGCGGTCATTACAACCTCGAGGTCGAAGTCAGCCAAGTATGGTACCTGCTTGTATAGTTCCTGGAGCACCGCATCGGGCCAGGCGTTGGGCTCCTCAGGCAGCGCGGTCTCTGCGGCCGTCTTGTTGAATTCGAGCTGCGTGGTGCGGAATAGCTGGGGCATGCGAGGGGTCTCCTAGGACGTCTTCAATAATAGGCCCAGCGCCTGAAAAACGGCAGGGTCCTTGGTCACTATGATAATGCCATCTACCAGGTCGGTAGGTAAAAGGGGATCGTCTGGGCCAAGGCCCGAAGAGAACTGGGAGGCTATCTCAGCGCCGGCAACAGCCAATGTGGTCCCCGTGAAGGACAGCAGGTGCGCGGGTCCCGCGCTAAGTGCCCCAGACATCTGCCCCACGAACTTCACAACAGGGATCTTCACGCCCAGCCCCACCGCAAGGAGCGCCCGGATACCTCCCAGCTTCAGGGCCAACGCACCGCTCAGGGCAGCCATCGCCGCGATCTGTGCGCCTATCTGCAAGGACACCGTGGGCAACCCAAAAGATAGGGCCACTGCCAGTGATGCCTGCAGCTGGGCCACAGCTAGGATGAGCGCTTGTATCGCCGCGAAGGGGTTGCTGATGCCAAGAGACATCTGCAGCACGGCCGAGATGGCAGCGCTGAACTGTAGCTGGATGTCTGCCAGCATAGGGCCCAACCCGAACTGCCCAGTCAGCATAAGGTCCAACTGGAGCAGCAGCGGGTTTATCAAACCGATGCCCACAGCTAGGCCGATGTTGATGCCACCCAAGGTGTAACTGCCAATGTCTTGTACTGCCATTTAGCCCAAGAAGTCAGCGCGGCCGCTGGTGATTACGCCGATAGTTGTGTTGAGTCCTGGCGGGATTGGTGAGAAGCCTGGTGGTGTCGGAGACACCATGAGCAGCGTGGGCGGCAGCGTCACCGATACCTGGTCCCCCACCCTGGCGAAGGGCTTGTCTCCGCCGTTGATTCGAATGACAGGCGCCGAGATCTCCAAGCTTCCACCTACGGTGACCTTGGCCCCCTGAGCCACCGTCATGCTGAAGGAGTTGTCGGCAAAGACCTCGAGCTCGCCCTTCACACGCACGCGCAGCTTCTTCTTGCACAAGATGCTGACGTTGCCGTCCATTCGCATGAACGTGTTGCCGGCGCGGTCGAATACGAGACGCAGCTTCACCAGACTACCGGTGCCTGCCAGAAGCGCCCCGTCCTCTGCCTTGAACCCATTGCGGGCCAAAGCCATCTCGTAGACCACGGGCTCAGTCTTGCCTACGCCAGCCGCCTGCAGGTCAGTGATGCCATCCTCATCCGTCTCGGGTACGGGGTCATGCAGTCGCCCAACACCCACGCGCACGTCTGCGTACTGCTCGTTGGCGTACACACGAAACGTCTGCTTGAACTCAGCTGGTAGCTTGGTCTCGCCTTCGCCCTCTTGTATTCCCCACTTGATTGAACCACCAGAGTTGTACATGGCGTAGTTCTCAGCCACATCCATTACAAGGTTGTTCAGTGGTATGTACAAGCGTTGCGCAAGCTCGGTGCTGCCTACCTGCAGCACCCCGCCACGATGCAGGATAATGAACTGGCCATCCCTGCCGCGCATCCCCATGTCGCCAGGTTTGCCCTTTTCACGACCCCCAGCAAAGCTTGCAGAAGTCGGCGCCTGGTTGGAGCTGGCACGATCAGACGTACCATTGGGTGCGTCGGTACTGCCCGACATGGGCACTGTCTCGTGCGGCATCACAAAGGCCATGATGAAAGGAGGGGAGCTGTCCCCCGGCCAGCACACCGCGCACTTCGAACCCACCTCCGGCGTCACAGAAAAGCCGTCACCTCGATTCGGGTGCAGGTATGGAGAGCCGATGGGCACCGCTGGGATGCTCATCTGGTCGAACTGGCTGTACACGTCCACCGTGTAGTTCACCAGATCCACATTCACCACGCGGCACATGAAGATGTCCGTCTCCCCCAAGCCCTCCGGTGAGGTCATGCTGGTACGGAACTCCGTGCGGGGGTGTCGACCACCTCTTGCTGCTTTCATGCCTCCGCGCATCAGTACTCGTGTCCCTTCACGTCATGTAGGTGCGACAAAGCCAGACGCTTCTTGGCGTGCTCCTGATTCAGACCGAATTCAGCGCCGTAGGCCATGCCGGGGATAGGGTGCAAGCTGTGGATGTTCGATGTACCACCCGTGGCCGCCGCGTCGAGCAGGGTCTTGCTCAACCGGATGTGCTGCATCTTGGCCATCCAGTCTTCCTGCACCGAAAGCGGCATGATGTCCACCCCCTTCAGTACAGGCTTGTGCTCGATGGGCGTCTTTCCAGCCCGGATGAGCTCCCTGTTCAGCGCGGCAATCTTAGAAGTCGGATGAAACTCCCCGCGGAGGACACCTGGGTAATCCCCAGCCGCCTCGATCTTGGTGAGGTTGCTCATGGCCTTCACCACGGTCTCCACGTGCTTGCGCTTGATGCCCTCACCCTTGTACAGAGCATGCACCTGGTCCGCCAAGTAGTTCTGGACGGTCTCCATGTTGCCAGTGGCCTTGTACAGGTCGTGTGGGTTCACCAGAGTACGCAATGGATCGCTCAACACCTGCCCCTTGGTAACCTGCATCCCCACCTTTGGCGGAGCCCAGCCAGGGGCCGCGTCCACGAGAGGTTTCCACAGCGGGGCGCCCTTGGCGTCCTTGCCCACGTGGTGCTTCTTGCCGGAGATGTAGACGGTGACGCCGGTCGCCGTGGGCTCTATCTTCTCGATGGTGCCCGTGTGCATGGCAAGTGTGGACGAATCGGCAATGTGCTTTGGCAGCATCATGAGCTGATTCAACCGGTCAAACTCCCCAAGCACCTTGGAGCCACCCCCGGTATCCACCGTGCCGCCTGTGTGGAACACACGCATAGTCAGCTGCACTGCGCGCTCCCCCAGCGACTGCGCGGCTGACACACCGATGTTCTCGCCGATCTGATGCATGTTCCCGTCCGATGACAGTCCCATGCACTTCTGGCAAACCCCCTTCGCGTGCTCGCACTTCAACGGACTCCGCACCACAATCTGCTCGCGGGGACTCACCGCACGCATGCGAGACACCAGGTTTGGCGTCAGCATCGTGCCGGCAGGGATGTGCACGCCCTTTACGCTGAAGTCCTTCTGCAGGATGCGGTCATGCACATCCGAGTCTGTGACCGGCAGCGCAATGCCACGCGTGGTACCACAATCCTCCCCATTGACGACCATGTCCATGGTGTTGGCCATGAGCAGCTTCGACAGGTAACCAGGTTCACGGACTTCCTGGACCTTCATCACAGCCCCTCGACGGGCCCCGTGCATCTGGTTCCAGTAGTCCCCCGTGTCCAGCCCCTCTGCGTAGCTCTTGGTGATTGGCACGGGGATAGTGCGGCCTGATGCGTCTGCCACCAGCATCGGAGCGAGGGTTAGTTGCTTGTACTGCCCCCAGCCTGGCTTCACGCCAGCCAAGTGCATTGTCATGAGGTTCGAGGGCTTGTCTGTGGCCTTCGCCATGTGGTCCTTCTGCATCTGCTGGTCTGCCGCTGACCAGGCACGCACGGTTGCCGCGTCCTTGGCGTACTGCGTCATGCTGCTGCCCTTGATCTTGGCAACCTCCACGCGGACAGGAGCCAACACATGCTCGCGCGTAGCGATGTCCGGGGTGAAGTCGGACAGAGCCAACGTGTGAACCCCGACTGGCACATACGTCCGCTTCTGGGGGTCCAACCGGTGGTCTCCAGTGTAGTTGTTGTGCTCCACCGTCACGACGCCACTAGCGGCACCGTTGCCAATGTCCTTCAGCTTGTCTGCTACAGAGCCGTAGTCCCCGGAATGCTCCCGAGCCACCTGCGTCAGCAGCGTGTCGAGGCCCTTCTTATCCAGGCTTTTATGCAGGTCTCCTAGAATGGACTGCTGCATGGGCTCAGGTAGCGCTGCTGCCATCAGAATGCGACCAGTGGTGGTCACCTGGCCCCCATACTGCACCCTGTCGTTGACGGACAGCTTGCCCGTCTGCACGAGTTTGATGGCATCAGCTGGGTGCTGCACATGGTGAACCTTGGCGTCAGTGACCCGCGACAGCTTGTACAACCCTAGCGCCGACTCGAGGGTGGGTTGGTACATGACCTTCCCTGTAGCCTCGCTGAACAAGTTGTTCGAGGGCAGCATCTTGTGCGCCTCCGCCACCGCGTCCTGCCCGATAGGTACGAACACGCTCATGGTGTCGCCGTCAAAGTCCGCGTTGTACCCGCCGGTCACTAGCGGATGAATCTTGATGGCGTTACCGTCCACCACTCGCGGCTTGAACGCCTGTACGCTGTACTTGTGCAGGGCCGGATCACGCTTCAAGAGCACAGGACGATCCGTCATCACCCGCTGCAATGCCCGCTGAGCCGCTGGCGCGTTCTTCGCCACCATGCTCTGCGCGTCAGCCACGTTCAGTGCCATGCCAGACTTGCGCAGCTCGCCTACCACGAAGGGGGAGAACAGCTTCATAGCGTGTTCCTTGGGCAGCCCGATCTCGTCCAGGGACAGGGCTGGTTCCGGGACAATCGTGGAGCGCATGCTCAAGTCCTGCTTGCGGCTGATGAGCGTGCTCTGGAAGTAACCAGTCTTCGGAGCCGCCCCTTGGATCTGGTGAATCAAGCCCTTGTGCGCAGCATCCGCATACGGAACGCCTACGCCCATGACGGCGCCAACCCCGTCGTACAAGTCCCTGCGTAGGTCCCTACGGCGCTCGGGTAGCAGGTTGTCACGCAGCGTGGGGTCCTGCAGCTGGCTGTTGTTCTGCGCTAACTGAGAATACAGCTGGTTGATATCATCAAACTTGAAGCTACCGTCATGCATTACGGTGATGGGGCGCATCGCCGGAGGGACAATAGGCAGCGAGTGCAGTATGTACGCCTCCGCTGCACCAAGTCCTGCGTCCTTCAACGCCTGTAGCCGCTTCACCTTCTTCAAAGTCTTGTCGACCTTGGATGCAGGAAGCGTATCCAAGGCTTTGCGCGCGGCGGCCAAATCCTTGTCGATGTCCACCTTGTGCAGCAGGGTTTCGACGGCAGCACCACCGGCCTGCCCAGTAATACCGGGGCCCATAGGTACAACCTTGCCGTCCGCGCCCAGTACATGCGTGCCATGTACCAGCCCGGTGTAGTGCTCGTTCGATAACCCAGCCAGCATTCGAATGGACTCGGCAAACACCGGATTCGGTACCGGCTCTGCCAAAGTCATTCGACTCCACTTCTTGCCGCCGTGCCCACCGGTCAACCGCTCGTCGAATAACCCACCTGGCTTTGGGCGGGGCTCACCCGTCTTGGGATCGGGCTTGGCATAGAGCAGCTCAGCGGGCTTCGGCAGCACACGGTCACCCGTCAACGCATGGATCTGCTGATTGGTGAGTGGCGTAAGCACAAACTCGTGCCCGTGCTTCTCGATGTTGATGCCAGCACCCGTCAGCATGTCCGTGAACTTCTTGAAGGCGAATGTAGGCTTGGGAGTTGGCAACGGGTCACCGTGCTGAATGGCATCCCACACATCGTGATGCTGACTCTGCCACTGCTTTGCGGCGGAGGCAGACATGTCCGGTCCTTCGCTTTTCCATGTCTGCATCTCTCGGATGTTCGCTCGAGCGCCGTGCGCCAGTAGCGAGTACAACCCTAGCGGGTCCATGGACTGCCCACCAGAATGACCACCGCCTGTGGGCTGCAGGTTGGAGTTGTACTTCTCTACGCCGCCGCCTGGCAAGTTGAGCCCAGAGCGTACCGACACCTTCTTGTCGACTTGATGGTGCAGCTTGATCATGTGCTGGTTGCCTACCAGCGCCGATCCCAACTTCTGCTTGTTCATCGGGTCGTACAGGTCTTCTACGTCGCTAATGCCGTGCTTCTTCAACTCCGCCTGAATGGTCTCCAGCTGGTTCGTGCCATCGAAGTTCTGCACAACGTAGGGCTTACCTGTCTTCTCCGCAATCTTGCTTGCGGCAGTCTCAAGCACCTGCCCAATGTTCATGCGGCCGGGAACGCCGGAGGGGTTTAGCGCCACCTCGATATGCCGCCCGTCTGGGGTATGTGGCATCTCGTGGTCGGGCACGATCTTGGTGACGATGCCTTTGTTACCATAGCGCCCCGCCATCTTGTCACCCACTTGCATGGGCTCTACCGCGCGCACGTGGACAACGACTTCCCCATCCTTCTTGAACGAGCTTACAACCTCGCCAGGTCCTTCACCCTCCCAGGTCAAAGATCTATCCGAGTAGGTCTCTCCCAAGCTCTTGCGAATAGCGGACAGACCAGTCCTGTCCTTCACGACGGCCTTCTTCATGGACAGTACAAGGGGGTCTCCAGGCTGCACCTTCGAACCGACCACGGCCAAACCGTTGTCGCCTATCTTGGAGAACTGATCCCTACTGTACAGACCAGGGTGCTGTGTCATGTAGTGCCGCTTGGCTAGGACCGTATCGTCATCAACACCGACCTTGTGCTTGTACAAGTGCACACTACTCAGCTTCTTGGCGGCGCTCTCGCTGATGACTACACCATCCTCGAAGTTGTACCCCTTGTAGGGGATGTAGCCGACGCGCAGGTTTGTACCCAGCGCGATGGTGCCATTACGCGAGAAGTTTGTGTCGGCCACCACCTGCGAGGCTTTCACCTTGTCGCCGGGCTTCACCAGAATGGTGGAGTCGAGTACCGACTTCGCGTCATTCAGCGGGTAATTGCGGTAGACCTGAACCTCGTGGTCCTTGCCCAAGTGGTCAGTCACCACCACGGCATCGTGCTTCACAGCCTTCACCGTGCCCGACACCGGAGACCGATGCGACGCCTGTGAACCAATGATCTCCTCGAACGTACGGCTACCTGCCGTACTACTGCCGGTGCCCACCTGCACCATGGGGGCTTCACGGTGCAGCAAGGAAATGGACTGCTCCATGTGTCGTGTGGCCATAGACGCACGGCCACCAGACGTATTGTTGACGAACGGGATGAGATTGCTAGTGATGTTGAAGAACTGCGAGGAGTGCTTCATCACGTAGTCCGCATCCTTGAGATGGCCATCGGCAACTTCATTGCCTGTGGTAGACCACTTCACCGCAGGATACTTAGCCACTGGCTTGTCGCCGTCCCACGTCACCTGATCTGGTAGGACCACTTTCGACCGGAGGAACGTAGCGGGACCAACCTGCTCGGTCTTGCCCGTACGCATGTTGTACAGGGGTATCCTAGGCTCGTGACCGTGCTGGGTGACGCTGATTGGCATACGCAGCGTCACACCAGTCTTGCTGCCCTCTGGCGTGTGAATGGGGTCCAGGAATCCCATGTGGGAAGCGTTTACGAACTTCACCTCATCCAGAATCTGCTGCTCTGACTGGATGCCGCCGGGGCCCATCACTGTGGTCTGCTGCGCGGTAGAGACCATCTCCACCGGGTTGATTTGCTTAGCCACCTGCGCCGCGGAGTTCTTGAAGAACGTCTCACGGATAGGCTTGTTGAACGCCTCGAACGGGACCACATCCCGCGGGCTCGTCGCCTTATTGATCTTGCGCTGCATCTTCCTGCGGATGTCACCGCTGGCCGCCATGATCTTGTCGTGAGAGAAATCACCCACGCTTCGCAGGTCCTTGAATACCAGCGAGTCGCGGTCGTCCTGCGCCTCACCCCGTTGTACAGCCAGCATGCGCTTGGTCGCCCTAAGCAATGCGTCACCGTTCACATGGTCTATGGGCTTACCCAGCGTGATGTCCGTAGACTCCGGACGTAGGTCGGTCTGCTTCAGAGAGTCGACCAGGTGCCTGACTGCATCCTCGTGGCTCTTGGGCTCCTCACGCTTCGTAGTCTTGTAGTACTGCGCCACGGCGCCGGCCACGTTGCGCGAGCTCTTGTTGGTCTGCAGGATGTCCTTACCCCAGGCCCTCTCCAACTCGTCGTCATGTACGCCGAGCGCGGACAGCAGCGGGTACAACGGCACAATAGCCTTACCACCGGGGAGCTCAGCCTTGAACTCCTTGGAGGCGTCGTCAAACGTGACGTCGAAAGACGGGCGTTTGCTTGACTGAAACATGGTCTCGATCTGCCCCGTCTGCCGACGCCGCACGTAGGCTCCGGGCTTGAGCTGCCACTGGTTGTCTACCTGGTACTCCTGCCCATTGACGATGTGGCTGTGCCTACCAGTGACCTTTGGCAGCTCAGCAATCCGTGTACGGGAGCGCGTCACTTCCCCGGTCTGCTTGTTCGTCAATGCCAGGTGCGCGATGATTGGAACACCCCACGTCTGGCCGTTCACCTTGGCGTGGTGCTGACTGCGAATATCATCCGGACTTAGCTCGTCAGGTACTTCAAGCCGCTCCAAGCTCAGCACCTGATTGATGCCGTCGACCGGGAATTGCTTCCCTATCGCCTCCAGAGTTCGGTCTCTGAAGTGGTCAAATGCCTCGTTGGGATCCAGGTACGCCATGCTCTCTCCGAGCAGTATAGCCGGACGCCGCGTCCATGGTCGCTAAAACTGCGCAATAGCTGCGTACTAGCCGAGATAAGGACCATGTACGGAGGAAATTCGACATGTCGAGAGCCGCTGCGCCCAAGAAGAGCAATGAAGCGCCCCCGCGGCCAAGGAGTGCCGGCAGGGAGTACCAGGAGCTAGTAGCCAGCCTTTACGCGGACCCTTCCACGAAGCCAACGGACGAAAGCCAACAGCAAGATCGCTAGCATGCAGCAACTATTCATCTGGGCCTTCATAGCCGGCCTGCTCTACGGAATCCTTCTACGCCTACAAGACTACATCAGGGAGGCCAACCAACCATGCTTGTAAATCCCTTCACAGCAGAAGGGCGTGCGCTACTTACCCCCATTCCAGGAACCCACATAGTCGAAGAGACCTTCGGTGCACTTGGCCAGTCATTCATAGACGTAGACAACCCGCGACGCGTCTGGACAATACATGCGTTGTACACCCCCGTGGCGGGTAGGAGCCTGGGCGGACTACGCGCCAAGGTCTACGACCAGAAGGGGTTCTGCAGCTTCTGCAACCAGAGAGACCTCGAGGTATTGCTTGGTGTTGCCAGCCCAGACACGTACTGCTCCTGGCTGGACCAGCAGTACGTGGAGCCGGATGATCCTGCCTGGCTGGGTCTTTGTGTAGACACTGACGATCTGCTGGACGACTTGTATGACCGGGAGCTCGAGGCCAGGGCGATGTACCCGGTGGACGCCGTGCTTCCGTCTGGTCTTGAGTTCGAACGTAAAATTCACGACGGCGCCAACAATGACTACATCGAGCGGCTGATGTTGCTCAACGACATGGACCTGTTTGCGGGGCGCGGTCCAGACCTGCGTCTGGAGACCATCGAACGACGCTGGGTAAGTATCGAGAGAACCGAACCCAGAGAGAGGACACGCCTGTGGTTGCGTACGTAACCGACGAAGAAGATGAAGAAGATGAAGACGAGATAGACACGGACGAGAGCGCCGGAGTCGTATGCGCCCACTGCGGTGCGGAACTGATGATGACCGAGGAGATATTCCTCCTACGCGTCGTGCAGCCGGTGCAGCCGAAGACCACGGTGCAGCATGTGGACCTGTTGGGCGCAGACGGCGACTACATGTACAACCCAACGTTCTACTGCTTCGACTGTGGCGAGGAGGTGCTGGAAGACCTAAGAGAGCTCACAGAAGATGCTCCGCCCGTAGTAGATGACGACGGGGTGATTGAGTGCGATGCTTGCCGCAGTGATGTACTGCTGGGCGAGACCGTGGCCATCTTGCAATTCGGTGAGATGCACTGGTCAGAGCGCGCGCCAAACGGGGAACCTACCCCGAAGTTCGTGGAGATGCAGAACGACTACCACATCTGCATCGGCTGTCTAAAGCACATGGAAGACGGACGGGACGAGCCCCTATGGGAAGCCCCACTCGAGCCCAAGCCCGGTCTACAGGTGTGCCTGGATGGTCTCTACGAACGCTGCTGGAGACACGGAAACTGCGACTGTCACAAGCCTGCTGGAGATGGATAGAATGGCAACTAAGAAAGCAAGTACAACCGCGCTGACCAATCCCCTCGCAATGCCGCTGGGGAGAAAAGAGCTAAACGAGCTGGTTGAGGTGGCCTTGGCCTCCCCCATGGACGGGTACCCTGGCCACGACGATTGTCTCTGGGGGTTGCCCCTCATTATCGAAGGCCTACCTGGCAACGCCAAAACCGCCCGCATCAAACAGATGAGCAAGGTACTGCACATCAGTGCCAGGTCTTTGTTCGCAGCGCAGCATCCACCCGAGGACTTCTCCGGGGCGCTCATCCCGGATGGTAAGGGAGGGGCCAGACAGATCTGCCCGCTCTCTCAGGTACGCGAGCTCATCAAGGTCGGGCGCGGCATCATCTTTCTCGACGAGGTGAACGGCGCCACGCCTGCCACACAGGGTGCCATCCAAAGCTTCATCCATGAACGGGTGGCTGGGGACCAGCCCATTCCTGGGGGCATTCGAATGCTCGCGGCGTCGAACCCCGAGGACATAGCCACCGGGGGCTTCAGGTTCTCCCCGCCACTAGCCAACCGCTTCATGCACGTGACCGACCCCGGTCCAACAGCGCGTGAGTGGAGCGCCTTCCAGATGGGCAACACCTTGGAGGGATTACAAGCAACCCTGGCTGAGATCGAAGAGGTAGTCATCTCGGATTGGCCTTCCATCTTTCCCGAGACCCTAGGCTTGTTCACCGCATTCATGGAAGCCAATCCGTCGCTACTACACAAGATGCCGGCACCGTCCGACCCGCAAAGCAGCAAAAGCTGGCCATCGCCACGCACGTGGGACTACGCCATGCGGGCGTGGACTACTGCGAGCATCCTACATAAGGGTGACAGTATCCGCGAAGCGTTGGTGTATTCCTGCGTTGGCGAAGGGGCCGGCTCAATGTTCATGACCTACGCAGCAGAAACGGACATACCGAAACCCATGGATGTGCTCACAGGCAAGTGGAAGGTAAACCCCCACCGGCTGGACATCGTGCTAGCTGCGTACAACAGCGCCACAGCATACGTACGGCAAAAACCGTCACGTGATGCGCAGCTAGAGGTGGCACCGCTGCTGTGGAAGAGCCTGGGTCAGCTATTCGACGCACAGCTATCCGACGTTGTTGTGCCTTGCGTGGAGGGTCTTATCCAGGCCCAGTTGGGTGTGCACTCCGGCAACAGCGATGTGGTTGCTGCAGCGAGACCTGTACTGGTGCGTCTATCCAAGAGCGGCGTACAGAACTTCCTGAAAGAGCTGGCCTAACGTGGCAGAAGTCGGATCGGACAAAACAAGCAATAAGCTTGCGCTGGCTCGAGCCTATGTGAAACTACAAGCGCCGTACTTCGGGGCCACCCTGTACGGCCTCATTCCAAGGCCCTACGTGGGCCTTACTGAGATAGCGGGTGGCCCGCTGGCAGTTACTGAGCGGCTAGTACTTCTCTACGAGCCCGACTGGCTCAACGAGATAAGCGTGCTTGTACTTGCCACTGGGCTAGGGCATGAGTGCCTGCACGCGCTGCTGCATCACATCAACCGAGGAAAGAGCTACGCAGACCCCGAGCGTTACAACAGGGCAGCTGACTTGTTCATCAACGGCACGATGGTCAAGCAAATGCGGAGTATACGCACCAAGGACAACGGCAACCAGGTCATCAAGCAAGCGCCGCTTTGGGAATTCCCGGACTGGGCGCTCATGCCGTCTCAATACGGATTCGAAGATGGGCTGACTGCGGATGCGTACTACCACCTGCTGGAAAAGCACGAGGCCAAGGAGCACCAAAAACAGGCTGCTGGCAGCAACGGTGCCGGGAAGCCTGGGCAAGGCCTGGGTTCTTCCAGCAGCTCGCCGCAGCCCGGAGAAAAGCCAAACCAGGGAAAGATCATGGCTGGCTGCTGCGGTGGCGTATCCGGCAACCCGCTAAGAAAGGAATTGGAGAAGTCAGAAGACAATCGGATAGGGCACTCAGAGACGCAGTGCCACAAGTTTGCACGCGACACCGCGGCTGCAATAAAGGCGCACATGGAAGGAGAGGGCCGCGGGACCATGCCCGGCTCGTGGAGCGAGATAGTTGAAATCAGCGACACCGTGTTTCATGTGCCCTGGGTGGCAAAACTCGGCAGAGCTACACGCAGCTTGGTAGGTAACATCCAAAGAGGAGGCCTGGACTACAGCATGCGCAGACCTTCAAAGCGCTCCACACTGGTTGGCTTTCCAAGGCCTGGGCTGATCGCGTACGAGCCGACAATATGGATCGTAGTCGACAGCTCTGCCTCCATGGGGAAGCAGAACCTGGGTGACGCGCTACGCGTCTGCGTTGATGTCATGCGGCAGACCGGCGTCATGAACGTCTGGTACATGGAGGCGGACACGAAAGTACAAACACCGCCAACACGTGTGTCCATAAGGGACCTGCAGCACATGGAGATCAAGGGGCGTGGGGGTACAGACTTCTGCCCAGCCTTCGAGATGGCAGAGCAGGCCAGACCGAAGCCAGATGCTGTGATCTACTTGAGCGATGGCGACGGAACAGCGCCCGAGGAGCAGCCGCGTGGCATCAACGTCATCTGGGGAATTGTTCCTGGATCACGTAGACGCGCTCCAGCAGATTGGGGCGAGACCATCTTCCTAGACGATGTGGCATAACTGCAAAAACGCCGGGAAAGCGGGCATAAGTAAGGTAAGAGGAAAACAGCCACATCGGTTGTTCCAGGAAAGCAAAAGACCATGACCAACGCTATTCGCATCGCCATCATTGCCACCGCATCAACCGTCGGCGCAGCTGTCATCGGAACCCTTGGTTACGTTGCTGGGAAGCACCGAGCTACCAAGCAAATCTTGGCCAAGACCGAGGCTGAGCTGCTCGGCATGCGCGAGCAGAACAAGAAGGTGGGGCCCGAGCTCCGCGCGTAGTGAAAGGAGAAAGGGGTCCGCCAAGACCCCTTTTTCTCTTAGCCCCCTATCAGACCATGCCTGCAGCGCGACGAGGCGGAAGCTTCTCAGGCAAGGGTCGCATATCCACCTGCTGCGCTGCTTGCCCATTCATGCCCAGCTGCGCGTTGGGGTTTCCCATTGCCATTGGGTCGTTGGACTGCTGCGGCATTGCCCGCAAGTTCTGCATCACCAAGTCCGCCAGCTCTGGGGACTGCATACGCAGATTCTTGATGGCAATTAGCTGCTGCCCCGCATTCAACGTGGAGAGCTCCTGAGCGATGGTCTGCGCCATCACGATGATGTTGGCGCCACCCATCTGGGGCGACTGCCCTGGGGATTGGCTGGTGCCCATGCCCATGTTTTGTCCAGCATTGAGTGGACTCTGCATGGCCCCCATTGGGCTGTCGGGAGCTACTTGTGCACCACCTTGCCCACCGGGGGGCGCTGCGCCAGCATCTGGCCCACCAGGCTCACCCGGAGCGGAGGGGGCAGCCAACGCGGCTTGCATTTCCTGCTGAGCTTTGGCCTGCATTTTCATCATGATGGCCTGCTGCTTGCCTTGCAGTTCCGCGTTGGCAAGCTGCTGCTTCTCCGTCGCCTTGATACGGGCAGCGGTCTCGCGCTCCATGATTTGGTCTTCTCGCGTCTGGTCCAGATCGGAGTCAGCCAGCAGCGTGGTGTCGCTGACTTTATTGGCCTGGTTGAGTTGGAAGAGGAAGGCCTTCCGTTGGATGTCATCAGCCATCTTGAAGGGCTTGAAGCGGATGTCCGCCAGCGGCCAGCCAAGGTAATCAGCGACACTGCGCATGACCCACCGCGCCATACGACGATGGCGGGACAGGTAGATGATGAACTGGTTCTCGAGCATGCGCATAGACACGTTCGTACCAGAGAAGCTCAAGCCACCCTTGATGAACTCCAGAGGTACCTGCATACCGTTGATGAGCTGCTCACTCAACGTCTGCATCTCTTGAACCATCAGCAGCGCGCGGCCATCCCCACCAATCGTCTGGTTACCAACGGGTAACGGCAGGATTGGGATGTAGTTGGGATCCATGCGCCAACGCGCTATTTCCGTAGCCACGTGGTCACGCCAATCCACCAGGTTGACCGATGTGTATGGATCCGAGGTCCCAGAGCCTGCCTGCGGGAACAGGATACGAAGGGGCACGATGTGCTCGAGGAGGATAGCCTCCTGCGCCTTCTTCATGATCTGCAGGTAGAACGTATCCTTCAAACAGGGCAGCAGCAGCGGGATCCCCCAGCCACGGTCCTGGTCAGCCAGCGTCGGACGACGGAGATGGAAGAACAGCTCCTTCGAGAACACTACGCCCTTCTGCTGGCGTAGTGCCTGGATGAACACCTCTGGCACCTGCTCCACGGCATCCTTCTTACCGATGATGACGTCGTTACGAACAGACGGCGGGATGTTGTAGAAGTACGTGTGCTCGCCTGTTAGAGCAGAGTAGCTGATCTCAACGTCCTCCGGGCTCCAGCGCATCATCGAGATGCCGGCCTCATTCTTGAAGTAGATGTCCTTGGCCGCGGCAGTGCCGACCTGCCCGCACTTCGGACAGCTAAGTCGGTACTCGTAGTTGGTGAACACCCAGTGCGGACGGATACGCTTAGCCTCCGCCTGGTGCTGGCAGTACGAACAGGTCAAGTACTTCTTGAACGGGAAACTCAAACTCGACAGGCAATTGCCATACGTGTTGTAGTCGAGCCCGCACTCGATCTGAAACGCCCTGTAATTCAGATGGTCTTCGAAGTACTCCTTCCAACGTCTGGCCACAGAGGGCTCTGGATGGTCGATCTGAATCTCCGTGATCGGGTACTCGGAGAGCTTGAAGACCGTGGCATTGATGATGGGGTTGGTCATGAAGTAGTACCGGCACCACCGGAACATCGCCTTGACCGTCGTAGGCAGGTACGTATGCGCAATGTCGAAGAACGGACTGGGGTAGTTCACCCCTTGGTTCATTCCGTTGCCCATACGCCCACGCGTCTGCGCAAAACGCGACGCGCCACCAGCACCACCCATCTGCAACGAGCCTGGGATACTCATGAACTATTCCAACCCTCCAGCGCCGCCGTAGCCGGTGCCGTAAACGTGCTCAACTGCCGCCTGCCCAGTATCCCCTGGCGCCGTGGCGGGAGGAGGAGTCGGGTCTTGTGGTACCGCGGGGCGCCTGCCGCGCAGCTTGTCAACGCCCTTACCCATGGCTCCACCCGCGTGTTCGAACGCACTACCAAGCAGCAGACCACCGGTGAGAGACATAGGAGCTGCGAGAGACCCTAATGTACTTCCCGCCAATCTGCCAATTGTCTCTCCCTTTCCTCTACCTCCTGGCTGATCCGGCGCCTTCAGCGTGCCAGCGGCCGAGATAGCGGGGAGCGCGAGCATCATGGCTTTGCCCTTTGGCCCCGAGGCCTGCCACTGTTCCTTGACACCTGTGGCCACCGTGGGGATCAAACCGTTCTTGCCAATGGACTTGGCGTACCCGGGGAGGCTGGTCAGGCCCATCTGCTGCGACGTCTCTGCCGAGCGCAGTGCCTTGTGCGCCTGTGTAAGCTTCGCGCCCGGCCCTGCCTGCAAGGCTTGGCGAGCAGCCGCCACCTCCGCAGGCCCCTTCGAATGCGCCGCCACGAGCGCATCCATCTCCGGGGACTTGCCAAGGCTTGCAAGTGCCCCCTTTGCCGTTTCGCGCGCGCCGTGGGCTCCAGCTCCAATCTGCTCAATGGACGCCGTTGCACCACCTGGCTTCCAGCCAGTCACGCTGTGTACCTGCCTTTGCCCAAACCTGGAGAACTCTCCAGCCTTACCGGGCATCTTCGCCAGCTGCTTGGTCGCTGAGATGACCTGCGTAGGTGCGGCTGCACCTAGCAGAGCACCGCCGCCGGCGCCGAGGGCTACCCCAGTGACGCCGCCACGCAGAGCCCCGTGCGCCACACCGCCCAAGGTACTGCCCACCGCCGAGAGTGGACTGGCGCCCTCGGCGCGAGCTTGCCTGTACGCTTTGACACCACCCAGGGCTCCTCCGCCAAGCAGGCCAGCACCTAGACCTAGCCCCATACCGCTACCCATGCCCGCCTGCATGGCGTGCAACCGCCCCGGCCGCGCCAAGCTTGACATGATGCTGGAAACAGGCGCCGTGAGCGCTTCCTTCTGAAGCTGCTCAAGGAACCCGTTCATGGCTGGCTCGGAAAAGTCTGGGTCAAACATGCTTCAACACCGTCAGAAGTTGAGATTGAAGACGAGTACGCATGGCTTCCAGGTACACCCAGGAGCCGAGCATCTTTCGCAGCTGCTCGTCCTCGATACTAGCACCTGACGGAAGCTGGCCCTTCGCCCTAACTTCCGGCCACCTGCGGCGTACCTCCTCACAGTCGACGTGCAGGTCGTCCGTATCCACCGTCACGAACTCGAGGGGCGCCTGCGGCACCAACTCGCTGTCATGCTTGTGGACCACCGCCAAGTACGTCTTGAGCTCACCGCTCCATTGCACGTCGTCACGGATACGGTTGGCAATATCTACGGCCAACATACACTCGGCCACAGTCGGCACCTGCATGTTGTCGAAGTCCGCCAGGTGCCCGTTGAAGGCTGCCACGCAGGGGAGAAACACCTCCCAACGCAACCAAAAGTCGTCAACCAGGTGCAGCACCTTGCACGCCTGCATCTTCTCAATGTTGACGTCGGCCACCGTGAACGTGTGGAAGTCCTCTTGGAGCTTTGCCACCAAGGTCTCAGGCTCCCACCCCAACCAATCAACCCCGTACTTGTTCAGCAGAACCAGGTCCAGGATGATGGGATGCGTCTCGGTATTCCGCAGGAAGTTCTCCGGAGTGGCCGCTGCCGTCTTGTACTGCTCCTCGCGGGGTGCGGGCAAGCCTGCGGCGGACTCATCGCCCTGAGCGGTCTCAACTACGGCTGTGGGCTCCTCGTCCAGCGGTAGCTTGGGCTGCCTGGACTTGACGCTAGCGAGGATCCTATCGAACAGCTCTTCTTTACTGGACATCGTGCATGCCCGTGGCGCTGTTATCGCTGGCGCGGCGAGCGATACGAACCTTCTGCGGAAGTGGTAACGAGTTGAAGATCCCCCACGGGTCCTTCTGGAAATCCTTCACGAAGTCATCGCCGTAGTCATCCCGAAGGGCCAACGCGGCAGTGACAGCAAAGCTTTCCATCTGCTTCTTGGTGACGTAGTCGTTTGCGTGCGTCCAAGTCTCGTGAGCTTCCGCCACCTTCACGCCAAACGTGGAGGCGTAAGGGTCCAAGATGGCGCGGTCGTACCGCCACTCGATCTCAGCAACCTTATCGATCCCCTCCAACAGCTCGCAGTACATCGCTGGACCCAGTGCCGCACGTTGCGCGTAGAGCTCGTCCACCGCGGCGGAGGCTTCCTTCGACAGGAACGGGCGGCGCATGTCCAAGGCTGCTTGAAGCTGCTCATCTTCGGCAAATTCCGTAGAGCCGTACGCCGCAGCTTCCTTGCTGAACTCTATGCCTAACTCGGAAGCCCTACCCACCATGTGTACAGCAAACTCGTGTCGCATCGACGGGGGCATTGCTGGCAAGTTGGCATCAAAGTACGCGGAAGCTTGCTTCACCTGCGCGTAGTCATCGAGTGGAAATACGTTCTCGTAGGCGTAGACGGAAGCCATCTTGGTCTCCAACTTCTTCGGTGGCTGCTTGCCAGTGACATCCACATGCGGCCGCAGCGCCTGCACCGGTGTCTGTGGTGCCTTTTGGTACTGCGTGCCAGCAACACCAAACGCCTGCTCAAGCACGTCGCCCTTCTCGCCATTGTGGCCAGGAACAAGGTGCCCTGTACTTGCTGACTTCTGGGCGCTGGTGTTTGTGGTGCCAGGACGCCCTCGAGCAACGGCTGCCCCCAAATCCCCGGCATCCTGGCTCGGCATCAGCGCCGTACCCGAAGCCTCCGCACTCTTCGCCATGCGCCCTAGCGTTTGCTGCTCCAACAGCGGCATAACACGACCTCCTCCAGCAGATGCCCCAGCCATGTTTGTGCTGATCTGCTGGTGCGTGCCCTTCAGCAACGAAGGCGCCATCGCCGCCGTCATCAAGCCATTCAAACCCAGTGCGATCTTCTCCAGCTCGGGCGGCGGCTCGATGCCATACCAACCACAAGCTGTAATCAAGTTCGCCGCAGCAGTCTTCTGCGCCTCTTCAGGCAGCTTGTGTCCGTGTAGCAGGAAGTACTGCACGTTCACCTCGGTGCCGCCACCATCAATGCAAGCGTACTTGCGAAGACGTGACTCACCCTCCATCAGCACCAAAGCAAAAGCGGTGTCTGGCAGTTGGTCCAGCTCCACAGAGCTGAGAACCTGAGCCGACTTCACCATCTCGGGAACCTCATCCAGAGTGAGGTAGATGCTGCTGAGGTCTTTCGGGTTGTCGTACAGGTCCAGTATGAGTCCGGCGGTTTTCATCGATGCCTCTCCATGCGTTGTAGCACGACAAGAATACTAGATGGGGTTACTTAGCGGAACAAGCTGCAAACGACGAGGCAGAAAGGGGAAAAGAGAATTGGAGCATGAAGCGTACCTACGGCTACGAGGAGGATCCTTGCTGAAAACGAACCAAACAACGAAAACTGTGCCAAATTGCTACGGGCTGCAGTTCGACAGAAACGCTCCAGAGTGCGTCGGGGGGAATGACGCAGCCTTTACCGACGAGGATGGGGGGCATGTGCGCCCCGCCTGTGACATGGTGTCCGCCTGCTCGACCCGCTGCCAAGCCAACCGGCAGCATGCCGGCCAGGCTGTTGTACCAGCCAGTAGCTTGTACCGACCACAGGCGCCACCAACCACGTTCACGCAACCCAACGTAACAGCCGCCCAACCGTACAGGCCTCCCATGTACCCCGGGCAGCAGACCCAAGGATACCCGCCGGTGCACGCGGCACCGAGCCAGTACCATCCGCAGGGAGGGCTTGCCCAGCTGGTGCCCGTGAACTACTCAATGCCGCAGTACCTAACAGTCCGTGAGCCCGCGACTGGGCAAGGGCTGTTGCGGAGACTGGGCACAGAGATTACACGCTCCATGGGTAAGTCGTTCGGACATACACTTGCGCACTTCTTCGATGTAGAGCCGTTCGGCAAACGAGAAGAATAGGAGAACCAGGATGAAGCTCGTCAAGCGCGATCCAACAAGGGGATACATCGACACGATGCTACACGTGCCGAAGTCCCTGATAAACGTGGATGGAGTCAAGCGCGCGCTAGAATTCGAGCTTCCTGACCGCAATACTATTGGGTGTCTCCGACTCTGGGAGGAGTCGGAGCACCACCTGGTGGTACCTCGCGCGTTCTGGAAGCCAGAAGAACTAACGTTCGAATGCGTTGATTGCCGACCGCAGTTCTACGAAAGAACCGGGGTTGTAAGCAAAGTACATCTCGACTACAAGCCGGGACCTGGTGGCATCCTGCAGCCAACGGGCAAGACCATCCAACGTGACGCCATAGGCGCTCTTTTACTAGCCATGGGCGGAACTCTGCAGTTGGCTTGTGGGAAGGGTAAGGCGCAACCAGTAGACACACCGGTACTCACACCAGCCGGCTGGAGACCCATTGGTGGCCTGCGGACAGGTGACTTAGTTATCGGCGCAAGCGGGAAGCCTGTCCACGTAACCGGCGTGTACCCTCAGGGCAAGCTACGTACCTACAGGGTTGTGATGGACGACGGTACGTGCACCAAGTGCTGTAACGACCATCTCTGGCTAACCCAAACCCCGTCGGACAGAAGAAAAGGAATACCAGGCGTAGTAAGAACCACTCGAGAGATCCAGAAAACCTTGACGACTAAGGCGGGCGCTAACCACTCCATTCCTCGTGTCGGCGAAATTGAGTTCGATGGCCCACCCAGTCTGTACGACGCGTGGGTGCTTGGCGTCTATTTGGGCGATGGGCACTCGGCTGTCTACAACGGCGCACGGCGCATACAAATCGACAAGGGAAATAGGGCGCTGCACAACAAGTTACTCAAGGCCCTCAAAAGGGCAGGAGACGCGGCCGACCTGCTACCGGCGACAGCCAGAAACAAAAACCTGACCACAATGGTGCGCTTTGCGCGAGATGCCAAGAGCCCTCTCTGGGATGCATTGACTCGGTACGGCCTAGTGGGCGTGGATTCTCTGCACAAGTTCATACCAAAACCTTTACTGCTAGCGAAGGTCAAGGACAGGTGGGCACTGCTTGACGGGCTCCTGGTAACGGACGGGTCCATCACCAGCTGTGGGCGTACATACTCAACATCATCAAAGCAATTGGCCGAGGATGTGACTTGCTTGGCGCGGTCCTTAGGGTGCCGAGTACACCAGGAGAGAAGACAAACCTACTACACTTACAAAGGAGAAAAGAAAGCAGGAGCACCATCAGTAAGGCTGCACATAACGCACCCACGCTGGGGCAATGGACGCTACACCAGGCAGTACATAAAGCAGGTAAGCTACGCAGGTACTGCCGAGTGCGTCTGCATATCTGTGCTGGCGGCGGACTCTTTATACGTAACTGAGAATTTCATAGTTACGCACAACACGGTCGTGGCGCTGCACCTGGCAGCGCTGATGCAAGTACCTGTGCTAATCGCGGTAGACAACACGCATCTACTGCACCAGTGGATGCAGGAGATTGAACGGCACCTTGAGGTGCCCGGCGGTGTTGGTCTGATACAGGGCTCAACCAAGGACTGGAACAAGAGCGTGGTCATGGCCACCTACCAGACCTTGGCGAACTGGGCAGATTCCATGCCGGAAGCGTGCCGTCGCAAGTTTGGCCTAAGCATCTGGGATGAGGGGCATCACGTGAACGCGCCTACGTTCTCGAAGTCTGCTCCTCTTTTTTACGGCTACCGTCTGGCGCTCACCGCTACGCCTGACCGAACTGACGGCACTCAGGTCATTTGCCAGCACCACATGGGTGACATCATCTTCAAAGACGTGGTGCAAGACCACCCACCGAAGATCGTCTTCAAGTGGACGGGGTTCAAGCCGGACATGGAAGACCCTACCACGAAGGCCGCCATCCTCGACACGACTGGGGAAGTACATCTTGGCAAGTTGGCTGGGTACTTCGGTTCCAACCGTACGCGCATGACCACGGTTGTAATACCCGAGGTGCAACGCCTGACCGGTATGGGGCACAAGGTGATTGTGCTCTCCTACTCAGTGGACGAGGTTATCAACTTGATGACCCTGTGGACAGCAAAGGATCCGAATACCCCGCTCTACACGGACCTGCCGTACCCAGCGCCTGAGGAGGTCGGGGAGGCGTTGCAACCCCTTCAGCTCAGCAGCGCCTACGTCAAGAAAGTCACCGCCACCCTGAAGGAGATTCGCAGGAACCTAGCGTTGACCAAGAGCCTGCCACAGAACAAACGTGAAGCGTTCACCGCACGTGAAGAGAAGTATCAGCAGATGCTGGACCAGTACGAGGTCTGGAAGAAGACAGAGAAGGAGTACAGGCGTAGGCAGCGCGCCTTCCTGCTAGAACTGCTGGGCAAGAAGAGTGATGCCGGACTATTCACGGAGGCAGTAAAACCTGCAGACCGCATGCGCATGCTGGCAGAGCGCCAAGTCATCTTTGCCATTATGAAGTACGGCAGAGAGGGGTTGGACGATAAGAAGCTGTCAGCCATCGTTGTGTGCGAGCCCATGTCGGACAAGAACGTCTTGCAGCAGGTGATGGGGCGCCCAAGAGACAAGCACAACTCTGAGCTGGTTTTCTTGGAGGACAATGTTGGGCCACTGATAGGGCAGTGCATGAAACTACGAAGACACCTCAGGGATTGGCCCGTGGATGAAGGCGGCCCATTCAAGTACCTGCAGGTAGACCACCCGTCTCTATCCCGCAGACAAGGGTCGACGGTGGGGATAAGGACACCACGCACAGGAGGATAGCTTGCCTACAGACGCACGAAAAACCATGGAAGAACTAGCGGCAGAATGGGACGGCTGCAGCGCATGTGACCTTCACATGTACCGCCCCATAAACCTGCCGGTGTTGCTAGGTGGTGGAGACCCAAACGGCATCATGTTCATCGGCTCCGCTCCTAACTCCAGGGATGAGCAAGAGCGTGGCCTTTTCTCTAGCTCCGGAGGGCAGTTACTGCTGAAGATGGTCCGTCAGCTGCAGATCCAGCCAGCCTACTACACCAACTTGGTAGCGTGCCGAAGCTGTGCTCCGATGCTGGACGACAAGATGCAGGAGCGCCGACGGACCAACTGGCGTGGCGAAGACCAAGGACCCATGCTGGCGGATCAGCCACCCAACATTCCGCAGATGACGGCCTGTCGACAGCGGCTCATCGAGGAGGTCTACATAGTCGACCCTGTGGTGATTGTGGCGCTAGGCCAGCATGCAGCCTCGGCGCTAGCCGGAGCTTCGGTAAAGCTGAGCAACATGGTCAAGTCCATGATGATCACAGTCCCCGGGGTTGGATTCGTCCCGTCGCTATCCGCGAAGAAGCAAGTCTGGAAGCGTAAGTTCAAGGGCGTGTGGCAACGGCCAGTAGAGCCATTCCCTGTTGGGTACCACATGATACCGACGGTAGACCCAGAGGACGCCAACAATTCGATCTTGGACTACGGGCGTGGCAATAGCTTCGACAGGCTGTCCGAGGACCTAAAGCGTGCCAGAGCGATGTACCGGCGCTACCATGAGGAAGTGACGGGCATTGTGCCCACCTACTACACCGACCCCGACCTACGTAACGAGGAAGAAGAGGAGCCTGAAGATGGCGGCTAAAAAGAAGAAGACCACACCGGCCGTAGAAAACGGAGCTCGGCTGCCAGCCGAAGCCATACCCGAAGTGAGTGCCTACCTGGACGTCCAGGAACAACTCATGGCTCTGCGGGTAGACAATCCCGACGTGTTCCGTCAGTTCGACGACCTGGTGGAGCAGCACAACACTGCCCTGGAGGCTGCCGAGAAGGTAGTACGCTTGAAGGGCATCTCCTGCGGCCCCTTCGACAACTACAGTACCAAGATCAACAACGACGCAGATAAGATGTACGAAGAGCTTGGTGAAGAGCTCTTTCTGCAGTGCGGTGGCTCTGTCTCCAAGAAGACGGTATACGCCGTGGACAAGAACCGCGTCGAAGCAGCCATCGCCAGTGGCAAGATTCCGCAAGAATGCTTGGCGGAGTTTCAAACCACAGCGCGCACGTACCACATACCGAAGAAGATCATCCTATGAACGACTTCACGACTGAGCGCACGCCCAAGGCCAAAGGTAAAAGCGGCACCAGAGGACAACTGACAGAGGACAAATTCACAGCGCTCTGGTCCAACAAAGAGCTGCAGCCTGCGCGGGTCAGCATCAGCGTGTCGCAAAGCTCCGACTTCGGTGCAGTCAAAGTATCGGCGAACGTCTCCCTGGCTTGTGACCAAAGTGAAACTGCCATCAACAAGGCAGGGGAGCTGGCGTTCTACAAGGCGCACGAGCTGATGACCGACGGCTGGAACGAACTCTGTGCGGAACTACAAGCGGCGGCGGAACAAGAGACCGCCAGACAGGGAGGGTGACATGCCGGTAGAAGGCTCACCTAGATTCAATGCTGTGACGTTGCTGGAGATGGAGGAGATCAACTTCGCCAACCGAGGGCACTCGCTGGTCGGCCACGGTGCCTTCATCGATACCAGAACTGGGTCGACCTACGGTAGAACCACGTGCTCACACTGGTCTCCAACCACGCTGGCGCTACTCGAGGAGCTGCGGGCAAGCATGGAGCAGGACCTGGCCAGCCTGGTGTTCGAAACGGAAGGAGCCGGGGCTGTGGCGTCTTCCGGCGGGCCGCTCTTCCCACCCGACCCTGGTGGGATCGGGGAACACGCAGGTACAGCCACCGAGGCGCCCTCGGTATAACCCCCAAGACGTGGTGACCTGTCAGGGTACCCACCACAAGGTATTGGGGTCTGACAGGACTCATTGACGGGAGCCATGCTGGGACACAGCATGGCTCCCCCCTTTTTCACCACCCGGGCAAGGAGCACCGAACTTTGGCTAACGCCGAAATGCAACTACTCAGCCACATCATTGAACATGGCGAGCTCAATGAGGCACTGAACTGGGGCATCAGAGAAGACGACTTCATCACGGACGAGGGGCACGCCATCTTTGATGGAATGATGTATGCGCTGCGTGACCCGCAATTCAAGAGGTCAATGCTGGGTACGAACGCTATCAGGAACCTGTACCCCGACTTCGTGTTCTGCAGCGACCAGACGATGTCCCTGGAGGCGCTATGCAAACAGGTACGCCAGCAGAAGCACAAGCTCGAGCTGCAGACCGTGGTGCGTCAGATAGCCACGGGCGTAGGCGATCCCATGGAGATTGCTATTGCTGCCATGGAGCGCATACAGCGCAACATCCTGGCTGTAGGGTATGGGCAAAGAAACGACGTCAGCTTCGCAGAGTCCCTATCCCGCTCACTGATAGACCACGACCGCAAGGCGCTGGGTGAAGACCTATCCATCGCCAAGTGGCCGTGGGAGCCATTCAACGACGCAACGCAAGGGGTGCAGAGCGACGACTACATTGTGTTCTACGGAAGGCCCAAGAGTAAGAAGTCCTGGATGTTGGCTTACTTCATAGCCTGCATGTTTCTTCAAGGGAAGCGCCCGCTCATCTACACCAAAGAGATGACAGGAGACAACCTATTCAAACGCGTAGGCGCGTGCATGGCCCAGGTCCAGTACCAACGGCTACGTAAAGGTGAGCTGTCCGTGGATGAGCGAGAAACCCTGCAGCAGATCGTGGAGGCTGCAAAAGACGTCCGCGACCACCAGAACATGATAGCCCTGGACGGAAAGGACAGTAGAGGCGGAGGAGACACAGTTGATTGGCTACAGGCCAAAGTAGACAAGTACAAGCCCGACATTGTGTTCATTGACGGTATGTACCTGCTGAGCGACAGCAAGGGTGGCAAGAACCAAAAGGACAATTTCCGAGTGCAGAACATCTCCAGAGACATCCGGCAGATGATTCTAGCGACGGAGACCCCGGTGGTGGCGACTATCCAAGCAACACGCGCAGCAGCCGGCCACAAGAACGCAAACCTGGACGAAATCGCATTCTCAGACGCCATCGCTCAGGACGCCACGGCTGCTATGCGTGTGGTGAACGAAGACCGCATGGAAGAGTTTGGCGGGAAGGACATAGCCAGTCTTATCGTTGGCGGTTCTCGTGAGTGGCAGTTCAGCGGCTGCCGCATCTTTGCCGAGTGCGCCACCGACTTCAGCTTCATCCAATGTTTGGACGAACGTGAAGCGCTGAACATCAAGCAGCGCGATGACCGCAGCAACGAGAAGGACGTGGGTGGGGTCATGCCTCCCTCGAAGAAGCCTTCATCGAAGGACCCTGCGGCGATCAAGGCCAGAAAGAGCGAGATAGCGAGGACGACGCAGGCGGCCACGCAGAGCCGCCTGCAGAACCTATCCGTACCAAGAGGAATGAGGGTTAGATGAAAGCAGCGTCTGACAAAGTGCTGTCCACATTGGAGCAGTACATAGATGGGCCCATCAGGAAAGCGGGCCCTACCAACGTCATCATGAGGTGCCCCTTCCATACCGACAACAGCCCCTCCTTCGCCATGAACACGCAGAACGGACTCTACATCTGCTACGCGTGTGGTGAGAAGGGCACGTTCAACAGCTTCCTCAGGAAGGTTGGGCTAACCTCCGACGAGATCCGCTACCACTACGGGCAAACGCTGAAGTCCCTGAAGGACAACCTTCCACCGCCACCGGACCCCACTAAGCCAGGCGTGGTGGTGCACGACACCAATGCCCACATACCCGGTGACATCTTGGGGATGTTCCACAAGTGCCCTGAGGACCTGCTGGATGATGGGTTCGATGAGGAGACTCTGCTGCACTTCGGTATAGGCGTGGACGAGTACCACAACCGGACAACCTACCCTCTGCGTGACCTGCACGGCAACCTAGTTGGCATCAGCGGGCGCGCGCGGTTGGAACACATGGAGTCCAGGTACAAGGTTTACAAGGAGGAGTACCGGCACTGGGAGCTTCCGCCTTACGACACGGACAAGAGCAACCTGCTCTGGAATGCCCACGTGGTATTCCCGGAGGTCATGAAGGCCTCCAACGTACCGATTGTAATCGTGGAAGGCTTCAAGGCCTGCATGTGGGTCTGGCAGGCACAAGTTCCCAACGTAGTCGGTCTGATGACCAAAACACTAAGCTGGGCACAGCGTTGGATACTACAAAAGATGGGAGGACCATTCATCCTGATGCTGGATAACGACGACGCCGGCATCGACGGGACCATAACAATCAGCAAAGAACTGGCTACATTTTGCCCCGACGTACGCATTGTGGAATACGATGCGTTGCAGCCCGACGGAGTTCCTCGTGAGGAAGTAAAAGGGCTGATTCAGTCCGCGACGGACTACCAACTGATGGCTCTATTCTGAGCAAATACAACGGCCCCTAAGTGGCCACGGAAGAACAAAAATGGCATTCGGAAAAAGTCGACCTGTAACACCAGGCAGAGCTAACCTACGACAGCAAATGAAGAGGAGCACCCAGCGTGCGCCTCGAGGGGGAGGTGGTGGAGGCGGAGCAAACTTCCGCAACCGCTACTTGCCGCCCACTACCGGACCTGCGGACATCATCCGCATACTACAGGGCTCGTACCCGACACCCAGGATCGACCAAGACAACAGAGACTACTACTACAATGATGCCGGTCAAATCATCACGGACCTCACGCCATTCTGGAAGTACGTTGACTACTTCCATGGGGTGAGGCAACGCGGCGTTATCGGCTCCGAAGGTCCTCTCGGCATGTTCAAAGGTAAGGGAGAACCTTGCCTCGCCGCCGATTGGTACTGGTGGGAGTGGCGCCAGCGCAACAAGCACAAGGCGAAGCACCCAAATGCTATGCGTCGCAGTGAGAAGTGGGCCTTCTCGGTGCTGGTACAGGCACCGTTCTACAAAGTCCCTGACAGGGACGCTAACGGCAACGAGAAGATCAACCCGAATACCCACGAGCCCTACTACAACTGGGTAAAGGGGTCCAAACGCGGGAACGATGAGTACGCGGCGGCTGGGTACGAGCGCAAAGAAGGGCACGTGATGCATTGGTCAATGACCTATGGTCACTGGGCAGTGCTGCAAGAGTTTGCAGACAGCCTAGCCAAGAATTGCCACACGTGTGGCGGTACGGACACCATCGAAGAGCTGGCATTCATCTGTCAACACTGTGGTGAAGCAGTGGTGGACATGTCCACTACGGCCCTGGATGAGGAAGACTTGGAGCGGCTACGTACTGAGGAAGCTCGTTGCCCGCATTGCGGCGCTACCGACTACCTCGAGGACATGGTCCAGTGTAACAACTGTGATCAAGGAGAGCCGGCAACCCTATTCGACTTCGACTTGAAGGTGAAGCGGGTTGAAACCACTGCCAAGGACGGCGGTAACCAGACCGCTCTGCAAATCACGGGGGCCATGGGGCCGCGGCCGATTGCAGACATGTACGGAGAAGACTTGCGGCAACCGCTGGACCTGCCGAAGATCTTCATGCCGGACAGTTTGGAACGCCAAGAGTCATTGTTCGGTGTACCTCCGGGTGATGACGACGTCATGACCGACACGGTGCCGAAGGGTACCCGTCAACCGATAAGCAAGGGCACGCGCCCGTACCGACCAACAGCCTAACGAGCACAGAAAGGTGGAGGGCCCCTACACCTGTGGGGGCCTTCTCTCTTAGCCATGGCATGGAACCTAGACGTACCAGACGCCGAGTACTACACGCTGAGTGACCCAGCCCTAGATGGCGTCGTCAGAGAGGTCTACGACCAGAAGAAGGTGGCCATCGACACCGAGACCGACGGTCTCGACCTCATGCGTTGCAAGCCGTTCTACTGGTCCTTGAGTTGGACAAGTTCAAACGGGAGAGACCGCAGACTCACAATGCCGGCGGAAACCATGCAGGCGTTCAAGTACTCCTTCGCGGACTTGAACAAGAACTGGATCTTCGCCAACGCAAAGTTCGATGTTCACATGTGCGCCAACCGCGGTGTCAACATCGCCGGGAGACTCGTAGATGTCTCCGTAATGCACGCGCTCCTGTACGACGAGGAGCCACACGGCTTGAAGGAGATGGCGCTACGCATGCTGGGTTGGAAATGGACCAACTTCGAAGACACCTTCGGCAGAGTACGCAAGGGCGTATGCCGCTGTGGTGCCACGCAGGCTGCCCACGAGAACAAGACTGGCTACTGCAAGAAGACCGGCTGCGGCATGTTCCGGCAGATCTCCCCACTCGATGTGCTGCACAAGGCAGAGCAAGAGAACATGGGGAAGCTCATCGACTACGCTGCCAACGACGCCTACGGCACGTGGAAACTGGAACAGCTGTTAGCCAAGGAGATGTCGGAGACCCCTGTACAGAGCTTCTACGACGACCAGTGGCCCTACATCAGAACGATGAAGGACTACTACGACCAGACGGAGGTGCCATTCACCCGTGTCCTCTACGCATGCGAGAGAAACGGTCTACGAGTGGACCGCCCCTACCTGGAGAAGATCACACCCAGCATCATCAGTGACATGGAGGCACTGCGCTTCGAGATAAACAGCCTCACAGGGCGCCTCATGAAGACCGGTGGTCCAGGTCTAGCCAAGTACTTCTGCGAAGAGAACGGCATACGACCGCACAAGATGACCAAGGGCGGCAAGTCAGGTGTAAAGAAGCCGTCAGTCGATGCGAAGTTCTTACAGTGGATTGCCGACGATAGGCCAGGAACCACCGTAGGAAAGGTGGCCAAGCTCTTGGTAGAGCACGAGGCCATCTCCAAGCAGTACAGTACGTACATCCAGAAGATGCCGGCACGGCTCGATAGCGAAGACCGTGTGCACATGAAGTTGAACCAAGACGTAGCACGCACGGGACGCCTCTCCTCGAGCGACCCTAACATGCAGAACGTCACGACTGGCGAGAAGGATAGGTTCCACCTTCGTAACGCGTTCATTGCCGCGCCTGGCTATTCGATGGTGGTGGCTGACTACTCGCAGCTAGAGATGCGCATCCTGGCAGCTGCCTCACAGGAACCGGCCATGATGGCCATCTTTCACAGGAACTGGGACATCCACATGGGTAACGCCTCCCTTGTGTTTGACCTTCCCTACGACGATATTGTACTAGCCAAGAAGGTGGACAAGCAGGTCAAGGAAGGGAAGTTACCGCCTACGGAGATGACCAAGTACGTGCTGCAATGCCTCAAAGCACGTGGTGACGCCAAGACCATCGGGTTCGGCTTGAACTACGGTATGAAGGAGAAGGCCATGGCTGCACGCATGGGCTGCTCCGTGGAGGAGGCTGAAGCAAAGATCGAACAGTACATGGCCAAATACCCGGCCGTGCAGATGTTCTTCGACGAGGCAGGCGAACTAGCCCGCGAGCACGGAGCTGCGTACACGTTCCTTGGCAGGCGCCGACGCCTACCCAACATCAACGCCAAGAAGGACTACATTCGATTCAGAGCCGAACGCCAAGCCTCCAACATGCCCATTCAGGGTACCGCCGCAGAGGCCTGCAAGATGGCGATGATTCACCTCTACCAAGACGTGGAGCTTCGCGAGAAATACGGCTATCGCATGTGCCTGCAGGTCCACGATGAAATCGTTGGAGAGTGCCCCATCGACAGCGTACCTGAGGTAAAGAACAGAATCCACGAGTGGATGGAACATCCATTCCCCACGGACATCGGCGTACCACTGCTTGCCGACGTCGGATCGGGTCCCTCCTGGGGCTCAGCTAAGTAGGAACCACATGTCACTAGACCTAATACTCATCACCGACACCGAGACCACCGGCTTCCGCCACTCAGACCTAGTAGTCGAAGTGGCCATGATTCTGTACAGCCTGGTCCACGCGGCACCAGTAACCACGTTCTCCACGCTCATCCCCGTGAAGACCCCTCCACCCAGCAGCATTGGTGGGATGACAGCGGAAGAAGTGCACGGGATACCGCAGTCGCTGCTGGACCTATCCACGGCCTTAGAGAACTCGCCAGCGTCTGCAGTACTGCACGATCTCATGGACAGGGCTGGCGCCGTACTTGCCCACAGTGCGACCTTCGACAAGCGCATGCTGAAACAGGCAGGTACTATCGACAAGGGTCTGGTGGACGAGAAGAAGTGGGTGTGCACGCTAGCCAACATCCATTGGCCCAACAAGTACGGCAGCAAGAGCCTGGTATCCATAGCGCTGGCGCACGGCGTACCTGTCATCTCCGCCCACCGCGCGCTCACGGACTGCGACATCATCGCCCGGCTTCTGACCAAGGTGCATGAGCTTGGCTACGACTTGGTGGAGCTTGTGGAGCAAGCGATGGAGCCGCACATTACCGTGAAGGCTATGGTGTCCAAGGCGGATAAGGACCAGGCGCAGTCGCGGGGGTTCTATTTCCGGAACGACCCTCCACGCTGGTTGAAGATTGTTCCCGAAGCTGCCTTCAAGGGCGGCGCGCTTGGCTTCCCCTTCGAGTGCATTCAGGTACCCGACGAGGACTGACCATGAACAAGGCCGATCTGGATAGAGAGGTGGCTCAGGAGGTTGGCAGCACCCTAGCTGACACCGCCTGCACCACAGCGCTGTTCCTGCGGAAGATCATAGACGCGGTGGCACGGGGTGAACCGGTTGTACTGGCCGGCTTCGGGAAGTTCGTACTCACCAGACCGCGGCTGGCCAATACAAGCAACCTGGTCCAGTACCGGGGAACCCACCCAGCGCCCAGCGTTGGGCGTGGTTTTGGGGTACACTTCTCCAAGGCACGCACGGACTTCTCAAGAGCCCTGCAGAACCTGGAGAAAACAAATGGACAAGCTCGGAGTTGACGAATCGGTAGAGCAAGACGTGATGGAAAAGGCAGCTGCCCAAGGCTGCCCTGAGTGCGGGGCCAAGTGCGAACGGCATGGCCACCTACTCATTTGCCCCAATTGCGGCACAAAACCGTTCGAGAAGAAAAGGGAATGATGGCTGCGAAGAAGAAGAAGAAGGTTGCGAAGAAGACAGCAGCAAAGGCTGCACCGAAGGTGGCAAAGGGGACTACAAGCAAAGCGGCCGTAGCCCCCAGCCCGCCAAGAACACCGGCTCCCCGCGCACCAGCGATTGGTAAGGGCGGGGCTAAGGTGAAGAGATTAGCAGGGCGCCCCAACACCACACTGGCGCAGCAGCAGGCCAAAGTAAACGCCACGCTGAACAAGATCAACACCTCCATCAGCGGAAAAGACGGCCCGCCCATTGTCATACCTGCCGATAGTGCCTGCTCGAACTCGTACTTGCGCCGACCCACAGGCATCCTGCAATTGGACGTAGACCTGGGCGGCGGCTTCCCTGCGCAGTCCTTTGTCACGATCGGCGGTCCACCTCAGGCAAGCAAGTCAACGCTGCTCTATTACACCTTCGCGCAGCATCAGCGTATTTACGGGGACTACTCATTCATCGCCCTAGGCGCGCCTGAGGGAGGGATCGACTACATCCAAGCTCGACGTTGCGGATGGATCGTGCCGCTTCCGCTCAACGTCATCGAGGCCATGCAGCTGTCGAGAGAGGAGCAGGGGTACCCACCGCTCACCAAGGAAGAGGTGGCTGAGCTTCGCAGAAGTGTAGGCACCAACACCATCATCGAGACCGGGACCATGGAGGAGATCCTGGATGCTACTGAGGACCTGCTCCGGTCCAACCTGTACGGCATCATCGGCCTGGACAGCTACGAAAGCCTCATACCCGGGGCAGAGGCTGGTCTGGACTCCCTCGAGGACAACGCTCAGCAGGCAGCCCGTGCCAACCTCATCACCAGGTTTATGCAGCACTACGGTCCAATCAAACGAAGCCCCGAGCACTACACCACGCTTATGATGACCACCCAGGTTCGAACCAACCGCAAGAAGGCGGAAGCACCTGGGCCCATGCAGAAGTACTTGCCAGACTACTCCGACGACAAGTCCGCCTGGGCGCTGCAGCATTGGCGCGCAATCCACGTACAGGTGAGCAGCGGTGAGAAGCTCAAGGAGGGCAGCAGCAAGGTGGTGGTCGGTAAGCAAATCAACTGGAAGATGCCAAAGGGCAGAGAAGGCACCCACGACAACATCGTAGGAGACACACCCTACTACTACGATGAGCGTGGCTTCAACCTGTACAACACCGTGCTCCTGGCAGGCCTTCGCTATGGGGTCATCCGCGAGGCGGGAGGAAAGTTCACCTTCTTCCGCAACGGCAAGCCGGACGACTACCTCTGCCAGATCGATGGCAAGGAGCAGTTCGTCCAGGCACTGCAGGAGGCTCCGGAGGTCGAATGGGACGTGCGCCGCGAGGTGTGCATGGTTGCGGGCGTCTCTGGCATCTACTGCTGATGTCCGTCTTCACCCCGAAGCAAAACAAGAGGCGCTCTCGGAGACAAGAAGCAAAGCTAGCAAACGAAGCGGGAGGTAAGACCCAGAAGGGTTCTGGGTGCCTCCCGTGGGCTAAGGGCGATGTTCGGAAGAAGGGAAAGTTCAGGGCTGAATGCAAGTTCACCAAGAAGATGTCCTTCTCCATGTCTCGTGAGATTCTGGACAAGATTCGAAGCGAGTGTGCCTTCGACGAAACACCGGTGCTGGACGTTACGTTCATCGACGCTAACGGACGCACCGAAGATCACTGGGTAGCTGTGCCGTATGAAGTCTGGCTTGCCCAGCAAAACAAGGAGTGACTATGGGTCTTGTAACCATCAAGGACCTGACGACTGAGCCAAAGGACCAGGTAGCCAGTTACATGCAATGGGCCTCGGACCTCAGCATCATGTACGAGGACTTCATTCGTAACGATGATGAGGACGTGGCTTTTGTGGCCGGCTGGCACGGGGCCAAGCAACGATCTCAGGGCATCCACGCTTCGGAGATGTCTGGCGAGTGCCGACGCACAGTATGGTACTCCCTGAAGGGTGAAAAGCGCGTAGATGCGGACCTAGACCCCTTCTGGAAGAAGAGGTTCCGCATCGGGCACATGTACCACGCCATGATCCAAGAGGACTGGCGTCGACTCTGCGAGAGGAGCAAGGGCTTCCTGTCCTTCCAGAAGGAGGTTCGCATCGACCCAACGTTGCAGCTGGTAGCCGAGCAGTACGGCATCGAATCCAGCTGCGATGGCGTGTTCATCTTCTATGAGCACTCATGGGGGGCAGCCACGATGCGGGTAGGTCTGGAGATCAAGACCAAGTCCCCCAAAGAGTACGAGAAGCTGACGGAGCCCGATCCCCAACATCTCCGCCAGACCTGCGTCTACATGAAGTGCCTGGACGTCCCCCTGCTGTACACGATGTACGTCAACAAGGGGAACCAGAACATCATCCCCAGCACAAGCCCGTACCTGTTCCCTTTCGACCACAAGCTCTGGAACGTCATCGAGCAGGAAACAAAGGAAGTCCGCCACTTGGCGGTCATCAATGAGCTACCCCCTCGTGTGGAGGGAATCGGCTGCCAGTTCTGCGGCTACTCCTGGGTGTGCAAGCCGGAGTGCCTGGAACGGAAGGAAAGAAGCAAGCAATACAAGAAAGACAGGCAAGTACAAGAAAGGCGCTTGAAGCGCCACGGGCCTAGCGGTATGCGTGTGCCCAGGACACCAGTCACATGAACAGAGAACCACAGCACATGGGTGGCCTACACCTCGATGAGGTACTGGATGGTGTCGGCGCCACCGAAGAAGAAGACATTCGCCAGCAGTGGTCGGTTACCTCAAAGGTGACCGAGTACCTGCACATGGTGGTGGGATGCCCCATCCCCAAAGAGCCGCTGTTCGACTACCCGGAAATGACGCCAAAAGCGCTCACAACCACGGACAGCAACGCGTACATGGAGCTCTACGAGAAGAGGACAGCCTGGCTGACCTACCTTAGGCAGAAGCTGGCAGAGCACCAGGCGCGACTACTGGAGATAGAGGCGGAGATGGACGACATCGGTCGCCGTATTCGCACCTCGGAGCGGAAACACAACCAGAAGACTACGGCCAAAGGCGGCTTGAAAGCACCATCCGCGCAAGAGATGACGGACAAGATTGGCAGGAACCCCCGTTACCGAGAGCTTCAGACAGAGAAGCTATTCCAGAAAGAGGTAGTTCTCAGGCTGGGAGCCCGCGTTGACGGCACTGGAGACGAGCAGGCGCTCCACTCACGGACCGTGGAGATTCGCCGCCAGGAGTTCGAGGGCACAACCAGAAACTCCAACGTCAGAGGGGCACGCGGTGTGCCTGTGACTGGTGGTCGTGGCATGGGCAGGAGAACCACATGAGGCACCTTGTGCTTCCGATGCTCCCCGTCTCCACCAACCACGCCTACGGTACCGTCAAGCTGGCAAAGGGTACCAAGCGGTACCTTACTAAGGAGGGAAGGAAGTTCAAGAACGAGGCCACGGCCCACCTGACCAAGAAGTACGCCTTCGTGCTTCAGGGGATGGTGCCAAACCGTCCCTACAGCCTTTTCTACAGGTTTACCCTCACAGACCTGCTAAATGTGACCTGGCCAAAAAGCGCTGCGGCCAGGTATAAGCACGCTGACACCACCAATCGCTTCAAGTTGCTGGAAGATGTACTGGCCGAAGTGACGTCAGTGGACGACTCACACTTCCATGCGATAGGTGGCGTCTCCGTGCAGGGGCCGAAGGAGCAGACGGACATCTGGATCTGGGACGTCGAGAAGGAGGGATCGCCACTTGACGCGCTCAACCTCAGTCTATGACAGGTTCAACCGCACCGAGCTCTACCAGACATGTATTAGGGCAGGCATCCTAGTCAGGCCAAACGAGGCGACGGAATGCATGATTGCCTACCTGGAGGGCTGGAAGGAGCCCCCGCCGTACACGGAAGAGGACCATGTACTGCACGGCTGGCGGAACGCGTTCATCGCGTTCTTCCACGAACACTGGAAGAAGATAGAAACACAAATCACTTGCCCTGCAAGGCACTTGAAGGACAAAGTAACCCCCAACCCTAGACCGTGCTTCGGTTGTACCGACATGCAAGTAATTGCATGTATTATCGACCTGCACGGGAACGAACCCTTCGTTCAAAAACATCGACTGATAAGGAAAACGAGAACACCATGACTGTTACCCCCGCCTCCATTGAAACCGCCCCTACCGATCCAGCTGAACTCGCCACCATCGGCCGATTCAACGTACGTGTGCTTGCCCAGAAGCTTGGTATCTTCGATGGTGCCGACGAAGCTGCCCGCACTGCTTTCTTAGCCCAGGACTTTGCGGCGCAGTGCCAACAAGTCAGCGATGCGCTTATCGAGGCACGCGGCGGCAAGAAGGCCAAGAAGGGCACGGCAGCTCCCGCTGCTCCTGCGCGCACCCCCGTGAACAACAAGGCCAAGAAGGCCCCGCCTCCCGAGGAAGAAGAGGAGGAAGAGGAAGTTGACGAGGAAGAAGTTGACGAGGAGACCGAGGAAGAGGTCGACGACGAGGAAGAGGAAGCACCTCCTCCGCCTCCCGTGCGCCGCACCACCGGTGGGGTCCCAGCACGCGCTCCTGTGGCTGCCCCCAAGGCTGCCCCGGCTGCTCAACGCACGCCAGCAACAGCCACAGCTGCCGCCCCACTGCGTAACCCAGCTACTGCTGCAGCGGCACCGCAAGCTGGTGCTCAGCTTCTCGGTGTAGTTCAGAGTCTGCAGAAGACCGTGAATGACATCGCTGGTGTGGTTCAAGGGCTGGCCGACAACATGGCCGCACTGCAAGACTCCATCGTTCTTGGCTACCGACACACGGCGATTGGAACGAGCGTATCCCTGAAGGTTGCGGAGCAGGCACTGGGTGCCAACGCGGCGGACGTCATCCAGATTGCTATGGAGGAGCTGAACGCCACGGAGAACGTGATCGCTCAATTCATCAGCGCCGACCCGGCTGAGGAGGTACCTGCGGCCAAGCCCAAGGGCACCAAGGTCAAGGTCAACAAGGGAAAATAGTAGAGATCGAGACCTGGCCGAACTGCACTAGAGTGGGGCCCCGTGACGTGATTGAAGTGAGCGAGAGCTTCCTGAACTCCCTCTCGTACACGCGGTTACGGGGCCTGGCTATGCAGCTGGGCGTGTTGGTTCAAGATGACCCTAGTCTCGATTTGCTGAAGCAACGAGTTCGACAGTGCGAGTTGGTGTGACTTGTACTGGCCCGAGAACGTACTCAGGTTGTGCGGAAAGGTTACAATGAGTACGATCTGTAAAGGGGAGATTCACCGGGACGGCGCTGTTTGGCAATGCACTGGATGTGGCCATGTGAGCACAGCATGGGACACCAAGCACTTGCCGATACAAAGCCGCCCCAAGTATCTCCTAGCGTGCCTACTGGAAGTAGTGCGCCAGTCGCGGGCACGTTCGAACATGGTCGCCGCAGGGTGACCATGGGAAAGAGCAGGACAACCTGCTTTTTCTTAGCCCCCTATTCGTCGCTGCACTTCTTGGCGCTACGCCCGCTCACGTCGACCCCAAGTACCTGAGGGTGGTCAGGTACGGTAGCCCTGGCGTGGGGGCCTGGGCCGCCATCCTTAGCGTGGGCAACGGCGGACTCCACAATGGGCACGCCCGAGCACGGCCCCAGTCCCCGCGTAAGCTTCAGGCAGCCAAAGCCCAGGAAGAAGCCCGCGGAGAGGTTGTCAGGCCTGGTGTTCATACCTGATTCTTACCCCTCTTGGCCGGTGATGCCACAGTGGCGATGATGCCGCCGTCGGCTGAGTCCCTCAGCTCCCAACGCCCGATCACGGTGGAATCGTCGTCGTCGAAGAGCAGCAAGACGCCTGGCGTGCCCGCAAAGGTGGCCATGCGATTGGTCACGGACTTGCGCACAAAGGCCAGGTCGAACCCAAACTCCGTGACGATGAGCAGGTCCAGGGCTGAGCCAACCACGTCACCGCCGTCATCGACGTGGTACTCGGCCACCAGTACATCGTCCTTGGCAACCGCCAGCGCGGCAATGTCCAAGCTCCTCTGGTAGTTCCCGTCCCCAACCTCCTGCATTGTGGCTTCCTTCAAGGCCCAACCGGAGGTCTTGAAGGCGTTGTCCGCGAAGTCCAGGTAGCTATTCGTCGTGTTCCCTCGGCGCACCTTCACCGTCGGGCTCTGCCCGGAAATGCCGCCCACTCCCTCCTGCTGCAAATTCAAGGACAGCGGGAAAGCAGTGATCTGCTTCTCTACGGTGATGGCGATGCCACTCATGCAGCCTCCGGAGCGGTAGCCAGGTACGGCGCTGCCGCCTCGAGAATGCTGTTAATCGACATGGAGGTTTGTATGGTGGACTTCACCACCTCTGCTTCCTGCAGCGTGCTTGTGATGAAGTTCACGATGGTCCCGTAGGCTTCCTTTACGGCAGCTGCGTTCGGAATCTCAATGTAGTCGTCATCCCACTTGGTGCGGACTCGGAAGGGAAATGAGTTCCCTAGTGCCTCCCACTGGTCGATGATTGTGCACCAGCCCATCCACTTGATTTGTGCACTAAGGCTGGTCGAAACCTTCTTGCCGGAGCCCAGGATCTCGACGCCATCCCCGTACATGATGCGTGCTTCGCACACGGAGTCCACCATGTTGAGATACCGCGCGCGTGCCTGCTCGAGCGTGCCGTAATCGACAGCTAGCTTCTCCTCCGCAGTCATCTCCGCCAGGGTATCCCCGGTCACCTTGAGGTACTGCAGGGGCACCGTCTCCAGTAGGGTCAGGTCTGGGTTGATGAGCCACTCCGCTGCTGGGTAGTCTGGGGTGTTCACGCTGCGCAGCAGCTGCTTGGATACTCTGTGGACTACATCCGACATTACATGCTCCTTCGACGCGAAGAGATTCCCATGTTCTCTGCGTACAGTGGGTTGTTCGTCTGGGACGCCCACGCCTGCAGCAACCCTATAGACTGCGGAGTTCCGTTATTACCGGGTGGGTCCCCTGCCATCTTCCAGCGGTCTTGCATGCTGAGGACTACCGAGTCCCTGCCACGGCCCCCGTACACGTTCAATACCTCCTGTGCGGTCAGTGCCCTAGAGTAAGAGCGCACATCAGTCACGAGCCCAGTGAAGTAGCTGCCGGTTGAATTCGAAGCCACGTAGGCGGACGTAGATGCCGTGTTCGACGTGGCCGCGGTCCACCCCGCAATGGTAGCTGAGTTCTCCTGCACCCCGTTCACGTACAGGCGCAGAGCTGTATTGTTGAACTCTGCCACCGCACAGATGTGGTACAAGGTTCCGGCTACGACCGTGGTTGTACCGTCCACTGTGGTGGCGGAGTCCGCATCTAGCCGGCGCGCTGAGGCCCGAAACTTCGTAAGTTGCCCACGGAAGGACACCGAAAACCGGGCGCTTCCGGACCCATTCACCGAGTATAAGTAGATGACGGTCTCCGTGGTAGGCAGCGTGCCTTGCAGGTTCACCCAGCACATGATGGTACCGCCAGTCACATTCTGAAACGTTGATAGCGAGCTACTCAAAGTCAGCCGCTGAGAACTCGATCCTACGAAGTTCATTGCCATAGGGACCTCACGGTAGCCACTCGACCAGCAGCATGGTCAGACACCAGTCGCCAACAAGGCCGGTGCCTGCCGAGGGCCCTTGCCGAACCAGCTCTAGCTGGTACACGCGGTCTGCCGTCAAGCTGAGCGTAGAGAGGCTTACGGTCTGCGACGCTCGATGGAAGTACACGTCCTGCGTGATCGTCAAGTCAGACAAGGTGGAAGAAGCCCAGGCCCCAAGAGAAGCATTGTTGGGGACCTCCCGCTTCTTCAGGGCAATACCTACCGTACGGTCTGGCGCCGAGGGCGAGCCGTACGCCTTGCTCATGAACGTGAAGCGTACCTGAGTCGCTGCCGCTGGGATCAGCACAGACCAGCCGACACCCTCTTGCGTTGTGTCGTCGAACCTGCGGACCATGACCGCCGCGTTTACCGAGTCCGCTGTAAGCCCCGCAGCGTACACTACGGACCAGTCCGTCCCGGGGTCATCGAAGTCTGGGGCCGAGAACTGCTGGCGAGCCAGTGGTACGTACGTGAGCGGCACAAATGAAAGTGCCGTAGACCCCAATGTAATCGCTGGCTGCGTAGCTAACAGCCACTCGGTGCCTGCGTTGACAGTACCTTTGCGTACCACTACGATAGCGCCGATGTCACACTCGGCGCTTGTGCTCAAGTCCGTCGCGCGTGACCAGGTGCTTGCCGAGCACACGTAGATGCCGTTGTCGGCACCCGCTGTCTGGTTCTTCACCAGCACACGGTTGTTTGCAGCTACGGCCACCCCATCGATAGTCTGCGTCCCAGACAGCGTGATATTCGCCGTGGTGGCCACGGCTACCACCAGCTTGTACCCGATGTTGCCACCAGCGTTGGCGTCCACGTACGCCTTTGTGGCAGCATCCTGGGCGTTAGTTGGGTCCACAACCCCCTGAATGGGGAGCGTGTTCATCACCAGCGCCGTATCCGTGATGGTGGCGCGCAGTTGGGTGGTTGTGGTCCCTCCCGTATGAAACTTGATGGTCTTTGTAGCTGTACCTGTGCCTACAGCTAAGTGCCCGCCTACCGCCAACAGATACGCGTCGTCTGCCGCACCTATGTTGTACGCGGCCTGGTTGTAGGCAGACCCGTTGATTCCCAGGTCTACAAAGTTTGTGGTGTCGGAACCGTTGTCGGCAGTGGCTACAAAGTCGGAGCTGGCCGAGGTTCCTGTGCTGGTGTTCTGCGCAACCAACTGCAGGTACGAGTTCGTAGCCAGAGAAACGAATAGCGGAGACGTGGGGAACGGGTTTGTACTGCCTGCGATATTGAGCCACCCCGCAGCTGTGATACAGGACATCTCTGTTCCAGAGGAGTTCTGGAACATCAAGAGGTCGCCTGTTTGTGCGGCGGCTGCCTTGATGGCGAAGGCTGTGCTGGCTGCGGTACTAGCCGTGACCAGCATCGACCCATCCGAGTTGATGAGAAGACGCTGCAGGTTATTGGTCAAGAACGCCAGAGAGTAGGCGTCGGTGTTTCCCAGCGTCCTGGCGGCACCACCAGCCTCGCCGCCATTGACGAAACCCATACTGGTGGTGATGAGCTTCTTCCACACGGCAGCACCCGTGGCTACGCTGATGGCATGCCACACAGTGCCCGCCGTCGCGTTATGCCAGATAGACCCCGCTACGTAGCCCTGCGTGTTGTCGTTACCTACTGCGGGATCTACCGTCGCCGAGAAGTTCGACTGTGGCATGAAGCCAGCTGCGGTAGATGTAGCAACCGTGTGCAACGTCCCGTTGCCGCGGCTACCATGCTGCGTGTTCGTGATTACGCCAACCTGAATGTCGTCGACGTTGACGACGATGGAGCCATCAGCATTGGCAATCACATTCAGCGTGTTGCCGGTCTTCGTCATGCCGGCGCCGGCTGTGATTTGCCCGGCACCACTGAACTGGGTGAAGGCCAGGCTGTTGGTGCCGACGACAGCACTACCAGTATTCGTGGTGCAGACCCAGCCGCTGTCTGCGTAGGAGGTTCCCTGTTCTACAAAGCAGTAGTTTCCGGCTGCGTCACTGCCTGCGGCCATGTCCGCCGACCGCGTCCATGCCCCAGAGTGCACCAGGTAGATGCCGTTCTGGGAGGCGGTTGACTGCCCCGCCAGCAGCACACGCCAACTGTCAGTGTTCAGCAGGACGCCATCCACGGTGGTGGCCAGTCCCGACAGCGACGCGATGTTGCTAGTGGATACAGCGACTACGCTGCCCTTCGTATCCAACCCCTGCGACAACGCGTCGACATAGGCCTTCGTGGCAGCGTCCTGCGCTGCGGTGGGATCCAGCACATTGGTGAGCTTCTGGGAGTTGAAGCCCACCGACCCCGTGGAGCCACCCAGTACCGTCTGCACCACACTGAAGGGCAGGTTGTGCACGTGGTCGCCGCGCGCGGTGTTGATGCCTGTTCCCGCGGCATTGGCTGTCCCAATGTCCGAGGGGGTTGCGTATGTCAGCGCGTCGGAACCCCCGGGGAGATGGGTGGAAGCATGCGCCAACGGCGCCGACGAGCCTGCCCCGGACGCCCAGGTAACCGGTGAATACGCCGTCAGCATCCAGATGGTGCCGTTGTCCAGCTGCTTGGCGAACTTACCCGCATCCTCGACGGTGAAGCCCGTGGCCCCTGTACGTGCCGCGGCGTCAGCGTAGGTGTACGCAATGACGGTGTGGATGCCTTCGGTAGCTGTGAGCTTGGAATGTCGCATTTAGGTCTCCACCACCATCTCGTAAGTGTCGTCGGTTACGATGTCGCCCACGTCGTCCACCACTGGGTTCGCCGGCACAAACGTCGAGGCATCCAATGAGAACAGAATCTGACCCCGGCGTGTTGCCGTGTAGCTGCTGCCGCTACTGCGTGGATTGAACGCCCCTATGGCGTCCTGCATCTGGAAAGACCCAGCATGGTACCTGACTTCCCCTTCCTGGGATGTGCCAACGCCCTCGTCCGAAAGGACCATCCCTTCGTCTTCGCGCTCACCGGGAAATCTGTCTGCAGTCCTAACCACGCGCCGGACCTTTCTTCGGGGGCTTCAGGGCCTTCCCACTGGCAGGGGGAACCGTAGGAGCCTTCCCTCCTAGGATACCCTCCTCGGGGCTTTTTGGCGCAACACGGCGGTCAGCGAGGGGATCCCCGGGGTGCTGGCCTACCGCGCGGGCCTGAGGACGGTCCTCTTCCACAGGCTGCTCCGGGGACATCACCGCATCGATCTTGCGCTGCTCCTCCGCCACAACCTTCGTAACCACGGTCATGGCCTTGCCATAGGCTTGGGCGGCCGCAGCTGCCGCAATCTGGGCGTTCACCTCGCCCATGCGCATGTTGTCCACGATGTTCTGAGATCGGGCTATGTACCTCCGTACCAGGGCTTCAACCTTCTCCGGAGACTCGATGTCCGCTGGTTTGATGACGCCCTCGATGAACTCCGAGCGCAGAACATCCGTCAGCGCGGCAATCTTGCCAATGGCTTCCTTCAGTATGAGGTGGCCACCCTGGTGCATCTTCTCTGCGGTACGGGCCTGCTCCTGCATATCCTCGATGCCGGCGCCGATGTTGATAGCGGTGAGCTTTTTGACTTCAGCCTTCTCAAGTGTAGACATGTGCCACCTATACCAGAAAGGCCGAGACCTGTGGGGTCCCGGCCTTCATGTACTACCCAGTACCCGGAAATTACCGGTACTTCACCAGGGTGAGCTGGTCGGGCTTGGTGCCCGTGCCCTTGAGGGCGAACTCGAACTTGAGCTGCCCAAGGGCCAAAGAGGTCCCCGGGTAGTAGTCGTGGTTCGCCGCGGCGTTCGCCCCAGCGCGGAGCAAGACGCCATTCAGGTACAAGTCGTAATCGTTGATGAACGAGCCTACGCTCAGGTTCCCTAGGTCCACATCCAGGTTGTTGTCTGTGGTCGGGCCCGACACGTCCACGTTGGCTAGTACGTTAGCCGTGACGACGGCGTAGACCTTATTGTGGGTGGTCGAGTTGTAGGCCTGGTTGATCGCGTTGAGCAACGAGACCTCACCGAAGTTGGTCTCGAAAGTATCCCACTCCGCGGTCGTGTCCGACAGCTTGATGCCAGAGGTCTGTGCCCACGTCGAGCCGGTCTGATTGCCGTCGTCGAGGTAGAGCTCACCAGCGCCAAGAATGCGCAGATCGCCCGCAGTCGATTCGATAACGCCATCATTGATCCCAATGTCGATTGGCCGCGTACCACCGGTACGGGCATGGATGCCTGCGTTGAAGTCATTCACGATGGCGTTCACGTCGAACGTGTCGACATCGCTGGCGACCTGAAGGACCGTAGTTCCTCCAGTAGACCCCTCTGTCACGCGCAGAAGGGTGGCGTTTGCTAGGTCTCGAATCTCCCAGTAAACCCCGGCAGCGTTCAAGTCTAGCGATGCATGCGTGGTCAACTCCACCGGGGTCGTTCCCTGGTTGTCGTATGCCACCTGACGGCTAACCGTCGTAGAACTCGGCACATCCACCGCCGCGCCGCGCAAGAAGTCCTGCTCGGTAAGACCGAGCAAGTACACGCGCTCGACCCAGTGAATGTTGACGGTCTTGTTCTGAATGTCCGAGGCGGCACAAGCGATCAGAGAGTCGCCGGTGGCGCTTAGAACAACAAAGGAGACCTGCACCCGGTTGGGCGTAGTGATCGTAATGGTAGACCCATTCGTGGCACTTTCCGACTGAGCTAGACCGTAGATACGCCGCCCAGACGCATCCAAGATGGGGTCTCTTGTGCTTCCGTCAACCACCCCAACCAAGTTCTTTGGACTGATTGTAGATGCTCCACCAACCGCAGCCAAGGAGTGCGCGCCGAACGTGGCGTTCGTGGCCACCACGGTACCTAGCGTGGTCACGGTCCCGATTGCAGCGATGACGTTACCCGGCAGCGCCCCAGACCCAATCACCACGTAGTTCTGTGTGTTGGGTACGGTGATGTCGGTCAAGGCCGTGGAGTAGCGAAGAATACGCTTCCGCTCCAGGTCGTGCAGGTCTTGGTTCAGATTGTCGACGCCGCGGGTGGTACCGGACTCGAAGGTAGTCGGAGACAGCAGCGTGTCGTACCAGTTGCCAACCTGCTGGTCCTTCAAGTAGGACAGGTCAGACCGGATGCTGTTCAAGTCATCCTGAATGTTGCCGGCATTGGTTTGGAAGTTGGCCAGAGACGGAGCTATTCCGTCGTTGTACGTATCGGACTGTGCGATCTGTTCGTCTTGACGGATGCATGTACGTGCCATATCAAAGCTCCATGTAGTCGGCCACCAGCTGGTCTAAGGTTGGCGTAGGTTTGGGGGCGATAGCTAGAATAACTGTATCATGGCCTGAGCCAGGACCCCCAGACTCCGCGATGACGTAATCACTCGTAGCTCCTGGGGAAAGGCGGACACCATTCAGGTACACGGCGATGGTGCAGCCACCTCTAACTAAGAACTTCTGGGGAGTTGCGAAGGTCACGTTCGTACCGTCAACGGCCCCCGACAACGCCACACCGACACGCGTATTCTCGCCACGCCTGGTGACGTAGTCGAAGTTGCCGGTAAATGGGTTGAAGGCCAGCCTTGGCACTAGGTTCTCGTTACGGAGGAAATGTTGTCGTTGGCGTCGTATGTAATGGCCAATGTGGCGACTACAATACCGGAAGCGCCGCCTATCTTGTAGACGACGCCAGTCACCAAGTCCGTCTTGGTTGGGTGGTACGACAGGCCCAGGTAGTCATACTGCGTGGGTACAAGCTGGTTCTGCTCGGCCGTAAGCCACGGTTGCCCACCGGACGGACCCTGTGCTGTCGTTACAGAGTCCGTGAGGTAGCTGAGCTTCCTCCCGATGGTTATCGTTGCCAACGGCTACCTCACTTGGTTTCGTGCACGGCGTACGCGGTAACGGCCACCGCTGCCAGGGTTGTGACTACCCCTACGCCAACCCATAGCCCAGGCTGCTTGAAGAAGCCTGGGTTTCGAAGTTCCTCCTCGAGCTTCAGTCTCTGAGCATCCGTATCCTTCAGCCGCTGACGGAGGTCTGCCTCGATCTTGGCTGTGCGGTCTGCCTCGATCTTGGCCAGGTCTGAGGTATGCTGCAGGCGCACCTGGCAGCTATCCTGCTCGGCCTTCATGTCGAGGCCGTATCTGGCCTTGTACTGCTGAAGCCACACCGCCCAACGAAGGGCTGTGTTGTCCTCAAACAGCTGGCCCGTGTAGGGTACCGGGTCGCCCTTGCGCACAACCGTGATCTTGTCGTCCCCGGGTGGATACGTGACCACTTGGGGTGTCGGAAGCTGCGGCTGCTCAGCCAGAGCAACAGCGGGAAGCAGGAGGACTATGATGCTTGCTCGCCAGTTCATCCACCCCAGGGTAGCATCCTACGGGCCTAAACGGGACTTCGAGCTGAGACCAAGGCCTTTTTCAACGAGGCGTCATACCACGCCTCCACCCTTCTGCGGAACGGCCACGTCCAGAAGTACGCGGGGCCTGTGAAGAAGCTGACCACGTACTGCTTGTGACCATACGTTTTCAGGGTGGGGATGGCCCCCTCGTTGAGCTCCACGATGGCCCGAAGCGTCTCCGCGTACGCTTCCATCTCGAACTTCATCCTAAAGTAGGCGAACACACAGGGTACCGGCAGCAGCAAGTACATCAGCGAGAACAGGAAAGACCCGTACTTGCGCCGCTGCCGCATGTGCACACGCTCGTGACGTAGGACGATGATCTTGCCCACCTCCGACGAGTCGTCCCACCCCTTGTTCACGTACACCGTGTACCCGATGGTAGTGATGAAGTTCGTCATAAACCCGCGGGCAGTACCAAACGTGATGACGCGAAGAAGTACATCAAGGAACCGCATGAGGCGACTGTCCGCTTTTGCCACTAAACAAAAAGCTGGGAACTCTTCTTGTAGCTCCCGTAACATGAAAGTGGGCATGGCTACGAGAAGGCCTCGACAAGAAGGCTGGTGTACTTCGGAGGAATCAGCGCCGCGTTCTCGTAACCACTCCCCCAGTTACCGAGCTCCACAGCCCAGTTAGCAGCTAACCCTGCGGTGGGGTCTGTGCTGAACGTAGACGAAGCCGTTCCGCCCCAGCTAGCTACGACGCCGAGGTGCAGCCAGGCCGCGTCATCTGTACTGGGTATGGCTGTCCCTGCAGCCCCTCGGTAGACAATGGGTCCCACTACCCCTTGCGGTAGCTCAAGTTGCAACACGCGTAACCCCGTGTAGTTAGAGTCTGTGCTTGCATTCAGCGAGTAGTTGCCATCAGGGGCTGAGTAGGTCGTGACACTAGTCACAACGTTGGCATGCCCACCTGTCTGCTGAATAATAGAACCCATCCGCCCTACACTGGTACCCTGGGCAATCACACCCAAGTACTGGTTATTACCATTCGGTATGTAGGCGCCTACGTAATTCAAAACCGTAGTTACACGCAACGGCATCCCATGCGGCCAGCTGGAGCCCAATAATGTGTTCAGCTGGAACCGCAGGGACGGCCTCTTTATGATCGGCTGGCGCGGATCATTGGCGCCGGCCATATTCGGCATCAAACTCAATCCCATATTTGGCTGAATGCCGTTGAGTACAAAAGACGAGCCATAAGAAGACCCCTGCTTCGTGGCTGACACACCACCAACGAGCACCGCACCATCCACGGACATGTCAACCGCTGCGTGCGCAGTAAAGTCCACACTAAATAATGTTTTCCAGGAAGGCAGAACCACAGCCCCTACGTTCACCTGCAGCCACGTGGGGGAGGTGCTAGCAAGAATCCAGTAAGTTCCAGAGTCCGCCTGCAGGGCCACTTTACCGACATCTGCCGCAGTTAGCCCGGTGGCCCCTGCACGTGCTGCAGCGTTTGCGTACACGAACGCAACAATAGAATGAATCCCCTGCGCCCGTGTAACTTGCCCATGATTCATCGTCTCATATCCTTGCCCACGTTGGTGAGTATAGAGTTCACTGCCCCCGAATCACCTTGGGCAGCTGATGCCGCATCAATCTGCGTTTGAGTGGCCGCTGCAACTGCCGCCGAGCGCTGGGATGTAACCACCGCTAGTTGGGCTGCCTCCTTCGCGTCCGCCTGCGCCGTCTGTTCCAAAGCCTTCGCATCGATGGCTGCCTTGGCTGTGTCGGATTCGGCCAGTGCCGTGCTGGTGACAGTGACTTCCTTCTTGGCGGTTGCTCGCCCTAAGAACCACAGAAGAATACCAAGCGGAAGAAGCAGCCACTTCCAGTACCGCTTGAGCCACTCCCACGTCAAGAAAAGCCAGACCGGGGTCGTCATCTTACCCACCCGCCGGCGTGTCGCCGTCCTTTGCGTCCACGTCTGGAACGATGTCGAGTCCGAGCTTCTGCTTGATTACCTTTTGCAGGCACTTGTACAGGAAGCTGGACAAGTACCCCACAGCGACGCCGAAGATGATGCGTCCTCCCTTGTCCCCGATGCCAGCAAAGAAGAAGTCACTCTTGAGTAGTCCACTGGCACCCCCAAAATACACGGGGATCGCGTACAGAATAACCTCGTTCCACCAACGCGACCAGGTAGTCAGGTACGTGGTCTTAGCTGCGTTGGCATCTGCCTGCTTCTTCCACTTCGGCTGAATACCCTCCACGATGCGACGAATAAAGAACGTCACAATGTAGATGGCCAAGCCAAGAACGTACGTGCCGGGGCGAGTTAGCAGTCCGATGATGTCCAGGTCTTGCATGATGCTCTTCCTTACGAGTCGTAGTCGGTGCGTGTGGCGTACCAACCAGGCGTGCCATTGCGATTTATGTACTTGAATCGGTACAGCAACGTGTACGTGTTTGCCGTGGCATTTGCCCCAGGAACCGTGGCGTCATTGCCACTGAAGTGAAAATCAGCTGGCCATATCATGTCCAACGGACCGACAGCTCCTGCTGCTATATGCAGCGCAAAGTCGAACTCGTCGCCCACTTCATAGGCGTACCCCCAGCTACTCATAAGGAACTGGAAGGTCAAGTGCGTCGTAGCCGTGGGGTTGACGTAGTACTCGATATGTGAGGCCGCCCCGTAGGGGCTGACGCAAGTGACGCTACCAGCACCGGAGTACGAACTTATGTACTCAGCCCGGTTCAGTAGGTTCATCCGCTGCCTGCCGCCAATACAGTCAATGCCGCCATCACCGCGGAGCACGCCCTTGACCGCTGGCCTTCCGTAGATGTCGAAGCCACCCCATGCCATCGAGCTCAAGAGCATGTCGTTGGTGACTTGCGTGCCGTTCCACTTGCGGCTGTTCAACGCCGAAAGGAAGATGGCATTGTGCGTGGCCCAAACGGCCTCATTCACATCCGAGGTGACCTGACCCGGCTGCGCCACCATGAAGTGTGGAGTGTTGTAGTCGGGGTTCGTGGCGTACTCACGGAAACGTCCACCTGCGGACAGCGTTGGTTGTAACCAGCGTAGACGGACCTGCGTGGCTTGCATGGCTACGCCGGGGGTGATCCCGTTGTCGCCGGAAAGCGCACGAAGCCTGAAGCGGGTATCCGAGAGAATGTCGTCGACACGGAAGGTGCCTATTACAGCCCCTGTCGAGTGGTTTATGACCTCGATCAGGTCTGTGGTGCGCAACGCCGTAGCGCCACCAAGCCGCAAGTAGTCTGGGGAAGCAACCTGAAGCGTGCGCAGGCAACCTGGGGTAAGGCCTTCTCCAGTCGCATCGGGATTCAGCAAGGCCACGTTCTCTGTGCCGATACGCGTCAGCAGCGTATTGCCCATGATCGTGCTTGCGCCGAAGTTGTAGTAGGCAACATCCAACAGCAGCGGGCCCGTAAGGTGGTTACCCCATGGGCGCTCGCTGGTGTAGTCGTACGTATGCGCGTACGGTGACTCCTGCATCAGCCCGATGTCCCCACCCAAGTTCTGACTGGGCATGGTGTTGGCCGTAGAAGAGCGCGTGATGCGCAAACAGGCCAGCGTGGGGTCTGGGGTGCTGTTCTCCGCGTAGCCAATGGTGTCCCACCCAAAGTTGGGACACGCAAAGGTCACAGCTGGGCCATCTCGATAAATACGAGAGCCAGCCCCCGCCGTATCAATGTGCCCGGTGGTCCCTGCATCCGCACTGGAGTTGCGGTACCTTGCATCCAAGCCACCACGCAACAGGCCATTGATGGACACGGGCCACGGGTCATTCCATGCAAACTGGTAGGCCTCGGTTCCATGCAGGTCACGGAGAAGCCGCTCAACCTCTGCCGACACCTCCTGCGAAGCACGTACTTTGATGCTGGTAAACGCGTCTACGGGCAGCGCTGCCAAGTTGCCGCGCTCACCGTACACCACGTAGTAAGTGGTGCCTACTGGGATCGCGTTGGTCAACGTGAGCGATACGCCATTGCGGAAGCCGCTCGCTAGGGTGCCGACCACGTTGTTGCCGCTGCCGTCGTGAACCAGGCCTACCTGTACAACGCCACTTCCGGTGGCCGCTAGAATCTCATTGCCACTACTGTCCAAGACGCTGAACAGCGAGTCGCGGTTCTCCTGGTTGTTTACGGTGCCTAGAGCGCCGATGAAGATCTGCCCAGTGATGGCGATGGCCGAGACAGGCGTGCCCGCGGTTGAGCTCAACGTGCGTACAGGGACGGCCACGTCCCTGTGCAGGTAGTCGTCGAGCGTATCGGTGTTCTCACCGACGGCCTTCACCCCTCTGTTGAGAAAGTAGGATGTAGCATCCTCCCCGAAGGCATAGAAGTAGGTCCCGTCATTGGGTCCCCCTGACTTCTTTCCATCTGCCGTGGCAGGTACACCAGAGCCGCCTACACTGGGGTCGGACGGCGTGTTGAGGTAGTCAGCCCCAACTGGAAGACCACCGAAATACGTGGGTACTGTCAAACGATGGAACATGATCTCAGAACCTCACAGTCCAATCGACCTCGATCTCAAAGGCACCGGTCTTTGAAATCGTGTCGAAGGTGTCATAGGCAACGGGGGTGTTGTAGGGCCGACCAATAGGGACAGCCAACGAGGTATAAAGGCCCACCTCGCTGAGTGGCACCGAAAGGAACGTGGCATAGCTGATCTCGGTCTGCGTAAACAGCCGTCGAAAGGTCACCTGGCTCGTCGTGGTGTGGATGGGCGGCGCCTGAATGGTCCCAAGCCAAACGTCCGTTGCCGAATACGGACTGCTAGGTGACGTGGTGGTGCCGGAGACGCGCACTGGGCGCTCCAAGCGGGTCACCGTAGGGTCAAGGTCTGTCTGCACATTCGTGCCCGGGTACGCCACGGAAATGGGGGCCGTGTTGGCGATGCCGGGAGCTACCTGCCGAGTGCCGCCCACACCGAAGCCCATGTACTTGATACGGTCGTTGCGCTCCGGCGTATCGGGTCCGTACGAGGTCAACGCAATCAGCGCCGCCAAGTACTCCCGGCCGATGTCCAGCCAGATGTTGTGGCCTTCTCGTCTGGCGACGATCTTGCCCCTATCCCTTGCGATGAGCTTGAGGTTGTTCTGGACCTCGACTGTTTCTAGGAACCTCATTCGACTTCTCGCAATTCTAGCATGTAGGTTAGAGCACTCGGCTGTTGGAGTATGTACCGGCGGCCAAGCCGGTGTCGAGTTGAAAGGGTACCGGCGTGCAGTCCAGTATGGCCGAGAAGTACGTCCAGTCAGGCGTGCGCGCCCCCGAGCTACCAGGAATCAGGCGCAGTTCCACGGTATCACCTGGCACGACAGCCACGCCCGTGAGGGATATGGAGCCGATCATACCGCCCGGCGGAATAGTGATGGCCGACGTGTGCGCCACGCTATTCACCAGCACCGACAGCACGTAGTCTCCCAGCGCCCCAGCGCCAAGACCCCCTTGAACGATCAGGCGGATGCCTTCGATGTTCCCTGCCACACCCACCGTGAACGTGCTCCCGAACAAGTACCCACCCGGAGCAGCAGGAACCGCGGTTAGTGGTGTCGCCGAGAATGGGAAAGACGGCACGTTGCCTCCATCCAACTTGAACCCAGCGTCCAGAGGTACCGGTCCCCCCGCATGCGCGTACAGCCAAGACACTACGATGTGGTCCTCGGGCGACAAGTAGTTCTTGTCCAACCCCCATAGAATCTCGGTGTCTGGGGTAGGGAAGACCGGAGTGGAGTCGAAGGGATTGCTGTTCGAATCGAGTTGGTTACGTACGCCGCCGCCAGCTGCGCGGTAGTCATCTAGCATGGTGGAGTAGTTCCATGCATCGAACCGCGCGCCGTCGTTCAGCACCAAACGTCCAGTGCAGACTACGGTGTCGAGCACACTGACCTCGGTGTCCTTTACCGCCGAGCGTACTACGAACAGGGGGAAGGTGTACGTGGGCTTCACGCGCAGCACGAAGCTTCGAACGAACATGAGAGAGCTCAAACTGAACGCGGCACTATCCACGCGCATCATGAACTTGTGAAACTTCTCCACCTCGAAGAAGACACCTTGATGCATGATCCCCTCGAACCAAGTGGGATCCTTTACGTAGTCAATGACCTCGGCGCCCTGCACCAAGGGGGCAAACTGCGTCACGCTATCCCCCACTGCGTACAGCAAGCCAGTGCTGGGGTTGGTCTCCAGACCCAGCGGTAGCGGGAAGTGGTACGAGCGTACGATGGCGGCGTTTGCCGCGTCACGCACAAGAATGCGTCCCTGCGTCACCGAGAAATCTGTACGAATCTCCTCGATCACACCCGCTTCTTCAGCAAAGGGCAGCCCTAGTAGGATCTGCGCCCCCGCACGCAGGTTGAACATGGTTGGCCCGTTCAGGTACGAGTACCAAAGCCCGCGCACCGCCGACAAGTAATCCAAGTCGGATTCAATGGAAGCCAACTGGTCCAATGTGAACTCGGCAGGGATACCGAAGTTTGCTTCCACCGCGGGCCTGTTGTCGAAGTACGTCACCTCGGACCACAGACGGTCCGGTGGAACGCCACCTTGCCACACGTCACCGGGGTCCCAACTATTTCCTGCAACGAATCTAATGGAGTTGTGATCTCGGTAGGTCTCTAGGAAGTAGTCGACGTTTCTGCGCAGAATGGCGCCGTCGTCCGACTCTTGTATTTTCTCCTGCAGGCAAGGGATATCCGTAACCAAGTCCCCCACCGGCAACCGAGTGCGCCGAGTGACGTACGCCAGCTTCGCGGTAACCGTAGGCACGGACAACCTAGCGCCCAGCGCTGTCAGGTCCACACCCAGCTTCGTTACCTCTGCCTCGCAGGCGGCCGTGACTGGGGCGGACAACAGGGTCAACCCCTCCACCGTGGAGTCCGTTACCTCAAAGACAGCAAGGTCCCCAGCAGAGACCAAACCACCGTAGAAGTTCAGCAGGCGGCTTGTAACCGTGGCTGTGATCGACCAGGCATCACCGGGAATCATCGGCAAGTCTGCCTGCAGCACCAAACGCTGGTACCGAAGGGGATCGCCCACGTCATCAACTACTCGAGAGATGCGGTACCCGTTGCCGCCCACCACCAGGATGTCACCCTCGACAACGCTTAGCCCCTGCAGACTCCTGTCCACTCGATATGTGCGAGGGGCCAGTCGCACCCCACACACACCACTGGGCTTGGCATTCGCAGCGCCTACCGTGAACACCGGCAAGGTGGAACCAGAGCCAACCACGAAGTAGAAGGGGGCCACAATCAGCACACGCTGAGCTGCCCCTGTGCCCAACACCACAACGCTGTACCGGCTGTCGGCACCTTGTAGCTTGATCTGCAGCGTGCTCTGAAGCTTGGAGGCGGTGTACGGATTGGCCTGCTGAAACTGAATGCGCACAGTCGCATGCACCGGCGATTCGATCACCAGGGCTGTGCCTTGCACACCAGAAACGCCCGCCGTCGAGTCAATGTCGACATTGGTGGCCACGCCGCCGTAGCTGCACCGCACCGTAGTGAGGCCGGGGAGTGGCTCGGGGAGCCGCAGATCGTAATGCAGCCAACGTCTCTGAAATGTGCGCTGGATATCACGCAGGCTCTTGGAATAGTCGATCTGCCACAGCGTGAGGAGCTCAGCGGCAGCTACTTGAGCCATACTCTCCCACAATACTTGAATGCGCTCGCGGTCTTCCACCAGCTTCCAGAAGTCGCTCAGGTGCTGCCACATGAAGCTGAGGTCTGGGATGCAGCCCTTTGGTACCTGGCTCTCCATCACATTCACGACGGTGGTGGACGCCGTACTCAAGTACTGGCCGTCGTACACCACCAAGTCGAACTTGTAGACGCCCGGTACGTCCGGATAGAAAGAGGGCTTGGCTGTAGCCGCATTCGACAAGAAGCGCGCGCGCAGGAGCTTGAAGGTCACTGAGGACAACGAGTCCACGAAAGCATTCGTGGTTGTCTGCACGTAGAAGCCAGTGCCATCAACGCCCGTGGACACCACGGAGTAGGCCACACTTCCAAAGAGAACGACATCGCCCTCCACTATGTCATCCAGTAGGGACTCGTTGCCCAGCTCAGCGGAGTAGAACTTGTCGGTGTAGCCAGTGGGCACGGGCAGCGGAACAGTGAAGCCGTCATGCCCCTCAAAGGCGTAAGAGCTGGTAGACGGTGCGTCAATCAGCCTCCAGCTGTAGGTGAGCGCGCCACCCTCCGGATCTGTGCTGGCCGTGCCATCCAGAATCCCGACACTGCACATGCGCAAAGACTGATCTTTACCCGCGTCTGATCGAGGCGGCACATTTGGCATGTACAGGCCTGTGGCCATGCCAAGCATGCTGAAACATGCCTGTGTTTCGCGTACGTCGGTGCCACGCAAGCTGATGTACGTACCGTCCGCCACTATCCCGTTGGTTGTGATGGCTGGCAGAATCGCAATAAGATGGTGCCCAACGAGGCCTTGCTCTAGCGGCAGCGTCTCCGTAACAAAGATGTAGGCAGTGGTTGTAGCGGCATCTACGGCAATGCGGATGGTGTAATCCACCCCCTGCTCGATGAGACCCGCGGTACCGGGGATGACCTGCATGGGACCAGACAAGGCCAAGTTCCCACTCGTCAGATACACCGCCCCGGTGTACGCAATACCCGCGCTAGAGAAGAACAGCCCTGCCGCGTAGCCCACTTGATTGGCAGCGCCTACGTACAAGTGCGAGTAAATGAGGTTGGAGAAGTCGACAGGCAGCCAATCGGACACGAACGTGGCTTGCAACGTGTAGCTGTCCGGCACCAGGGCAGCAAGGTGCATATACGCATCGGTGGATGGCGACGGGGCACCACTGCGTAGGCACAAGTCGCTGCTAAGACTGATCTCGAAGGCGCCGCCTACCACGCTTACGTTAGGGTCGTCGAGGATTACCCCCATCGACCCTTCCCACTCGTAGTAGACGTAGATGTCCCACCCTTCGGGCGGTGTGGGCGGTACCGGTCCCCCGGTGCTCGGCAGCAAAAAGCCGCCCCACGGGGTCAGGCCCCAGCCAGAGCCGTAGCCGCCACTCACAAGACACCTCTATTCTGCAGTTCGATCATGATTAGGACGCCTTGTGCACCGAGAAGTAGGCAGCAACCTTCCAGCTGTTGTTGTGGTCAGAAGTAGACGAAGAAGGCGTACACAGCAAGGACGCCGATGTACCTACCACAGAAAAGCGCACGGAATGCGCTGAGGACATGTCTACTGATGGCCCAGCCGAGTAAAGAGTATCCCCCTCTTTGACCAAGGTCACGCCAGCTGTGCGCCTGTCAAAGACGGCTACACGTTCGAAGTAGCCATGGTCGGTCAACGTACTTTTGTTGTAGACGGTGACCACCGCTCGCACGGCAACCACAATACCGCTAGGCCAGTGCTGCAGATCCTGAGAGAACAGTACTTGGTCCGCTGTGTCGGCGGCGGTCTCCACCACTGGAAACTCGTACATGAACTCTCCGCCACCTACGGACAACAGATGAGACAACGCAGCTAGCTCTGTGCCAAACTTGAGCACCCGAGCAAAGGAGGCGGAATCCATCTCGATGGCCTTCGAGGGGCCTGTAGCGGTGAGAATCCCACTGCCAGCAGCAACGCTATGGCCCGAGTCCAGCAGCTTTAGGGCGCTGGCTGTCAAGCTTACGCCACTCGCCAGGTCCGTGTTTCTGAAAACGCCCTTACCCAGTACCACGCAGGAGTCAAGCAGGTTGGCTCCGTCTGTGTACACCGAGCAGGTGGCGTTTGCACAAGAAATCGCGCCCACCTGACTGGTGTAGTACGTGTTCGCGGTGTCTGCGTCCGAGTAGAGACCTGTGCCTCTAATGAATAGGTCCAGGGTGTCCGACGCGTCTAAGCCGTCCGCTGTAATGGCGCTGCACGAAGAGTCTCGAAGCTCCAGCGCCACGCCATGGCTTACCCCTGCCACGCTCTTAGTCAGAACGATGCCGTTGTACATCCGCACGTTGTTGATTGCGTACGAGCACCTGCCGCCTAGGCGCGTGGTTACCACGTTCAGAGAACCATGAATGGTCGTGTGCCCCATGTTTCCAGGCACTCCGTCTATGGTGATCCAGACATCACTGGCAGACTTGGAAGCTGGGGCTAGCGCGTACGACCCCGAGTAGTCTCCAGCAGCCAGGCAAATCCTCCAGGCTATGACAGAAGCATCCGTGTTTGTATTCACTACATCCAAGGCGCTTTGAAGGTCGGTAAACGGCCTTGCGGAGGATCCGTCCTGCAGAGATGGTGGCGCCACCATTGTGGCAGATGGCTGCACGTATAACGTAGACACTGGTGGAGGCACATCTACTGACGTCGGTACGTACCCAAGGCCGCGTCTGGAGAATGCTGTGAATACAATGCTTCCTGAAACCGAAGCCACCTGATACAGAGACCTGCCATCTGCACCCGTGGGGTAAAAGCAACGCACACCAGAGGGTATGGGGAGTACATTCACTAGCAATGGCTCTAGTCCACTTGCGACGGTGGACGCCAGGTTCCCAACAACTACTGGAGTCAACGCCGTAGCCGGTAAGGTGGCAGCACAATACAGGGAACCAGAGCAAGACGCGCGCAGCCCCAACACTGCTAGTGAAAGACTTGCGGCGTTGTAAGCAAAAGATAAAGGACGTACGCCGGTGTTGGGGAACCCGGATCCTGCCACTACCAACGTGTCTGGAACCAACCGCTGAATCTGGTTCGAAACGGCGCGCTCAAGTAGCACGTATAAATGCGCCCCACCGACCAAAAGCTGGTGCGGTATAGAATCACCCCACTTACGTGTGGCATCCAAAGTACCAGCTGCGGAGAGCCTATCCAGCACCGAAGTTACGCCGCTGTACAGAGGGTCGTCTGACGAGCTCAGCACCCAGACTCGTGGCGCCGTATCCGTGTAGTGTGTGGTGTCTTCGTCACAGACTACCCACTGCGGGTGGGCGTTGCGGGCACCTTGGTAGCCGAGTGCTGTGATACTGCTCCAACTGAATGTTGGATCCGAGTACTCCAAAATCCAGTAGGTTGAGTCATCTGTCTGCAAGGCTACACTGCCGGCGTCTGCGGCAACAAACATAGAAAGAGCAGCAGCCCTCTCCGTAGCGTCGGCATAAATATAAGTAGGGCCTGTGCTGGGGCTAGCACTCAGCTCCACCCCGTATTGGCCTACACCTACTGCCCTGTCAAGTAGCACAGTCCACATGCGTGTGCCGTCAAACGATAACGGGGCTGCTGGTGGTACTGAAGCCGATTGGGAGACGCTGGTCGAAGGAGGCGCCCCGCAATCAATCAAAGCGCTCACCGCCGGCGGAGACACCGAGAAGTCGATGTACCGCATAAACCTTCTGATCCCACGCATGTGGTCGCCGACAACCCACAGCCTGTTCGAAGCGTCTGCAGCTACGTTCAGCCACTCCTCTACGTCCGATGGAGAACTGACCGATAAGTCTGGGCGGCGCGTAGCCAAGTCCAATCTGGTTAGGCTAGGCCTGGCCTGCTTACGGCAGTCACCAGCCTCTAGCACCCACACGGCGTCTTGGAAGTAGACAGTGGCCACGGGACGATGGAACCCCACGGCAGTTAGCTTTTCGAAGGCACCGGCCGTATCTGGGTCTGGTGGCGTAACGAGCGAGGACGGATCGAAAGCGGACAGGGCATCCACCTTCTTCACCAGCTGGTTCAAAAGCCCGTCACCAGCTCCGGCACCGGCCCAGCCATTGCCCTGACCGGAGAAGTTCAGCTCGTTTGGCCTGGATGTGGTCTCTCCAGAGCGCGGGTCTGGCAGTGGCTGCGGCCACACTTGAGGAGGTGGAGTTACGAACCCATTCACCTCGGGCACGGCAAAGACACGAATGTCCACACTGGTAGGGTCACCAACCCTGTTGATGGCATCCCACACCTTCAGGACGAGCCTGTAGCTCCCCCTGGTGTCGGGGGTGAAGTTAGCGGCTGGCGTGGAGCTATTGTCCGAGTAGGCAAGCACATCCAGCGCCAAAGAGCTGTCTGTGGCTGCTGCTACAAGCTCCACCTGCCAAGATCGCACACCGGTGTTGTCGACGTTGGAAAGGTTGACGGCCACCGAAAGCACACCCAGAAGGGCCTGCCCGTCTGCGCCTACGTTGGTATTCTGCGTGAACTTGATGAGCGCGGTAGCTGCCATGCTGTGCCTTCCAGGGTGCGTCCGTTCCGATTGTACCAGGAAGCTGGGCCTTCGACCCAAAAGCCTCACTTGCGGCGGATATTTCCTGCCACTACACTGGGGAAATGGCCGAACGAGGTATCCCTATCGGATTTCAGACGCTGGATCCAGAACTAGCACGGAAGGCCATCGAGGGTATCCCCGACGTCCTAACGGGAGAGAAAGCCAAGGCCGACGCCCTGTACCGCCAGCACAAGTTCTGCAAGAACGGGTGCGGCACCACCATGGAGCAGAGCTACGGTGGCACCAAGTTCGCCTTCGCCGACAGCAACTGGCTGGTCCCGCGCAACCTGCTGAAGTGCCATGCCTGCGGTTTCACCATGAACCCCTTTGACGGGATGATCGTCGAACTAGGGGACCCCAACAAGGCGGTTCATGGTGACGTGCCCATTATCAACCCGAACGGCGGTTCACGTTGATGACGTCTGAGATGAAGGCTGCCAGCCTTCCGGTGTTGAGCGCGTTCTGAGAGCGCTGCGCCCACACCGTGCGGTCGTAGTTGTGCACGATGGCAATCAGGTCGATGGGATTTGACACACCAGTGGCCCCTCGCTGGTACGCCAAGTTCGTCAAGTCCCCAACCTCGAGGTAGTCCTGCGGGAACAGATCCTTGATGTACGTGACCATGTCCGCGGTCACTATGTCAGCGCTGGACCCACCGACGTATTCGAAGTCGAACCGCACAAAGTGTGGAACTAAGTGCCTAGACAGCGGGTTGGAGCACACCACGCGCTCCGTCTCGCTGGTAGCGAAGTTCTGCACGTCAGCGACCAGCGTGGACCTGTCGTACGCGAGCTCGAGGTTTTGACCAGTGAGCTGGGTGGCGTTTGCCGGGTCGTCCGCCACACCCACCTCGAGTATGGACCGAGAAACGTGCAGGGATAGTTGCTCCACGGTGGAGAAGGCCAGGTTGGCGTCTCTTGTCGTCAGGTAGTAGCCGTCGCTTCGGTACCCCGTTGCTGTCAGCTGCAACGAACTGTCGATGTTGAAGATGTCACCAGTGCCTTCGCTCACCAACTCCACGTCGCAGTAATACAAGCCGGCAGTGGACGTCTGCTTGGCCATCTGCGTAGAGCAGATGCGCTGCGTACCTGGTCTGCGCACAACGTAAGACTCCCTGGTCTCCGTAACCGGGGTGGCCGTGTGCAGTGTAAGCACGTCGGCATCTACCGCGACGATTGTGTACGTATCGGCATTCGACGATGCGTTATCTTGGTCGTTGTCGCCAAACCCCAACACGGAATTTGCTGAGGTGGGCGCCACAGAGCCCCTGACGAAGATGGCTACATCGCCCTCCAACTCAAGGTGATACGCGCTGTTGAGCTTGGCTACTGCCCTCCCTACCGCGTTGTTGATTTGGGAGACGACACCATCGCGGGTCACATGCGTGGACGCAATGCTTGAAGAGTCATTCGCAAACGTGATGGTCTGGTCTGCCCTGCCATCAATGGACAAGACAAGCTGCTTGTTCGCCACAGCCACCGAGGTAACCGTGGAGCTTCCAAGCGCTACAGCGCCTATGATCGGGATGTAGAGGATGTCCAGCAGGTCTCCCTCCACCACACTACTCAGCACGTAGTTCTGCGACGCTGACGTGAAGGTCTTGAGGCCAGCCGTACTGGAGCCATCCTTGATCAGTGCGGTTGCCGGGTACGCTGGCAACTTGACGAAGTCCAGTGTCGGATCTGGGCGGAATCGCACCACGGCGCCATCGGCCAAGGTGGCCGTGAAGAATGCGAGCCTACCAAACTCGATGCTGGTGGGCTCCAGGAAGAAGCAACGCACGCTGCCAATGGAGCGAGCACCAACCTGAATGTGCCGGCCAACCTCGGGGGCAAACGCCGGTGGATCGGTGGAGTACGAGGTAGACCCGGCCACCAACAAAGACGGAGCAGTGAGTTCCACGCGCAGTGAGCCATAGCTTCCAATCTGCGTACCATCGAGCACCTGCACCGCATCAAGGTCATCCTGGTCAATGCTGGGCGTGACGGATAACCAGCCTACTGACGGCAAAGAATCACTGCAGATGTCCCGCGTGGACCTCTCAGCTGTGCTGCCGAACAGACCAGTCATGGAGGTGCCTCCAGACACCGTAACCAACGGAGCCACCGGCACTATTCCAACCCTGTACGCGTCACCGTCGAACACAGACACAGCCATGACCGCCGTCGCCCCTATGTGGAATGCGGCCACGGCATTCACCTCAGTCACCACCTGCGCATAGTTCTTGTCCCCAGCCGAGAACGTCACAGTCATGTCCGAGTAAGCGGGTGTAGTCAGATCCGACGCGAAGAAGTGAAATACTAACGTCTGGCCTCCAACGGGGAAGCCTCCAGTTGGCATCTTGCTGGTGAGTATGCCCAATCTTCCATCTAGCAAGTCCTTCTTCACGCCACGTCCTGGGTTCTCAAAGGACCGGCTCTGGATGTCCACGGGGTGCGCGTAGGGAACCACCGAGCCCACAGGCTGCCCCGACGTATCCAGCAACTCGAGCTTCGTAACTCGCACGAAGGGACGCTGCACACCACCTGCGGCATTGGGCTTGAAGATGGTGTACTTCAGGTTGCCAGAGGTAGCCTTCATGGTGCGATCAACCTGCACCGCATTGAACGCGGGCAGCGCCTTCACTGTATAGTCATCGGCATCGGCCCCACTTTCGATGCGTAGGGTATCCTCCACGCTCACGCCAAGCGCCATGAGATCTGTGCTGCTGGCGGTAGACAGAACATCCTGGTTCTGCACGGACTGCAGGTCACCGCCGGACACGCGCGTGTCCTTCGGCTCCACGAGGTCCACGTCAATAATGTCCACGAGCCGCCACTTGTAGGTGCCTGGTAGTATCGGCGTGCTGGTGTCTAGCGTCAGCTGTGGCGACGTGCCGTTCGCCTGCGCCACATCGATGACTCGGTAGTTCCCTGCGTTCACTCCAGTCAACACCTGCAGAGTGAATCCGAACTGCTTGGCTTCAGATAGCGCCACGTAGGTGGCATCACCTACCGCGTAGTTTATGCCCAGTACCAGGTCTGCGAGCGTTGCCACGGCCACGGAGGAAAACGCCAAAAGACTACCGCTGGCGGCAGGACTGGCGTCACTCACGTTCTCCAACACCAGGGTAGCGGTATCGAAGTCGCTACCTCGGACAGAGACATCATAATGTCCTCCCACATGTACTTCCCCCTCAGGGATAGCCACGGTCCCTGCTGCGCTGTCAGGGAACAAGATGCCACCTGGAATTCCACTCAGCGTGAGCTCCTTTTTCCGAAGCATCCACGACTTCCCGATACCGAAGGGGGTAAGTACTTGCTCAGCTACCTCGATGGTTGTGCTGTCTACAATGCTCTGGACGGTCAAGTCCCGCACAGAAGGCGAGGAGGAGAACGCCTCAAAGACCGTAAGGACGTAACTGCTGAGGGCGTCGGTATCGAGCAGCGAGTACAAGTCCACCCCAGAGTCCAGCAGCTGCATCCGTCGAGTGAGCGGCTTTCTCTCCAGATCCACGACAGTAGAGCCGGCAAAGCCAGCACCTACAATGGGACCAAGCCCGCCGCCAGTGAGGACGTCCCTCTGCATCTCCGGATCGCCAAAGCCCACGGCGGCCAATCGCGTGACCTCTGGGAACGCCTTCGGGATGCGCGCGCCTAGGCCACGTAAGGTGACCATGGACCTCTCGGTAAGCTCCTGTTGCGCGCGGTCGATGTACTCAACAGCGGTCTCTTCCTTCTGCCCTGACCTGAAGCGCCGCAGGTTCTTCACCTGCACTGTACCCTCCATGTTGGCTACGTTGATGAGCTCGTTGGCCTCTATGTTGTAGGCAGTGCCGGCTGCTTCTGCGATGAGATTCACATCGAAGTAGTACAGGCTACCCGAGATGTTGAGCAGCATCTCATTGACCGTGATGTTCTGCTGCCCGTCGGGGAAGAAGTGCAGCCCACTTCGGGACGTGAAGAAGTTGACGGGGGTAACAGAAACCTGCCGCGGCTGCGCGTAATACAACCTACCCACCCCGCGGGAAAAGTCTCCACGCTCGCGGTCACTGAACAAGTTGGCACCCAGCGCGTCGGCCTCGTCGGTGGTGAGAGACTGAGGGTCCTTGAAGCTCTGGCAGCTTCGGACACGGAAAATCTCGCGCACAATAGGATCCCACAGCAGTAGCGCCGGCTTGATGAGCAAGTCAGTGATGGCATCGCCTTCGTCCGTAGCCATCTCCGGAAACGCCTGCTTCAGGCGGTCGCTGAGAAACACGGCGAGGTCCACGGTGAACGGGTCGGTACCGAGCCTGCGCAGCAACGGCTGAATCACCTGAATGTCTACGGGAGAGCCGGCGGCTACATCCATGCTCTCGTCAAAGGACCGCAACCGCTCCTGAATGTACACCTGAAGGTCGAAAGTAGCCATGGAGGCCAGCATAGCACGCTGGAACAACAGGAAAGTAGTTGAAAGAAGACGCTGGCTTACCTGGCTTTGCTGCAGGTTTAGGGCAATCCGTAAGCAAAATCGGGAATAAGATAGGTAGAGGGAACAACCAACCCGAAGAAAGGCCGTGCCATGAAAACCATGAACTACCTGCTTGTAATGTCTTTTCTAGTGTCTGCCTGTAGCGATGACGTCGGCTCCTTCGAGAGTACCACTGACGCGGCGGCGGCGGCTGGGCAGCCCGCAGAGGTTACCAGTACAAGCCCCGGAGGGGCTTCAACCGTAGCCACCGGTGGATCAAGTAGCAAAGTCACAGGAGTCGGCGGATCTACGTTGAAAGCCACTACCTCGACCGGCGGCGCAGCGCCGAGCACGACTACGGCAACGGGCGGGGCTACCTCAACAGGAGGCACCACAGCAACGGGTGGCACTTCCTCCAGAGGAGGGACGACCACAACCAGTACCGGCGGAAGTACTGCCACAGGCGGAAAGACCTCAACCACTACAAGCGCTGGCGGCACCACAGTCGTAACTACGACCAGCGTGGTGGCAACAGGTGGGAGCACCTCGGTGCAAACCACGGCTACTGGCGGTGCGCAGAGCACCGGTGGCACCACTGCCGCAGGCGGCACAAGCACGGCTGGTGGTAGCTCAGGCACTGGTGGCTCCACCTTTGTCTGGGGTTCCGTTACTTGCAGAGACTTGTGGTTGGCCTCAACGAGCAGCTGCCACGCGGCAGTTGACGGGTCTACGCTAATGTGCAGAAACTCCAACAGTGAGGTGTTCTGCCGCAGGATAGGGAGTGATGGGGTGCCACTCGATCCCAACTTCCTGGGCCCTACAGAGGAGGGCTGCAACGACTACTACGCTACGTACTGCGCGTAGTGTGGGGAAAGAACCAACTACCAAGTTGGCTTCTTTCTTAGCCATGTAATCCACAATAGAACAGGGAATAAGGACTATGAGGACACCAGCCCGTCCTACCAGAAAGTACAGATGCAGAAAGTTATAGTGCACATACCAAACGGCCCATCGCTGCCCATGCTCAAAACGGCCAACGGCGAAAGATTGACCACAAGACACGTTGTAGCGGTGGCGCTTGGTACCACAGACAATGCCCTCCGTCTGATCCACTCACGCTACCAACACCGTTTCGACACCGTTAGCGTTGCAGATAGACACGCAATTCAGTTTCTAAAGGACCACAAAGACGCCTTCGGCGTAAAGTACGTAAGAGGAGACATGCGACTGGTGACCCTGCGCGACGCCATCCGCTTTGCCACCCTATCAAACTCACCGACTGCAGTAGACTTCCAAGAAGCCATACTAGACGAGATCATCAGGTCAACCCTGGAAAACACGGTGTCCACCGCGGAGTTTCAAGCCACGATTGCCCGACTGGAGGCGCAAAACCAGCAACTTGCAGAGCGCATTGACCAAGTGCAGCCTGCGCTACGCGTAGCTGCCTCTTCTGCAGGCAGAGCACTGCACGCACAGAAGGAACTAAAGGCGCTACTGAACTAGTACAAGTCCTATGGTATCATTTTGAGACCCTAAGGGAATGCCTTGAGTGGGTCCTTTGCGTTAGTACCGCTAACGCAATTCACTGAAAAGACGAATACACCCGTCTTTTCTTTAGCCCCCTCAAACCTCGAGCCGTGCAACAGCAGCCGTACCAGCCATGGATACCAGCTCGATGGAAGCCACGAGGGCCGTCTCGTTCTTGTTGAATCCAGCCGACAGTACCTTGGCAGACAGCAGGCGCTCATCAGGGGGTATGGATTGATTTCTACCCTGAATCTGCACGATCTGCCGAGCAGTGGAGTCCACACTCACAACCAATCCTGCCGTCACATCTGACCCCTGCTCAAGGCCTACGCTTTGTCCCAAGTGCGTCAATGCCCCTCCGCCGATCTTTGGCGCAAAGATGTCCGTACCTGGTGTGGTGAACAGGATCTTCAGGAACAGTTGCATCAAGCGCAAAATGCCGCGTGTCTTGCTAGCAGACGTCCCTATGCGGAATCGAATGAAGCTTCGCGGCGTGATAATGAGCCGCCTGCTCAGGACAGCCACCGACGTTATGGTCGACTCCCGCAAGGACTCAGGAACCTCCGCCAACAGTCGGTTCTTGCTGAGCACCACCACCGAGGGTGAGACGACCTCGTTCATCCGAACCTCGTCGACTGATCGGAAGTCATCGCCAACGATGTTCAAGGTGCGCAACGCCAAACCAGCCACGTTGGTGATTTGGCTGACCTTCACGAGCTCTTGCGGGAACGCGACCTGGAAGTCTACGGGCACAGCTCATCCTAGCATTCCGAGGGGCTAAAAAAAGGAGAGGCCCCCGGGGTGTGCCGGGAGCCTCCAATCCACCTACCACAAGTGCGTCACTAGCCCGAGAACGAACAACCGTGTGCCAGCCAATCCTACAGCAGCTCGAGCTTTGGGCAAGTACTTTCTTCGTCAGCCTGTTTTTCAGCCATCAGTGGACATCAGGGGCAGTCCCTTAGCCTCCAGCGCGGCGCATAGAGCTGGGAAGGTGTAGACGTCCACCATTCCATCCTGCGCCTCCTTGGGGACCATGCCACTCGTCTGCTCGAGCGACAGCACCGCGGCCCTGGTCTTGTCGCCGTACTTTCCATCATCCTCGGCAGGACCCAGGTCGTAGCCGAGCTTGAGAAGCGCACGCTGCACGTCCACGGTGGCGATCCCCGCGGGGATGCCAGTCTTGATTGACCATGCCTTGAGCTCCGCCGCGAAGTCTGGAAGCTGCAGCCCATAGACCTTCTCGAGCACGGGCCTGATGCAGTCATACCTGTGGGGGTAGATTGCAACCTGCGGGTTGAACGTCAGGTACTTCAAGACAGCGATGGCCCAGTCCATAGTCCAAGGAGTTGTCGTGGTGCTGTTCACACCTGCCTTCAGTGCCTTGTTCGCCCAGGTGGGGTTGTTGGCGGCGAAGGACAGGTAAGCAGCCCTGACACCTCTGGCAAGGTCAGTATCGGGCATCGATTCGAAGATCCCCTTGGCGTACACCTGCATGAAACCGCCAAGGCGCTGCGCCGTGAAGGTGAGCTGGACCTTCTGCGACTCGGAGTTCTCCCACACGGTGGAGATAGCCGCCGCCCACTGCCGTGCGTAGAGCTTTGTACCGTCATCCCACGTGCCCTTGGTCCCGTCACCGTGCACGTAAAAGAGCTTCTTCTGCTCGTCGTACGTGTCGACCACGCCTGCCGACGAAGAGAACCGGTAGCGACCTCCGACCCACTTGCGGAACGAATAGCCACAAGACGCGGCCATGGCATCCACCGTCTTTAGGAACTCGTCTTCAGAGGTGGCATCATTCTCAGCCACAGCGCCCAGCATGTCCGAGATGGAGTACTGCCCCTTCTCGATCCATTGAATGATGCCTGACGTCCAGCCGCAGCTGTCGTAGCCGTTGAAGGCGTCAAATTTACCCCCCTCGGTCGCCGTGATGACCGCCATGACCTTCTCATCCTCAGATGGGCTTCCGGGAAGTACATACGAGCACTTCCCTTTGTACCAAGGACCTTCAAATTGCTGATAGGATCCCCAACCAATTGAAGCTGCACTTACCATGTGATTCTCCGTTCTATTCTCTAGGCTTGGTTTCGTCTGCGTACGTACAAGGAACTTCGATGGGGCCGGCATAGGCCACCCCGTCGTTCCCCTGCAGGTCCTTCGCCATGTCGTTGGCCATCTTACACCGAATCTTGGCCTCATGGTCCACGTAGTACCTGCGAGTCTTCCCCACCGTAGGGCAGCTGCCGCGGCGATACGCCGTCAGCCACACACCCATGGGAGCTTCACTGCCATCTCGATCCCGGCACACGTTCTTCCAGTGAGTGAGAATGGCGTAGGCCAACTGCACGTTGGTTTCCGTGTCCTGCAGGTCGCGTACGCCCTTGACGGAGAACATGTCGTTGGTCTCCGTCCAACTGAGCGTTTGATACCCCGCTCCTCGATTGAGCTGCATGGGACCAACTGCGTTGCAGATGCGCATGGACTTTGGCTTGTACCCCTCAGGCCACGATCCAGACGGTACGTGGTCGAGCTTGTGCCCCCAACGGCAGTCGCCTTCGGGGGCCGGCAGTCGCATACGCGATTCTCTGTAGTTCACAGCCGACAGCACCAAGATATCAAACTGCGGGTCCACCAACAGACCCGTGGCGATGCGCGCATGCAGTGGCACTAGAGTGCCGATGCTCGTCTGGAACTCATCGTAGATCGGCTTGCCCTCGCGTACGTTGGGAGCCTCCCGCATGATGAAACCCATGAGTAGTACCGTAATCGCCTGAATCAATGTCGTCATGTAATCTCCACGTCCATGCAGCACCTAAATGATGTCTCGTACAGATGCCAATTGGGGGCGTGCACCACGATGGCTTCTGTGCAGGTTTGCGGGTGAGCCCAATAGCCACCAACCAAACACCACCCAAACTTACCTGAGTCGCATCGCACCCACTCCTCTGCGTTACCGACCATGTCGTAGGCCCCCGCAGCGCTTACACAGCGAGGGAAAGAGCCAACTGGTGCGCTCTGGTCTAAGCGCTCTAGCTCATCATAGTTCCTGGAGGACACCCTCTTGAAGTCGAAGTACCTCCATTGCTTGTTCGTATTGCAGGCCGATGCATCATAGCGATCCCCGTACGGGTACTTCGTACCGCCGACGCCCTTACAAGCGGCTACCCACTCACGGAGATGACACGTTCTTTTGCCGCTCAAGCGGCATGATGTTGTCGCATCCCAGATCACTCCGTCTATAAAACCAGGCTCTGGTATCCCGCTTGCCGCCAAGAATGGCTTACCCAAGCCTATGTCGGTAGGCATGCTCGAGTACTCATACCTGTCGACGCATACGCCTGGTCTCGCCAACACCATGTCCGCAGGGCATTCTTGCCCGTACGCCAAATGCACGAGACAGAGGCCCGCAGATAGTACCCTCAATCGCAAAGTTCCTCCTTGTGCTGAACCGGCTTAGTAGCACGGGGAACTTCAACAGGTCAAACCACCGCCCGGTCAGGCGGGAGGTATGGCTGCACCTGCGCCCAAGCCAGCAGCTTCTTCTAGGTCTTCTGTGCGCTCAGCAAGGTCGGAGTGTTGTTTGGTCAACGCCCCTACTGCCTCAATGAGCTTCTCCATCGCGGCGGCCATAGACGCCAGCGCTTCACTCACTTTGCGTAGCTCGGTGGTATTGACGTCCACCTTCTCTTGTAACGAATGTACTGCCCCCGCTAACTTGAACGCCATCTTCGTGTTGTCGCCCAACTGCTCTGATAGTGCCAGCTGCCGATTCGACATGTGCGCGATCATTCGAACATGTGGATCGGGATGGGACGAGAACTGCCTACCAAGGGCGTCCTGGTCTGCGTGGCACGCGCACTTGCCACGGTCTACGCAGGTGGCTTCGCTAAGCTCGTTCTCAGGCACGGTCTTGGTGTCGGTGGCAGCCATGTCCCCCATTATGCACGCACCTACCTGGAAGCGAACAGGGGTACCTCCCCAAAAAACCGACGGTCCGCAGGCTTCAGCCCATATTTCGTGAAGATTTCGTACTGCTCCTTGAGGGGGTTCACCCCACCGGCCTGCAGTCTGCCCCCGCTGAAGGGACGCATGTGCCGCACGACCACGTCGTCCACCACCGCTGTGGTGAAGAACGGACGAGCGCACATGTGCGCCCAAAGATGAGGAAGACCCCACCCAGACTGGCTTTCTGAAAAGGTGCTCATGAGGCGCACCAGAGCAGCCATTCCAAACACCGGGCAGATGAGGTCGCACCTATCCATATACCGCAGCAACAAACCACTGCGTGGCTCTAGGTCTGGGACGGAGTTGACCGTGATGGCAGGAGTGGCCAAAGACAGCCCGTACCAGGAGCAGATGTCGAAGAGACGACTCATGTCTGTGTACGTGGTCAAGATGTCATCATCGGCAAATGCAACGAAGTCGTAAGAGGTCAACAGCTCTGCGTGCTTCTTACAGACGTCTGCGTTGCCTTTCCACGGAGGCCCTTCGCAGCGATGCTGATACTCGGAGTCGTCCTCGAAGGGCTCTATTGTTGGGTGGTAGTAGGACACCATCAAATCAAAGTTTCGAGGCGAGCCGTCATCCCACTCAGGATGCATAGAGGGCTCGCCCGCGCGCACAACCAGTAGATTCTTGCGCATCACAACCTCTCGAAAAGGGCCAGAGCCGAAGCCACAGCTTGGTCCATGTTGTAGTACCGATACTCGCCAAGGCGCCCGCAGAAACGCACGTCCGTAGTCTCCGCCCTTCTGGCGTACATCAAGTACAGTTCTCGGCTCTTGGTGGTTGGCACTGGGTAGTAAGGGGGCATGTTTCTCCGACAAGGCGTCGGGTACTCATAGACCACTGCCGACAGCGCATGCGCTTGCCCCGTAACCTGCTTCATATCCGTAGCTCGCGTGTACGGCATGCTGTTCGGGTAGGTCACCGTGGGAACTGGAAGCACATGCTCCTGCTGCAGTACCTGCAGGTCGAAGCACACACTGCGATACGGAAGACTTCCGCACTCGTACCTGAAGAACTCATCAATGGCACCGCTGTACAGAACGTTGTAGCCAGCGGCTGGGTACTGCGGATCGTAGTCACTCTGAAGGTCGACTGTGATCTTGGGATGGTCCAGCATCCGTGACACCAGGTGCGTGAACCCCTTGGTAGGAACCGCTTGAATGCGGTCTCCTGTGTAGCTGTCCTGGTCACCAATGATGATGGGCACGCGTGCCAGCACAGACGGGTCAAGCGCCTCTGGTTGAATACCCCACTGCTTCATCGTGTACCAGCGAAACACCGTATCGTAGATGGTGCAGGCAACCTCATGCAGTAGAGGCTCTGGCTCCTTCAACAGCTTGTGGATGGAGACCTTCTGCCCAACCTCGAACCTGTCCGTGAGCGCCATCTTCACGGCTGACGCCTTCTCGGGGAACAGGATGTCGATCCCGCGGAAGCCGACCGGCAGCGGCACGAAGCTCCCGTTCGTGTAGGCAGACACCTGGTACCGGAACGGCCGCCAGTCCGAAAACGGCTCCAGGTAGTTCCACAGCCTTGGGGATTCCGTGTGGAAAACGTGGGGACCGCACCGCTGAACCAGCAAACCCTCATCGATCACGTAGTCCGCCGCGGCGCCCCCAACGTAAGGCCTCCGCTCGACCACCCTGACCTCCTCACCGCGTACAGTGGCGATGCGTTCCGCCAACGTGGCGCCCGTGAGACCTGCTCCGACGACTATCCACTTTGCCATTGGCTACCTAAAAGAAAGGTACCTGGGCCCCGTAGAGGGGGAAAGAACCGAGACCCAGGTACCAGAGGCATCATACCTCGTCGGCAGGCTCCACGGGGGTGTTGACGTCCCTCGTGGCATCGCTCATCAGGAAGCTCTCAGGCGGCAAGGCACGAATCTTGTCCACCACGCCCAGCAGGTCACTTTTCACCTTTGCTACCCGCTCGAGCTCGTTCGGACGAACATCCGTACCCTTGCCTGAGATTCTCTCTATCTGCGCGTCAGCCAGCTCTTCGTAGGTAATGGCGAAGAAGCTCTCAGTCGTCTGCCTTCCCAGTACCGCGCCCAAGGACTGGTTGATGACGCGTCGAAGCTCCTCGTTCTGATCGAGGGCACCAGCTTCCTTGTTCGACTGCTGGGAAGGTGCGTCTACCGAGGGCATGGCACAAGCCTATCACTTGAACTGGTTGTACGCCCGTGACGGCACAGGACCCATGGAGGCATCCCCGGTGTAGTTGCCGCGGTACGGGAGCACATCCCCTACTGCGGTGTGGAATCGAATCTGGCAGAAGCGCATCCCAGGGTAGACGATGACGGGATGGGTGGCCACAACCTCCAGAGTGTACTGCCCGTCGAAGCCCGTGTCTCCGTAACCTGCAGTCACGTGCACCGCTATGAAGAGCCTACCAATGGAGGACTTGCCATCCAGCACGGGAACATACTTGTCCGTCCTCACGCGTTCAGCCGTATGCATGAGATACCCGACGCCAGGCTTCAGCAACCACCCGCGGTCAGGATTCATCTCGAACTCCAGCACCCCTTGTGGCTGCTTGGAGTCCATGACGTCGCTCCAAGGATACAGCCCCTCTCCTGTCGTCTCTGCGACTATGTTGCCTTCCTGCGCTACTTGGTTTGGGTCTATCTTCGTAAGAGACCGAACAACGCACGCGCGGTAGACGGCCACCTTAGACCCCAACCGCAGGTCGTACGACGCGGGGTTGACCTGCTCCTGATTGAACGGGTCGATGACGATGTTCCCCCGCTTGCACTGGTACTCGATCTCAGGACCGGTGAGGACTCCTCCGTCAGCCATTGGACACCGTATTCCTGTGAGCCTCGGGACCCGGGACCTCCGGGGTGTCTTCAATGAGCTCCATGCTGAACATTGACCTAGATGGGTTCTTGCTCTCCAGCATGGCGTGAAACGCTTCCGCTGTTTCGGCTAACGCTGGCGTCTCATCTGGACGTAGTGTGTCCTCGCAGCGAGATGCCTCCACTGCTGCATCTATGTCCGCTATAAATTTGGCATCCTCTTCAGCAAGAATTTCCAGCACCACTGGGGAGTCGCCCCCAGCACCCTCGGGCGATGCACCAGCAGCAACCTTGTCCGCGTTGTTGGGATTCTTCTGCCAGTCCCGCTGCTTCACCTTCTCCCAGATGTTGTAAATCAGCACCAAGCAGTCGGTGCCAACATCGATGGCTGCCTGGTCCATGCGCCACAGCAGGTTGGACAGCTCCTTCTTCAGAAGGAAGTCATGCCTGGCGGCACCACCTCGAATGTTCTGCTCGCCCTTGAGCTGGCTGTGGCACAGCGCCTTCACCGTGGACATGGTGGGGCCAGTGGGGCCGACCCTGTCGTCCCAGAGCTCGGACATGCTCCAGCCGCGGATGGCACAGTAGTGCAACATGTAGATGCCGATGTCGCCGATGGCGTCACGCATGTTCTTTACGTCGAACCGATCCCTTGCCTCACAGAACTCGCCGAGCTCCTCCAGCATGCCCATCAACGGGCGATAGGAACCCTGCTCCCCGAAGTTTCGCAACGCCCACTCAACTACTTCCTTCTGAGCGATCTCCAAGGTCATCGTGCCTTCGACTTCTTCAGTTTCCATTTAGTGCATTCCTTCTGCTGAACTGGGTGGCTCGCTCGCGGGCTGTACCGTAACCCGCTGATGAACCAGTATTGCGTCCGAATTTGGTCCACGTACGAACATCTGGGCTAACGAAAAGCCCTCAGCGGTGTTCTTATTCAACTCCTCCTGCAGCGCCGCCGCGAACTCCGAAGAGCTTTCGCAAGTCACTGCGGATACTCTCCACTCTAGGTGTGCCGGGGTCCTTTGAATCTGACCCAACGGAGGCTTCGTAGTCATCTAGGATCCTTTCTATCTCGTGCAGCGCTGCCTCGTTCAGCTCCTGCACTGGAGTGCTAAACATGAAGCGAGTCTCGGCCTGTATGTGCTGAATGAACTCGATGTACAGGTTCTTTCCAAGCTGTCGACCCGCCACAAGCGCTGAGCGGTCGGACTCTACGGCGCCAATGTCGACGCCGACTACATGCCGCTCCTTAGCAAATGTGAGTCGAACGAACTCCGCCTCCATGTCCTCTGACGTCTTGATCACAACGTAGCGACGATAGGCCTTCCTGTCAGCCTTGGCTTTGTCCAGAGCTTTGCGCTGCCGCCTCCACCTGAGGTCAGCAGCGCTACTCTTTCCGCTATTCAAGCTCATCTTCTGGAGCTTCCTGCGCAGCTTTGATGCTCACCACCCGCGCGATGGAGGACTCCATATCCTTAGACAAAATATCCCAGTACAACCGCAAAGCCACACGAATGTTGTCAGGGCTGAAGGAGATGTCGTATCTCCTACCACGGTCGATGTCTGTGGTGTGCGGCTCGAGCTTTGTCTGCGACTCGATGACCTCGCCCAAGAGCTTGATGAATGCCCGCTGCCGCATAAGCAGCCTACCGGCCTCCTTCACCTTGGTCTCTTGGGCGATGAGCGACTTTCGCATGTCATCGAGCTGCTTCTGTAGCCTAGCTTCCTCGCTACCAGTGTTGGGTAGGCTGAGGCCAGAGATTGCGGCATTGAACTGCTGGTTCGCGACCGGGTCGTTCCGCAGGATACTGTGCAGGTGCGGGTAGTTCGAAAGAACCGGACGCTTGCCCATAACTACTTGTCTCCTTCAGCTCCGCTTATGCCCTTGTTCGAGAAGTACTTGCCGACTCCAATTCCGACAATAAGGGCCAACAACGTCGCCGCACCCATCACCATCAAAAACCACCGCAAGCCGGTCCACGCCCACTGCTGCATCACCAGCAGTACTTCCCATGCCTTCGCCAATGTTGAATTCATGATCCCCATCCCTTCTGTGAGCTAGCAAAGGTCGCCCTTGCGGGCGGCCCTCGTTCAACGTAGAAAGTTCGCCCTGCGTTGCGCTGCTATCTCCACAAACCTCTCAACAGTCGACCAGTCCGTAACATTGATGAGGTCCTTCTCTAAGGACATGCCGGTCACGCACCATCGTAGTGCGATGCCTCCAGGGTTCCATGCTTCCCAGGTCTTGCAGTTGTCCACCTTGTCATCTACCAAGTACGCCGCAGGTATGAGGTACTTGTGATCGGTGAGCACAAACTTCTTTCCGAGCTCATTGCCGAACTTCTCCTTCAACCACTCAGTGCGGTCGAACCCCCAAGTGGGGCTGTCAGGCATGATGGCTGTCACAAAGTACACGTCGGCAATCTCGGCCATACGCTTGACCGCCTCGACGGCCCCAGGAAACGGGACCAGCGACTTGGCTGCGCCTGGAAAGTCTACGAGCTTCTGAACCCTGTCTGCTTCCTCTTTCGTCAGCTTCAACTCCTTGTTGATGTCCCACTGACTAGGACGCCATGCCGTGGGGATGTTGCGCACCCCCGCGGCGATCACAGCATGCACATGTAGCTGAGCGTAGTCAGCAATGACGCCATCCACATCGAACAAGACTCGGATCTTCTCAGAAGGGGAAGTCGTCGTCTCTTGATGGGGGTCGTCCTTCTTCGGGCTTGTCGTCATTGGCACTGGTCTCAGCTTGCTCTACTTTTGTAGGCTCTTCAACATCTGAGGCAGGCCCTGGGTCCACATCGGGGGCATTGTAGTCCCCCGTGTACGGTACCAAGGTGAGCCAAACACTGTCCATGTCCCGCCAATCCAGCCGGACTCCGGGATTCAGGCAGATGTTCAAGGAGTTGAAGTTGCCCGCAAATGCCACTCCTGCAAACGTCTTACTTTTCTTGTTGAATTTCTCAGTTATGAGCAATCGATACGTCGGCTTCCTACCTCTGGACATCCGACGCCTTCCTCGAGGAAGCTTGCACGCCTCCTCCTTTCTGGGCTCGATAGAGCCCCCTACGGAACCCAACTAAGTAACCCGCCGCGAACGGCAGGAAAGTGAATAGCAATGCCAGAAGGTACCTAGCCATGTACCTTCCCCACACGTGATAGCTTCTTGGGCTTCCCTGAGAAGTTGGTGAGCTTGACGGTGGACCTGTGCCCCGTAGCCTTGTTCTCCACGACAGCGTGGGTATCACCCACGGCAACTACCCTGAGGTAGCGAGGTGCCCCATCCTGGGTGTTGTTCCGGCGATCCCCATCCAGCCACTCCTCAGCAGGAGCCACGCCGAAGGGATTGCTACCCACTGGTGGCACCGCTGACTTTCTGAACCTGAAGAACTGCTCTGGTCGCTTTCGTGGCTTTGAGTACTCTGGCATCGGCTTTTGGTTGAAGTGCCCCTCCTCGACCAGCCGTCGCAGTACGGCGGGGGCGCGCTTTGAGAGTCGGGGCTTTCCGCTCCGGTCCCAGCTCATCGAGAACGTCATCTTGTCGCTCCAAGTCTTTGCTTTCTACGATCCTGCTGTACGGCATGTACTTCTCCAGGTTGCGGAATCTGGTTGGCCTCTGCCTCGAGATCCCGAAGCCAGTCAGTCCACACGGCTGGCGTCTGTTGCTGCACAGGGGTTGCCAGCCGCTTAGGGCGTCTCTTTTTGGTGGCCACAACGGCCTCCTTCGAAAGAATCCAGGGAAATACACCTGGTAGGTTGCTCTTTCGCTGGTGTGCTTCTTCTCGGAACTTTTATTTCTTCAGGGGGTGGGCTGGGGGTACCAAGAGGGGGTGGGGGGTATACCTCTTCAGAAATAAAAGTTCTTCCTTAGAAGAAAATAGAGAATGATCAGTTAGCGTTCCAGGAAGGCTTGTTTTATAGCAAATCTCCAAAAACACCTTTGGGGTCAAACCGCAAAAGCGCCTCCCTGGACTACGTGATGCATGTTCAGTAGTGACCCTCTTTTCACCCCTTTCGGATGCCTCTTGTAGCTACCCTGCCTCTGGAGCCTCCCCTGGACCAAATCCCTCCACCTGGTCCTCTGGCTCCTCCGGATCCTCATCGTAGTGGATCCCAGGCTCTGGCTTCTCCATGGCATCGTAGACCTGGGCCAGCATGGCTGGCTTCGTGAGGTTGGCCAGTACAACCACTTTCACCTTGAACCCCTCTGGCACATTCTTGAAGGCTCGGGCCCAGGTGAGAAGCGCAAGCTCCACCTCTTCCTGACTCAAGGTGAATCCCGGAGGACGTGTCACTGGTGGCCGATCTTGCAAGTGCAGCGTCACCTCAACGTACCGACTTCCGTCGTTTCCGAACTCCTGCTGGGCGTACCTCAGCGCGTCCTTCTGAATGTCCGCCGTCACCTCTCCTAGGTGCTCCCTTGTTTGCTTGTCCAGTATTGTCCACTTTGGCATTCTTTCCTCTCTCTTGCATCTGGGCCGCTCGTTCCAGTGCGTACTCGAGCAGCTTTCTCAACTCCGTAGAGGTCCCATCGAGTAGCCCACTTAATGCGGAGCTCAAGGCCACCGTCTCGTCCAAGGTCATAGTGACGGTGACGAAGAGCTCAGCATAGGGGATGATCCTGACCTGCATGTTGTACTTATACCGCAATCGGTGGCAAGTTGCCGGAATAAGCAACTTGGTTGTAATTGCAGCCCACCAGGAGGTGGATATGCCAGAGCAAAGAACAGTCAAACGAGTCCGTAAACCTAAGGTAGAATCTGGTTCTGAGTACTGCGTGAAGTTCGACAAGGACATTGCGCGTGCGCAGCAAAAAGAAGGCTACAAAGAAAGGCTAGCAGCCAAGCCAGACAAGGAGCTGACCATACCTGAGTGGGCGTGCGTTCCACCTGAGCGTAGTCAAACAGCTATTCTCGAGTTTGGAAAAGGGTACACCACACGCGGAGAGGAATTTACTGCCTGCTCACCGCGTACACGCGCTGTGGTTCTATTTGTGCTTCTGCATCAAGACATGGTGCATGGAAACGGCTTCGATGACCTATGGCTGGCTGTTGCAGGACGAAAGCTAACAAGCAGCCGAGGCAACAAGTCCAAGCAAACTTTGAAGTACCGTCTGACGCAGCAGCTAAAGCTTGGAACCAAGGCAGCCAAGCACATCTACGAAGATGACGCAGAGATCTTGAAGTACGCATGGGGCGCTCCGTACGCAAACCCAGATCGCAGTAGCTGCGGTAATACGGAGGATCGCTACAATCCAAGCGAAACGAATAGAGCTTACGCGTGTGTGCAATGGGCTCTAAATCTGCAATGGGACAAGCTCGATAAAAGCAAGCGTGCTCCTCAGCAAACAGAGTTGGAATACAACAAAGAACCAGATAAGGCTGCAGCGACCCCAGTGGATCCACCCGCAGTGAAGACAGACCACGAGTTACCTGAAACCCCTGAGGACATGGGTACCGCCTTCGCCAAGTTGAAAAAGCGTATTGAGCTGTTCTTCATACCAAACGCCAAGAAGGCACGAGACATCGTGCTGGCGTCCACCAACCTATCTATGGACGGCCGTGAACGGCTAATCGCCATCATCGAAGGCCTTGACTATACGAACACAACAGAACGTCTGAACAAGCTGAAGAAGTGACTAGGTAGCAAAACGGCCAGAAACCAGGTGATGATATGAGCAAGTCAAGTAAGGATGTGTCTGAGATCAATGGCGCAGATGGACTAAGGGAGAAGCTGAAGGAGCTCGTTGCTCCCGAGATCGCTGAGCGACTGGTGGCGATCTACGCCGCGGCCATTGATGACTTTGAAGAGAAACTCGCCAACGCCTACAGCGTGGCCATGACCAGTGGCATTGATGGGTGCGAGGCAGTGGGCCTAGCGCAAGCGGACGCAGGTACGCCGATCTCAACCGAGGCGTTGGACTGCGTGATGGACATGGTGGCGCAGGATTTACTGTGCATGCTCTTGACGCTTGCTGGGCGCGTTGCTGCAGGAGCCCACGTAAAGGGCTCGATGTACGTCGCCCACGCGATGGCGCACTACGAGAACGCGGACGTCGACCAGATGCGAGTAGACCGAGAGAACGCGCTGAAGAACCTGTTCGGCGTCATTCTTGGACCGAAGCCTGGGGCGGCGCCGGCACCTCCAGGAGCAGAGGCCAACTAAAGCGCTGGGAAAGGGCCGCCTGTGGGCTTTTTCTTAGCCCAGTGTTAGCCTCGCATCATGAAGAAGCCCAGCTGGTTTCGATTAGTCGATCTACTCACCATCGGTCTTGGCGGCATCGTGTCGCTAGGGCTACTCATCTACGCAGCCTTCTCCGGCGTGCAGGGCCCACACGCAAAAGAGGGGCTGTGCCTCACTGCTGTAGTTGGCCTCTGCTTCATCGGTATCTGGCTAGTCTTTGCGCTGCAGCGTAAGAAGTGGCTTTCCCAGTTCATCTGGTACCCACGTTACGGTTTCATGGTTAGCCCTGGTGGCTACCTTCTTCCGCACGACAATTACGTGCTGGATACCCTCATCAAGAGAACCATCGAAGGATGGACCCCGTACCACCCCAACGCAGAGGCCATAGTCAAATCGGAGATCAACTGGGTGTGGTTCGACAAGACACTGAACGAAACGGTGTCGCCAATGGCTGGCAGGTTGTGCAAGGGCTTCACAATCAGCGGCACACACTGCTTCATGGTGGATTACGACAAGATGACAGATCCACTTGAAAGTACTGCCTTCGAGCACGAGCTCGGACACGTCATTCATGGAAATGCCACAAACCAATGGGACCAGGCAGAGCACCATGCCTTTGCAGCCGCGCATGATTTGAAGTAACCAGATTGACCGTAGCTGCAGTTTGGGTACTACTTACCTAGGCACTCCGCCAAAAGGAAGTAGTACCCAAGATGAAACTACGTTCATACCTCAAGCACGGACGGTTCAAGAACCACACTACCGGGACCAATTACACTCCGAAACAGTTGGCTGCCTTCTACGGATTCCCGCCAGGCTCCACCGGTACCGGCAAGAAAGTTGCCGTCATCGAACTTGGGGGAGCTTACAACCAAGCAGACCTCGACACCTACTTCAAGAGCTTGGGCCTCACGGTCAAGCCCGTGTTGTTCCATTCGATTCAAGGTGCCAAAAACACCTCGGACGGACCAGATGGGGCCGACGGCGAAGTGATGCTCGACTTGTGCGTCATCGGTGGCATGGCCCCAGGTGCTGAGCTCCACTGCTACACAGCTCCGAACACCGACGCAGGATTCCTAGCGGCCATCATCCAGGCCATCACCGACGGTATGGATGCCATCAGCATCTCGTGGGGAGCTCCAGAGAAGGACTGGACCGACGCGGTCATGGCCAGTTTCAACACGGCCTTCGCTAAGGCTGCCGCCGCAGGAATCACGGTCACAGCCGCGGCTGGGGACAACGGGTCCGGTGATGGGCTTCCTGGCAAGAATGTAGACTTCCCCTCCAGCTCCCCGTACGTGCTTGGTTGTGGAGGCACAGCACTGGTCGCCACCTCACCCATCAACGAGACGGTATGGAATGACGGCAGCGCTGGTGGTGCCACTGGCGGGGGTGTGAGCTCCCACTTCCTCCTTCCGGACTGGCAAAGATTAGCCAACGTACCAGGTGCCAAATACCGCGGTGTACCCGACGTGGGTGGCAACGCCGATCCCGACACCGGTTGGGTCATCATCGTGGATGGGCAGCAGCTGGTAATTGGAGGAACAAGCGCAGTTGCTCCCATGTGGGCGGCCCTCTCAGTCTGCTTGGGCCAAGCCTTGGGCAAGAACGTTGGCTTCATGAACGATAAGCTCTACGCCCTAGCTGGCTGGAGCCGTGACATCACCGTGGGCAACAATGGCACCTACGCCGCGCGCGCAGGCTACGATTGCTGCACGGGTATGGGCGTGCCTGTTGGCACCAAGCTACTCGCTGCCCTACAAGGATCCGTGGCGCCTACGCCGACTCCAGTACCTGTCCCCGCGCCGACGGCAACCACCCGCCTCATCGTGGTCACCGATGCCTTGTCGGTTACCGTGGATGGCAAGACCGTTTAGCGACCGGCTGTTCAGAAACTTTACAATCAGGGGTCCAAAACTTTACAGTCGACCCCAAGCTGCTTGCAAGTAGGCCCTCATCGGTTGCCGGTGGGGGCCTTTCTGCGTCGAAAAGCGCAGGCAGAACAGGGATAAGCAACCTGAGGGCAGAACATCCAACTGCCAGGAGAACCATGACCGACATCGTAATCGTCAAGAACAGCATCCCATTCCACCTGGCTGAGACCACGGTGGAAGCCATAGAGCAAGCCCGCATCAGCCTCACCGACCTCGCCCACCTGCTGGGGTACAAGGACAAGGACACATTGAGGCAGCTGGCGGTCAGACATGCCGAAAAACTCGCAGAATTGGGCAAGACCTGTACCGTACAGGTCAAGCTCAAGGCGGGACAAGGAGCTACCCGTGACTTCGAAGAGATGGCCTTCAACCAGCCCCAGGTCATGTTCCTCGTCGGCAAGTCGGACACCCCCAATGCCAGTGCGTTGCTCGTACAGTACGTCAAAGCATTCTTCCTACTGCTCAACCATGTACTAGCTGTGGAGGAGTACAACCGGACTACGGCCCTTGTGCAGCAGGAGCAAGGCATCATTGTCGCCCCAAGCCTAGATGCTGTAGCAGGGGACGTGCAGGAGCTGAAACGAGAAGTACGCGTACACACGGACGCCATAAAAGATCTGCGCGGGCAGCTAGCAGAGCTGGAAAGCCCGCAACAGGTGCTGGAGGAGGCAACCTCACTAGAAGACAGGGCACGCGCCATAACAACCCAAATGGCTGAGGTCATAACCACCTGTGAAAAGGCCCTTGCCAACAAGGGTGCCGCGGCCAAGGCGAAGAAGCCAAAGCCTATAGTGGTGGTTACGCCAACTGCCTCGACAGCGCAAACAGATCCTCCCTCAGCCACTCTTGCGCCAAGCGCACCTTTGTACAGCATCTCCAGCTGGCGCAGCAACCACACGCCAGAACACGCTCCAGTCGCCAACAGCTCCCTGGGTAGAGCCGCGACCGCGTTGTTCATCGACAAGTACGGGCACAAGCCACCAAAGACGGCTACTGAGGAGATCAACGGGGCGCGCCGCGCGGTTGGCGTTTACCCAGCGACCATTCTGAACAAGGCGTTCAAAAATACACCACGGAGCAAGGGAAAGACTGTGAGCCGCTAAAAACCGTGGAAAACAGGGATAAGAGATGTGAGAGGAACAGAACCCCCTCGCCAGGAGAATAGAACCACATGTGTTTCGAAGCAGAACCAGTAGCACCAACCTCAGCAGCCAACGACAAGCCGGAGATTGACGTCAAAGCCAGGATTCGAGCAATCCCGGCAGATGTCATGTTGATGCTTCTGGATAGTCGCGTGTACGTCGATGACACCAAGGTTGCCGCCGCGCTCCTCCATGCCCTGAGCACCAAATACGTGCTGGACATGAATACGGGCAACGACGGGAAGGAAGCGGCGATTGCCTTGTCTGTCGGCGAGTACTACCGAATCATGGACATGCCCGAGGAGGATCGGGACGACGTTCTCGCTATGCTGGAGAAGCGCGCCACCGAGCTGGAGGAGGACATTGCGGAGGACATCATCCTGCTCGATTGGATGAACCGACTGCACCAATAGGTTTGGCATCGGTTGAGCTTGACGATAGTAGCTCACAAGAGACGGGTACAACCCGTTTCTTCGTAGCCCCCAAATTCCATGTATTTACGGTATAAGTACAACGAAGGAGCCACTATGCAAGCTACAGCACAGGTACTGCCAGAGGAGAAGCTGGCGCTGGATGAAGATGGTGTGAAGGGGCGCCGGTTTGGCGAGCTGACCGCTCTGCACATTGTAGAGAACTATGCGGGTAGAAACGTATGGATGCTGCAATGCACCTGCGGACGATACGCACAAAGACCACTTAGCCAGATTCGTGCCTCCATGAAAGCCGGGCATTCACCAATGTGCCATGAGTGCCGCGACGAGTTGTATCGGGGCATGATCTTGGACGGACGTGAACACCGCAAGTCGAAGCGTGCAACGGACTACGAGACCTACGGCACGCTGTGGTCCGAGGATTCGTTGCAGATCCTGCAAGAGGATATACGCAAGGAAATGCAGAAGGTGCTTGGCGCGTGGACCCCAGAAACCGAGGAACCTGAGGATGAAGAGGAAGAAGAGGAAAAAGCAAGCGCGCTGGCGTCTGACTTCGACCCCCACTGGGAGGAAGGATTCAAGAAACCCCCTGAGCGCGTACTGGCCATTCCTTGGATCAATGAAACCCCAGAAGAGAGAGCAGACCGACTCTTCGTAGAAGATTTGCGCGCAGTGGAGTTACGCACCCAGGCGGCGGCCCGTAAAGAAGCACAACGACAGAAGCTGCTGCAGAAGAAGGAACTCGAGCAACAAGCGGCTGCTAAGGAGCTGCAACAGCTCAAGGACAAAGCTCGCACCATCATCAAAGAGAACATCGCAGCCAAAGTCTACAACACTGCAACGGCTGCAACGGAGTTGCCACGCAGCTCAACGCCGTCCCTACCCCCGGCCTGCTTTGGAATACACTTCTCAACTAAGGAACCCGATTGTGTGGGTAGTACCAAGTGCGGCACCAGTCCGTACAAGCCAGCCTGTGACCTGCACAGAGCTTGCAAGATCCGCTCTGGCTCGTCCGCTACTATGCCGCCATGCTTCGGGAAATCCTTCTCGGCAACGGCAGTGGAGTGCTTAGGGAGAACGGATGTACCTGAATGCGACGCATGGAAGGGTTGCAAGGAGAACAGCCAACAGCACTTGGTGCAACTGAGAGCCGGTTTCCGGCATAAGAGAGAAGAAGGAGACACACCATGACCGACTCAGACCTGCAGACACGCAAGACTCTACGACCTATAGCGGGGACACCGAGTGAACTAACCGCGAGCGAGCTCACAGACGCTTGGCACAGTGCTTCCCTGAAGTACATGCTGGTCGGTTACGTTCGAAGCTACTTGGCGGTGGTGGCCAAGGAGCTCAAAGGGGAGTCAAGGGACTACATCCTGGCCAGGGCCGTGGCCGACGCAAGGCTGTGGGAGAAGGATCGCGCTGGTACTCACGGACACTGCTCAGACCTGGATGAGGCGCTCGAGGCCGCCCGCTCCTGGATCACCACGGCTGCTGTACGTCCTCGAGGACTTGACCCTGTGCAGCACCAGAAGCGTCGAGATGCACTCTGGGACTTCAGCAGCACGGCAGCAGCCAGCATAGTTGAGCTGGTCAGCGAGGTGGAGCTGTGAACTCGCAGAAGCCACACTGCCTTGGACTACTCTTCTCCTACACCGCACCCGAGTGCGTTGGGAACTTCAAAGAGAAGCGGCAATCCTGTGCCCATGCTGCCGAGTGTGCCTCCAGGTGTGACCAACCCACGCACGGGCATGGCGAAGGCCTCACCTGGGACGACCTGAACGCCAGCTGCGTGCGCACCAAGCTCACCACTTTCGACCTGGACCTAGTGGACATCACCCTACCGACGGAACAACATGGACTGCTGTGAATCGGGAAAGAAGTACCTACGCCTAGCCGATACACCCAGCCCTTTTCCATATCATCAGCACGTACAACTTCTGGCAGAGGATTGGGGAAGCGGAGCTGTGATACGGGGCTACGCCATTGAGTAGGTGGCTGTGAAGTTCTGTCCTTGGTGCGGAGCCAGCTTCGAACGGCCGCCACGGCGGCATGCTCGCAGCAAGTCTTGATGCAGGGAGGCGGGGAAACCCGCTTTCTTGTAGCCCCCAAAACGGGACAGATGGAGTGCCACTGACTGCGGCATCCCCATCCATCACCAATCAAGGTACGCCCTTGTTCGAGGAAGGCAAGGGGCGCACAACCACCACTCCCGATTCCAGAGCTTCTTCCGCGGCCTTACGCCCCGCAAGCATGTCTGGAGCTTCCCCGGCAGCAACCAGTGAGCAGCCACTCCACGCCTCCCATACGAAGCCAGCACCCTCGAGCTTCTCCGAGACCTTCGTGCACAGGCCCGTGCCCTTGACCCGTCCGATCCAGGTCTCAATCGGTTTCCACTCGAGTCTGCGGGGAAGTTCAATGAGCTTGCCGGACATAGGGCAAGGGTAGCACCCTTTCGGGGATAAGAGAGGTGGATGAACCCGCCATGAAAGTCAACATAGACTCTGAGGCCTCTATTGACCAGCAACTGCTGCTGAAAGCAGCCTACGACGCAGACATCGCACCACAGAAGGTCCTAGAGAATAGAGACTTCTACCTAACCATCGTAGCAACCGCCGCAGGACTTCCCTTTGATGCGGTGAAGAAGAAGTTCATCGAAGGGGACAAGGGCCTCATCCGCGCGCGCATGATCGTAAAGCACATCCTCTTTCAACGCACCTATGGGATGCAACCAAAGTCAGCATGAAGATCAAAGCCTTCTTCTCAGACCCACACTTTGCTCACGCAAACATCATCGGCTACTGCAACAGACCCTTCTCTGACATTGAGGAGATGAACCTGACGCTAGCCGACAACTACAATCGTATGGTCGGGCCAGATGACACAGTTGTCTGGCTTGGCGACTGCTTCTTCAAAGGAGACACCGAACGATACAGAAACATGCTCACCGAGCTCTGCGGCTACAAAATTCTCATCGTGGGCAACCACGACCAAGGAGACACAACCATGGCCTCGATGGGGTTCAGCTTAGTGCTTCACGAAGCGGTCATGCAGATCGGCGAAGTACCCTGCCGCCTCAGCCACTACCCGTACAAGACAGCCAGTGTGGAGAAGCCCGACAAGTACAAGGCTCTTCGGCCTCGTAGGCACAAGGGAGAGATTCTGCTGCACGGGCACAGCCACGCAACGACAAAGGTCACAGGACCGGCCTCAATCAGCCTCGGAGTGGACGCATGGGATTTCGGTCCAGCGCCATACGACGATGTGGCCTCACTCGTGAAGGGACTCAGCAATGCCGATAGCTGACTGGCCTGTAGGCATGGAAGTGGTTGTGCTTCGGTACAACATCAACAACGCGGCTGACCGGGTGCTACATACGACCATAGCTAAAGTCGGGCGCACGCTGGTTACTACCGCCAGTAAGCACGTCTTCGATGTTGGCGGAAACTACCCGGTGGGCAAGGAGAGTACCAACGAATATGGCACTCACCTGCGCACAGTGCGTCAGTACGAAGAGAAGCGCTACACGGGCAAGGTGCGAGAAGCTTTGTACGAGCTAACGTCGCCGCGTGGTGTGCCGCTTACCGTGGATATGACCGCGGCACTGGGAGAGGTGCTTGGGGTGGACTGCCCCGCCTGCGTGGACCCACCGCTGCGGCAGCTGCTGTACTTGGCCTCGCGCATGGCCTACCTTCTACACAACGAGGGCATAGGGCGTGAGGTGCTTCAACAATACGCTGAGCTAGTACAAACATTCATTGACAAAGGAGTCTATGCCAAAACACTCAAGGATCCTGAGCTGCGCATACCTTCTGCTGGCGAGCTCTAGCTTCGCGGCGCCGAACGATGTATGCCGTGCACGTGAACAACGCTGCGAGCAACACTGCAGTTCCAAGAACCAGGTGGGCTCGATGAACCACCTCAAGTGCAACGATGAATGCCGTGCAGACGCTGCTGTCTGCCGAAAAGAAGGAGCTATGCTGTGGACGTCACCCTGAGACCAAAAAAGAAGAAGGCCGCTGTCGACCAGCGGCAACTACAACTTCCACTCGGCGAGTTCGTACCCGGATGGAAGGGCAAGCGTTACCTGCTGTGCTCCGATGGGGTTTGGCACCTGGTGCTAGAGATTCGCGCTGACTACGTGGCCGAGACCCAATGTGGGGCTGACGTCACCGTTGCCCAGCAGGAAGAGCACAGCCAACACCCCATGTGTTCCGATTGCGCGGCTATCCAAGGAGCCAGCTGGAAGGACCGCTAGATCCCTCAGGGGTGACTGGCTAGGGTTCTGGCCAGTCGCTTCTCTTTGATGGCCTTCACGATGTCGCCGGTCGCGCCAAGACCGTAGCCGGCGGCAGCGCCCGCCAGAGGGTCAACACCGACCATCTTGGCAACACCAGCCCCGCCCACGGCTCCCATGGCTGGTCCTAGCTCGTGCTTGGCGCCATCCCAGAACTTACCGAGGGCGCCAGCCGCAGCCAACTTCGAGAGCTCGTCATAGAACGCGTTGGCAGTCACTGCTGCCAAGTCTGGGGTCATTTCGGCCATGCCCCAGAGGATACACCCACCGGCCGCCAGATTCAAATCAGGAGTGAACTCATGGAGAAGCTACCGAGAGGACGACGAAGAGACACCGGACTCAACCCGGCCTGGAGGGAGGAGCCCAAGCCAGAAGACCCCGTGGTCTTCAGCTCGCTGTTCACCAACATCCACGGAGAGCGCTGGTACGCCCGCGTAGACGCCGATGGGCGACTGCATTTCTGGGGCGACGCCATCGACTGCCAGTACATCTATCACGGGAAACTCATCAACTACACCTCACCGATCTTGATGGGCTCGGATGAGCAGGAATGGCTCGGAGCCATGCAGGAACATGCGAGGGTTGTAGAATTCAACCTACGCAAGACCAAGGCCGGTTCCTGATGCTGCTCTGGATCGTCCGACCAGGAGCCTGTCTTGTTACTGCCTGTCACAAATGCGGTAGCACATGGGACCTGGCAGTCTGTGTCACTTGTTCCAAGCCAGTATGCCCCCACTGCAGGTGGGGAACTGGTGACATCAGCGCCGGGTACCAGTGCCTGCGTTGTGAACCACAAGAGGCTGACCACGCTTTCAGCAACCTACGCAACGGCATCAAAAAGGAGATGAACACGTTCACCAGACAGGCCCAGCTCATGGTGTTCCTGCTTGGCTTCATGCTTGGCTCCAGCTTCTGGGCATTGGTGTGGTCCATCTACAAGGACATCAAGTGACCAGGTACCGCCTGATTATGCTGCTGAAGAAGCACATTGGGCAGGGGCGGTGGCGCCGAGAAGACACGCTTTGCAGGTTTCTTCGAGAGAAGGATCCAAGCCTGAGCCACGCCGATGCAGAATTCATCCTGGCACGACTGGTTGAGACCAATGACGGTCTCGAGTGGGTTCTACCGAAGGGCATTGAAGAAGACGAGGACAAGCGAGGGAGCACGCTGCTCCGCTACAGACTGACCTAGGAAGGACACAGGTACGCAGATGGCTACGCACGAAGCAGAGCTGAAGGAAATCAAGAAGCAGTTGACGCTGCTCGAAGCAGAGCTGGGGTCCAACGAGGAGGAGCTACAAGGGCTGCCGTACCATAATAGGTCGCACTACTTGGAGCTGCGGAATGAGTACCTCAAAGAGACTATCGAGGAGCTAAAAAAGAAAGCGACGGCCAAAGAGGAAGCCATCGCCTGGGAGCTCAGAACAAGATAGTCGGAGGAGGGGCCAAAAGCCCCTTTTCCTTAGCCCTATGCCGTGAACGCGTATCCTATCTGAATGCCCTCGATGAACATATTGTGCGTGGACGACATGTCCGCAAACACAGCCACGGCGTAGCGCATGTTGTAACTAGCAACCAGGTTGGGCGAGGCCGCGATGTAGTGCAGCGTGCTGTATTCCCCAACCGTGGTGGAAGGGTCTATGGTCTCTTCCTCGTTTGTCCAAGCAGTACCGTACGTGCTGGTGGACGCGTTCATACTCCAGACCTGGATGCGAGGCATCCACGTGGGCATGACCGTGTATCCAGTTCCAGCAACGCGTACCAGCGCAGTTGTGATTAGCCGCCCATAGTGGGGCTGTATCTCAAACACCAAGGGTAGTTCGGATCCATTGCTTTCCACCTGACTCCAGAACCTTCGCTGGTTGGCATTGGACAAGTCCCATAGCGTGGCACTCTGGCAGTAGGCCCCGCTAAGAGGGATGGGTTCGAAGCCGCCATCATTGCTCTGTAGACGGCTCACGATGACGTTGTGCAAGTTGCTGATGGTGGCGTCGAAGAAGAGAGGCATCCGGTAACTCCTCCCAGGATGGTAGCACAAGAAGTGCCGGCCATGCGACAGGCCTTTAGTGTCCCCGCCAAAGCATGGCAATCCCCAGCATTAGTAGGATTCCAACGGATCCTCCCCAGGCGGCCCCGTACCACCAGTACATGCATTCAACGACGGTCATCGTACCTCTTGAACTGCTCCACCAGCGCAGCACGGACCTGGTCCATGGTGCAAATGGACAGTAGCTTCTCATAAAGCGCCCACTTGGGCTTGGTCTTCAGGCCTTTCGTAACCCCGCACTCTGCCAGCAGCTTCAACGCCTCGGGCCTCCACAAAAGACCCACCATGGCGGGGAGCTCTTGACGCGTGTGTGGCTTTGCCTTTCGGATGGTACGTAGATGCCCATCCTTCTCAAACACCTGCACGCCCCAGAAGTAGGGCACCATGGCCATCGCTCCTTCGAGGTGCTTTGTGGTCACCACAAGCGTGAGCAGGTCCATCACCTTGGCGTAGTTCTCCGCCTCCTTGGGCAAGCGGACAAGCTTGTCGACGTCACTTTTGATCTCGTACCCGTGCAGCTCCTTTCCAACTACGGTCACGTCTATGCGCCCGCCTACACTGGCCACGGTAAGTTCATCGATCAGTCGCGTTCCATTGCAACCAGCTCCTCCCTGGATGAGCAGGGTCTTCAACGCGCTACGGACAACTGGGTCACTGACTTTTTCCATTTGAAGGCAATCCTGAGTCGGTTTCGGGGATAAGTAAGGTAAGGGGACACATCATGCCAAACGAAGAGGTAATACCAGACAGCGCCAGAGGCCACCTGAACAACGCCGATGCCGCCATCCTGCGCGCGCAGTAGCGTATAAGCGAGTCGTCTATGCTTCGCGCCAGAACGCTCAGCCTGAAGGTGAGCGGCTTCATGCCTGCTGTCAAACTAAACACAACCGAGGAGGGGAAGTAACGTGGAAAGCCAAGTAAGCAATACGTTTCAGCCTGTTGAGCCATTCCGGATGACGAAGTCCATCAAGCCAGCTACCAGCTTCAGCGATGAGGTCCTACTCACCACCATCGAGCTTGGGTCGCGGAAGCCGCTGGACCTGTACAAGCAGACCGCATCGCACCACGTGCAGCACAGCTGGCACTTGATCATCTGGAAGCAGATGGCCGTGTCGTACTCAAGAACGGGCTCTATTACACAACAAGAGAGAAGGGGGCGCCATGAGGACAGCAATAGAACGAGTTTCAAAAGGCGCGTGCGTTCGCATGCTGGGAAAGATCGGTCCAAACGCATACGTGAAGAAAGACGCAGAGCTCATCGACCTCTGCACTGCCTTCCTGACGAACCCGAGCCCAGAGAACGCACTGGCCATCCTTGGCAACATCTGCAGCGACGCGCAGTACCTTGAGTGCCTCGAGCCTCCGCTCGAGCACTGGTCAGAGCCGCCGATGCAAGCCACCGGATAGGGTGGTAAGGAAAAGCGGGGATTGCTCCCCGCCTTTTTCCTAGCCCTCTACTTTGAGGCTGCCTTCATTTGCTGCTTGCGATGTACCAACCACCTCCCTGGCAAAGCAGTGGACGCAGTCGGCCTCCTCCGTGTCCGGGGCTACCCCGTCGTTCACCTTCCCGCACTCGTAGCAAAACGCCGTGAAAGCAGCGCACATACGGTGGTATCGCTCCGCCGTTATAGTTGGCTGAAACCTACGTGGGTAGACGTCACTCATGGCGGGAAGTGCAACTTCTTAGCTGTATCCTTGAACTTCTCCACGTCGATGACCAAGCCGTCTCCAACAGCGCGTACGCCAGGGAAGCGAGCCTCCAGCTCCTTGTCCACGAGCTTGGCTTCCTCGATGATCTGCGTGGTGAACTCCTCCTCGTTGAAGACACCCTTCTTGACAAGAAGTGCAGTCACGGCGTTGACCTCCGACCGTAGCAGCAAAGACAATGAGCGATGGTCTGCCAGAGCCAGAGCCTCACCGTCCTTGTCGGTGCGTGTGCCTAGCTGCCAGCTTACAAAGATCTTCCGCCACTTGTGCAGGCGGTTCAACGCCGAGGCGTAGGCCACGTACAAGGCTTTATCCGTTATTTTCATCTTGTGCTTTCCCTGGCATCGTAATTGGGGCCATCTGGTCAATGGCCACGTTTGGCTGAAAGTGCGTAGTCGTGGTGGTTCCATCCTCTCTGAGCAGTTTCACCCGCACGTTCTCTTCGACGTGGATAAACTCCTCTATGAGACGGGATGTCTTGGTGTACTCAACGGACATGACCAGGGCGCGCCGCTGCTTTCTTTCTAGCCGCCCCTCGTTCCACCTTATGGTCATTCCTGCTAGTAAGTCTTTTGCCTCCACGTACGGCTGAATCATTGGTGGTCTCCTATGCCGGCTCTTCGCAGGCCGCTCGTAACTGCTCGGCGATACCATCCAGCCAGCGCGAGGCCTCTGTGGCCTCCACGCTACGCAGAATCCCAATGCGCCTTGCTTCCTTCATCAGGTTGTCCGCGCACTCACGGACCTTTTCTCTTGCGGTATCTGCACACGACATGCTGCCTCACAACTTGTGGACGATTACGTCCATCAATGCTGAATCGAATGCTTCGAATAGAAGCTCTACAATAACGGCTGCCTGCGCATTCTCATCCATGTCTGGGTCAACCAGCTGCTCCATCTCGCAGTAGATGTCATTGACGCGCATGCCGCACCTACCAAGGGCGGCACGCATGTCGTCCTTCGTCGCTTTGGGGTGCAGCCTATTTCTTACTGCGGCTTCTCCCAGTTGTATTACCTCGTTTGGTTGGAAGTTTCCGAGCGCCACCCCTCGCTTTTCCTTTTTGGCGTCCATCGCCTTCTGCAGCAGGTACTGCAGCTTCGGCGGGAGGTCCTGCATCCTCTTCTGTTTCTTCAAAGGAAGCCTCGCTTTCACCTTCGAGCTTCGCCCCACAGAAGGGGCAGAAGTTCAAAGCGATGGTAGTGGTCTTGGCGTGCGGGGCAAGTTTGTCTGGGTTCTTGGGGAACTTCAAGGACACGTACCGCTTGATGATACCGGTGTCCGTATTTATCAGTTCCAGAATGCTGATACCATGCTTGTGCTGCAGCAGCTCGGTACGGGGCAGCACTAAGCGCATGCCGTCACAGCAGTCACCAAGCTTGGGCTTAGCGGCAACTGCCGGAGGAACCTCCTTGCTCTTGAAGATGACCGCAGGGTCGAGCTCTGGCTTCACTTCGTACAGGAACGCCCTGGCTGCCGTGGACACCTTTTCAGGCATGCCCCCAGAGCTGTCGCCATTGGAGACCCAGCCTATGTAGAGCTGCCCAATCTGCACTTTCACAACGTTGGAGTCAGTGGACACCTTGAAGGTATATTCCTCATTGGTGTCAATCCACAGATTCTTCTGGAACATCTGCATTACATGCCCTTCTCGCGGACTCCAATGCCCGCTGGGAAGCGAGGTACTCCCTCGTCCGTGAGCCCGAAGTACCGCACAGTGTACTTTTTCCCCATCATCGACTTGGCTTGCGTTAGCAGTTCTCGGCGCACCTCCGCTGTACCTCGAGGCGTCACATCGAACAGCTTGCCGTTGAAGGGCACCCGACACCTGAAGATGGGGACATTCGCAAACTTGCCCTTGCCCACATCCCAGCCAACGAGCTCGAACTCCATGTCGTCGAACTCTTTCATCTTCAACAGGTCGCTCGAGCGGTAGCCAAAGCGGTAGACCCCATCAAGCAAGCGAATGATGGCGCCCTCGTAACCCTCCTCCACGTAGTAGTCATGGGCGACCTTCAGCTCCTCCATGCTGTTGGCGGAGCGGGTGTGCACCCCCTTTACGCACGGCAGCAAGCCTTCACTACATGCCCACTCGAACCAGCTGTCTAAGGAATCCCGGCGTGTGTGCCATGGCTCCTCCTGCTCGGTGCTGGCGATATCGTATACGTTGTACGTCAGCTTGAGGCTGGCCTCCTGTGGCCGCTTCACCAAAGAGATGATGTTCTGCAGGCTCATGCCGTGGCTGTAGATCTCACCATCGAGAACCACGTAGTCATCCACCAGATTGTGCTCCAGAGCGGTGCTGATGTGCCCTACGTCGTACGGATCACCGCCCCGACTGAAGAGCTGCACCCTGCCATCAATGCGCTGCGCCAGGCAGCGAACACCATCAAGCTTGGGCTGAACATCAACAGGGAACTTGAACTTACCTGCTCTGTCCTCCAGCTTCTTCGCCAGCATGGGCCTCAACCTGGACTGGGTTGCAGGACCCGCAGCGTCCGCCAAGCTCATGTAGTACTTCTTCTTGAGCTGCTTCTTCCACTTGGAGATCGCCTCGCGCCTGGCCTGCTCCACCATCGAGGTGGCATTGGCCCTACCGATATTCTTTCTTTCACATTGAAAGACCGTCGTCTGCAGAGCCCCATCCATCTGGCCCCAGCGTACGACGACGCCTCCAGCCTTAGCCAGCCACACCTCCCAGGTGTTGATGGCTCCCGAGGCCGTGCGTGAATACAACTTTGGGAGCGCGCGTTCTCCGTCCCACTTTTCTGGATCGTAGCTCATATATCAACCATTCTACGTGGCATATAGCCTTCCCCATCGCACTCCATGCAAACCACCTCCAGGTCGTGGTCGTATGTCACGGTGCCTGTGCCCGCGCAAGCGTCACAGACTTCGTGGCCGTCAGGTACCCAGCGGCCGCAGTCCGCGTCGTAGTAGTCGTTAGCGGCTTCCGGATCATACTCACCCTCATCCGCTAAGTCTTCCTCGTCTTCCTCATCGTCTACGGTGACGCTGCGTAGTTCTTGCGCCAACTCCGCTAATCTCTGCAGCTCTTGATACCTAAGCCTTGCGTCTACGCGCTCTTGCGCATCTCTCCTTTTGAACTCCTTAGAAATAGCCCTACCCGCACTGGTTAGGCGATAGCGGGGCTCCCACAGCGTGTCTTTTGCTGTCGGTACTATGTACTTAGCCACATGCAACTCTGTCAGCGTGGCCTTATCGGCGCCACTACGAGGTCCTCTAAGCATTAGCATCAAACTAAAGGCAGAACTAGGTGTCAAACCCCAAAGCTCCTCACGTGCGCGCTTCTTAGCCATGCCCGACCTTCTTTGAAATAGCCACTTGCTCGGCAACTGACAAGCTGGATTGTAGTTGCCTCAACCTTTTGCCGAAGAACTCCCCGGCTTCTCCCGTGAACATAGGGGCGCCGATGGGCGCGAACCGAAGCTCGCGCACCATCTCCTCGTACCCCATACGCTCAATCCGGGCTATTAGCGCTCGGTCTTGCTGCGTCATGCTGCCTCTCAAGGAACCTGGCGTTCCATGCCTTCATCTCATTCAGTCGATTACGCTGGTACCTATTGAGCGTGGGCCACCACGTCATCTCGTTGATGAGCGTACAGTTCCAGGCGTACCTGTGGTTGTATCCATCAACAGGCTCTGGGAAGTCATTCAGCGTGGGACTCGGCACGCCTTCTCCATCCGCTGTAGCGCCTCCACGCGCGTATCTTTTATGTGCACCCCCACCACGATGATGGCCAAAGCTGCGGCCAAGCTGATGAAGAAGATGGCTGACCACTGCCAAGGCTCCATGAATCGCTTCTTCATGGGCGGCGGGTACACGAGCTGCTGCTTGGAGGTGTCCTCGAATACTCCGCGCACGGCATCGTGCATAGCCATGTAGTAGCGATGCTTCACGCGGTCAGTTGCCATACCGAGCATGCCGTCACCGACATTTGGACGCACAGAGATTACGCCCTTCACCATGGAGAGCGCCTTGATGAGGTCGTCAGCGTCATCCGAACGTACGTCGTCTTGTAGGGTGACGACAAACCCATGGTATCGATCGGTCATGATTTTGTATCCAACTTGGCAAAGGCAGCCCGGGTGTCCACGTGCCTGAATGTAGTTGCTTCAATACTCTCTGGGAACTCCAACTGCGTATACTTCCCGCAAAGGTACCCCAGTAGATCCTTCACGTTCTGGTCCATGCACTGCCCCATCTGAAAGACAATGAATGCCAGCAGCTGCTCGTGTTTGCGCACAAGCTCTGCAATCTTCTCGTTGAGGCTGTTGGGTGCCTGGAATCCCTCGGGCCAGATGGCGCCCGCCTCAAGTAGTTCCTTCTTCGTCTTCATAACAAACACTTTCAACTTCAGCATGTAGCAATGCCTCCAAAGCTCTTATGCCCTGAATGCTTGGCTACTTCGGCTGGATGGTACCATCGTAGTACTGCGCGCTGTTGCGCAGGAAAGGAAACGCATGGCCAACGTAGTGAACCGAACTGCAGTACCTATCCAGATACTGTACAGCGTGAACACTCCCGACTACCCGGTGTCTGACTGGATCATCAACCCGGATCTCACCATCCTCGGAACTGTACCTCTCAAGTACATCAAGATTGTCGGTGACCTCCTCGTTGAGATGACGACAGAGGAGAAAGCGGTGGTGGATGCCGCCGAGCTTGTAACGTACAAAGCCCAGAAGGTCAACGAGGTGTGCAACGCCAGAGAGGCCCACATTGAGTTCGGGCAGGGCGTTGAATACCCCGCAGGCTCGGGCAAGTACACCGCAACCACGGACAAGGACCAAGGACGCTGGTTGTATTGGCAGTCCATCGGTGGCAAGTGGGCCTCATTGGGTATCAGCTACCCCTTCCGCGTGCACTCCAGAGATGGAAGCACGTACATCGACATTACCAATGCTAACGGGTTCACTGCTGTGGTCGAAGCCCTTGGCGTCTATGTCACCGGACTCTTTACCGCAGCAGAGACCGTCATCCAAGACCTGCAGGCAGCAACCACCATCGCCGGTGTTGACGCAGCCTGCGCCACGTACATCGCCGGCGCTCCTGAGATCCAGAGCTACACCACGGAGTAACAAGTACCATGTGCAACCAGAGACGAATCGAAACCTTGAAGAACTACTACGCCAAAGTCATGAATCGCGTCGTGCAGTGGAAGGAGGTCTACTCCCTCTGGCAGCTCGGAACGCGTGACGACGTGGATGGGGCCAACCGCGCGTTGCAAGACCTGCATGAGAACTCCATGCGCAAGGGCGTAAAGCTAGATGCACTGGTGGAGGTGCTGCTGCAACGTGGACTCATCCGCCCTGAGGAGCTAATTGAAAAGCAAACGGAGCTGGCAATTCGACTCGATCAGAGCCTGGAAGCCAAGTTCCCAGGTGCCAAGGCTACGGACGACGGCATGGAGATCGACGAAGAGGTCTTCGCCGCCACCAAAGCGAGCCTGAACTTCCCGCTCTAGCAGGATGCAGTGGCGGCGCCTTGCGCGTGGCAAGACGCCGCCTCTCCTTTACTTCTTCTTCGAAGCCTTCTTCGGTGTATCTTCCTCCAGCCGGCGTATCGCGTACTGCTTGAAGCCAGTGGTGATCAAGGACATCCCGTACTTTGCTACGTACCTCTGAATGCGCTGCGCAAGCTTGCGAGACTCCATGTCCGTAATCAGCCCGTGCACAGGGAGCACCGTTAGCGCCTCCACTGCCCGCTGCGCAACCTTGGCCATAGCACTGCCCTTCAACTCCGGGCCAATGTCGCAAATGCGTGCTTGTACGCGACGCACCTCGTACACACCATTGTTGCGCGCTTTGGGCTGCCCCTTGAATAGCACGCGGTCGCCATCCTCGATGACAAGACCATCAACCACTGCTATCGGCTTGTTCATGCGTAGTGCCCTCCAGCAAGGTCTTCACGAACTCCTGCAGAACTGACAGCGTAGCGAACGTGATAGTAGTCCCAAGTGACAGCTCAAGCTTGGGAGATCCTGTCACATCCAGCACGTACCCGTGGATGAAGTCCTTGTAGCTGGCTCTAATCACAACCCAATCGTGACCAGGCGTGTACGCCAGCTCCAAGTTGTTGAAAGTGCGCGTGAGTGGTGCTGGGCGTGCAGCGTTAGCCACCAGGGACCTCAACCTCCACTTGCTGCATGGAGACAACGCTCATCTGCACCAGGGCGTCAGAGAGCTTCAGCTTGAAAGCTGCCTCCACGGCACCCCTGGTCGGGCCTCCCACAACCACAGGGATTTGCCCTTGCGGCGTTGGCAGCATGCAGATCATCAGGAACTTCATGTTCGGATCTGCAGCAGGCCGCTCGGGCATCCCTGGCAGAACCAGGCTTGATGTGTTCAGCTCCACCAAGGTGGCCAATACCTTGGACGGCTTGCTAATGCCCTTCGTTACCCCGATCAGTTGTACTTCGCTCATGTTGCTGTTCTTTCCTCTCTCGTAGCGAGCACACGGCAGAGAGGGCCACTAGAAGCAGCCCGCCTACCGCGCACACCATCAACTTCGTTAGAACCGTCACTTGCCGTCGCCATCAATCAGCTCTTCGAGCTCGAACACCCGCTTCTTCAAGCGAGAGATCTCCTCGAGAAGTGCAGGTAGTCCATTTCGCATCGCCACTATCAGCTCATGGTCTGTGGCGCTGCTCCATTGGCTCTTGGGCACGTACGCCACAATCGCCCGCGTCTTCGAACTCTGCACCACCACGCAGCGTTGCCCACCAACAAAAGCAGAGCCGCCTGGCCCCTCTGGGACTTCCCAGGGGGCAGGCGAAGACATCTTCTCGAGCTCAGTCAGCGTGGCCAAGAATACCTTGTCTACTGTCATTGGCATTGGGTCCTCACAACCGCCTAGCTTACAGCCAAGTTCCTATGTAGCCATCCTTTGTGAACTCCACATGGGCGATTACCTCGGCGTCCCTGTTGAGAAGGTCTACGACCTCCCCAGAGTCCAAAGAATCAAGTACCTTGAGCAGCAGGCTCTTCTTGGGCAGCTTGCTGCCATCCAGCGTGAATACCACGCTCTTGTCCAGCCGTAGCTGCCCTGGACCTGCCCACGCCATGAAAGTGGCCTGGTCAACACCGAAGTTCTTCATCGCCACCCACCAATCTTGTTCCAGTTACGCCATCGGTTGTACTTCTGCCGAAGCTTTCTCTGTTTCTCCCTCCCCTTCTGCTCGACACGCAGGTTCTTCCTGGCAAGTATCTTATTCCGTTTTGCTCTAGCAGCTTCCTCGGTGAGCCAAACCTCCATCTCTGGAGTACGCAGCCTTGGGTCATGCGTATGGTGGCCTGGCAGCAAACCAAGCCACATGAGGAAGAGCACCAGCCAACAGCCCATGTACCGCCACCTAATGACGTCGTAGGTGAGGCTGAGCTCGTCCCCTGTATCGAAGCGCCAAGCGCAATCGTCGTCGTCCACATGCTTCATCTCAGCTTTGACGACAGCGCCAAAAGTGTAGTGGCGAAGCTTGACGTGAACAAGAAGCCCCACAGGAGGCATCTGCACAGCAGGGTCATGCCAACCGATCATCACAACCTCGTGAAGAAGAGGAGCCAGCTGGGAGTGGCCTCCATCTTCTTATTGTGGTTGCCGCAGAGGCGCAGAAGTAGCCCATTCCAGTCCTGTGCGGCGATTAGCGCGTCGAGGCCCAGCGCCACGCGTTGCGGATGCCACTGCGTCTTGATCACTGACGACTTGATGCAGAGGATTCGGGTGCACTCCGAGGAATTGCCAAAGCACGCCAACGACAATGCATTCGAGGCGACTACAGCATTCCCGAACTCATCGGGGTAGTCAATGTCACCCTCTTGCAGGACAACGCCGTAGGCGAGGTACGCTGTGGTTTCTGTGGTCATCTTGCAAGGCCCCTTTCGAAGGCACGCCCCATCGTGTAGCCAAGCACAATAGAGTCGTTGATTGGCTTATCCGTAAGGTCCTCCAAAGCCAAGTCCCGCCCAAGGCGCAGAACAAGGCAGTTGAGGCATAGGTCCAGGTGGACCTTAGCCGGGAACAGGGATTGAATCCTAGCTCGAACAGCTGTGTAGTTTGGCCAGGCGCGCGTCCACACGGCGTCCTTCACCATGTAGGGTGCGTGCAAGTTGTAGCAGTCGTAGCAACGCCCAAGGGCAACAAGCTTCATGCTCGGGTCATCTTTGAGCGCCATAGCCACAACCGTGGACACGCCATGCTCTTTGCGCACTATTGTGCAGGTATCGGTCATTTTGCTCACGCGTATTCCTCGTTGAAGTGCGGCCCTCAGAGCCTCGGGGGTCTGAGGGCTCGTATCCTCGTCCAGTGTGTATGGTCCTTGGCTGTGACTCATGCCTCCGATTCTACAGCCTTATGGTGTTTACCGCCGCTGACCACCTCTGTCGGCACTAGGTGGTAGTTGGGGAACAGGCGCAGCGCACGTCTTGCCGCACGCTTGCACTCTGAGTGGCTCCTGAAGGGGCGACCAAGAATGTAGCTTTGTACGTCAGGTACTCCGTAGATAAACCAGCCTCTATACGTGTCCAGCACCACCAAGTCGCCATGCTTGTTGCTGCCAGCAACCACGTAGTACTTCATAGTAACCCCTTCTGCTCAGCGATCCACCTGGCCACCACAAAGCAAATAGGTGGAGTCGTTGGCCACTCCGGGTGCAAGTACGTACGCAGGTCGTCCCAATGCCCCGGCTGCGGGCGCACCAGGTCTCCACCAGTGAGTCTGCGTGCTATCATCGTAAGTCCTTTCGGCATACGCCACACCCTGGGCAAGGCGTTCCGCTCTGCACGAAGATGGAGTGCATGTCCAGCACGTAGTCGAAGTCCAGCTCCATGGGGCGCACGGGCTCTCGATGTGCAGTCAAGAACCTGGCGTCTGTTGGTAGCTCGAAGTCATAGTGCCGATAGCGTGGAGGGTCTCCAGGCCAGCGGTCAACCAAGTCCGGTTGTCTCGATCTCATCTACTTCCTTCTGAAGCCTCAAGGCCTCTTCTATCTCTGCAGTCACTGGCGGTAGGTACCAGAGCCGCTCGGTCACAATGAAGCGTCCGAACTTGTTTGCCGTGGGCGGCGTGGCGCGCAGCAGGAACAGGCTAGCATCCAAGTGTGCCTCAACCAGGAACACAAGACGGACGATGTACTTCCCGCAGTCCGTTCCTTCCACTGCGTGCACACTCAAAGCCAGCCGGGAACGGCTGACAACTGGCTTTACGTCATAGACGTTGGTCAACTCCATCGCAAACTCCTCCACGTCGAGCAGCACCCTTTGCTGCTGCTCTTCGCCGGGTTCGTCAACGGGTATGGAGATGGAATACTTACCGGGCTCCCATCGTATTCGAACAAGCATGATTACTACCTACCCTAGTTCATCACTCCACGAGCGCCCTTGGCATTGATGCTGGGCAAGTCCTCCACGATGACCGAGAAGACCCCGCCCTTGCCAGATTCCGCAATCAGCATCACGAGCATCTTGCCTGGTGACTTGCCTGGGGTCTCGAGCAAAGCCTTCTGCACCTGCGCGCTTGTGACCTTGACCAATTCGCCATGGTCAGCGAGCGCCCCATGCAGTTGGCCACTGTTTTCTACGTGGATGATGGCCACCATCTCATGCACTGGTGGTGCGTTGGGGATCTCCAAGCGCAGTGCGCAAAGGCGTTCTACCTCCTGCAGGATGCGCCCAGTCTGCACTCGGCTCAACTGCAGATGCTCACCTAGCTGCTCATGCAGCTGGTCGTTGGTGGGCTTGACGCTAGCTGCTTGAGGCTCAGTCGCTGCTGAGGCGGACACGCCCGGCACTCGCACGTTGAACACACCAACGCCCTGAGGATGGTAGACCACAAGCAGCCAGGTGTCCTCTTCGACCGGCAGCGATTTCACCATCTCGACGACCTCTGGGGACAAGCACTCGCTCATGCGTCTACGCTCCAGCAGTGCGCCTTCAACAACCAGCGTCTCGCCATCCGCATGCGCTGTGAACTCCACAGCAGCGAACAGCTCATTCAGTGGTGGGACTTCTGGATCCCGCAGAGCCCCGTCCCGCAAGTCCATCAGCAAGTCGTAGATGACCTTGCGCTCAGTTTCCTGTAGCGGCGTGTCGTTGATGGAGTGCTTCGTGCTTGAACTGATTATTGTATTAGCCATTAAGTTCCTCGTGCGTAATCGGCTTATCGTTCACTCTCTGAAATCGAGCGCTCTCGTCAACGTCTTCCCACGTAGTCCAGATCTCGTGCTTCACCCAGAGGCCACCACACCACAGGGCCTCCCAGTTCTCCGGATCTTTGAGAGCGCGCTGCCAACCGGCTGTACCGTGTAGATAGCCGTCACTATCGAGGTGCAGCTCCTTCGCAGGCCCAGCATTCATGGCGGCGCGTTCACTCTCTTCCTGCTGCTGAAGCTCAGCCAGCGTGTCGCGGTACCTGGCTATCTTCTTCATCAGTAGCCGCCTCCCACCTGCCGGAATGGCAGTAGCAGCTTATCCTCCTCTGCGACCTTCTCCAAAAACTCCGCCCAGCCTGGGGGTGCCTCCTCGTTAGGTGCGAGCTTGAAGTCCATGCGCCCCACACTAAAAGTGAGGCAAGGGCCCTCCGGTAACTCGCTGGAAGCTGCCAACCGCAGGTACGTTAGGCAGCTAATGGGCTTACCGTCTACACTCACTTTCACCAGCGGCATGTACAGCGCATCTCCGCTGCCCCATTGGCCATCTTGTAACGTGAGCTCTATTGTTAGTTTGGTTTCCATCAGTAACTTGCTCCTGTGCCCGGTACATCCGAGCCAATTGGTATGTCAGGTTGATTGGGTGAATCGGCGTCGTCGGCATTGAACTCGTAGTCCGTCTGCTCCTGTGACTGCCCGATGAGGGTCTGTGCAGCCTTGCCTCTGCCAAACTTGCGTACTGGCAGGTCTTCTCTGGTCATCGTGCGCAGGCTGCTCAACAGCCGGCCCGAATAGCTGACGCCATCGGCGTCCAAACCAAAGAAGACACTGAACTGCCCCTCAAGTAGGAGGTCAATCGCCCTATCAGCTCCCTTATGCCTGAAAGTGGTGAGCAGTGTATCCACAGGCTCCTCTGCTGGGGCCACGTACTCCACGAGCGCATACCGCAGAGTCTTTGTGGCATCCGCCGAGGTGAGAGCAGCCCCGCTCTCAGTGAGCTCCTCGAGCATGGTTAGCAGTAGGTGCACAGCGTCGTTCACCTGCTGGGCTGTGGGGTTGTTGTTGCTCAGCACCGGGTTGAGCACAGCAGTCAAGCTACGCCAGTACAACTCCTGCTGCGGGGCAAGGGCCAGCCACGCCGTGAGGCGGCTCTTCAACGTGGTGTAGTCAGCAACCTTGGATACCCGAATGCGCCCAAAGGGCGCTGGCGTGTCGAATGCAAAGGAGTAGCTGGCAGTCACCTCGAAGTCTGGGCTCACCTTCACCACGCGCGTACCCTGCTCCAGCGTCTTGATGTCGAACTGCCTAGTAACAACGCTGTAGTCGGTTTGGAAGATCTGAAGCACATCCCCAACAGTGGCGCCCGAAGGGAATGACTCGAAGCGTAGGTATGGTGTTGTACCTGCTGCTGTGGCTGGCAACGTAGGGAAGAACAAGGATGAAGCACTGCCGCCAGTCACGGTCACTCTACTGGTATTGAGCTTGCTCTTGCTTTGGAATACCACATACTCCTGGCCTAGCTGCACGTTGAAGCTCACAGCGTTGGCACCATCCTTGGGCGCAGGCACAGCCGATTCAAGCAGCACCTCCAATGGGCATGTTGTACCAACCCCGCGATCCTCACGCACCACGTAGCGCCCTTGGTTGTTGCCACTCGTGATCTTCAGCACATCGCCAAAGGTAAAGTAGGCATTAGGACCAGTCTCGATGTCCACGTCCCCTGCAGTGACTGCCTGGGAGAAGGTCACAACCACAGTGGTTGTAGTTGCCCCATAGGTGACTGAAGACACAATGCCCCAGCGGTTTACGTCTGCAGCTGTGATGCTGCCACGAATGACGAACACCTCCCAGAGCTCCACGTCGAAAGAACCTATGTACGTGAATGTTGCTGTGAGCCCACCAGTGATGGTGCCACTACCTTGGAACTTGGATAGTACAACCATGCCGGCATCTGCTGTGCTCGAGCGTGCAGCACCCTCGTACACGGCCGTCTCGAATACAGCGCTTGCTCCCATCTGCGTGCTTGAAGCCGTGATGTTGTCGGCGATGTCCTTGGCTGCCACTGGTCTCGAGCGTGAGTAGGCCCCTGGGTACCAACCGAGCGTGGCTGCACCCAAGTCCTCCACCCCATTGGTCACTGGCAGTTGGATGGCTCTGCGCATGCCCACGCTTATGGCCTCTTGCGTATCCCTGAGCAGCAGTGACCTAGTCGCGGGGCCAACCTTGACTTCGATGCCATCTGGCAAACCCACGGGTGTCACTGGAGCTGATCCAGTTGCGTCCATGTAAGCCCCGGCTGGGTCTACAGCTGTGACTGTCCATGTGGTCCCTGCATCAGGACCCGAGAGCACATCAATCTCGCAGGCGTCGTCAATGCCGAGCCCAGTCAGAGCCCCAGCTATGACTATGAACCTGGCGTTGTTCCCACCCAGGCTGGTGACTACAACGTTCGATTGGTAGCGAAGGGGTGAGAACGTGGCCTCGCATGTGAGCCCAGAGCTGCCCGTCATTGTGTTGACGGCTGCTGCCAAGTCCTGGGCACTGTGCAGTCCCGAGGGCAGGGTTACGTGAAAGGTGATTGGGGAGGCGTCGGGATCCCCAAAGAGGATGGTCAGCGCGTTGTTGGTTGAATCGATGTTGAATGGAGCCGTGAGTATCCCCTGAAGCTCAGCCACCAATGAGATGGGCAGCGGGTAGGAGATGGCCGTGGCTCCATCCAGGGTGAGGTCGATGATGTGGCTGGTGCTCGTGGTCGGATAAGGGCCCCTCAACAAGGAGGCCAAGGCCGCAGGCGTAGCTGGGTGAGTCCCATCGCTGTAGGCCACAGCCATGCCTCGGGTGGTCACATACTGGCTTGGAGCCTGTGCAGCCCCGTACTGCTCGACGATGGGTTGCTGGGTGAGGAGATCGAGAACAATGGCCCGCAGGTTCTCCAGGCGCTGATTCTCATTGAGGGCCTCGAGCTCGGCGTAGCGGGAGTCCAGAACCTGGCGTGCTCTTGAGATGACGCCCTGAGCAGCCACTTGAGGCAGGTTCATGCTCCCGAAGTCTTCCAGAGCCACTGAAAGGAGCTTGGCGCGGCGGATGAGCTCGTCATGTTGGTCCTTGAGCTGCCTCACGAGGGCTGGAATCCTGGAGCGGGCCCCCGAGGGGGTGTCTGTGATGCCGGTGACTGCCTGCCCGTACGTCTCGCTCCCTTCATCCGTGTCGATGGTGGTTCCCTTCAAGTTAGCCCCGTTCTGGGTGATGAAGTTGGTGAGGTTCTGGGCATACCTTCTGAAGGCAGGGACCTTGGTGATATCGCTGAAGCTCTGGGACCTAGCCGTGACTGCGCCTTCGAGCTCTTGGAGGGCTGCCTTGGCGTTAGCGATGGGTGAGATGTCAGTGATGGGGGTTACGAGCTTATCCGTGGCATAGACGGCATCAATGAGGGCACTGATGGTCTGGGCCTGGGTTTCAGCAGCATCCGTGAGGCGGGTAGTCCCTAGGTAGATGGTGTAGAAGGGGGCATTGAAGTACAGGATGTAGACACCCGCGGCTGCCTCCTGCAGGTCACTGAATGAAGTTTCAACCTGCCGCTGACCGAGGGCCCCGGTAGTATTCCGCACGGATGACCGCACGACCTTCTCAACTGCTGCTTGAATCTCTGCTGAGGTGTAGTTTGCCATGTTACTTCGAGTCCTTGGTATTGAGGCTGGGGTCCAGAAGCCTAGCTGGGGGTGGCGGCAAGGGTGTTTCATTCCCGAAGGGGGCACCTTGCAGCATGTGGGCTGGGAGTATGCTGCCTCTGAGGATTTCATCCACGGCCTTGGCCTCCAGCCGTGCGAGCTCGTCATTGGGCTGTGGAGCCACGTACACCAGGTAGTTCAGGGGCTCTGGAAATGTGATTTGCGCCACTACCAGGGTATCCCCCTCCTTGGTGACTTCGACCTCGGGCTTCCAGGCTCTTGCTGCCTCGTAGTCCTCGAGGGACATGAGCAAGAGCTGATTGCCCTTGGAGTCGCAGATTTGGACAGGGTTGTCTGGGTTATCGTCTACGAATGAGGCAGTGTTGGGAGGGTTGTTCCCGCCCAGCTTGATAGGGGTGGAGTCCAGGAGTGCGAAGGCTTCTTTTAGGTCTTGGGAGGTGGTCATGGGGCTAGCTTTCTGGGTGGGGTTTTGAGGGGCAGAGGGCCCTCCCAGGTGGATGGGAGGACCCTACTACTCTACGAGGTCACCGGGTCTTGGTTTTTGTCCGTTTTGGTCGTGGGCTCTCAGCTGCGCGTGTCTTGGCGGCTGCCACCTTGCGGCGGCGGGTAGCCAGTACATTGCGTTCAGCCTGGGCAGCAAAGCTCGTGGAGGGGTCTATGCCCTTACCCTCGTGCGCAATGTGGGCCTTCCGGAAGTCCCCCACCGGGCGGTACATACGCTTGCGCTCAACCAGGGACACGGTGTCTTTGGGCAGGTCCAGGGTTGCGTACTCAACCTTGGTCTCCTTTGCGCGTTGCTCCTCATCCCGTACCCTGCGCAGGTGGACATAATCGGGGCCTGTGCCTAAGGACTCGAGGATGTGGTGGTCCTTGGAGTAGACGTTTAGGCAGTTGCTGTTGGCCACCACCGCGTAGACTGCCTCATCATGGCTGTACTCGGGATGAGCTAGCCTCTCCCACACCACTTTGTCCTGGTGTACCAGCCATGCCTGTCTCAGCGTCTGGCACATGTGCCCACCTGGTTCGAAGATACGACAAGCTGTGGGCCGGGTGTCATAACTGCTACAACGGCCTCCACCCAGCACCATGCCAATTAGGTGCTCGCATTGGGTGAAGTCGTTACGGTTGCTGCGGATCACTGGGAGGAATAGCTTGCCACCCTCCCCGAACATCTGGTCCTTGACCACCAGCTTCTTCTTGCTCTTGAAGTCATCCTTGAGGTCATCGGGTGTAATCTCCAAGTAGGGCCCAGTCCTTTGCCCCAGGATACCAGGGGCACAGCATGCACCGCATCCTTCACAGATGTCGTTCTTCTTGGTTGCTCGGTATACTTCAACTGTTGGCATCATTCTCTTCTTTCTTCTGCTCTCGCGGCAAGCCAAGCATGTCCCAGGCGTCATCGGGCACGAATGCCGCGCGCTTCCTCAGGATGTCATCGGCTAGTTCTTGTGGTTGTACCAACCTTGAGATGGCTTCATCCTTGACCACAACCCACCCGCCTGTACGGTACGGGTTCTTGGGGTCATCCTTAGGTCCAGGCTCACGTACAGAGATGAGGATGACGCCGTGCTTCATGTACTCTGCGCTGCGAGTGCATCACCCCAGGCGTCAGTCTGATACTCAGGCACTGGTGCCAAGGCTTCTCCAAGTACCTTGACCGCCACTTCTCCTACGCTGGGCGGCAACGGCTCCTGTGGCGCCAGCTTGGAGAAGCCAACGATGCGCTTGCTGGTGAACGGGTCAGAGGCTTTGAACACCTCCATCACCCGCGTCGATAGCACCTGACAAATTGCCACGTCTTCGATGCCCACAGTCCACGTGAAGCAGCGACCAGCATTGAAGGCTGGCCCATCTTGCAGTGGTTCAAAGCGCAACAGCAGAACGGCAGCTGGGTCAACTGTCGTAGGGATGTCGTAAAGGGCAACAGTCCACTTCTCTTCAAGGTCCCCAAAGTAGGCTACTCCTACCTCCCTGCCGCCCATGCCAAACCACTTAGCCTGGATGAAGGGCTTGAAGAAGCGTACCAACACGTACCTCGCATTCTTTGGAGGTAGCCCAAGCCTGCCACGTATGTGCTCGGCGCCTACTCCAGCCATGCGCTTCATGCCTTCACTGGGTTCAGGGAGGCTCTTGATGTAATCGCCTATCATGCTTCGTGTTTTTTTTCGTCCATCTTGTGTTCCATCTATCTCGTCAGCCATGACCACGTCCAGCAGCCAGCTATCCACCAAGTATTCGAACAACCCATCTACGGCATGCTGTGTGCACGTGTAACGGCCGCTCTTCTTTGCCTCACGCCAGTTGGGCGCAAGCTGCACAGAGAATGAGCTGGTGTACGGATGCACACTCACAGACACCCCATTCCTTATCAGCTGCCAGTACCCCTTGGCTACGCGCCACGGTAGTACAAGACCCGGCAGCACAACCAGGTCGGCTTTACTACTCATCTTGGGGACACCTTTCGGGTTGGTGGCTTCAAAGCCCTAGCCTGCTGTACTTTGTCGAGGTTCCTCGCATCCTGCTCCCTAGTTGCTGGATGCACCGCGCGTTGAGCATCGGGAGTTGAGGCACCCACTACACTGCGTGGCCTGCCTGGGGCTTTCTTGCTGGGTCTTACGAATGGGTTCATGGCTTACTTGATGTAGTACAGAATGACGCCGTTGATGAGCACGTGTAGCGTGTTGTCCGTGATGATCATGAGCCAAGTACTCAGCCATACTGGGTTGCCTGAGTAGTAGCCGGTGGCTTTGCAGTCCTCCCAATCGTAGTTCTGCTGGTATCTAGGTACGAACTTGAAGGTGCGACAGCCTGCTTGACCGTAAGCTTCTCGAACTCAGCCCACTGGTCCTCCGGGATTTGGAACGATATCCGTATTGTCCCAGGATCTGCAGGCGGGCTGGACTTCATGTACTTACCCACCTGGCTTTTCCCTATGCAGCGGTACTGGCGGCAAGCCAAGACCATCCCGAATTATGTTTGCAAGGAGCACAGCTTGGTTCTCCTTAGTGCGCTCACACTCAGGCAACTTGGACAGCTCCTTATCCATGTCTTCGAAGTACTCGTCCAAGCTCTTGTGCATTGGTATGCGGCCAGTGGCCGAAGGCACCAAGCCAGCCACCTTCAGAAAGCCAGCTGGGCCAAAGTGCGCCGCGTCATCGAGTATCGCTTGGTACTTGGGCTGACCACGTGGTGGACTCAACACTACATAGTGCTGGCGACGTATCTTGTTGCGAGCCTTATCCTTCCGGCGTTGTGCTGCTGTTCTTTTCATACTCAGAAGCTCTCCTCTTCAAGTTCAGGTCGATGTTGTCTTTGGCTTCGGCCATGGCTTTCAGCTCGTCTTTGAATTCCTGCAGAACATCAAGGTCGGGAGCGTGCTCCTCAAGCACCCCTATGATCCACAAGTTCTCTTTGATGCCCTTCTGCAGCTCCTCGCCGAGGATGGTTAGCGAGCGGCCATCCAATGTGTCTGCTGGATGCTTCTTGAGGTGATTCAGCGCATTCTGTGCGAAATGTTCCATCTGCAGTCTCCCTAATACTCGATCTGCATCTCCAGGTGCGTACCGTCTGGATTAGGCGTGAGCCGTGTGATCTGCACAACAGTGCCGATGACTTTGATATCGCAGGGCCCTGCTTCTCTCTCCACTGCCTCCTTGAACGCGGGACTTGACGGGTACGCACCTAGGTTGGGTATCAGCAGGATGAGGCGGTCATGTAGTGGCAGGTCAAGACCGGCAAATGGTGATGCGTCTGCTTTCACGGACTTGTCCCAGTTGCGCAGCAGGCGCACGTCAGAGCCGTAGACGTCGGCCATAACCAGCTCAGACTCACCAGTGGGTGTTCCTTGGGGGTTCTGCACGTTCTGCACGTTCTGCACGTTCGGTGTGCTCGAGCTCCAGTGCTCAACTGGGGACTCGAAGCTGTACTGCATAGGTGTGACCTCCAGGATGCCAGGTACGCTCTCCATGATGTGGCTGCTGACATACACGCCAGGCTGGTTCAGCAGCAGCTCAATCCCTGGGTTGGCGTCCAGGAACTCATCCACATCCTTGTTGATGGCTTCGATCTCTGCCCGCTGCTCCGGGGTAGGTCCTTCCTCCCCGAAGATGGAGACGTAGCAGTCAGGACAAGGACCTTCACCGCAATCGCATTCACGCTCAGCGGTCTTGCAGTGGTCACACGCCATCAGGCACCTTCTTCAGCAGGTTCACACCACGGAAGCAGCCCCTCTTCCCAGTCGCCCCTTGGAAGTCATGCCACTCCACACGCGCGCCAATGATTTCACCGCCAACTGAGATACGTACGAAGGTGCCCATGGGGTACATGCCTGGATCGTGCAGCATGCTGTTGGCCAATGACGCTGCTGCGTGCGATACTGGCTGGTTCTTCCAGTACACCCAGCCCACCGGCGGTGGGGGATTGGGTGGCACCGGCAACTGCCCAGGTTGGTGGTTGGTAATCACACGAGGGTCTTGTTCGTAGATGGTGGCCTCAGGGTCCTCCACCAGCTTGCTGTCAGGGATCTCTGTCGTCCACGGTTCGAAGCTTATCTTGGTCGTCATCTGGTTTCTCCTGCGTTGATAGGTCCCGTGCCTCTTTGGTACGGGCAAAGAATGCAAACTTACGCTTGTCGGCGAAGTTCTTCCAGTGCTTAGCTTTCTGCCTCCGCCCTTTTGGCATCGTCTATTTTTCCTCATTGCCCAGCCGGGCCAAGAAGTACTGCAACTGACCGTTGTCATTGTCGTACACGGCCACGATGTAGCCCCCACCGACCAGGCCGTTGAGGACTCCCAGCAGCCCAATACAAGGCGACAACTCCTCGTCCATAGGCACCTGCGCGGTGGGATGGTTCACTATCCCCTCGTTACAAGGGACGCGCTGGGCCACGAGCTGCTGCACAGCATTGCGGTCCAAGTTCACCAGCTCGTTGAGAAACTCACAGATGTCCAGGGCCAGCGTCACCTTCTCATTGTGGCTGCGTGACAGGTGTGCTTTCGACATCTCTTTTTGTCTCCTCTTGAATAAGGTAGGACTGGCAGGGGTCTACGCCCCGACAGATCGATAGAGCCAGCTCCAGCAGCCATCTCGTGTTGGTAACCACGGGCCATTCACCATCGCGTACACCTTCTATTGACACCCAATCCACTTGCTCGTCGGTCTTGACGCGGATGTACTCATCTTCTGCGCCAACAGCAAAGTAGGCATCCAGCTGAGATTCAGCACCAGCTGCCACTACGGTGGCAAAGTGCCGCCAACGATAGTGAAGGATGCCTGCCTCCTCATGGAACTCCCTGGCCATGGCTGCGCCTGCCGGTTCACCATCCTCCACATGTCCGCCAACAGCGTTCCATTTGCCAGCCTGCCAGTCAGGCCGCTTCTTCAGCACCAAGGCCACGTACCTGAAGGTGGGGTCGAAGAAGAAGCCAGCTACGTACCTAGTAGTGCCCTGCTTGTCCAATGCGCAGCTGTGAACCCGCGGGTCTATCGGATGTGGGACATCTTCTGTGCCGAGCTCCGCCTCCATTTCGCACGCAGGACACGTTGCGTGTGGTGCTTTTTCCACGCAGAACCCCGCAGGAGGTCCAGCAGCCACCTCCCGGTACAGCAGGTCCACGCTACCCGGTAACCTGTCCGAGAACTCCACGGCATGCAGTTCACCGGCATTGCTGTTGTTGGGCTTGCTTGCATCCGTACGGCACGTAATTGCCCCGCGCTTCTCGAGAAGCTCTTCGAGCTCTCCAAAGTGAAAATGGAAGCAGGTGAGCTGGTTTGCCTCGGGGTCTGGATCAGAACTGCGCATGGCCCACTTCTCCACGGGCGCGTCGAAGGACACCAGACACATGAGCTTGTCCGGCTCTATCACCGAAACAGTACCTGTGACGCCGTGCAGCGCGTCCACCGCAGCGTGGTGCCAATCCTGCTCACGGTACGTGCCCCGTATCACCACACGTACGTGCATCCCGACTTTTATGCTGGTTATCATGCTGCCTCTTGTCCCTGCACGAGGGTCACGTGTACCCTCATCTCCTGCTCTTCGTAGTACGCAGGTAGCCGCACGTACGGCCCGGACGCGTCCGACGTTGTAGTAAGCACATCCTTCCAAGTGTCACTGACGGTGAAGCCCTGGGTCATCAGAGAGGCGGCGTCCACTGCGTAGCTGCGGGCCCTGCCCCCGTTCCTCCCTCTAAAGCCTTGATGCTTGTTGCTGAAGAAGTACTCATCGTAGTTGGACTTGCCATGTGCTTGACTCATTGAGCGCACCATCCAGCCAGTATGCTTGAGCATCCAAATCATGGCGTCTTTGCCAGACATGACGGTCACTGGGGTGGCAGCCACGCGTACCCGTCTACCAATGAAGTCCCTTGGTAGACGAAGGAACGGTCCTATGCAGTCTGTGACCGTGCATGCAGCCCCAGCCCACTCGGTCAACGTCACGTGGTGCACGGAAAAGCTGACAAGCTCTCGGCGAAGCCAGGCATCGCTTGCCTTGTAGACCCCGGCGTCTGTATGGCTTGTCACGATGTGACCATTGAAGAACATCCAGTAGTCCAGGCGGCGCTTACCGTCGACACGCCTGTATTCCCCGCGCAGAATCTCTTTAGGATGCCGAAGCATCCAAACTATGGCTTCTTCTCTGTTCATCGACATTTCCCCTTTTTTGCCTTCGCTCGAAGCATCTTTGCGTCAAGTCTTCTGGCAGCACGTGACCCAAACGGCTGCAAAGTGCGTGTTTCATCCGGGTTCGAGCCCACGGGTCGTGCAGTGCCAACTACTGGCTGCTGCATGATAAGGAACTTCCCTATGCGCATTTTCTCTTTCCTCGCTTCCTCTTTCTCTATTGATTCACCCCACGCCACGATGTCATCGTAGTCGTGTTGGCTCATGATCATGGGCTGTGGCCGCCACAGCTGCCCGACAAAAGGGTCAGTGACTTTAGGGCGCCGTTTGCGCTCCATATAGTCCACGAAGTCCTGCTCCATTGCCTCGGCTTCCTGCAGCTCTGCCAGCTCATGCGAGATCAACTGGCGGCTGTAGGGCGTGTACTCAGGTGGGTGCACAACTCTTCAGACCACGATGTACTCGCCGCCTCTTCCACTTGCCGAGCAGCTCCACAGCCAGGCCTAGCTTCCCATCCCTCTCAGCGTGAAGGGCAGCAGTGGGCAATACATAGCACTCGTGGCCTATGGGCTTGCCGTCTTCCAACCGGTGCGCGTGGTTGCAGAACGTGGTCACGTAGAAGGTCTCTTTCATTGCTTCTTTTCGCTTTCGTCCATCTTCGCCTGCACGGGCAAGTAGATCTTTTCCATTACGAACTCGTAGAACACCTTGGCCCCTGCCTCGAGTTGCCCAGTGGCTTTATCGATCTCCTGTACGATGGCAGGGCCACTGAGCGATATGTTGTAGCCAGTGAGTCTATCGAACTCAGCCAGGAGCTCTTTGTTACTTGCTGCCTCGGATAGGCACATCAAGAACAGGTCGACATTCTTCACTCTCGGTTCGTTCATCGAGCGGCTCCTTCATGACCTTGTTGAGGACACGCGCATCCTCCACTTCTTTTTCGAACCCCTGGTGCGGGTATGGGTTTCCACCGGACAGGCTGCTGCCTCCTTCTGCTTGTACGCCAACTCTATAGTGGCCTGTCGCAGCTCCACCAGCAGGTCCCCGTGCCGTTTCGACAACGCCCTGAATAGCTTCAGTACAAAGTCCACGCGGTTCCCGCAGGGGTAGCCGGGTGGCGGGATGTTGCCGTTACTGACAGCCTCATCCACCTGCTGGTGCGCAGCCTCAATAAGGCCTATGCCCGTCAAGTAGGACGGTTTGCAATTGTTCACAGCCCAGCTTTGCAACGCATCCCACTTGGTGTCTGGCAGGTTGTGACAGGTGTAGCCGCGCACGAAGGCTGGTGGAGCTTTTCCTGTCATAGCCTTGAGCACGTCGCGTATTGGGTCTTTTGGGCTATTCAAGTACGACATTGGCTAAGTCCTGTGCGAGAGTATTGAGGAATTCCGCATCCTCTGTCTGTTGTATTTCTTGCACCATACGCGCCTCGGCCATCGCCAAGGCCAGCTTTTCAAAGGCTGGAGCAGCCGGTCTGTTCTTGCGTTGAATGTACTCGCTAATCTCCTGCTCGCACTTCCTTGCCTGCCATATCGCTGTACGCCCACGCCATGGCTGCCGACAAGGACGGTCTCCCTGCTTCTTGTGCTTTCCCGCCTTTGCCTTGCAGCTCTTCATTGGTCTGCTTGTACAACCTTTCCGTGCTCGCAGCATCCCTTTTGGCGTAATCCAAGACGCGAGTCTCCAGCGCAGACCAATCCGCCTGCCCGTACTTTACGGTGGCTGCGGCAGGGTCCTTTAGATACCCACCTAATTCCGGGAACGCACCTAGCCATGTAGCAAGCAGCTCCTCAGCCTCCTCGGTACCCAAAGGACTGTTTGCCGGTAGGTGCAGCCCGAAGTTCATGGACTTACCCATAGATCTGCCCGTTACGGACCTACCCGCCATGGACTGCCGGAACTTCTCAGCAGCCGCAGCTTGCGCCTTCATGACTAGAACAGCCATCAACTGCTGCTCCATGCTGCTGGCGATCCTTGTCTCTCGAGCTAGGTGCTGTTCCCGCTGCACTAGCGCTCTGCGCTTGCGCAGTTTACGTAGTGCGCGTTTACGTTTCTGCCTTAGCCTTCTTTTCAAAGTCATTCACAAACCTCACGGTTTCTATCAAGGCGTCATGTGGGCTCAGCTTCTCGTGCAGCGCCAGGTCCGCAGCAAAGGATTGTAGTAGCTGAAGCTCTACTATCTCATCCTCTACCAGCAAGGCCAGTGATACGTCCGAGGGCTCCTCTGCGTTCACGTGCAACAGGCCTCGGGTCATCCTGCACCTCCCGTTTGCCGAGAAAGGCCTCGGCTCGACGTAGCACAGAGAAGCGGTCGATCTTCTTGCCCTGTGCCAGATCGTAGAGGTCTTGTATTAGTGGCGTGGCGTCGTCCAGCTGTGCCGTTTCTTTGACCAGGCGGGCCACGGCACGCGCCAAGGTCTTGTCCGTACCCAACGGACTTAGCTGGTTGATGGCTGGGTTGCACAGGTGGTCTGCCTCTGACCAAGAAAGAGGCCGAAACCCCTTCCACCAAGCGATGGCCGCCTGTAGCACGCGTACACGAGCTGCATTCGATGCGTTCAATGTCTTACCCTCATGCTTTGGATCACTTGTGGGCTCAGTGCTGGGTAGCGCTCGCAAGCCACCTCAATCAACCGAGCCATCGCTGTGTCTGTGCCGCCCCTATCATCCCTGCCTGAAGCCAGCTGATAGCCGTCCGACACCGCATAGCCCAAGTAATCGATGTGCTCTCGTCTACTCGTACACAGACTGAGAAGTACACCACGTGGGAAACCGTAGGTGTCGGAGGAAGGCCGATAGTTCGTGTGTCTCAAGTACATGGCCCCAGTGTCCGCTTGAACCAGATGAATGCCCCTGAAGTAGGAGGCCGCCGCCAGTGCTCGATGCATGGCCAGTCGATGAGAGAACACTTCCCACCTACGCTGTATCGCTGCGCTGTTTGAGGGAGCCCGCTCAAGCACTACGTACTCCCATTCCTCATCGTAGTCCTCCCCGTCGCCGCTGTAGATAGGCTCCGGTATACCCACTAAGAAAGCCTGCCCAGGTGCTATGCCGTTGCGCAGCGCCCAGCGCAACCAAGGGTGATGCACCTCGAACCCGCCCACCTTCACGCGGCAGGTCAGCCTGTTCAAGGCTACCGCAGTTTCCAGATCTCCCTCTTCCCACCACTCAGGTGCTGCCCCTACGCTGTCATGCGCGCAAGACACCTGGTGCAAGTCTCTGCAGCCATCTGCGTGGAGCCGGTACCAAACGCGCACGGCAGTAGGAAGCAACACGTCTGTGTAGTGGGGCTTTGCCCTACCCGTCATTCCCCTAAGTAAGGGGCAGCGGCCAGCTCTTCAGCCAGCTCAATCCCACGTTGGAGCAGCTGCATGGACATCCCTGGTGGTAATCCAGTTTGCCCTGCCTCCTCCAAGAAGGAAACCACAGGTAATAGCTCGCTGTACCTGGCAAGGGCTTTACGGTAGTCCCCGGCCTTACGCGCACGGTCTGCCCTCTCCTGGAGCTGCCGACCATGGTCCCTTGCCGCAACTAGGCGGGAGTAGGAGAAGCGTCCAGGCTCATCAGCAACTCGCGCAGCATCTTTACTGCCACCGACATCGCAAGTAGTAGTAGGCATAGCAGTCCTCTGTATCGTTGATTCATTCTTCGCTCTTTCTCATCTCCGGGTGCCTTTCTTCAAAGACACCCGTGAAATCCGGTACCTTCGGCGCACGTAGGTCCACCGCCATCGACTGTGAGTAGGCATCCTGCAACATACCCGGCATGGAGCAAGGGACTGTGCTCGGATGATCGAAGACTGCGATGGTGGTGAGGTCCGCTGCGCTATTTTCCATGTTCCTTGTCTCCGTAGTCCGCGATGTTGATCGCGTAGCAGCTGGCAAGCTCAGTGGCCTGTGCAAGCACAGCCTTGGCGTTGTCCAGCCCCATCGCGCTCGAGTAGTTGCCGATGACCGCCTTCTGCACCAGCCGCAGTGCCGCAAGCTGTACAGCAGTGGGATCGGTCTCCCCCGTGAGTACCCGCAACAGCGATTCCGCAAGGCATAGGACGCGGTCTTCCCGCACGTCATCGACGGGTTGCTTGCGCTCCCATTGCGGTGGTCGGGGGTCGATGATTCTGCCCATACAAGCCTTATGCCACAAAACGCGCGGGTCTTCAGGTGCCACTACAAGTCTACCAGAGGCAAGAACGCCATCAGATCGGGGATAAGAGGAATAGAGGGAACCCGACCCATGAGAAACCCAATGATTCGACTTCAAGACCCGAAAGACCCACAGCTGGTAATTGAAGTGGCACCCGACACCATGGCCCGCGTCGTGGATCAGGACACCTACCTGGAGCACGGGGTGGTTGTGCACCTCACCCCCGAGGTGCCTGTCAGCCGTGTCCGCCACTACCTGGCTGTGGAAATCGACACCGGCTTCGAAGACGTATCGCGCGTTTTGAATGTAATGCCCGACCCCTACACCGTCAACTGAGGAGGAAACACATGCAAGCTACATACAACTGCACGAGTGCCGAGCTTCGATTCGTCAACGACATGGTGGACCGGTTTCTCGTCAACGAGCTGCCTGGCGCCAGCTTCCAGCACGATGAGAACCTAGTGGACAAGATTTCAGAGTTGTTCATGGGTACACGCAACATACGCTTGGCGGGTTGCCCTGCACCTGAGAGCCAAGTTCTTATTCGTGGCGTCATTCGAACTGCCATGTCACGTGGAGTGCCCATTCCTGTGCTGTCTGCAGCCGGGCCAAAGAAGAGCAACAGCGGTCAAGTAGACTTGGCTGAATTCTCTGCAGTGCAGAAGCTGGTGTGCCTACAGGAGCGTGTGAGCAAGTACTACGAGCCAGGCATGAGCTTCCGTATCCGCCTCGAGGATGTCACGGGCACCTTCTTGGAGCCCATCGACAGCGCGTACGAGATGGAGCAGTACTGCAAGGACTTCATCAAACTCTGCGCCCTGCTGGAGGAGCGAGTGGGTGGGAAGTTTCTCACCGCCTGGCGTGAGTCCAGCGCCGTAGAACAATCCGGAAAGATGCTTGAACTGGCATACCACAACGTCCCCGTATTCGAGCATGCGCTCATCACGGGCGACCAGATAGGCGTGCAAGCAGCCGGATGGAAGAGCGGCGTGGGGCAGGACTGGAAGGACTTCTTGGATGAGCGCTATTCCAAGTTGTTCCCCCAATGGACGCAGGCGCAGAAAGAACATCAGGCAGCCATGTACCTGTCGAGCAAGCTGGCGAGGCACCTCGCCGGCATGTCTGGCTCTACGCCGGACTGGGCCATAGATGGAGCCCACTTGGACATCAGCTTCGCCACCCCAGCACCCGGCGCACCCAAGGCGTCGACACGCGTGTACTACCGAACGATGTCCACTAAGCAGACCAAGACACACATGCCATACTGGCGCAGCAAGGGCTACTTCCGCTTGGTGGACGGGGCCCTGAAGATGGGCTTGGCTCGCTGTGGTACTGAGGCTGACTTCGTACCAGGGAAGCTGACGCTGGTTTCTGCAGATGAGAAGATGACGTTGGACGTGGCTGCCGACTTCCTGAACCAGTAACAGGGTCGCGCAGCAAGTAGAAAGCAGCCACAAGCTGCTTTCGCTTAGCCCCCCAACGGCTCTGGGGCGAACATGCAGTCGAAGACCGGCAGCGAGTCCACATCCACGTCAAAGACACGCAGGTCTTCCCCGTGAGCCACCTCATCCCCAGCCTTGCCTCTGCGCCGCTCTGCTGGACGCCCAGCCCCCATGATGTCCCTCTCGGTCAGGGCCCTCACCGTAGACCGCACGCTGTCAGGATCCATGTCCAGCTGACTGCAGATGGCCGCGAACGCCGTCAGCTCCTTCCCATGCTTGCCGCGGTTGCACCAAGACACCGAACCAGGCTCCTCAACGAAGAGCCATTGGTACGCCGATTCCGCCAGGAGTCTGTTGGGTAGCTTCGAGCTGCCGCGGTAGAGCACCCAGTCGTATGCCGCCCGCCGTATGACCTCCAAGAGCAATGCCCGGCAGTTGGAGGCCTCCAGCTGGGGATCGGGACGACCCCGAGACATCCGGTTGTCCAGCAGCTTGGACAAGCGCTTGTCCAAGCCGCCCAGGTCCACAGGCCTAGGTAGACCAGGTCGCGCCACAGCCCTTGGCGCGCGCTTCGCCCTCGGCATGGGGGCCCTTCGAGGCCTACTGGGCTGCTGAGGACCGCCGAGAAGCTGCTGGAGCTGCTGGAGAGGTGCCAGCACCGCGTGAAGGGCAAAGCCGTCCGGTACAGCCAGCTGGGACGTAAACGCCTGTGCTCGCGCGGCGTGGCGCAAGGCAACGGAGCCAGTGGACACCGCCAACAGGGCTTGCTGGAGCTCCACGTGTGGCATCAGCTTACGTTGATGGCTACGGGTGTGTCCTGGATGGGTGGATTCGGGATCCTCACTATCGAGTTGTCCCAGCGGGTGGGCACCAAGGTGGTTGAACCAGGAGCCATGCCCCGAAGCACGATGGTCTTGTCCGCAGGCAGAACCGCGGCGACGGAGGGGTCAGAGACCGCCCACTGCACGTCCTGCATGGCGGTGCCAGGCAGTACGCGTCCATCCGAGGTGTAGACGGTTGGGGTGATGACAAAGTCGTTCAGAACCCCAATTCCTATGTTCCAGGGTCCAGGCGGATCGAACTCGATGCGGTCCACCACAGAGAAGAGAAGGTCAGGCAGGTTCACGCTGGGTGCGTCAGGAATTGTAATGACGCGCTGCTGGTCCTCGAGCCCCTCCACGGTCACCTCGTACTGGCCAAAACGCACCAGCTCCACCTGTACGTAACCCCTGGAGTCAGTACGAGCGCACACGCGCTCCGTGAGCATGGCATTGCCCTCAAGCAGCAACGGGTCGAACTTGGGGATGAAGTGAATGTCGTGATTCACCGCTGGTGCGTTGTCAGGCCTTCGAAAGAAGCCAGAGCAGCAGCACATGCGCGCGTTCAGCGCCTCAGGTGGTGCATAGACGTGGCCGCTGGCTAGGAAGTAGTTGCCATCGGGAGGGGCTTGCAGCACCTGCAGCAATTGCGGCTGTTTGATTACGACCTTGTCCTTGTAGAAGCGCACGTAGTAGTCGCCAGGTGCAACCAGCGTCACGTCCACGCCCCCCGCGGCATCCGTAGTGGCCTGCGTAATGATGTTGGTGTTCGTGGCGTCAAAGAACCGTACGATTACACCAGGTATGCCGGCCTGCGCCGTGGTGTCGTCGAGTACTTGTACGCGGACGGTTTCCAGGTTCATGACAGCGCGCTCCGTACTGGCTGCAGGGTGATGTGCTCCCCCACTTTGGGGACGTAATTCATGCGCACCTTCTTGCCGCCAACCATCAGCGCATTGTGCGTGCGGATGGATGTGGTGTGCGTCTGCTTCAAGTAGTAATGCACGGATGCGCCCGACACGAAGTTGACCTTCTTCAAGATCTTCCTGCCACCATGGCCCACGTACTCCACGTGCATCTGAGGTTGGGTGGGGGATCCTCCTTCGTTCGTCTCGTCGTCAGCCTCTGAATTACCCATCAAAGTTGACGTTACGGACAAAGGTTCGAACACTACCTCTCCTGCCGGAAAGATTGGGGCCCCTGTGCCTTCGTCAAAACCAAGGTCTCGACGAAGGGCCATTAGGTCGTCTGCCGAAGCTTGACCAGGCCTCTCACCACCGAACAATGAAGAAGGATCCCCCATAGGCTTAGATGTGTCTCCGTTCCATGACTGTGACTTCTGGCTCTCGCACTCGGAAGTAGTCATCTTGCGTCCCAGCAGAAGCGCTGACAAGCGAGAAGGAGCTAACGGCTGAGTCGGTTGGGGCCACAAGTTCCTTTGCCAGGTTTAGACCCGAGATGGCAAGTGCGTACTTCTGGCCGCGGACGAGGGTGAACTCCACATGCCCCTCGTGGTCAGTCCGCTTCATCAGGGGATTGCCTGCCAACAAGCGGTTTTCCACCAGCTCCCCCGTGAAGGGGCTGCAGAGGGACACCTCACGCCCCACCAAAGGTTTTCCGTCCAAAGAGACCAGGTTCAGGTAGCCGCACACCAGGTTGGCGGGGCTGACTCCCAGGGACTGCGCCACACCGAAGGGCAAGCTGAACTCGCTCACGGCGCTGGTGGATCGATTCCGGAAGCGAGTCTTGTAGTAGTAGGCTGTGGAGCCGGAGATGTCACTGAAGCGGTAGGTGTTCAGGTCCTTGATGAGTTGGATGCGGGCGTCGCGCCCGAAGACCAACGACTCGGGTTCGGTCAAAGGCAGGGCTAAAAGAGAGGCGGCGTCGCCCGGAAGGACCCGCAGAGCCGCGCCAGTGCCCGGCTCCAACGTCTCCACGGTCATCTGGACATCCTCGTCCACATAGGCGCGCAGACGCCCTGAGCTCTGTGCGGTGATCTGAGCTGCCACCTGTGCGTACGTCAGGGGGTCCGTGCCTGAGAAGAACACCAGAATCGTGTCCTTTTCCTTGAGCACGAACTCCAAAGTCTTACCCACGATGTTGACCGTCGGGCCAGTGACGGCAGGTGTAGGCGCATCTCCCGCCGTCTTTGGTAGGCGCGCCGGCAGCCACGAGGGTGCCGTCAACTCCTCGTAGGGCCCACTCGCGTTACCTCGGGACCTCCAGACCTCAATGAGATCGAAGAAGCCCAGGAAGTCCTCGTTCTTCACGAGAATCTCCAGGTTGACCACCTCAAAGGCGGGGGTCGTGTTGGCGCTGAGTGGGCTTACTACGATTGAGCTCATGGTTATCTCCGAAGGGCCTGAGGCGGGGTTGGCATGAAGAACCCGTCGTCGGACACCATCATCGCACTCAAGTCGACTTTATGCTTAGCCGCCATGAGGATTACGTGTTGCGTGTGCGCGTGGCCCACCTTAGCCAATGCCTCCTTGGCACGCGTCAACTCACGCTCGTACATCTGTACGGTCAACTGGGCTTCACGTGCGCGCGCTATGTTGCGCTCGTACTCCATGAACTCCAAATCACCTAGCTTCACGGCCACGGTGGAGTTCAGGCATGGAGGGTCTTCCTCCTTCAACTCCTCGGCAGGTACATCGGGCTGCTCAACAGCCGCTTCAACACCGGTCTCTTCCAAGTCGTTCATAGTCATCCCGTCAGAAAGTCATTGATTGTGGTTACTACAAGTGCACTTGACTGTTGAACTGCCGCCTGAGCCAAACGTTCTGACCCGGTGCGGCCTTTCAGAATTCTCTTCGACACATCTACGCGCCGATTTAGCTGCTTCGTCTGCTGCGCGGCATACTCAGTTGTGGCTTTCTCCAGCGCGTCTAGTCGTGCGTTGCGTTCGGCAGTGGTCGCCATGTGAGAAGCCTAGCAAGAGCCCGCTTCATACGCACCTCTTTTGCTGCATGCTGCTTTATGTTGCGGTAACTGCGCCGGTGCACAGCGCAAAGGCCGTGCTCCTCGATCCCCTGCTCGTGCATCCCAGTGCCGTAGCCCACGTTCGACCCGAAGTCGTACCAGGGGTACTCCTCATGCAGCTTCCGCATGAGATTGTCCCTGTAGACCTTGGCCAAGATGCTGGCAGCACTGACAGCAGGAACCAACGCGTCTGCCTTTGGAAAACACAAGGATCTGGATGGCAGCCCCCTGGGCAGCTGGTTGCCATCCATCACCACCATGGCTGTAGGTTCCTTCTGCAGACAGTACTTGACGGCAGCCAGCACCAACGCGTCTCGAGCCTTGGCCAGCCCCATGCTGTCTACCGCCACGTTGCTATGCTCCATGATGCTGTAGGCCCGTATGACGGGCGGCTTCAAGATCTCCTTGACTAGCCGCTCGCGCACGGGCTCCTTCACGTCCTTGGAGTCAGTAACCTCGGGATGAGACCAGCCCACGGCAGCTATGGCCGCGCACACAACTACAGGCCCTGCCCAAGCACCGTAGCCTACCTCGTCCACCCCGATGATGTACTTGAGAGTGGGGTCTCGTAGCTTACGAAGGCCCTCCGCTTGCAGTTGCGCACTAGTTTTCATCCTCTGCTCAGCCTTTCAAAGAATACGCTGTTTCGTCCACACGCCTGCGCCAAGGTGCGCAGCATGTCCCTGGCGCTTTCCACCATGCCTCCGGAGAAGCCAGCCCACCCAGTGCCTTTGCGCAGCTTCTTGTCTATGGCGTCCGCCACATGCCAACAGGTGGGTGAAGTGGCATCGTGCTCGCCTGCCCAACGCACGTAGCCGCCGACAGGCTGCCAAATCCCTGTGGCGTAAGCGGTCTTGCGCTCGAAGTCCTTGTGCCGCTGCACGGCTACGAAAACGCCATTCAGGTGGATGTAGTAGGTATACCCCGCTACAGCCACCTCTTCATGCATTTGGAATGGCTCGCCCATTGTTATACTTGCTGGGGGACGTACTTGGCGATCTCCGTCTCGTACCAAGAGCCAGGGTGGGCTTGGCTCAAGTCCAGCTGGAACTGTGGCGCGTCGAACATGGACCTGTACTTGTCGGGGGTCGTGACGCGGTCGAAGGCGGACATGAAGTCCTCCCACTCCCGCTTACTCATACCTAGCTCGTCAGCATGCCGCTTCGTGATATCGCCGCTATTCACCTGCACATGCGTGGGGGTGCTGTCCCCGTCCGCCGTCAGAATGGAGGTGCCAATGAGCCTTCGCATCATCTCCATCTCCATGCGGCTGAACGTGCGGGCTTGGAACTCGTAGTCCAGCCACGCCTGAAAACTCAACGGAGCTACTCGTTTCACCATGGCAGCCTTCAAGTTGGAGTACTGCTGAATCTCCCACTGCGCGTGGCCGTCGCTGCGAAGAGACAGGAAGTGCATCAGATTGCTGAGATCCAGCTTCCATGTCCATTGCGTGTAGAGGGATAGCGGCAGGTGCAAGCGAGCAAGCTCGCGTGCCAAATCCACCTCGGGCGCAACCAGCATCCGATAGATATCGCCAGCCTCGGTGTTGTGCATCTTCCACTGCGTATGCACCTCCTCAATGGTATCCGTAGCAAGCCGGCCGCTACGACCTTGCTTGTTCTGCGTGCTCTGCCTGCACATCTGCTCGGACAGCGGCTCGTAGAATTGCATGGATGGCAACGAGTACCGTAGCGAGTATTCATTGACGTTGGCAGTACGGTGACGAATCAGCTGCCTCGCCACGAAGATGGGGAGACGTACCTGGAACTTCATCTCCAGCATCTCGAAGGGACTTGAGTGCTTGTGCCGCTTCATGTAGCGCAACAGGCCATTGTCCTCGTTGACAGTATGCGTGCCTGCACCATAGGACTGTCTGGCGGCAGTGGCTATCTCAGCGTCACTGCCCATCACGTCTAGCAGTGCCACGAAGCCGTGATTCAAGCAGGGGAAGTACAAGCCAATGATTTCCTCAGCTTCTGGGGTCAGCGCTGGTCTATTCGTCAAAGTACTCATCGAAATCGATTCCTATCTGGGCAATGCCCCTTACATATCTGGCAGGTGTTTTCTGTGTAACCGTTCGCCAAGGAACAGTTGTTGATGTTGCCATCTGGTGCGCGTTCAAATCGGTGACCCTGTGGACCGTCCTTAGCCGTCCGCTTCATCTTCTCTTGGCGAATGTCCACGTTGGCTCTGTGGCAGTTTCCCGACTCGGATTGCCACTGGGCGGTGACTGTGCCGTCCGCTGCTACGCCCACCATGATGCGCTCATTCAGGCGCACATGGCGTTCTCCGGCGGTGAAAGCAGCGTCTTCGATCTCATCAAGAACGGCACAAGTAGTGGCCATCTTCCACGCAGGTACCACGGGCGGCACAGGGCATGTCTTGTCTGGCGTCGGCGAAATCCTGCCGCACATTAGACAAACGAACAGCGTTTTACCGCTGTTCGTTGTCGCGTACAAAGGAACCCAACGACTCATGTGGTTTTCGGTAGCCCCAAGCCAGCCCGGTTCATCATGTCTGCCACTTGATTCGCCATCAGCTGGCCCGCCTTCTGCGAAAGCAGCATTGGGTCAAATGCAGATACCACCCAGCTTCCATCCTGCATTAGCGTCTGCTTGCTTACCTGGTAGCCCGCTTCGGCGAACGCGTTCAGTGTGTTCTCCAAGTCAGCGGTGACTACACCTGCAGCTACGCGGTACGTGCGAGGGCCAATGGGCGCGGTGGCTTCCTTTGTGACATCACCTGCCTCGTAGTCGTACTCCTCATCCAGCATGTTGCTGAGCTGGGCGCACACATCTGCGAAGGATTCGACGCCGGTCTCCGATGGGGACCAGTCATGCCCCAGATCCCGGATGAGACTGCGGGCCAGGTACAACACCTGCCGTTCTTGCTTGCTCAACGTTGCCATGTACTTCCCTTACCCTTTTACTTGCCTGGGTTCAAGAATGAACCAGCTACACCCTTCAACTCCATCGCTTTGTTGGGGTCCACCGTCTTTTCTGCCAGCTGCGCCAAGGCTGCAGCTGCCCACCACCTGGATGCCAGGGGCTGCCCGTCGTGGGTAGTGCCAGGGGCTGGCAGGTCCTCAATCTTGTCCTCGAGCATGGACTCGACGGAGGCCAGGTCGTCCTTGGTGAGCGCCTTCGACAGCTGGTTCTTCAGCACAGACCAAGGCACTGCATTGGCGTGCGCCTCCTGCACCGCGCTAAGAATGCGCTCCACGCGCTCCGGGCGCATAGCCTCGATCACTGCCGACCGAGTTGCCGCAGCTATAGCCTCGAGCTCCTTCACAGCTACATCGTCGCTGAGCACCATGTCCGTGTCGGTGACCACCGAGCCAAGATGTACGCGGCTGAAGGCGTCATCCATAACCAAGTTCCCGCCGCCGTTCAGGCGCAGGATGTTGTGGCTGATCTTCAGCTTGCCTTGCCCGAAGTCGCTGTTGCCCCAGCAGGTACCCAACGCTACGAACTCCCCGAGGATGGGTTGGAAGGCAATGGGAAGGTACGTCTGCAGGTGCACCCGCATATCCGAGACCGTGGCCTTGGCTGGCTGCAAGCCAACCTCGGTACATGCGGCTAGAAACGGCTGAAGCACCGCGTTGCTAAGAAGGTGGCGATTGTAACTCTGCGTGAGTACGGCTCTGAGCTCGGTGCCTACGATACGATGAAGAAAAGCAGCTGGCTTCTTCAACTTGTTCACAAAAGACTGGTGCCCGAACTGGTAATTCATGTTGTATGCCAGCAACGATCTACGCCAGCCACCTTCCGAGTTCTCATTGAGCTTGTTCATGTAGATGCGTGGCACGCCGCAGATGTCACAAATCTGCCCCATCGCATGCTTGTGCACAGATAGCACTTCCGTCGACTTACCACGGTTGTACTCAACGGTAAGCGGCGCCATGTCCATGAGCGCACCCTGAAACACGTTGTAAGTCACTTGGCTGGGCGGTACGTAGCGATCCCGAGGGATGTTGCGGGCGCAGTGGTCGATGAGCTTCTTCTGCTCGGCATCCCCTATGGTCAGATGCGCAAGCACCCGCTGCGTAGCTCGTTGCGTCTTCTCGTCTACTGGCTGACTGTAATCGAACATGTGATACCTCAATGCAAAAAGGGCGGAGCATCTCTGCACCACCCTTTTCTCCGATGTAGAATCCCGCTTGCGCGGCTACAGATGCTTCTTGATCTTGCCTGCTATTGACGTCTTCAGCCGTGACACCTTCGGCTGACTCAATCCTAACTGCGTCGCGATACCGGTGGTGTCTGTGATCTTGCGTGCCCCATTCGCTCCGAAGATATGGTTGAACACGGCCACCTCGTCTGGGTTCAAATACTCAGCTGGCCTACGCTGAATGAGACGAACTACGTCAGCTTCCCTGCCTGTTGAGAAGGCAGCTGGGTCTGTCTCGTAGTGCGAGGAAGGCACATCCTTACGGAGCACGCCCAATAGCGTGGTCACCTTCTTCACGGGCATGTCCATCCTGCTGGCAAGCTCAGCGTGAGTGGGATCGCGTCCCAGCTCGTCCGTCAGCTCGTTCTGCGCTGTGCGCAACGGGCCGATATGCCTTGCCTGGTCCTCCGGGATGTACCCGATGTTCTGGTACTTGGAGTTGAAGCGCTGTGCTTTCCGTATCCTGGTCTGCACATGCGTATTGAAGGCTACCCCCCTTTCCGGATCGAAGTTCTGGGCAGCCTGAATGAAGTGCCTGGTGAGCTCAGCCTTGAAGGCGGTGGGCGCCACATTGGGTGCCCGCCACTCATTCACCTTGCGGTTGAGCAGGGGCTCGTACCTGCGCAGCAGAGGGTCCAGCAGCTCGGGGGTTCTCCCGCCCTGGTGCCAGTCGCTCCAAAGCTTCAAGTCGTCTTCTGCCTTGCGGGAAGCGACCTTCTGCTTATGGTCTAGGAACTCCTCTGCTGGATTCATACTCTTCTTAGCCACGTCGTCCGAGACCCAGTCGATGCGTCTGCTCGTTCAACGTGGCCGACGCTTCTTTGGTTTTGGATTGGAGGAGGAGGGAGTGGGCGGTGAAGTCACCGCTGCGAGCATGATCAAAGTTAGCACCAAGCAAAGCTTGGTCTGCTTGCTCAGCTGCAGGGGTGGTGGCGTAGGCTCGTCCTGCGACATCTCGTCGTTCCTTCTGCGCCCGTGTGTAGTTCTCAGTGTTCTGCGGGAATGGCGCGTGCGGCGGATCCGCAGGTGGCGGCATCTTTGCCGCAGGTGGGGTATCGTACAGGTCCCCGTACCGCACAGTCGATGTGTTCTCGTTGTTCTCGGGCTTGACCCCACCCTCTGCCTCTTTGGCCAGCCACGTCGCTAGGTCGCTCTGCGCCGCGGTCTTGTAGTTGGGGTCAGTGACACGGATTGGATGGTCGTCTGAAAGCATGGTGCGTCCTCGTTGGTGAGTGTACCTTGGTCACGGCTTGTTGCCCAGGTCTGCCTCCAGGGTAGAGAAAAAAGCCCTGCATCTTTGCTATTTGCTCATCTTTGTCAGCGATCTGAGCCAAAAGCCTACGCTCCTGGCGCTTGGCTGCCTGCAGACGATCTTCCACGCTGCTGAGCTCTGCCGTCAGGGCATCCATGACCTCCTCGGCAGTTGAGCTGAAGATTCGATAGCCGTCCAGCTTGGCCGCTGCCATGTGAAACAGCTTCGGGTCCAGCACTGTGCAACGCAGGAGAATATGGCCATGCCTAACGCCTGTGCCGCTGCCGCCAAGCGTTGCGTCCTTCACCGTGAACTGGAGCCCAGGTAGCTCCTCTACTCCATCTTCGGCCATGTTGTACTTTCCTCGGTCTTGGCAAGCAGTATATTTGCCCACTCGAAAATCTTCAGTAACGAGTACCCGCTTCGCACGACGGTAGCTGCCGCGCATTTTCCGATACGCCCCAGCCGTGCGCGCGGGTTCTTCAAAGACCTACGCAGTACCTGGCAGGCCTCGAGCGCATCCTTCTGGTTGGCGGCTACCACCGGACTGGCTGCGGCTAGCAGCAGGGCGGTGGAGGAGGGGGTGACTCCAACCAACCTCGTACTGATATCGAACTCCATCTGCACACCCAGCAGCTCGTCTATGTCGGCACGCAACTGCGCAATGGACTTGGTCAATCCTGCACTGGACTTCAGCCTTGTGGAAAACAAACCCTCCCTGCCCAAGCCGGAGGGCATGCCCACGTAGCTTCTGTACACAAGCATGTCCACGCAAGCGAACGCGCGCAGGTGCTGAGCTGCCCTGCTTGCTACCCGTTCCGAGTTACGCTCCTCGAGCTCCTCGAGCGTGGGCAGATAGCTCTCGTTCAGTGGCGAGTCGAAGTCCACCAATGAGCGGATGCCAGCCAAGTAGGCTGTCACAACTTGGCAAGGTTCCATAATCCTCCGCAAGAGGGTAAACGTCCTCTTGCAGTTCTCTTATCCCCTTATTGCCAAGACCTTGCAGTGGCTAGATGGCGTTCTTCCCAGCGCCAGGCAGCACGGTACCGTAGCCCTTGGGCTTGGCGATGTCAGCAATGCTTGGCCCAGAGAAGCCGGTGGTCTTAGGGGCGCCCACACGCTGAGACGTGGTGAGCTTTGCCGCCGGACTCATTGCCCCAGTGGCGGCAGCTGCGGCCTTGATGCCGCCAGGTTCCAGGCTTGGGTCCACCTTGGTCATCCCTGGCGACACGAAGCCGGGGATCTGACTGGTCTGCTTGAACGGGCCATAGGAGAGGGGGCCCGAGTACTGGGACGTGGACATCCCTGCACCCACGCCTACCCCGGCCTCTTTCTTCTGCACAGCGCTATGTCTAACTGCGGATCCTAAACCCTGCGCCATGTGCGCGGCAGCAGTAGCCCCCGCGGCCCACGCGGCCCCTTGCGCCGTCTGCTTTCGATCCTCCGCCAACGTGGGCGAAGTGGCCGCCTCCTTCACCTCAATAGGCGGTGCCACGAATGGCGGAATCTGGCTGCGTCCCTTCATGCCAGGCCCATTCTGTGCTGGCTGCCCGGCGTAGGAGGAGTTGGCGAAGCCGAGCTTCTCGAGGATGCCAGTGGTTAGAATGGCTTGCAGCAGGGTACCGCCGACACTGGCCTGCTTAGTTGTGTGCATGGCGGCCTCTGCCATGGCGTCAGCCCCATCCCCGTCCCAGCTACCAATGTGCCTAGCCGGCTTGTCTGTTGTGACTATGCCGAAGGTGTGGCCACCATTCCCATTTTGGCTGATATTCTTCAAGATATCGCGTAAAGATCCAGCCCCACTTGCCGTCGTCTTTACGCTGACCGTATGGGTAAAACCCGCACCGGCCAACTTGGGACTACTCAGCTTGCCTGGATTGGCCGTTTGCACATCGTCCTTTGGCGTACCGAACTTAGCCTTGGCTGTACGCTTGCCCTCGGCTGTACCGAAGCCCTTAGGTGTGTGCCCGGTGGCCTCCCCCTGCTGCGTGGCGATAGCAAACGCCATCGACTTTGGCATCGACGGGTTCTTTGCCAACAGGTGTTCTGCGCGGTCATGTACCCACTTAGGCACTGGTCCTCGGGCTTGCTGCCGCTGGCATTTGAAGGCCATTGGGCTCGTACTGGTTGATGTACTTACGTAGTACCCTACGCTCGGCACTACGGTCGGTCCCGGTTCTGGCCAACGGAAGAACGCCAGCGCCTAGGGCACCCGTGACGCCAGTTGATGCTACCGAACGAATCCTGGAAGCAACAGCCTTGTTTGTGTCCCCCTTCACCGCGGCCTTGCCCACGGCCAGCAGCTGCCCCTTTAGCCCCGGAGTAGTGGGCTTCTTATAGCCCTCGATCACGTTGCCCAGAGCTTTGATGGCGGAACCACCTAATCCGCCAATGCCCGCATACCGACCAACTTGACCGAGCGTAGGCTTGGTGTCCTCCATGCCATTCAAACGGTCCATGGCGCGCTGCGCCCGCTCCTGCGACACCGTGGCAGCCACCTTCTCAGGCAGCCCCAAATGCTGTGCAATCTTGGCAAGAGACTGGCTCAAAGCCATCCCCATACCCACCTGCTCGGCCTGCGTCAATAGTTCCATTAGGCCACTCCCACTGTTGGTCTACCGAATCCCGTCATGCGCCCCATGGCTGAGCGCGCTTTGCCCGCCAAGGAATGTGCGGCGTTCCCCACAACGTCATGCGCGCCATGGGCAAGCACATCACCAGAGCTATGCAGCATGTCGCCAATAGCAGGCGCGGCGTGGGCGGCTCCACCGAGAATCTTACCGCCCACAGCACCAGCCAAAGACAGCGGTGCGTGCACAGCTGTACCCAGTCCAGCCAAGCCGGCAACCTCACCGGCCATACCCACGGGTTTGGCCATCGTCTGCATGCCACGCCCTACGCTGCCCATGGCACGAGACGCCATGCCAGTTCCGCTCACACCGCTGGCGCCCATCGCTGCGCCGCCTCGCACCAGCTCTTTGCCGGCAGCACGCGTAGCCCCCTCGGCAAGACCGCCAAAGGCGCCGCCCAAGGGATTGATCATGTTTGCGAGCGTACCCTTGTGCGCATAGTGATGCCCTACGCTGTGCGCCATCTCACCCATCACGCGTCCAGCAGGCCCCGCAGGTACATGGCTACCCGCAACTAGACTCTTCGTAGAGTTCTGCCCGAGCATCTTGCCGCCCTGCATCAGGTCCTGTCCAAACCGCTGGAACATACCAGGTCCTCCCTTGAATGGGTTGACGGCCTTGGCTGCGTTGGTGATGGGAGCAAAGCTCATGGCCACCTTCTCCAAACCAGGCAGCACACCACCATTCGCTTCGGCAATCTTCTGAAGCTCGTCTAAGAATGCGGCTTGTTTGATCTCTTCGTAGTTCATCAGAGCCTCGTCGTTGCACCGGTCTGGCTGTTGGCCAGGGCGCCGTTGGTTGGTAGCACCGTGGCCATCTCAGGCCCGGCTTCACGCCTAACAATACCAGCCGTACCAGGGTTGGTGCCGTCCATGGAGGGTACATCGCCTGGCTTCGTGCGCTCCGGCTTCTCGTCCATGTCTAACATGGCCATACGGTTACCGGTGATTCCTGAACCAGAGCCGCCGGTGACGTAGGAGAGCTTGGTGTGCCTGCGCCGCTGTTCAAGACGCTTCTTTAGGTCATCCATCTTGATGGTAGAGATGGGTCCCAGCAGCTTGGGCCCGACCTTGTTGTAGTGATCGAGGTACGCCTTGCGTGCATCCGCCTCAGAGAGGAATCCAAACATCACCTTGTCTTCGTCGTAGCCTTTGCCATCGATCTTGTGCTGATGGATGACGTAGACCTCGGTAGCGTCCTTGTGCGGCCCCACGTACGCGTCGATCTCCTCACCATCATTTCCTTCGGTACCTTTGATGTACCCGTAAGGGATCTTGTACACGGTGCGCCACGGAGTACCGTCGGGGTCAGTCCCTTTCCGTACGGAGACCTTCCTATTCTCAATTGCAATAGGAATCCCCTGTACCGAGGTCTGCCCCTGCAGCTTGAAGGCAACCTTGGCTGGCCCGTGATTCACTTCGGCCACCCTTGCGGTGAGTGGCGACTTGGCAATGTCCACGGGCAGCACATGGGCGCGGTTCTTGCCAGCGGCAAAGGGTAAGTCCGGGTACGCCCTGGCAATCAGCTCGGAGCAAATGACCTTCTTGGGTTTCCCCGGTTCTATGCCTTTGTTCTTGGCGGCAGGTAGCAGCAAGCGCACGGCACCCAAGGTATTGTAGGGTGTGCCCAAAAGCTCCTTGGCGCGGGCTATCGCTTGGTCTCTCTGCTCAGCCGTGGCGCTGGGGGCATACGCACGGATGTCTCTACCACCACCACCCCACTTCTTGTAGACCTCGCTCAAGCTCGTCTGTATTACGCCCTCGCCACGATTGCGTGTATCGATGACGCGGCCATTGCCGATGTAGAGGGCGGAATGTCCGAAGTCACTGTGTTGCACGCCCGAGATGATCTTGGACATCAATGACTGGTGCACGGCACGGGTGAGCAGGATGTCACCCGGCTTGAGCTTCTCCTGAAAGTCCTTGAGGGTGGCCTCAGGCCTGGCGGCGCCTGACTTCAGCAAATCGCCAAAGCCTAACCGCTGCATCTCAGCCTCAGAGATGCTGTTGCCGCCACGCAGCGCGGCATGCCCCGCTGTACGCATCGCACCGGAAGCCCTAGGGACGACGGAGTTAGCCGCGCGCATAGCCGGTACGATGGGAGCTTTGCCAGTGATGGCCTTGGCTCCTTGCAACCCAGCCTTGCCCGTGTTGACGAACCAGTCCTTGGTGCCAGGAATGGGCGTCTTCAGGACGTCCATCAAACCTGCTTGCTTCTCCCCGGCCTCCATGCGCTTGAGCTTGGGGTAGTAGTTCGGGTCCTCTGTGATGTGATCCATGGCGATCTCAGCTTGGATTGCGGGGTCGCTGGCGTGTTCACGCTCCACACTCACGCCTTCACGCAGCTTGTCAGAAGGAAAGTCCGCGGGTGTTTTCCTATCCGCCAAGCCACCAGGAAGGTGGTCCTTCCATAAGGACCCGGCGCGGTCCTTTTTGAGCATGGTGTCGACGCTCATCGACCTCCGACCGGACCTGGACTGCGGAACAGTCATGCGTGCGCGCGATGCCGCCACCTTCCGCAGCTCGGCGAACAGCAAGGAGGACGGAACTTCATCGACATCAGTCATGGTTAGGCCGCCACTAGCTGCTTGGTCTTCAAGGCGCTACGAACATTCTGCGCAATCTCAGCGGCACGCCCGCGGTCCTTCAAGGCCACGTTCTTCGCTTGCTGGATGCTTGGGATCATCGAAGGGCGCGCGCCTGTGCGTGTGGCCAAGCCCGACAACAGCTGCCCGATGTCCTTGCCGGCCGCCAGCTTGCGCATCTCGTCCGTGAAACTGGTGTAGATTTGCTCCGTCAGCATGGGATCAGTTGTACCATTCTATGGGGCCGAAGTGGAACTAGCCAAGGATAGGGCGCGGTCTTTGGGCCAATGCGCTAGTCGATAGCGCAAGGTTTCCGGGTCAATTCCAAGCACACGGGCCCACCCAGCCAGATGTCTAGTGATCCCAGCATGTTCTATCCAGACGGTGGTCCTACGGTTTACGTTCTGCGTGAGTCTGGTAGCCCAGCGACAGTTAGCAGGGGCGTATCCCTTGTTGTTGTCGATCCTGTCCAAGGTATACCCACCAGGCGGCCTTCTTTCCATGTCTTCTAGGAAGGCTTCGAAGGTAAGCCAACGAGAACAGACCTCGATACCGCGCCCACCGTAGTCCTTGTACTGCCTGTTACATGGGTTGTAGCAGCGGTCTTTCATGTTCTTCCAAACCTTGTACTCCACGGTTTTTCCGCTCTCTCCATGCCGACGATTAGCAAGACCTTGCGCCACTCCATTTTCGCGCAGCAAGCAACCGCAGGACCGCGTGTCTCCGCACTTCAAAGCGCCAGCGCTGGCCACAAACTGACTGCCGCAAGAGCATGCACATAGCCAAAATACGCCGGGCCGCTTGGTGCCCCTAGCCAGCACCGTTAGCCTACCAAACACCCGTCCAACCAAGCTTTCTAGTACTGGCATCAACCTAAAATTGCACGGCCAAGTCCCAAGCCTGCCAAGTAGTCCTTGACGGCGTCTTGCTTCGCCCGGCGCGTGTCGCCTTTCTGCGCAGCGGTAGTTCCTCTGCGTATGCCAACTACATTCTCTATTTCAGGCGTTGTCAAGCCGAACAGGTCACTGAAGGGGCCAAAGGCCCTGGAGTGGAACCCCTCGACGCCGGCCAGCACAGCACCGTCCGTGTCCAACGTCAGGTCCCTGGTGCCAAACAGGTCAGCCATCGTCGCGATGGGTCGGTAGGTGTACGCCCGAATGAACTCCTCCACATCCAGGTCGCTCTGCTTGATGTGGCTGTACGTGGCTTGAAGGTAAGCAGCCGCTTGCTCAATGGTTGCCCCATACTCAAGTTGGTATGCCAGCAACGCGGACTTGCGGGGGTCATTGGGGTCATTGGTCTCCGCCGCCATGGCTGCCGCGTCGCTCGATGCGTTATTGGTGGCCCGCCCCTGCCCACCGCTGGGGTCGTTTATCGTGTGCGGGTCGGTGATGGCGCCGGTGGAGAAGAACGTGTCGTAGGCCTCTCCGATCTTGGCTGGATGCCAGATGTCCCCGTACCAGCCAGGCCTGATGTACTCCTCGGCGGGTAGGTCCACTTGCTGCTGGTAGTACCTGGGTATCTCCTCCTGCAGCCGGTAGGCACGGATGGTGACAGGACGCGCCTGTGCGTAGAACTTGTCCTGGTTCACCGTGTTGCCTTCGGTACCCAGCAGGCCAAGCTCCTGCAGTGTGGTCTTGTCCAGGAAGCGGGCATCCACCTCCACACCCACGGGTACCCGCGCACTCTTGCGGCTTGCTGGTGTGCGCGGGCGCGTAGCGGACTGCTTGCTGAACAGCAACAGAGGCTTACTGCTCATACTGTCCTGTGGATCCCCTGTTTGTGTGCTCCCGCGGTACAGGACAGACACGTCTTCTACCTGCGTGATGCGCCCAAGGTTCGGGCCAAGAGACTCGATAGAGGGCTGATCTATGCTGGCCACGTCCGTAGTTCGAACGGCGTCCTTGTTGAACCGCTTGCTGACTGTGCTGGAATCCTGGTCCGTAGCGCCCAGGAACTCTACACTCTCCTCTGGCTGGCGTGGGTAGCTCATCACGATATCCATGGAACCAGATGCCTGATTCACATTGAACGTCACCTGCGTGAAGTTGCCCAGGAATGAGGTGCCCAGCAGCTTGTTGATGTCACGCGTGGGCTGCCCCGCCTTCTGCAGCAGTTCGTTGTGCAACGCTAGCGAGCTGGTGTCCACGTACTTGTCAATGACCAGACCAGGGAAACCCAGCGCGATATAGGGATTGAATCTGCCAGAGACAGTCATCTGCCGGGCTGCGAAACGGTACTTGAAGTACAAGAAGTTGGCAGAGCGCTGCGCCAAGCCTACCTGGGGCACTCGGTCCTTCACTACGCCACCGCGGGCAGCAAAGATGTTGAGCTCCCCCATCTTCTCGAAGACTGGGAGAATGCCGGTGTACAGCTCATGCTCCAGCAGGTCGTTGCGCAGCATTGCATTCAGGTCGGCCTTAGACTTCTTCACACTCTTAGTCTTGGGCGCGAAGTAGAAGCGGTCGAACAGCTCGTCCTCACCGAAGAACTCATCATTTGTCTTCAGCATCAAGCGAGTAGGCTCCTCCATGAAGCTGCGCTTGTAGCTCAGCCTGCTGTAGTGCTCAGGGAACAGCACGTTGCAACGAGGCGGGGCGCTGAACCACACGTCTGGTCGCAAGATCTGCTGCGCCAAACGAGGCGGAGTAGGCTTGCCCTTGGCGCTTGCCTCCCTGGTCATGTTCGATAGCGACTTCAAAGCGTAGCTAGCTAGCTTCAGGGGCGACTCCACTGCGGCGATAGATGTGGCGTTATTTGGCGTCCATTTCTGCGTGGCCGTAGCTGCGATACCCAATTGCTGAGCAGCCGTAACCAGCAGGGACTCAGCCTTTGGCGCAGTGGGACGGACGCTCTTCAACTGCATGGTGACGCTCTTCAAGTACTGCGCCATCTTACGTAGACGGAGTGTGATCTGCTGCCGGAGTGACCCCTGCACCGACTTCGAGGTGGTGAACACACTGACGTCTGGCCTGGTGTCAGCCACGTGCAGCTGTAACTTTACTCCCTCTATGTCCTCGAGGCACTTGGTGGCAGCGGTGACTACAAACGCTGTGGCTTTGTCATCTGCCAGGCGCACCCTGCTGGTGGACGCTGCTGAACTCGAGGAGCCAGGTATGTACTTGGGGCAAGGCTGTGCGTACGTCTCGTGGAAGATAATACCCTGAAGCGCCGTTATGCTTTGCCGAATGGAGGTCTGCCCTCCCATGCCGCCCAGCAGACGGGTCATCATGCCGCTGTACCCCTGCAGCGCTAGCAAGCGCTCCGTCGTGGGGTCGTTCTCAATGGCCATGATCATCTGATTGATATGCAGGCGCAGCTCGGCAATCGTGAAGAAGATGTTCTGCCCCGCGATCTGCTTGTCGTAATAGTACGAACCACCGATGGCCTCGAGGAGATGTACGATGCCACCGGCAAGCCCCTTCAGCTGTGGGAATGTGATGGACGGAGTCCGCAGGATGTTGGTGATGACCTCCCCGGAGCTCGACAAGAAGTCCGTAAGCAGGTTCGTAGAACCACCAGAGAACATGGCTTTGAGCCCAGGCCCGAAGATGTCGGTGTTGGTCCACTGGTACGCGTAGTCCCAGTAGTTTGACAAGTCTGCGCACTGCAAGATGAGTGACCGCTGTGCCTGGTCCTTCGTCCACTCGAAGCCCATAAGCTCACCCGTGAAGAACAGCTTGTAGCGAGTAGCCTCATCCTCCACGGTAGTGGCGTTGTCGCCTGTGGTTGCGGCTGCCTGCTCCTGCCTACGCGCTAGGTTGTTCTGATGGTCTGTGGGACTATTCGAATCCGTGGAAGAGCGGGTGGAGGTCAGTAGCGGGCTGACCACCTCGTAGGGGTCTCGAAAGAACACGTGGATCAGCGTGCGGGGCAGCAGCCTGGTGCCCTCTGGAATAGGCGGGATCTGGATGGCCGCCATCAATGGGGCGTTAGGCAGCCCCTGCAGCTGGATGCCAACGATAGGCACCTCAATGCCCTCAAGGAACAGGCGGAGGTGTAGTCGTAGCGCATGTGCTGCCATATCAAAGCATGTCCAAGAGGTTGATTCCAGACTGCCCGCTGGTGCCTAGGCAGGGTACGCCGTAAGGATTGTTGTTGGTCAACCCTAGGCGTCTGCCTGAGGGCGACAGCGCCGCACCAGTGGGATTCAGCGTCCCAGCCAACACACCAATGGAGAAGGCGGTAACTGAGCCGCCGATGGCTACGGCAGCACCCGCGCCTGACCCCGCGTAGCTGGCATCGGCTCCGACGCCGCCCAGCCCTGATCCGTATCCTGTACGTGGAGTAAGTAGCCGTTCCAAGTCACTGCGGTCATCGGACACGCCAGCTTGCGAGAATTCCGAAGGCGGCAAGTAGCCAGGGTCCCCTGTGCTGCCGAAGCTAGAGCCGAAGCTCAACCCTCCGTTGTCTCCGAACCCGGACTGGCCATATCCCGGGCCACCATATGGGCTTGCGTAGCCGTACCCAGGATCTCCGTAGCCGGTGTCCAAGACGCTACTAGAAACCCTCGAGTTGACACCAGCGCTGAACAGCACATCGCCCTGTAGCGAGGCCAACTGCCCCGAGGATGCGCCAGCGCTGACGGACACGGACTTGGACGTGCCGAAGCCTACACCAGCCGTGGCCACTGCTCCGAAGGTTGCTCCGCTGTTGCTGCCAACGCCCATGCCTATCCCCACACCACCGCCTGCGGAGAAGTTGACGCCGAGCCCCAGGCTGCTCATTGCCGGATAGCTGTTGAGGTCGCCACCGAAGCAAGCCATCCAGTTGATGGCCTCCTGAAACAGGTCATCCACCTCAAGCTGCGACCGAATGGTGGGGTCTGCCATCTCTGGAAGGCTAGCTCCTGGGTAGCTGTCCTCGAGCAGCGAGCCAATTGTTGGGTCTACTGCCCGCAACCTGGGTGTCACCCCTAGGTACGCATCTGAGTGCCCGACGTACTCGTCGGTGTTGTCCGCGATAAGGCTACGCAGCGTCCAGGTGCTGTTCCGCACATCACCGCCAAACATGCCGTTACTGGCCAAGTAATCAGCTAGGCGGCCCGCGGTATCTCCACTTGTCAGCGATAGGTCAGCCGGAATCGCTACCGACTCTTGGATGGGGAAGTTGGGGTCGCCCACAGAGGACACGTTGCGTGTGCTCGATACAAACATGCGGAAAGTCATGTTCACTTGGAAGGGTTCAGTACTTACCTTGGTCGCAGAGGACAGCAGCATGTAGCCTTCCACCACGTTGTCATCGTAGAACAAGTACGTGCGTGCCCCGTTCTCACAGGACTTCGAGCCCCTGAGAACAGTGTTCCAATTCTCCCACCACTCCGCTTCCCAGTTGAAATCGTTGCTGTTGATGAGCACAGCTTGCACATCCAGAAACTGTGGGGCCTCGCCGAAGAAGTAGATATAAGCGTCGCCGAAGGTCTCAATGATCTGGTGCTTCTCCATGTGCTGTTCCTGCACGGATTGGAGAATGAAATTCGAGTACGACGTGGAAGAGCCAGTGGCATCACTGGAATCCATGAAAGGAACCTCGCTGCCGTCTGACCGCAGCACCTTCAAGCAGGCGTACGTGTCCTCCTTCACCTCGAGCCCGCGTAGGGGGCGACGTACGTTCACCAACCCAGCGCGCCCGCGACGGGCAACAGATGGGTCATTCCTGTCCTTCAGCCGTTGGAAGTTTTCAATGAAAGGATCCGTGCAGAGTTCGACGTAGACAGCCATTACATCACCGTGTCCTGTTTGATGAGCACGTCACGCAGCGCACGGGAGATGGGCGTTGCCGAGTAAGGCTCACCCTGCGCGATGGAGAAGGCTGCGGCTTTCATCAGCATGATGGCCACGTCCTCCACCACAAGCTTGTCTCGAAGGACGAACCGGTAGATGCGCCCGTCCTTGCGGATGGACACAGGCACCTCGATGCGGTCACACAGCGTGCACCCGGGTGGTACCTGCATCGTGGCTCCATCTTGGTACAAAAGTGACCTGGCCATTACTTCTCACCGTCCTTCGTGTGCAGCAAGCTGCCTATGGTATCCAGCGCAGACTTCTGAGGCTTCACTCCGTCGGCAATGATCTTCAGCGAGTCATTACTGGTCTTCAACAGGTCTATCATCTTCTCCTGCGGACCCTGCCTCTCCTTGGCGTACTCCTTCAACTTCTCCGTCGTTTCCTTGCTGGCGCCAGACCGCGCCAAGGCGAGCTTGTCCGCTCCCTTCATGGCTCCGCCCTTCTGGCCGACGGTAGCTATGGACTCTTCCAGGCCGGCAAGGAACTTCTCGTCGCCGGTGACACCCAGCTCGCGGGCCAACATCGAGGCCTGCACCTTGGGGCTCTTACCCTTCATTGCCGCCAACTGGTCCTTGTCCAGGTGCACACCCAGCTGGTCAGCGACGGCGCCGAAGGCTCCCTTCTTACGCACGCCAGCCTGCATAGCGTTGCCGCGCATCACCATGCTGGTGGCCATGTCGCCCTCGTCGGTGCCCGCCATAGTGGATCCAACCGCTCTTAGTGCCTTCGAATCCATGTTGGCAAAGTCACTGCGCATCTTGTCCGATTGGACCTTGTACTCTTCCGTTAGTCGCGCGCGCTCCTCGGGGTCCGTGGCCGCGCCAAGCTTCACGCCAAGCTCCTGCAGACGAACAACGCCCTCAGCGCCAGCCACGGCGCCAGCGCCACCGGCAGCTAGCTTCTGCTTCGCACTCTCCGTCAGCTCCAAACGGCTCTGCCCACCCTTCTTGGTGAGCGCGGTGACACCACCTGCCTCCATAACCTCCAACTCTTCTTTAGCAGTGCGCCCCACCTGCTTGGCGAGCGTTGCCACGATCTCGTTGCGCGCCTTGTTGGCGGCCTGTCCAGTACCGGAAGCAAGCGCCTTTATATGGGCCTTGTCCACCGACGCGGCATCGCCGCCGGCTGCGGTCACCGCGGCTTTGCGCTTCTCGATGAGCTTGTCCCAGTCCTTCTCAGACAGCTTGTTGATGTCGCCGCCGGCTGCCTCGATCATCTTGTTCAGGTCGGAGGTGACCTCGATTGCGGATAGCGCCCCCAAGGTCCCCTTCTCGGAGTCCGTGAGCTTATCCATGCCTCCGCGCTCAGCAGCACCGCCCATAATGCCCATGCGCATCTTCTCCAAGCGCTTGGTGGCACCGCCGGCACCAGTGAGCACATCGAACGCCAGCTCGCGCGTGTCGGCGTTGTCGAAGACGGCACCAGCCGCCTGCGCCTTTCCCTTGGTCCCGCTTAGCGAGTCCATGATGCCACCGAACAGCGACCCGAAGATGGTGGCACCCGCGGCCGCATCCATACCGCTGCCGGCCATCATCGGGTTCCCGCCCATGGACGCCTGGGTCTTGCGTAGCTGCGCCGCTGTTTCTTGCGAAGACTCCTCTGTGGACTTGATCCCAAGTAGCGCACGCCCAAGCCTCTCCTGAGACTTCTGGTTCGAGTGGTCCTCTCCACCGCCCACCAGCTGCGGTAGTCCAGGCACCTGCATAGTCTCGCTGAGGAGCCCTTTCTCCATCCCCATGGAGAGCTCAGCCTGCTGCATGAAGGCAGCTTGACCTTTCTCATCTAGGCTGCGGAAGTGCTTACCCAGAGCCGTGTCCTTTCCGAACTTCTGCTTGAACCCCGCAAGGCGGTCCTCACCGGCCAGCCCGGCTAGACCACCGGACGAGCCGTAAGCCTTGGACAAAGCGTCGGCATTACCAGACAGCAGCTTCGACACTTCCGGGTCCACCCCGCTCAACGTTGCCATGCGTGCCGAGAACTGAAGGCCCTGCATCTTGTCGCGGTACCTCGCCTGCCCGATGTCTTCGTGCACGAAGCTTTCACCGCCGCCGGCACCGTACAACTTACCTAACTTCCCGCTTGTAAGAGCCTTGACACCGCCACCTCCGCCGCCGTGCAGGGATTGACGAAGCTCACTGATCCCTTCGAACGCGCGCTCTTCATAGGTGCCGGCGAGCTTGTTGCCCCACTCAGCCACAGCGTCGGTCATGGTGCCGAGCACCGCCTGACCGACCTTCTGCATCTCGTTGTTCACGTTGTCCTTGGCCGCGTCCAATTTGCGCTTGATGCCCTCGAGCCCAGAGTTCTGGGCACGCATGCCGTGCTCCCTGGAGAGTGCGTCATCCTGCTTGGCGCCACTTCTGTGCTGCAGCATGTCGGGCAGAGCCTTGGCCATCTTCACCATGGAATCGGCCTCGTCGCGGCCAAGACCCAACTGCCGTTGCATGAACAGCATCTCGCGGTCACCCATTGAGGCGACGTCAATGCCCTTACCTTGGGCCCAACCCATCATGGCCATGGCTGGAGCCATGCCGCCGAACTCCTCCATGATGGAACCGCGCAAGCGCCCCTCATTCCGGATGAAGTTGGCGCGCCCAACCCCACTGAGGTTACGGTGAGCAGCGCTTCTGGTGTCGCCCACGCTCATGCCGCCAGCCAAGAAGTCGTTGACCGACCCCTGATCCAGCTGCCCGTTCTTCCCCGCCATGCTGGCCATCATCCAGCGACCCTTGGAGGACTTCAGGAACGACCCCGTCTGCATCAGGTTCTGCTGGGCCATCGCTCGACGCCCCTCAGCCCCTGTCAATCCAGTAGTGTTGTAGATGTCCTCCTCAGACAGGGCTCCCGTCTGAACGGCCATGCCAACCTGCTCGATGGCCTTGATGCCACCCATGGCCCCTTGTCGCCCGGTACCGCCGTACATGCGACTGATCTGCGAGCCGATGTTCATCATGCCGGTCACCTCGGTGGTGGCCAAGCCGCCAGAGATCGAGGCTGCGCGGATGGCTCCCGTGACCCCCGCCTGGTTCTTGAAGACGCCCGACCCCTTCATAGCGGCCATGGTCTTCTGCGCTTCCTCGAGAGACGTACCCATGTCCGTGGCAATGGACTTGATCGTCTTCATCATCTCTTTGAACTTGTCGGTGAACTCCTTGGCGTTGCGCACGCCATCAGCCATGCCCATCCGACCCATGCCCGACGCCAAGCGTCCGAGCTCGGCGAAGCTCGGCCCGAGCTCGAACTGGCTCATCGTGCCGCCGAATTGGCCACCTCCGCTACCCTGCCCCGCGAAGTCCCTCAGGTTCCCACCGATCTGGCGGATGTTCCCCTCCGAAAAGCCTCTGCCATGCTGCCCGTGCGGGTTGAAGAACGAGTAGCCACTGCGCATGTCCTGGTTGAACTGCTGTGTCTGCTGCGCCCCAGACATCATTTGGTGGCCCATGTAGCCGATGCCAGCCACACCAGCGGCCATGGGTGCCGCCATCGCCGCGCCCGCCATCATGGAGCCGCCTACACCTAGACCCATGCCGTGAGCGGCCATACCACCGCGAATTCCAATGGAAAGAGGGTCAAGACCCATCAGACCCATACCCAGGGTAGCCACTGGCGCGCCGATGCCCATGCCCTTGTTCAGCATGCCGCCGGCCATGCCCTCATTCTGGGCACCCGTATTGTAGCCCCCGAGGTTGTAGCCAGGCGACTGTATCATCCCGGCCATGCTTTGGTTCTGCATGTATTGGGCCTGAAAACTGCCGTTCATCTGAGCGATCTGGCTGGAGGTCATCACCATGGCTCACCTAGCGTAACACGCGGTAAAAGGCGGGATAAGCTTAGTGGAGGCAACATGCCAAAATGTATTGACTTGAAGGGGCAGCCGTTTGGCCGCCTCACCGTAATCGAGGAGCATGGCCGTACAAAAAGTGGTGAGGTCCTGTGGTGCTGCGCATGCCGATGCGGCGGGGAAGTAGTGGTGCCCTCCAGGTACCTGCGTGATGGAACGACCAAGTCTTGCGGCTGCCTGCGCAAAGAGGTGACCAGGCAACGAAGTCATCGGCACGGGCACGCGGGTAGCGCTGGCGCCTCCGTTGAGTACAGAACTTGGCGAAGTATCCAAAATCGCTGCTACCTACCAAGCCATATATCTTACAAATATTACGGCGCCTTAGGCGTCACCGTCTGTCCGCGCTGGAGACATAGCTTCAAGACATTTCTGGCCGACATGGGCACCAGGCCAAGTTCAAAGCACAGCATAGACCGCAAGGACCCGTGGGGTAACTACAGCCCAGAAAACTGCCGATGGGCTACTGCTTCGGAACAGGCTAGCAACCAGCGCCGTTACGCAAAAAGGCCTAGAAACCAGGCATAAGTAAGTTGAAGGTATTGCTGCCCACCTCTTGGGATCCTGGCCTCCTTCACCTGGCCGATACCTTTGGGTCACGCCTTTGGCAAGTGCTGCCCCTCCCCACAAGCCCCACTGACCAGCATCCCCTCGAGCTGGTTGGTGGGGCGCCACTTTGCATTGAGCGTGTTGCCTTAGCTCCCTCTCCGTAAAACCTAGCAAAATCGGGGATAAGAGTAGTGAAGGAGACCTACAATGCTGATCACAATGGTCTGGGGCGGCGTCGCCCTTTTCCAAGCTGTGCTGGAAGAGCACAACAAGTTCATGCGGAATTACCGCAAGGCGCAGGCTGAGGGGCGGCTGTGATGGACCACGTCTCCACCATGGGCGTCGAAGAGCGTCGCCGCCAGCAACGAGAAGTAGGCCTTGTTCTACAAGAGGCCCTGACACCAACAAGTAGAGAGGAAGTACCGAGCATGCACACAAATACGACCCCACGAACCCCTGCCAAGCACGGGGCTCCGACCACAGATCCCGCCATTGCCGCAGTCGAAAACATCGCGCGGTCCCTGGAGATGACCCCCACCTTCAGGGAAATCGCACTGCATGAGCTCAAGCGCGCGGCGGTCTATGTGCCACTACTGCTGGGCTCCGGGCTCACGCTGTTGTGGGCGCGCAGACGATTCTTCGGCTAAAAAACAAGGGAAAGCATGTACTGCCTGGGCAATACATCGCTTTCTTTTAGCCCCGCGCCAGATGGGCGTACATGAGCCAGCTACAACGTGGGCTGTTGAATTGCCTTGAATTCCCTCGGGTAATGACCACAATACGGACAGGCAATCCAATTCAACCCCAAACCCGCAGGTACACCATGAACAAGCAAACCCACTTCGACGGCTCCAACGCCCTCGAGAACGCCGCGGTAATGCTGGACGTGTGTCGATCCGAGTACGAGCGGGCGGGGCACATTGACGCGATGCTGGCTCTTCGGGGCCTGGACATCACGTCACCTGTGTCGGCCCAGCTAGCACTCGCTGTCGTTCACGACCTACCGATAACCGAAGGGCTCTCAGACCTACGCCTGTGCGCCATCGCTGCCATCAACGAAGCCGTGACGGCACTTCAAAGCCCACTGCGCTTGGCTAGCTGAACCTCGCAAAACAGCCGCATTGCAAGGGATAAGTAACTCGTAGCAGACGTGGGGTCTGCTTTTCGAGGAGGCTTGCATGCGACTGTATGAGGTTCACGACACCATTCGTGAGGGGTTCAGAGTTACACAGCGCCCAGGCGCGGTAGAGGTGCGGCTGGGTAAGGACGCAGAGACCGGGAACCTACCCGTTTTGCCAGTGGGTAACTCCATAGCAAAGTGGTTGGGGCATCCCGATGACAGTAAGGAGCAGTTTCGGCTACTGCACGCAGCGTTGGACGAGAAACCACACGGACTGTACCTGGTGGCGGCTCCTCCCGACGAGAAAGATGCGCTGGTACTGCTGCACCGCTGCTGTGACCCTGAGCTAGGAACGACCCGGGTGGCAGAGGCGCGAGGTGACTTCACGGAACCTGAATTTATCACCAGCGTTCAAGGTAACGACTGGCGGGTGGATCTGTACAGGTTCAAGGCTGGCGACGGGCTGTTCATGAGCATACCCGCCGCCGTCCTGGGAACAACCCACCCCAAACGCTTCAGGATCTGCCTGGAGGAGTGTGGCCCTGAGGTGGGCGAGAAGCTGAAGCAGGAGCTGGTGATGAAGACGTCGATCCGGAGGCCACGGGTACGTGAATCCCGCCGTGCGCCTGTGCACTCTGGGGTGCAGACGTCACCGGCTCCGCTGAAACGACCTTCGAGGGAGCTGAGAGCTTAGGCGTGGGGGTGGTGGCTGCCGGGGTTTCCACGGTGGCCTCTGCCCCTCCCTTTTTCTTAGCCCCCCGAATAGGAGAAGCCTTGTCCATCACCCGAGTGATGGCTACTAGCAAGCCCTTGACAGTGGCCGCGCAGCCTTCGCACAGACAGTCAAACGAGACCTCAAAGTGGTCATCGTTGATGGTGGCGGACAGGTCCACCTCGGTCTGTTGACGTTTTTCCTGTTCCGGGTCTTCGTACCAGACGCGCTTGCAGCGGTCACAACTACACTGCTTGACTGACTTAGTGCCCATGAAACTCCTCCGAACAACACGCCCGCAGAAGACAGGTGCGGACAGCCTGGTGGGGAACATACGCCGACTACACCATGATCTTGAAGTACAGGTACGTCTTGAGGATGGCGCGCTCTGCCGCGGTGAGCGGCTCGTTCTTCAGCTCACCCTGAAAGTAACCATCGAACTTAGCGACGTCCGCATCAACCAGCGCTTCGATCTCAGCGGGAGTCAAACCGCCGTGGTCTTGGTCATCGTAAAGGGGACCGAGCGATACAGCTAACGAGGGGACTGGCGGTGCCATGCGGCTGGTGTACCATGCGCACATGCGGTGTGTCACCCAAAACGATGCGGATGTAATTGCCGAGCTCGAGATGCAAGTGTTCCCCGAGAACTGCTTCAACGAGACCACAATTGCCAAGGAGATTGAACTAGGCACGGGGTGGGTGATTGAGCTTGCCGACGAGGTAGTGGCCTACGCCCTGGTGCGTGACGACGGCTACCTGCTGGACTTGACCAGGCTTGGGGTGCGGGAAGACTGCCGCGGGATGGGCCTCGGCGCCATGCTCCTAGACAGGCTGCTAGGGATACAGCGAGACACCATGCTTACCGTCCGTGTCACAAACGAAACCGCCCTGCACCTGTACCGCACGCGCGGGTTTCAGATCGTAGGACGGTTCCGTGACGGAGGTAGCTGGGTGATGCTACGAGCGACCTAGCCGCTTGGTGACGTACGTGGTGCCGTTCGGCGTACGCAGGACAGACCTGCCATCGCTCATGTGCTGGGGCACCGCCAGCTGGTGAGTGCCTGGGCATCGAAGCTTCTTCATGCCTCCTGGGGCCGACTCATGGATTACGGAGGTGCCTCCCTCCGCAACACGGACTCGTCTACCCTCAGGTACTAACTTGGCCATCGGTGTCTCCTCCAAATACAACGTCGGTGTGGGTGGACTCCTCAGGAGTCTCAGGGGTGAACAGAGGATCTAGCGTAACAGGTTCCTCGCCCCCCGGTATGGCGCCCACCTGCTGCTCAGCCTTGGCCGCTTCCGCTCGAGCCAAGAGCTCCGCCCGCACGTTGTCGATGTAGTGCTTGAGGTATGCCTCCCAGTGCACCAGGGTTTTGCCCTCCTGCTGCAGCACCGTGAGCTCGGGCAGGGCTATCCCGGAGAGGGCCAAGCTGCTCACGATGTCGTCCACGACCAGCGTCAGCGCGCCAAGGCGAGTATCCAACTGCTGCATTGCGGCGCCGTAGGACTGGAAGTTGTCGTTGAACGCCCGGATGAGGTTGTTGAGGCCGTCTCTGGTGTTCTTATTTTCCAGATTTAGCTGCTGGATGTGTGGGTTTAGGTCGCCCGCTCCCAGCTGCTGCAGCTTGTGGATTTCCCTTGCTACCTTTGTCCTTTCCTTGTCGGACTGGCGCTTCAGTTTGTTTGCCACCACCTTCGGGCGTAGCTGGCGTCGCTGATTTGTTCCACTCTTGCTCATCGTCTTCCTCCGTCGTAGTCACCAACTTGTATCGGCTCATCTCGCGGCCGCGGGTAGCGGCCATTCGCTGCAGACGCAAGACCGTGTCCATCACAACGTCAGCCGGTACCTGGCTTTCGTTACGAGGCAGGTCCTCGCACTCGATGGTCTGCTCAGGCTCCATCGCTCCCTCAACAACGAGGTAGCGCTCCTGCATTACACGGGATAGGGCCATGAACACAGCGCGTTCATAGGCCAGCTTTTTGTAGGGTGGTGGGGTCATGCTGTCAGGAAGGCGTAGAAGCGGCTCAAAACGTTTGCGCCGGCGGAGGTATCCTTGATGATATTCCGAAGGGGGTAGATGTGTCGAGCGCGCTTGTCCCTAGCACCGCTCAGCATCTGGCTCCCTTTCCACGTCTGCCGCTCCTTTTGGGCCAAGGAAACGGACCGTATGTCCTCGCGGGCATGCTTCAAGTAAATGTCGCAGTCGTAGTCGAACTGCCGGAAGTACCGGTAAATGACGTCCGCCCACCCCCGCATGGTCAGCTTGAAGAACAGCTCACCGATGCATGCCTCAGACTTCCAGACGTTGCCGCAGGCAGGGCACACGATCTGGCCACCCGCGTTGTAGGACTCCTGCAGGGCGGCCTGACAGTCATTCATCTTCAGGGAACGCCCAGGGCAAAGGTACAGCTTGTCGTCTCCGCCCCCGTGCATCTTCGACCCGCTGGCCCAAAAGGTAAGGGCACCAGGGGTAGCTTCCTTGGTGGAGCGTGCCTTGCCAAAGAGGATTTCCAACTTGTACTTGGCAACCACCTTGGGGTTGGCCAGCAACTTAGCCATAGCCTCCGCCTTGTTGGCAAAGACTGCGGCCTCGTCAGCTGTGAGCTCGATGGGGCCATCCCGCACATCATCGTACCGTAGGGCCCCGCGTCCATCAGCAGCTATGAGTGTCATTACCGGCTCCTCGTGGCGGCCAACGGTAGGGATCCGGCGGCGCCGGTACCCTTGCCCTTGGCGTTGAACCCACCGCGAACGTCCCCGGGCTTGCACCCAGGCAACAACTGGGACTGCAACTCCACCCTTGATGGGCTTGGTGCAGAGAGAATGGTCTTGGTGATGTCCCCGTACTGCGCAGCAAGGGTGTCCGCCTGGAAGATGAGACGCCAGGCGTACAGCACCTGGTCGTTACGCAGTAGGTACTGCTTGGAGATGTCACAGGTCCACAGCGCCACAGGCTTGGCCGACGCCGTGAGTATCCGGTGAATGACCGGCACGTAGAAGTTCCAGCGCTCCACGGGGATACGGCCCATGATGCGCAGTTGCTTCGCTGTCTCCTTTTCCTGGACGACATCGAAGCCGCACTTGCGTACCAGCGCGGCGTAGACGTCAATCTTTGTTGGAGCGGCCATTGGTTTCCCTGTGCGGTGTGCACTGGATGAAGACTTTGCGTTCACCAAAGTACAACTCCTGCACGGTTGAGAAGTAAACCTTACCGCCCTTGGCTTGCAAGTACGATTCTCCGTTTGTTAGGAACTCCACAAGGGAGTCAGCCTGCCACGGAATGATGTAGTCGCCAAACTTCGTCAGACCGTAGGTGACCGGGAATGTACCGTTCTCCAGCTGGGTAACGATGTGGAGCTTGCCCTTCGTCGCGGTGGCCAGGTACTGCTTCAACACGTCAAGGTCAGTGGCGCGAACCTCCACGGCTGCCCGGCTCTCTACGGCCTCCTCGATGGCGTCTACTGCCTCCTCGGGGGTTTCGAACGGAGTCGCCGCTGAGTCGGGTAGCTCGAGCGGTAACCGCCACTTGGCAAGCTCCCTCAACATGCCCTCGTCCAGGGCACCGGATTGTGCAACTGCTGATGCTAGTCCCGTCATGGCTTTGTTTGCCTCCAAGGCATTGTAGTTTTGTAGGAGCGTACGGTGTCCACCAAGGCTGCCCGCTTGCCGAAGCCTGTGCAAAGGATCAAAGCCTCCTCGCCGATGTTCGGGTCTAGCAGCAGATCGACACCATGCGCAGACTGTCTTGGCAGAACCAAGGACGTAGTGGCACGGTACCAAGAGTGCAGGAAGGTACCAGGCCCCGACACTAGGGCTATGGGGTTGAGCCCGTCGAGATGTGCCTTGGTGAAGAGCAGACCCAGTGTGGCTGCCGCGTTGTCCACCGCGGGCACTTCCACAACATCGTGGCTACGGATCACGCCGTAAGGCATGAGCGTCTCCAGGTCTACCTCGAGGTTTCGTTCTGGTTCGTCTGGCTTCTTGAACCTATGCCAGCTGACCTTGCCTACCCTGATGATGATCTCTTGCACTCGCGGCAACTCCAAGACACCACGGACCACCTCCAGGTACCCGGCCACGCCGGAAGCATTAGGTACTTCCTGCTCCTTCCGCTCCTCGATGTAATCGACCATCAGACTTGCTCAACCTCTGGCACCAGTGGTGCCTCTTCTGCCCTTAGTAGTGCCAAGAAGTAGTCGGTGACCAACTGCGTCACATCCGTACGGTTCCTGCGTGCATAGTCGTGCATGCGGGAGACCAGGTCCTTGTCAACGCGTAGATGGAGGCGACCTTCTTTAGCCATGGGTGTCTACGTATTTGATCCCGTCCAAGTAGTCAAACAGCCCGTGCTGCTCGGGGAATCGCTCCACCAGTGCGTCCAGCACAGCGTCGTGCGCAAGCTGCAGAGTTTCCTCGTCTATTGGGCGTCCGACAATGGCCGGGGAAATCTTCGCCTCGATCTCAGCTACGAGCGCCGAGTTCATGCCCACCCACGTGGGAAGCCACATGTAGTTCAGGCTCAGCTGCCCTGGTGCTGTTCGTTCTACGAAACGCATTTGGAGTCCTTGTTGCGTGCACCGTGCAACGTCCCCTGCCACACCAGTGGCTTGCCGGCTGGGTACGTGAGTTCCAGGTCTCTCGCTGAGAAGCCCAGCTGCTCGGCGGCAGTCAGCTTGTAGCGCGGTGGGTTGTGCGCCAAGTTGTACCGAAGCACCAGCCTACGCACAGCGAATAGGGGCAGGTGCACCAGCACGAACACCCAAAGCAAACCTAGCCAGCCACCAGCCGCAGCCCTTCGTGCCCGCGCGCCATACAGCATGGGTCGGCTCACAGCGTCACCGATACTCCCTGCTCGTCCACGAAGAGCACGTCGCTTTCTTTGATGAGCACCTGGTTGTCGTCAAGCAGCATGGCCAAGGCGTGCCCCTGGCGCGTCTCCGACGCAGCCTTGAAGAATGGGAACTTGTCCCCCGCCTTCAGCTGCGTGGGGGTGAGCTTGCCCTTGGCGTCGCGCCGCCCGGGACCTACGGAGATGACGGTGGCCATCCGAATCGGCTGAGGGCCGACGATGACAATGCCACCGGCAGTGGTGTCCGGTGCCGGCTCAACCTCGGCCAGCACCCAGTCATGCATCAGCCGGATCTTCATGGCCCCGCCACGTCATCGACTGCGTCGTCGCAGCCCGCCATTACGTCCACGCTGTCTTCCGTGGGCAGCGCTACCTGCTGTGCCGCCGGCGCACTGCCGGACAGCTGCCGCATCACGTCACCCTTCATCCAGTCTGCGATGGGGAAGAGCTTCTTGCCACACCACTCGGTGGTGTCTAAGGTGGACATGAGGGAGTCGCCCACCTTGAAGTACATGGCGGTCTGGGCAATGCCCCGCTCGTCGTTGTAGCCGACGAACACGATCTCACCACGCATCACTTGAGTCACCTTCTGCGGGGTGCCCTTCACTGCCTTGGATGCATCACGGGCAACCTTTACGCCTGCACGGCGAGCGGCTAGCCCAGCACTATCATTCGAAGATCCTACGGACATGAGTCACGGTCCTTTCTGAACTGGTCGTACATTTCTTGAAGGCGCTCCTTGGTAATCCAAGAACCGCTCTCATTCCACTCGCGTGGCAAGTAGAAACGTGGCGCTGCACTTTGTAGCAGCTTAGTTGTAGCAATTACAAGCCATCCTGACTTGGCTTTCTCATCAGTCAAGACTGCCTGGTGCACGGTGATGCCGCTGTTGTCCTCCATCTCCGGGATGGGACTCCAACGTCCGGTGCAGGGGTTCTCCACCCGTCCTGCACGTAAACGCACATACACGTAGTCGCCAAAAGCGTCAGCCAGCGTCGCATGACCTGCCCGCAGACCCCCTCGAGGGGCTCGGTAGGGGGCAGCCAGCTTGCTGATACGGTCTGGCGGCCGTAAGTCTGCCACGCGGTCTGGCATAGTGTGCCTCTGGATGTACTGGAGGGGGTCTTCCCGCAGCATCCGCAGCAGGGCTGGCTCCAGCTGCACAGGGAACAGGCCCTGTCGCTCCGTGCGGACGATACGTAGACCGCACCCTGGGCGATTGAACAAGCGGGCGTGCACCATCAGCATCATTGCCGAGAACGAGCAGTCGCTGAAGGCCTCCCCGTCAATGTCGCCCTCGTAGCTGGTGCCTACACGGCGGTGGCTAAGTACAACGTCTTCAGGTTCCATGGACGGCGTCCACTTCTGCCGCGTACGAGTGCGGCTTCTTTATCCGAAAGATGACGGCGCCCATGGCACTGGGGGCTAAAAACATGGTCGTACCGTCGGGGAAGGTGAGCTCCTCCACACGGAAGAGCTGCTGCCCTCGTGGCTGCTGCCCCTTCACCTTGATGCCGGCCTGTTCGAAGTACGGAAGAATAACCTCGCGGCAGCAGGTACGCTCCCCAGGCAACCCAAACCCGGACAGCGCAGCAAGAGCCTCCTGCGGGGTCAAGTCAACGATGTGCATCATGGCCATCGCTGCAGCTGTAGTCTCAGCGATCAGGTAGTGGCCGGCGCTCTTGCCGCAATTGAAGCAGGCGTACTGGTCAGGCCAGAGCTCGCTCTTCTCGCCCAGCAAGTAGCTGATCTCTTCGGGGTCCCCAGTGACCCGAAGCGCGTGGTTGCAAGAGGGGCAGGCGATGAGAATCATACCTGTCCTACGTCGCCCTCTTCGATGTTGCTACCACCCACGAGGCTGCGGGTGTCCACCAAGCCACTACCCTGGAGGACGGGGTTGCCCATGTCGTCCTTGGTTACCCGTACCTTACGGTGCGTCGCTGGAGTGGGCGCGCCTCCCCAGTTTGGCGCTGGCATCTCTGTACCCTGGCGCAACCGAGCAGCGGCCGCCTGCAGACCAGCCCTGTCCATGTCGTCAGACCCGCTAACAGCGTGCGCCAAGCTGGCCTCGGCGTTCTGCAGCTGCTGGCCAATGGCCGCGATGGAGGACTCCTCGGCGTAGTCCCCACCGAAGACGCGTCCGTCTGGCCCCTCATCATCGGGCTCGTCACTCAAGACCACCGGGGAGTACTGTCTCTCCATGGGCGGTGGGTTGAAGTGCAACGCAGGATGTGCTTGTACCTCCGCCGCACGCGGTGCAGGCATCGGCGGAGCTTCAGGCGCAGCGCTCGCCCGCTGTGCAGCCACGACAGCTGCCGGGACTCCGGACTGCACGAAGGCCTTGGTGACTTCCGCTGTTGCCTCATCGCTCAGGGCTGCACGCAGCAGCACACCGTTTGGCAACTCGATCACCATGCTGTTCGTGGTCTCCCCATCCAACAGCGACAATTCCTGGCTTAGTCCAACGATAGTAACTTGCATCACGCAACTCCTGGGGCTTTTTTCCCGCGCTCGGCCTCTGCCTGGGCCTTGCTTCGAAGAGACACATCTTTGTTCAGTAGGCTGACCAGCACCACCGCATGTCTGCCCAGCCTGTCCTGGTTCACAAGGACATGGCAATGCGCCCACTGCTCACCCTTGTACGCCTCGCCATCCGGTACCTGCGCCAGATACGCTATGCAGTCAGGGCCGCACACACGTATGGGGTCTCGATAGCAGATGGGGCCAGTCTCGCTTGAAGGTAGGTGGTTGGGGTGGTACGTCTGCTCGTCAATTTCCGGATCTGTCATTGGCTGGCTCCTCCTTCGTGACGTCGAACTCAGCTCGGCATTTGAGCACGGACGACAGCACGCCCATTGTGATTGCAGCCAGATACGCCGCGAACTTCTTGCGGTCTATGGTGTTGCCTGGGTTCACGACGTCAGACTTGATGAAGCCCCACTTGATAAGGAACTTCAGGTAGGGAAGACCCAGCTCCCCCGACAACGACTGACGCATATCGTTCACCATAGCTAGCGCCATGGACTCGTCGGATAAGAACTCGTGTTCCACAGGAAGGACCAGGAGGTCCTCCCGCGTACCGGTCCAACGACAGCCACGGCAGTACGCGTCACTGCCTGTGATCTGCCCGTAATCCACCCCAGCGCTACCGCACCGAGGACACATTCTTACTTCACCCTTCAAGGATGCCTCCCATCTTCGCAGCCATTCGACGAGAGCTGACAAGCCTCTCCTCCTCGCTGCGCTGAATGACCTTGGTCTTCAGCCTGCTCTTCACTTGCTTCTGCATGACCGGTGTAATTGCCATCGGGCCCTTCGCTACCTCGCTCATCAATCGCTTGATGACTTCCTGCCTCTCGGACTTTTTCACCCTCGGCAGATAAGGCATCTGCGTGTCTCGGTACACGTCCAGAGCGTTGTTGGCTTCTTCTTTGTTGATGATGGCCTGTACGATTGCTCGCGTACGGGTGTACTCGATGTGGTCTTTTCGTATGAGGAGTGCCTGTAATACGTAAGATTGCACAGACCCCCGAGGTGGCGGCCTCCTCAGAGTCACAAGCAGTAGGTTCGCTTGTGCCCAGCCCTCGGGAGTCTCTAGCCATTTCCCAACTCTTCTGCCCTAAAAAGTTTGCGCACTCGGATGTCGAACCAGAACCAGTTCACCATCATGCTCTGCAGCATGTGGTAGTTCAGGCGAGATACGATTGCGTACTTCTTCCAAAAGAGGTCTGCGTTGAAGTTGCCTTCGGCGTCACGGTAATCCGGAAGCTGCCTGCGATTGAACGCGCGCAGCGCAACGGTGAAGCCCATCAACTGGTACTTGTCCATGATGTACCGGTCGCTGGCATTCGTCAGACCAGACTCCTCACTGATCAGCCGCTTGATCTCGAGGTCCTCCTCACCAGAGTACGACTGGTACTCAGGCTCGAATTGGTTAGGACGGATGGGCACCACCTGCGTGACGCGCCCGTCCATTATGAGCTGGCTGAGGTCCAACGGTGCCAGGCGAGACTCGATGAGCTCGCGCTGCTGGTCGTTGTTCAACAGATCCTTGAACATCGCCTTCTTCACGCGACCAAGGTCCAAGTCGTCCATGCTGTCGAGGAGCTTCTGCTTCTCCTCCTCACTCAGCTCCCTCTCAGTAGAACCAGCGTTACCGGCAGGCCCCCGCTGCGCCTCCCGCTCCAGGGATGACGTGGTGGCTGCCGTGGCCTGTTGCTGCCTCTCGGCCTCGAGCCGTTGCAAGGCCTTCAATCCCTCCACCGTGTCTGCACTTAGCTTGGCACCACCAGCCGATGCGCCGCTAGGGCGTGGCTGCGCCGAGACTAGCTGCTGCGGCATAAGCCGATCCTTTCCACGCATCACCCCGTACTTGGCAGCCAGACCTGGCTGATTCAC